TTATAGGTGAGAAGACCGCTATAAAGCTTCTGGATGATGAGAAAGCCCTAGAGGAACTATTGGATTCTTTCTATGTAGTACCAAAAGAGAAAACTAAATGTAAGCATGATTGGGAAATCGATGAGTGTGTTGATTCCGATGTTGCTACTTGTGAAAAATGCGAGATGGTGGGAAAAATACATTCTGTAAGGAAAAACTACAACAGAAACAAGCGACTGATAGACATGGGTTGTATCCCTAAGAAGATACAGCAACGGATATTAGACCGCTATAATGACTGTGAAATAAACCAGATAGGCGGAATGGATTTAATGAGGTTTCTCATGAGACATAAGCTTCGGAAATTAGGCGAAGATTGTACCATGATTCACGAGTCTTTGAAACCATTGATGGGTGTCAAAACCAATAAAGACGATATGGGAGAGTTCTTCTAATATCGTGTTAAAAATGAGATGAGGATAAGATTATGAAATTAGATGTAGCCACTTATATTGATACGCATAGTGAAATAGTGAAGAACCTCTTGGATGAAATAGGGTTATATGTGGATGAAAAATTACCAAGTGAAGCTTCGGAGGACTTCGAAGATGCTAGAAATAAATTCGATGATTTTTATATCAGGTTTAGAGCGTGGGCTAATAAACAAGACTAGGAGTGTTATAATGGATTTATGGGCTTTAAATATATCACTAATATTTTGGATTATTGTGGTTGGTATTTTTCTACATTGTAAGGGATTATTAATACCCTTATTAGCTGGAATAGGCGTGGATATGGGAGTGATGTTATAATGGCTTTAATTGATGGGTATTGTGAGCCTAAATATAAAATTATAGACGGCTACATAGTCTTCCCTTGGACGGATGAGAGAGAAGAATTATGTGAATATATTCTTCGTGCTGATAGGGAAGTAGCGGATAAAATAGCAAGTCTGATGAAAGAACGAGCTGCTATTCACCGTCAAGATTTTGGTACAGATAGGTTAAAGGTATCTTCATTGTTTAGTATTCCTAGAATAAAAAGATTCTTCAGGTCTGAGAGGAAGATATTATACTATGATGCGGTTTCAAGGCGTATCTGGCGAGAGCATGAAGAATTTGAAGAAGAGATCATGAGAAGATGAGTAGTTTAGTATCGTTTGATTCATTTGAATATGATGACTATGAAGAAGGTTATCACACCGAACCAGATAAAACACCTAGACATCTATATATCGAAGATGATATAGTAGCTAGAGAGCAGAGCGATAATTCTTGGTGGGTGATTAATGGTGCATGGGAAGGTCATATCGAAGAGGGTGAATTTGTTTGCGATTATAACAATAAAAGTTGCGGTAAAGGAATTATCATAACTGGCGAAGAATGGGATAATGCTGGTTCCCAACCTAACGACCAGTATGGATTTTTAAGAGCTAAAAAGGCCGTTGGGAATGGGTCAATCAGGGAAATATTACAACGTGAAACCAATAATTGGTTGGGAGAAGTGAGAATATGAGTGATATTAAATATACAGCTAACCGAATGTTGTTAGAAAAAATATTTGAATGCTCAGAGGAAATCGATAAGCTGAAAGAACAGAGAATCGAATTAATAAAAGCCATTATAGACGAATGTGACCATCCAGAAGAAGAGGTTATGGAGAAGGCTTATTCTCCCGAAACGGCTGTATGTTATTCGAGACCGCCTATTAAGGTTTGTCGCCTATGCGGTCAAGCGGAAGAGGGTTGGGGTGTAGGATATAAAATTTTCAATAATGATGAAGCTCCTACTATTTCCGAAAAGAAATATTGGGAATATGTTAGAGTGCTGAAGGAACAAAACGGAAATGAAATAATTTATGAGAGGGTGGTGAGCAAATGAGTAGTTATGTACAAAAGTTGGATAAACAAAAACTAATTAGTCCTCCTAAATGGTTGCCTAATAGCATGGTATATGAAGTTATTATGGGTAGTTTTGCGTATGGGGTTTCTAATGATACCTCTGATGTAGATGTATACGGAGTATGTATCCCACATAAAGATATGATTTTTCCACATCTCAATGGAGAAATTCAAGGTTTCGGAAGGCAGATAAAAAGATTTGACACCTATCAAGAACATCATGTGAAGTCGCAAGACGGAGAAAAGGAATACGATTTTCAAGTTTTTTCCATTATTAAGTTCTTTCAACTTTGTATGGATAATAATCCTAATGTTATAGATGCTCTCTTCGTCCCTATTAGATGTATTACACATTCAACTAAAATAGGTAATATGATTAGAGAGAAACGAAAGGATTTTCTTCATAAAGGAGCGTGGCATCGCTTCAAAGGTTATAGTTATAGTCAATTACATAAAATGGAAATTAAAAAACCCAAAGCAGGAAAGCGAAAGGATTTAGTAGACCGTCATGGATTTGACACTAAATTTGCTTATCACGTTCCACGTCTTCTCGGAGAAGTGGAACAAATTATGATGGAAGGGGATTTAGATTTAGAAAGGAATCGAGAACAGTTGAAAGCCATCAGAAAGGGCGAATGGTCTATTGATGATATTAAAAATTATTTTCAAAAGAAAGAAGCTGAATTAGAAACTTTGTATCTTAATTCTAAGCTGCCCCATTCTCCTGATGAGGGAGCTATCAAGAATTTACTTCTAAACTGCCTTGAAGAGTATTATGGTTCTTTAGATAAATGTGTGGTTAATCCTGATAAGGCTACTCAAGCACTGAAGGATATTCAAAACGTCATTGAAAATTATAACAGTTAAGGAGTTTAACGAATGAATAGAAAAAGAATTGAGAAAAATCTTCTCGCAAAACATAAGGAATTTATAGCCTCGATTACTGATGAGAAGGTAAGAAGACTCGTAAATGAGAATTCTATCATCACTGGTGGAGCCATAGTATCTATGTTTCAGGGAGAACAGGTAAATGACTATGATTATTACTTCACCAATAAAGAAACATGTTTAGAGGTGGCGAAATATTATGCTAAAGATTTTGCTAAAAGACACCCCAATAAATTGACCGCTCTTGTAACGGATACTAACGGCAGAATAGCCATTAAAGTTCAATCGGCTGGTGTGGTTAGTGAAGGCGATAAAGAAGGAACTTATCGATATTTCGAAACCTTAGATCAACAAAAAGGAACCGATTATCTGGATGCTGCCACTGAAGTATTGGAAGATACTAAAGTGAAAACTCTAGCAACCACTCCAGACTTAATGATTTCTGAAGCAGATGATATTGGAGCTAAAGAATTAGACCAGTTAGACGGCTCAGAAGACGCATACAGGCCAGTATTCTTGTCCAGCAATGCTATCACCTTAAGTAATGATATACAGCTCGTTATACGCTTTTATGGTGAACCTGAAGAGATACATGAGAACTATGACTTCGTTCATTGTACTAATTATTGGTTGTCTAGTGATAGGGAAGTTCATGTGAATGCAGATGCCTTGGAATGTACTCTCACTAAGGAATTGAAATATAACGGTTCTAAATACCCACTAGCCTCTATCATCCGAACTAGAAAGTTCATCCAACGAGGATGGAAGATAAATGCTGGACAGTATTTTAAAATGTGTTTTCAAGTAAGCAAACTCGATTTAGAGAGTGTCGAAGTTCTGAGAGATCAGCTAGTGGGTGTCGATTCTGCATATTTTGCGGAAGTGATTAGTGCGATAGATAAGAAAAGAACTGATGAGCCTGATTGGAAATTGGATGACTCTTATCTTACTACACTCATTGATAAAATATTTTAAGGAGAAACCTCATATGTCATTATAGATACATAATTAACAAAGAAAATGAACAGTAACGTGTCGGAGGTTACTGTTCAGAATAACCGTTAATGATAGGGAGAGAATAAAATATGGATTGTGATATCTAAACTATGCGAAAGCTAACACATAAAGAATTTAAACAAAAAGTAATAAGAATTCATGGAAATATCTATAAGTTTTTAACAATATATGTAACAGGTAGAGATAGAATAAAAGTTAAGTGTACCAAATGTACTACTGTTTGGAATCCTATTGCATCAACTTTAACCAAGAGTAAAGGATGTGGGTGTCCCGCTTGCGGATTAAAAAAAGCAAAAGATACTGTAAAATGGAATCTTGATACCGAAAAATATATGGATAGACTTGGCGATAATATAAAAAGTAAGATAGAATTTATAGATGATTATACGGGGTGTAATGAATATATAAAGATTAAGTGTAAAATATGCCGTCACACGTGGAGAGCAAAGCCAACATATTTAAAACAGGGGTTTGGTTGTTCTAAGTGTGGTAGAGAAGCACAGACAAAAAAAGTTAGAAAAAAGCATCCTCAGTTTCTTGAAGAAATAAATATAGAACACAACAATACTATAGAATTGACATCTGAATATATTAGTGGTAACATGCCAATCGCGTATAAGTGTGTCATATGTGGAAATTGTGGAGAGAAGAAGGAAGCAAGATCATTACGTAGTCGTGGGTGTATATATTGTAATTTTAGTAAGGGCGAAAAAAAGATTAAAAAACTTCTCGATGAAAATAAAATTAGATATGAAACGCAATATTCTTTTGGAGATTTAAAAAATAAAAAGAAATTAATGTTTGATTTTGCTATCTTTGGTAGTAATACTATATCACATATGATAGAGTATGATGGACAGCAGCATTACAAACCAATAAAATATTTTGGTGGGCAAAAAAGATTTTTGAAACAACTAGAAAATGATAAATTAAAAGATGAATATTGTAAAAATAATAATATACGGTTAATACGAATTCCTTACTATGAATATAGAAAATTAACTATAGAAAAATTATTATAAGATTTTACTTGACAACCAGAATCGAATTTGTTATAATAGTATCATAAAGTAAAAGTAATAAAAGTTCTTTGAATTGATTAGTGGGAGGTTGGCTTGGAAGCAGCCATCTTTTAAAGAGTGGGTTCTTATGTTGTATTAAGAAGCGTACCGTAACAGCGAACCTCCAAGGAAGAAACAGTATAGAGGCGTAAATTTGGGTTACTGTTCCCTGTTCCCTTTGGCGTAATAGCACACCACTAATTATTTTAAAATAAAGCTTGACATACGAAACTGAATTTGTTATAATAGTATCATAAAGTAAAAGTTCTTTAAAAATTTGATTTGGGTAGTTGGAAGAGGAAACACTTAGGGTTCAATCGGTTACGACTGTAGAATACCAAGTGATTAATGAAAGCCGAATCCGAGTTTATTGGCGAGGATTATAATTCAAAAAAGCTTCCGAACCAACTATCCATTAGTTTTATGTGGGAGTCGTCTAAGTTAAGATGTCGGAGAATACCGAGCGATGTTGGTATCAAGTCCAACTTCCCACACCATTTAACTATTTATTGGGAGAGAGTGTTAGACGAATATAACACTTGAAGTCTTAGTCGCTATAGAGGCTTTGTGCAAATAGGATTCACTGGTGAAAGCCTCGATTAGTAACCAGTTGTTGAAGCCCTCTCTCACAATAAGCAGTTAAACAAATTTGTAGTGGTAGTTTAAGTTAGAACTCCCTTGCACCAGCTTGGGCGATATTGGTATCAAATCCAGTTCACTACACCATTTTTGAATAAAGTATAAGGGAGGAGTAAAAATGACTGATTTTAACAAGTTCAAAACAGCACTACAAGCACAATTCAAAACTATGAAAGGAGGTAAGTTATTCAAGACTGACATCGATAAAGATGTTATCTGGGATACTTATCTTAATAGCTTTCCAGAAGGTAGTAATCCTATCTTACGTGAGCGTACCGAACATGATTGCCAGTGTTGCAAGCAGTTCATTAGGGCTTGTGGTAGTATGGTAGCTATTGTCGATAACAGGAAAGTGTCTATCTGGGATGTTATGATAGGTGGACATTATCAAGTTGTTGCCGATGCGATGGCGGAACTGGTAACATCTGCGAAAATACGCAATATTTTCATTCATAGAGAGTCAAAAGTCGGAACTGACTTCAACCATGAAATGAATGATAACGGTTTGAAAAAGTGGGAACATTTCTATATCGAACTTCCAATGGAGTTCGTAAAGAGCGGAGTTGATATCGGAACAGCCACTTCAAAAGCTTTCAGCGGTAAAGAGGTATTTAAGCGTGGCTTAGTAGAGATTTCTTCTGAAGCTATCGAAACTGTTCTTGAGCTTATTGAACAGAAGTCAATATATAGAGGAGAGGAGCATAAATCAACTGTAGAATTGCTCCAGACTCACAAGGCTAAATTCGATGCCATTGAAGATGAAGAAGAGAAGGACAACTATTGTTGGCTTGCTTCTGCTACTCTTGGTGGCGCATCTAGGATGAGAAATTCTGTAATCGGAACATTGATGACTGATATATCTGACGGTGTGGAGCTTGATAAAGCAGTGAAGAGCTTCGAATCAAAGGTTGCTCCAACCAATTATAAGCGTACTACCGCTCTTGTTACTCAGTCCATGATTAGAAACGCTCAGAAGAAGGTTGAAGAGCTTGGTATCGGTGATTCATTACAGAGACGTTATGCTGTAGCAAAAGATATTTCAATTACCAATGTTCTCTTCGCTGATCGGTCTGTCAAAAAGGCAATGAATGTCTTTGATGAAATGGTAGAAGATGCGCCTGTAAAAACAGCGAGTCTAAAGAAGGTTGATGAGGTTGATGCCGATACTTTCTTTGAAAAAATACTACCAAAGGCTGATAGTATCGAGTTGATGTTTGAAAACAGTCAAGTTAATAACTTGATGAGTCTTATAGCTCCAGCACATGAAGATTCTAAACATATCTTCAAATGGGATAATAACTTCTCATGGGCTTATACTGGAGAAGTCGCAGATTCCATCAAGGAACGTGTGAAGAGAGCTGGTGGAAACGTAACTGGCGATCTCAGGGCTTCATTGTCATGGTTTAATCATGATGACCTTGATATTCACTGCAAAGAGCCTAATGGGAATCACATTTATTATGGTAGTAAACATTCACATTCAACAGGCGGAAAACTAGATGTTGATATGAATGCTGGTTCTGGTACATCAAGAAGTGCTGTAGAAAACATCACATGGGCTAATAAAGCCAAGATGGAAGAGGGTAAATATGAAATCTATGTCAATAACTACTCTCAAAGAGAAACAAAGGATGTTGGTTTTGATGTCGAAATTGAATTTGATGGTGTTATCCATACATTCCATTACGATAAGAGAGTAGCAAATCGTAGTAATGTGGCGGTAGCTACCTTCGAGTATTCCCATAAGACAGGAATCAAATTCATCAAGTCATTACCATCGACTCAGGCATCTAAGGAAGTATGGGATATACCAACCCAGAAATTCAGGAAAGTTTCCATGATTATGAATTCACCTAATCATTGGGACGGAAAAAAGACAGGTAACAAACACTGGTTCTTTATCCTCGATGGATGTAAAAACGATAGTAAGGCCAGAGGATTCTTTAATGAATTCCTTGATGAAGGACTGAGAGACCACAGGAAAGTATTTGAGGTACTTGGTTCTAAGATGAAAACCGAGAAATCAGACGATCAACTAAGCGGTTTGGGATTCTCATCTACACAAAAGAGTCATGTTTTATGTAAGGTAGGTGGAAGTTTCAACCGTACAATAAAAATTAACTTTTAAAAATAACACAAATAATGTTTGAGAGGCATGGAGAGGCTAAAAGGCCACAAACGATTGAATATAGATCGTGGGCTGGAATGATTCAGAGATGTAATAATCCCAATAATCCTATGTACTCATATTATGGAGAAAGAGGTATAAAGGTATGTGATAGATGGCGAAATTCATATACATCATTTTTGTGAGATATGGGTCGAAGACCTACAATAAAACATTCCGTAGATCGTATTGATAACTCACTTGGTTATTCTCCAGAAAATTGTATTTGGGCTTCTGTTAATAATCAGGCACGTAATAAAAGGTCAACAAAATTAAATGAAGAAAAAGTCATACAAATAAGAAAATTATTTTCTGATGGAGAACCGCAATTAGATATAGCAAAAAAGTATGGGGTTAGTCTCAATTTAATACATAAAGTAGTTAGAAATATAACGTGGAAAAATATATAAAACATTAAAAATAAAGGAGATATATTATGAATTTTGAAAAAGCGAGTAGGTTACAATTAAGGTTCGATACCACAAAAGGATTGATTACTGTAGAGGATTTGTGGGACTTAAAGCTCACAAGTAGAAATGGTTTTGACCTCGATACCGTAGCCAAGAGTTTAAGTAAGGCTGTTAAGGAAAGTGGCGAGGAAAGCTTTGTTCAGAAGAGAACCGCCAAAAATGCTGTTCTTGAACTAAAGTTTGATATTGTTAAGCATATCATCAAGGTCAAGATGGATGAGGCCGATGTAGCTGAAAAGGCTGCGGAAAACAAAACCAAGAAAGCGACAATCTTGAGTATCATCAATACCAAGCAGAATGAGGAACTTCAAGGTAAGAGTGTTGACGAGCTTACTAAAATGGCAGAAAGTCTGTAACAATAAGGCTATTCCTGAGAATGTCAGTGATATTCTTAGTTCATAGTGTAACACCTCCTTTATTATTGGTGGGATAGGCTAGTCACTTATCCCACCGCCTTTTTATTGGAGGATATTACCAAAATAACATAAGGAAATAATATTATGGCAGCAATGAAACAGATTGAGATAAGAGGATTAGAGCTTGATATAAAAGAAACACAGCTTAATAAAGAAGAATTTGATGCTCAGACCAGATTCGATGAAAGAAGAGCTGAGATTGATAGAGAACGAACTGACCTTTATATTGAAATGAAGGAACTACAAATTACTGAATTGAAGGAGATATAACATGAAAAACTTGAAAACAGCAGGACTTATAATCGGCGCAGTCCTTTTAGCCATATCTGCCGTTTATGGTTGTTATTGGATAGCAAAATCAGTAAGTTATGCCATCTTCTATGAAGGCATGGTAGAGCAGACTATCCGTGAAATGGTTAAACCTGAATATTTGATAGGCAAGTAAAAATGAGTGAAACAGTACATTATAAAGGCATCTTAACTAGGGTCTTGCCGAATGAAGGTGAGACAATACAAGACATCGCTAAAAGAATTTTAGATCACCACAACATAGAATTTGACGATTGTTATGATGATTATCTCGAATGTCTTCAGGATAATTATTATCAGGGATATGTTGTCCTAGATGATAAAATTTATGAAGTGGAGAAAAAGGAATTAGACCCTGATAGTAGCCTATTTAAAGCTGTTTTATATTCAGATGGAACTATTGAATTCGAAGTCAAGTATTATAATGGCGGCTGTGGTTTCGGTGAAGCAATAGACCATGCCTATGATAACATAAGGATAAAGAATGAAAATTGATAACAGTTCATACCTAGAAGAATATGGAGCATGTGAATTTTTCGAAAGTTTAAAATCTAATGAACAATTTAAGCTTCTAGGTCTTTCTTTTAAGAAACTAGATGCTGTTTCAGCAATAGCCGAAGAAACTCCAGAAGATCAACCTCGTAGTATTTACGGATATAACGAGACCACGAAAATAATACATTTTGCTTATTTTGCTGAAGAAGGAGATGAAATTGTCTAAAGATAGTTTAAGAGAAATAATATGGGCTGAAAATAAATTAGATTGCTATCAAGGTGATAAGTGTAACGAAAAAGAACCATATTGGTCTGTTTACGTGGATGGTGATCATGATAGTGATCAATTAAATTTTAAGGAATCTTTAGAATTCAATCCTGAAGCATTTCCAGCAGGTACTAGGGTGGTTTTAAGTATTCCTCTTTGTCCTAACTGCGACATGGACTCTCAGCTTTGTGAATGTGATTTTGATTGGAATGCTTGGGGAGAAAATAAATATTCTTAGAAAGTCCGTTTCCGTTACGTCTGATTGAGAATTTTTCCTCCATAAGTTAAAATATCTCAGACGTACTTTTATAGGCTCGATTGGCTTATTTGCTGATCGAGCCTTTTTTTTTATTGGTATAAGTAATTGAAAGAGTTCAGGAGAAATATATGAATAAAGAGAAAGTCGAAGACCCATGTTTAACATATCAATTCCAATCCGATTTCGCAGGTTGCGGACAACTTAGAACGATTATTCCTAACAACGAGTTAAATTCACAATTTGCCCATTCCAGAAAGAAATTATATGAAGGTATAGTATCTAGTAGGATGTATATACCAGATAGACTTTTTCCAAAAATAAAGGTTATCCATTTCCAAAGACAGACTACCGATCATCATTTACAATTTATTGAATTAGTTCGTGAAATTAAAGAGAAATCACCTCAAGTAGATTATAAAATAATATATGATCTGGATGATCTTATCGGAGAAGTACCTAATTATAACTTTGCGTCAAAGACTTACAATGACCCTCATTCAGTAGAGAATTTGAAGAAAGTAACTAATTTAGTTGATATCTTTACTGTCTCCACATATCCATTAAAGAAGAAAATAGAGGCATTCGGCGGTTCCTGTAAGGTTAAAATAGTGCCTAACTATTTAGCTAAGTATATGTATAGGCCGTATGATTTCATAAAGAAAGAGAATAAAAAGCCTAGAATCCTTTACGCTGGTTCGCCCACGCATTTTAATCAATATGATAAAGGTGATTTTGGTATTATTTTTGATCTAATAAAAAATACCATAGACGAATTCGAGTGGGTGATATTAGGTATTCGTGAATGTCCAACTTGGTTAAAACCATACGAGGACAAAATAGAAATGCCCGGCTGGATAGGTAGCATGTATCAATACCCTACGGTATTAAAAGAACTTAATTGTGATTTTGGTGTAGCTCCATTACTTAATAATGCATTTAATCAATGCAAATCGAATATAAAAAATTTGGACTATGCCAGTGCTGATATTATATCTATAAGTTCTAAACTTACACCTTATAAAGAATCGCAATTATTCTTTAGTGGAGATTGGAAAACTGATAGAGATACTATTATTGATATCTTCCAGAATAAGCAAAAGAAAGAAGAGATAATTCAAAAGCAAAGGAAATGGCTAGATAAATATTGGCTTGAAACAGCAGGCGTTAAGAAATATCGCGAAATATTCGGATTTTAAGGAGAAGAGATATGATAACGATTCAAAAAAGTAAGACAGCCGATACTCGTTCCTGTGATTTTTCCAAGGTATCGAAAGAGCAATTATTTGAGAGTAGCGTACAGCATATTAACGATGTGAAAAAAGCTATGATACTTTTCAAAGATATGCTTGATGAAGCAGCAGAGAAGCATGATTTCGATAAGCTAACCGATATTGATCAATTCCATGAAGACTTCAAGACAGGATTCAAACAGACAATATGGTGGGATAATCACAGGATTGTAAATCGTCATCACTTATTACAAGATGATGGAGTACCAGCAGATGTAAACCTAGTTGATGTAATGGAAATGATTGTGGATTGTGTTATGGCTGGAATGGGAAGGACTGGTGAAGTTTACCCATTGGATATAAAACCTGAAGTCCTGAAGAAAGCATTTGATAATACGGTTGATATGCTTAAAGGACAGGTTGTCGTAGAGGAGAATACTGATTTAGGTCAGGAATTACTTTAATGGAAAATATTCTATGTGGTAGAAAGTTAGAATTTGGTGATATTTATCAAATCGAAAATCGTAAGGAATTGAATCGAGCGATAGGTAAATTTATAACCGATCTTAAAAAAGAATGTGATAATATAAACGATTTAGTTGATTGTGAAAAATGTTGTGGTTGTGAAGAATATTTTACGTTATTAGATACTATAAATTTCTATAAAACAAACGGTTCGGTTATAGTGGGTAAACTAAAGGACAAGTGGATGTAGGCAAAATAAAATTTTATAAAACAAAAGGAGAAAAATATGACAGATCAGAAAATATTTCAGATGTTCGGAGAATTAGAAAGAAAGACAATCATGGGGAATATGGCATTAAATAAGTTTGCTCATGAATCCTCAAATCATTTCAATACACTCGTAATCTCTTTCAATGCAGTTAAAAATCTACTAGTCGAGAAAGGTATTATGACTAATGAAGAAATTGATGAGAGAATTACCTTGGAAGTAGAGAAAGCGACAGCAGCGCAACAGAATGACGAGATTATGGAAGAGCCTTCTACCGAGATTATAGAAGACCCAGACGAGAACGAAGAAACTCCAGTAGAAGAGGATTACGAAGAAGAACAGGAAGAAGGATAAAGGGAGTAATATTATGGAAACTTATTTCAAAAAAGTAAAGGACTTGATTGAAAGCGAAGAAAAATGTCCACTCCCACTTGAAGTAATACCGAATCATATGGGTATAAATTTATGCTCAGTTGACGCTATTAGTTGGCAGAAACAAAATGATGGGCAGTTGACGAACTTGACAATACATTTTCTCCCAGAAGAATAAACAAAAGGAGAGCTAAATTATCTTAGCTCTCCTTTTTCATTAATCTGTATTTTTAGTGGCCTCCATAAAATATACATAGTTTTCAATAGCTATTGATCTAGTCGTTCGACCATATCTAACTGTTGAACTATCTCTTATCACTTTCATATCAGATTTTTCAATATCTTCTAATAATAGCTCAGATATTTCTTTTTCTTTTTCTGTCATATTTTCTCCTTTTAAATATTTATATTGACGCTCATATTTCGCTTTTAAGCGATCTTAATAGTACAACCTTTGTGATGGTATCATATTATACGTTCTCATCCACACTAGCTATCTCTACCTTCGCCATGTCCGATAAACGTACCTGTTCTTTTATCCAGAAATAGGTTTTCGTAATTCCATACAACAATGGGAATGATGGCTTCCAACCTAGCTTCTCCTGAATCAGTGTATTATCAGAATTCCTTCCAGCAACACCAATCGGTCCGTCTATATGAGTAATCACAATATCTTTATCCTCGATAGTTGCTATCAGTATAGCAAAATCCTTAATAGATACCATTTCCTCAGAACCAATATTAACAGGTTCTTTGAAATCAGATTCCATTAAACGTCTTATTCCTTCAACACACTCATCGATATATAGGAATGAGCGTGTCTGTTTACCATCTCCCCACATCTCGATTCCGCCATATGTTTTTATGATCTTTCTACATAGAGCAGCAGGAGCTTTCTCACGTCCACCATCCCATGTACCCTCTTCACCGAAGATATTATGGAATCTCGCTATTCTAACATCTACACCTTTATTTCTAGCATATGCGAGGAAGAGTCTTTCGCTGAATAGTTTTTCCCATCCATATTCACTATCTGGATTAGCTGGATATGCCGAATCCTCAGTACAATTAGGATTGTCTGGGTCGAGCTGATTATGTTCTGGATACATACAAGCCGAGCTACTATAGAAAATCTTTTTAAACTTATGGTGCAGATTAAGTATATTGAGATTGATCAGTGCTGAGTTATGCATGATATCAGCATCATTTTCTCCAGAGAATACGAAACCAGCTCCGCCCATATCAGCAGCTAATTGATAGACCTCATCGAAGTCCTTCTCATGAGTTGTATTATAATGTAGAACAGTGCTACAGACATTAGGATTTCTAAGATCACCGACATAAAAATCATCTGCTTCAGTCTCCGAGAATTCTGGTTGTTTGAGGTCAACACCCCTAACCCAATATCCTTCATTCTTAAGTCTTTTTACTAGATGGCTACCGATGAATCCACCAGCACCACATACTAATGCTCTTTTCATTTATTGCTCCTTCTCATCTATTATGGGGTATTCTCTAGTCCAACCGTCATAGCCGTGAACTAAAAGAATACCTCCACGACCAAGTATTCTAACATCATCGTCATAGGTATTTATAGAAGTTAAACAATGAATTCTTCCAGATGAATCTACGGCTTCACTAGCTATGAAAGGTTCTTTCTGCGCCTTTCCTTCTAAAATGAAAAGCTTTTCCCCAGAGTCGCGTTTCCAGACCTCTCCGCCATTTTTAGGAATCACTACAATTCCGTCATAGAAGGGTAGCCAATCTTCACCGATAATATCTTTAAATGGTATTGGTACGACACCACAAAATAAAGTCTCATTGACACCCAATTCTGCATATATTCCTTCTGCATACTCAGACAGTTGTGCTTTACCATTTCCTAACTTTAATGCTTCTTTTATTTTCATTTCTTCCTCCCTACATACATCGCTGCACGTTCTGATAAAGTTGATTCTATTTGTTCTATTCCGTTATCAACACAAGCTTGCTCAATATCTTTATAGGTGATTTCACATACACCCCAATATTCACTTAACTCACCTGATTCAAATTTCTCTTCGCTATCGAAATAATCATGGGTTATGATGACATCACCTGTTTTCAAATATTTTGAAAATATATTAACCTCTCTAGGTTTATCGCCACCATCACAGATAATCAAGGTTCCGCCTTTGGCTGAAATCCTTTCACCTAATTCTTTCTCATTAGCAAACACATCTTGTATTATTCGATATATGACGAATTTATTAAACAATGTTGCTACATCATTTTTCAATTCATCATGAATATTATAAGTGATTATATCGCCTTCGAATCCCATAGCTCTTAATAGAATCGGAAGTCCACCATATGCAGTACCTATCTCTACAATCCTTTCAAATTTATTATCCTTAAATAACTTTTCGAAAAGCGGAAATATCTGGTTGTTCTGCATAGGCCAAACCCAAACATCGTCTATTTTATAGAAATGTTTGTTGCCCTCTTCAGCTCTATATTCTTCTATGATATCAGGTAATTTCATATTAAATAAACTCGTCATTAAGTTCTGGATTCTTTACTCTTTCGAGATACCTATTCATAACGTCTTGTCTACATCTATATTCATCACATCTTGAATGGTTGGTCTCGGTTATTTTCTCTATAACTTCTTTCTTCTTATCGCCCATCCAAATATCGGTTAGAGATTCTTCATGTATATTACCGAATATGAACTCAGGGTCGCTGTAGAAGATATTACAAGGTGTAACTTGACCATATGCATCAATTAGGCAATAAAAGTGGAATGCGTGGCATTCTCGATACGTTCTAGGCTCTAATAATCTCTCCATGCTCTTCAGTCTTACGATGGCAGTGAAATTCTCATCACTTAACGTTTCTAAACGTGTCTGTAATTCTTCTTGAGAATAAAGATAAATACCAGCTTGATATGAGCTTTTTGGATGTGTATGAGCTGGTTTAACCTGAATATTATGCGCTCCCCACTCTTTAGACATCTTAGCCAAATCTTCTATTTCGTGGACATTCTCAGGCATAAGTAAAGTCTGGATACCTACTTGACACCCAGAACCATTAACTTCGATACAAGTCTTTATATTATCAACTACCTTATCGAATTCGTTGATGCCTACTCTATGTATCTTACTGAAGGTCTCTTTAGTTGCAGCATCTACGCTGAATCTTATCCAAGATAAATAAGGCATGATCTTCTCAGACATTTCCCTATCCAATTTAGAGCCATTGGTAGCCAATGAAATTTTCATACCAAGATCATAAGCCTTTTTAACGAATAAAGGTAAGTCCTTATGTAATGTTGGCTCACCTTCTCCAGCAAAATAAATTGACTTGACACCCATCTTAGCAGCATCTTCAAGCGTCTTCAGAAATACTTCAGTCTCTATGATATCACTTTTATGATTAATCCAATCCAATGTACATTGTATACAAGCATGATTACATTTATTGGTTAAACCTACTTCGATATGAAGAGGAAAACAAATACCGTTTTGTTTCCATTCGACAACTCTTTCTGGATGATAACCTAATTTATGTGAATCTACATCTTTAACACTCATTATATTCTCTCCATCCAGTATTCAACTAAATCTCTTAAGGTATCCTCTATAGGTATGTTAGGAGTCCAGTCGATATATTTTGTTAACTTGTCGCTATTTAAGATTTGTATAGGTATATCTATTTTTCTATATAGTCTGCTATCTTTTACCTTTTCAACTTCCAGACCATAAGCATCTAACATGATATTTAGGTAATATCCTATCTCTTGAAGATTCTTACCGCTGACATGGAAAATCTCTCCATTGGGTATATCACCAGCTAAAAAGCTTACCATTAATTCGTAATAAGCATCCGCTATATCTCTTACGTCCAATACGGCTCTTTGAGATGATAAGTTGCCCACTCTTATTTTAGGCTCTTGCTCGCCTTTCAATATTTTAGCTATCTGAATAGCATCTGAAGATATTGAATAATTAGCAGGTCTACCCGGACCAGTATGCGAACCACTTCTGGTAAGGAATGCCTTTATCTCGTTATTTCTAGCTCTTTCTAAAATATATAAATCTGCTCCTGCTTTAGAAACTCCATAAGGGTTCATAGGTCTAAGTGGAAAGGATTCATCTATCTCTTTATCACTAGGACATATACCATAAACTTCTGGAGTAGAACATTGCATCAACACACATTCTTTATTTGTCTTCTGTATAGCATCACATATATTTATAGACCCTAAAGCATTGGTCTCAAAATATTGTACTGGTTCTTTAAATGATGTCGGTGGATGGGTTAATCCTGCTAGATGGAATACACCATCAAAAGAATGTTCTTTGAATAGCTTATATATTCCCACCTTATCGTTTATATCTTCGAATAAATACGTTATGTTCGATTCATCGTGTTTCGTTCTTCTGGTGAGACCATATACTTCACAACCCTTTCCGAGAAGGACATCAGCTAAATGTTTACCTACAAATCCGTCTACGCCTGTTATTAAAAATTTCATGAATCCATAAACCTCCATTTTTTCTTCCAAATCTTTTTAGTTCTTATATAGGGTTCCCCTGTACGATTATACATGTAAAGGTCATCGGTAGTATCTAACATTTCTACGAGATATGGAAAGCTGGAATCGGGAATCCTAATCTCAGTCGCCTTCTCCAAGACTCCACACCAATCAAATAAGGTAAATCCGGGTAGTTTGTTTATCTCTACTATAGGCAAATCTGATTTTATCTCTTCTTCAAGAAATAAACATTCAGTTGCGAAATGTCTATTTATGACACAAAATTCATCGGGAACATTTTTAAGAACCTTATCAGATAATAATTTCTCTTTGTCGTGATATCTGTTTATTTTGAGATAATCAGGCCAATCCGAATAGTCGCCAATATCATAAAGAGTATTAGCGTAATCGTATTTGGATTCCATGACCTTATCATCGATATCACTAGGGTCATCCCATCCGATTAAAATGCTTGCCTGTCCGAGGTTTAAATTTTCAAAACCTTCGTTCGCTGGTGGTTCACACCAACGGAATTCAGGTATATATTGGGATACATAACTATATCCATGAAAAATAGGCCAATATACCGTATGTCCAAGCTCGATCAATCTCCTTCCTATTTTTTGACAGAAAAAGATATCGCCAAAACCTGCGGACTGGTCAATTCTTATGTTCATTTATTGCTCCTACAGAGATAGTAGTATATCGGAGATTCGATATATTCTTCGGTTTTGAGATACTGGAGCAATCCTTTACTATATTCAAGGTCTTCGCCCCAATCAGTATCTATGAATTTTGTTTTTAAAGCTAATTCTTTTTTTACTGGATTGAGATGATTTGGATTTCTAAAATATCTGGTTCTACCCGGTCTTTCTGGGTCTGGTTCATCCCACCAATGATCATACTTCAGGGCATGATATGTACGTTCTTCGTTCTCACCATCTACGGTCATTAAGAGATGCATACCTATTACATCAGGATTGCTTTTATTGATAGCATCCAAGACTAACGAAACATAGTCATCTGATATCATATCATCATCGTCCAAGAAAGCCGTATATTCGCCTTGAGCTTGCTCTAACAATTCGTTTCTTTTCTGCCCTGTTGTCTTATCCCCATTATCAAGAGAAAATAGCACCTCCACTTCATCTGTCTTTTGCTTATCAATACAAGCCATTAATTTAGCTAGAAAGTCTTTTCGATTTTCCAATGTACATATTAATAAGGATAATTTAACCATTGATAATCTCCTGTAATTTAGCCACTTCTGCTACTCTTAATGGAATTAAGTCTTCGAACGATTTATGTGGGTTCGCATCATTATTATGAGTTCTTGAAGAATCCAATCTTTCGGTGGTTTTATCACCAACTGCCTCTGAATTTGGATTGCATGGATGGTGATGGAATAAAACTATATCATGTCTATAGATTCTTCTTCCTAACCTAGTGAAAACATCATGTAACCATGTATCATGATACTCATGTTTCCATTCTTCTCTCACATATTGTCCAAATGTTTCATAATATATTCTGGATATAAACGAATTGACAGCCAAAGGCTCATTGATACCTCTCATACCGTCATTACAATGGACGAGAATTATCTTATCTGCACTTCTTTCAAATTCCCCTAGTATCTCGACATCCCAATTTTTGGTTTCGAAAACCATATCATCGCCTATCATAGCAAATATTTCATCGGGTACTTCTGTTACCATATGATTCCATATTTTTCCCAACCCTATGAATTCTCCTGTGCCGTCACTAGGAACAGTGATTACTTTAACAAAAGAATATTCTGAAACCATTTCTTCCACTTCCCCTTTAGTAGGGTCGTCATCATCTATTCCTAGATAAAGAATTATGTTGTTGGTATCGGTAGTTGTCGCTAAAATAGAATCGACTAATCTTCTAACACTCCCTACTCTTTCTCTTGTCGGACACAATAAAGCTAATTTCATTTTCAATTCTCCTAAGATTTTATCTTACGTGTAGCATACGCCTATACGTCTAAGTATTTCCATGAACTCCACCTTATAGTTACCATTAATACCCTTCATAACAGTTTCTAATTTTTGAGGAGTTGGGTAATTATAAGAGCCAAGGTCTACACAATCATCGATTACGATAAGACCGTCTTTACTGTATTTCCCTATAATGGCTAGTTCCTCTTCAAGAGGCGTTCCATGCGCTCCGTATTTCTCATCAAGACCAGTATCACCACCACTATGATGAGCATCTAAGAATATAGCATAAGTTTCTTTTAAGGTAGGTAATAGCTCATTCAATACTGTGGGAGAAGGACCATTCAAATATGTAATGTTATCAAAGTCTTTACAATATTCTTTAGCCTCTTCGGTTAATTCTGGTTTGATTTCAATAGTATAAACATGGTCAAATACTTCTGCGAAACTTTTTGTACTATGACCTTTATACGTACCTGTTTCTATCCATATTTTAGGTAAATTATCTTTATCTAAATGTCCTCTATCAGTCAGTTCCTTCAATATAATTTTAGCTGGTTCACCTAATTCGTATTCCATTTTTTCTTTCTCCTATAAGCTATTATTTTAAGTATTTATATCGTTAGTTTGTCGCCTTAATCTACAAGTCCAATTTTCATTTTTTTATCATACCTCTATTAAATCCAGCAGGAGCAAACCAAGGCTCATGCATTTCGTTAATCAGTAAATAATTTTTAAGAAAACTCTCTTTCCAACCATCATAATCTATTATTTCAGATACCACATATGTTTGTATGTTAAGGCTAGATTCTTCAATTCCTAAACAATTTAGATATCCCTTTGTAAACGCAATCAGCTCATCACAAGTCAATTCAGGAACTTCTAATAATATAATAATAAGTTTATCATCCCTTTCAGCTTTAATAACATCTTCCTGAGTAGGTCTATTATTAAAAATAAGATCGCTTTCTTTTGCCTTATATGGTGGTACTAGGTGAGTCATATCAATTTCATGAGCATATTCTTTCTTCATCTTACATTCCTAATATAATAAAGGTTTGTTCTTTCGTATTATCCACCAACTCATTATATAATTGATCTTTAGAAACATTCTTAAGAGTAAAAGAAGGTTCCTCTATAAATATGGTTTCGAATCTTTCAATTCCACGTATCTTACCGTTCATAATCTCTATTGGTGACATTACCGTTCCCTCAAAATCTTTATAATGTGCCTTATATGCGGACTTAGTTACAATTACTAATGTATTTTTATTACCTCTTCTCCTAACATATTCAGACTTTCCAGTTTGTCTCCCAATATCACATTTAATTGTACAGTATTCATCAATGTAATATTGGGAACCTATCATATTTTTTATGTTAACATGGATTTCCTCTCTTCTTAATTTATTAATTTCAATCAATCTATCAAGAATTTCAAAATATTCGTCTATCAATTCAGGTATTTTCATCTTATATATTCTCCTTCGATATCAGCTTCATCTAAAATATTTGTCTCTATTTTCAAAGGTCTTTTTCCAGCTCTATATTCCTTGATCAGATTCCAGAAATTTCCCTTCAAGTTCTCTTCTCTCTCATTATCCTTGAAAGACCTATAATCGCCTTTCTCGTCTGGTAAATGGGTAATGGTAGACCTATCCATCATATAACAATTTAAGTGGCCTGAGACGGTAATACGCATCCCATAGTCGGCATCCTCTTCACCATACTTGCCATATTCCTCACACCAATATCCTAGTTCCTCATTGATATGTTTCGGTACGAAGAAACAGGCTCCGCCAATATTGCCATTCTTAACTCTATACTCGACTCCGTTATCTATAACAGCAGGGTATTCAGCACCGTCATCAGAGCATTGATAACCTAAAGCACCGATATTGGTGGTCTTCTCAAAAGTATTTATAATGCCATTTAACCAGCCATTTTTATTGAATATAATATCATTATCTATCTTAGCATAGAAAGGAACTTCTTCATGACATTTCCACCCTAGATTTTGAGCCTTAGAGATACCGATATTCTCTTTGAGTAATATAAGATGATCTATGAGACCAGCATTATACATTTCCTTTAATTTGTCTGGAGTCCCATCAGTCGAGCCATTATCGACAACGGTTATTATGTATGGAATATTATCAGAAGCGGTTTCTCTTATACTCGGTATACACTGTTCGGTATATTCCCAACGATTAAATGTGACTATTACTAAATTGACTAAAGTTTTGTCTTCCATTTTGACCTCATGTATTCAGATTCACGTTTAAGTCTAGCTCTCTTCTCTGTTCCGTCATCCAATCCTCTTGTCTTAGATTCGTAATGATATAGTAGAGAATTCGGAGTCCATTTAATCTTGTAGCCTCTATCTCTTACCTTTAGACAGAAATCGACATCATTATATGCAATAGGAAGGTTCTCATCGAAGCCACCCACCTTATTGAATATATCGGTTGTAGTTAATAAACATGCGCCAGTAACAGCATCAACCGTCATTGATTTAGTCGGAATGTTTTCTCTTGTAATTTTATGGTTGATGTGGTATGCTATCCATTTAGGGTCTGTTGCTATTCCTGCATGTTGGACAGTATCATCATCGTAAAGGAGAGTAGCACCAGCTACGCCATTCTTTTTATTCTTAAGAATGCGAACCATAGCGATTAGCCAATCTTCATTGATTATTTTGGTATCATTATTGAGAAATAACAGGAATTCACTGTTTGTTTGTCGGACAGCAAAATTGTTTATAGCGGAAAAATTGAAAGGTTCTTTATAGGTGAATACTCTGAGATTACTATGATTCTTTTTCAAGATTTCATAATACTCAAATATATCTTCCTCTGTTGACCCATTTTCTACAATGACTATCTCGTAGTTGGGATAAGAGGTGGTAAGGAAAATAGAATCAATGCAATCCTTTAACATTTCATAACTATTTTTATTCGGGATAATAATGGAAACTCTTTGATCAGACATAAGACTCCTTTGTGATATTTTAATTATTTATATCACAAAGGAGTCGGTAGTTATGTGAAAATAGTCGGTAGTATTCGTAGTCTGAATTCGACAGGCTTAACTACTTCATCGCCTTGCTCTAGTCTCATTTCACCTATGTAGTCACCATCTTCTAGGTCAGTTTCGGCAACAGTTAAGTTTATAGTTCCTGTACCAGTCTCGAAGTCTGATACATATGCCGTAATGTCTTTCTCTAGGATATCAAAGGTATCGCTTCTAAAGTCCTTCTTAACTCCGAAATATACGTCATAACCACTGATATTTTGACTTAGAGAATAAGGTATATCGGCACTAGAACCACGTTTGATCTCAACTCTCTGATTCTTGATGCTAGTATAATCGAAATTACCTTGTACTGGTTGAACGATAACTTTGGCTATGTCTCCGCCTACATCAAATAATCCAGAATTAATATCTTCTATGTCTCCAGATACGCCAAGTAGAGTAGCCTCTTTAGCGATCAAGTCTAAGTCGGCAGAACTCACACCATTATCAACAATAGCCTCTAAGGAATCTGTAGTATTGTCAAAGGTCTTATTACCATCTTTGTGTTTGATATCATCCAAGTGGCCTAGAACAGTTTCAGACGCATATGCAGAACTTGAAGGAACATAAACTGCTCCAGTGAATACATGAGCTTCAAAATCACTTCCAGCATTATCGCCAGTATTTTTGAAATAGCAATTGTATGTTTCGGCAGTAGCATCTATATGGGAAATATTAATATTGTATATACCGGGTAGATCAGCAGAAGAGGCTTCAGATAAAGCAATATCATTATATTCTGCTTGCCATCCATCGAGAGTATCATTTAGCCATTCATCATTAGATTTTTTCTGGATGGCTACAGTAGGTGTCTCGCCAGTTTGACCAACATTATTTCTGAAGATTTCGAAATATAGTGTTAAGGCATCACCCATGCCATGTTTAAAATATGATTGCATTTATAATATCCTTTATGTGCTTGTTTTATCTATTAAGACACCATTCCAACCGCCAGCTACATTTGCTCCAGCTCCAGAAGTCCAAACAGAAATCTTTACAATAGAGAATTCTGGAATAGGAACCCATTCTTCTTTGCTCCAAGTTCTACTAAAAGACGAGTTTTCAAGAGCGACAGTATCTTTAAATATAAATGTATTTTCAAATAATTCGCCATGATGATCGGTACTTCTAAGCCTCATAGCTACAGAATTTTTTCCAGATGCCGAACCATGCCAATGAGTTATATATAAAGTCTTATTAGCAGGAACCATTTTTTGAATAGTTAATGACATATTTCCACCCAATTCTATAAAGTCATATATGTTTGTTGTTGGATTGGCTATGCTTCTTATAAATATATTCCCTACTGCTACTCCATTATCGCCATTAGATATAGAATGTATGTCTTGTATAAATCGTATATCATCAGCACTGGTAGCAACAGGCGTAGTCCCATCCATATCTAATATTTCATAAGCAGCATCACCAGCAGAATCTAAATAATGAAGATAAATTTGTCTGATACCAGTACCTATAATATTATCTTCATCATCAGTGCTGTATATTTCCATCTGCTCTCCACCACTAGGCGGAGTAGTTATAGAAGTTATAGTGGGATGATGCCATAAATCACTACCTTGAGAAACTACAGCTATACTATCTCTTTCTCCTATAGCTTGTATATTTGACCAACCTCTCATTTAATTCTCCTTTTATTCATAATAAAATAGGTGTATATTTAAGTCTACTGGTATTCCTGATTTATTTTCAAATCGTAGCAAATATTTTTCTGAAGGAACTAATACCCATTCATTTATTGCTGGTGATACTGACCCACCTTCAAACTTTCCGCCTACAATATAATCACAATCTTGTTCATCGCCAACATCAGCAATATCAGGAGCGGAATACACTTGCATATTGGATATATTGTCGGAATTAAAATTATTATTTCTACTAGATGCCAATGAACCATTATCATTTACAGTTGGCTCTCTAAAAAAACATATTTGACATGGCGCACCAGTTGTTTCACTAGCATAATATCTTAAGTGAGGCCAATTTAGAGCAGGATTAACCATTAAAATATCAACAAATCCGTTTTCAGGAACTATAAAATCTAAACTAACTGTATATCCCTTTCCTTCATGGATTTTTTCATGTTCGGTAGTAATAACAGCTAAAGCTTTATTGTATTGGTCTACGATAGCTTCAGAAGCATCATCATTGCCTAATATTTTTACACTATCTACTATATTTATTCCAGCCATGTATTATCCTATTCTATTTTTAATTTCTTTAAGACTGTGTATATTTTCATCATAACCTGTACCCTTAATACTATTTATATCACCACTGACAGATTCTAAGGTAGATTCTAAGGCTAAACCAGTAGTATCAAATTCTATATCTTGGATATCTCCACTAATACTTTCTAGTGTAGATTCTAAAGATGTTTCCCAAGGATATACAGAGGTTATCCATACATTAATAGTCATAGATTCAACATCTGCGGTTGAACTATCGAGAGTTACACTATATGGATTGGCTTGATCTTCAAGTAAAAACGCTTTCGTAGGAGCATTAGAAGGAAAAGACACATTATATACACCATCGCTATTCGGCTCACTAAAAGTTGCTTCTGTGTATCCGCTTATAACGCTTCCGTCTGGAGCTATAATTTTAGTGAATAGGCCAGAAGTCTCCCCTATAGCTTGTGTACCATCACTATTAATTAATGGAATTTTTAGATTTATTGTTGCGGTTGCTTGTAATTTCCACATATTAATTTCCTAATTGTCTTGTTTGTATTACTTTTCTTCGCCTATTTCCAGCAGGTTCTTCGCCTTCATACCATCCTGAATTATATCCATCAGGGACAGAATAGGTAAAAGATGATGCCCCGAAATTAGCGATACAATAGTGGTTCTGGGTATATAATCCAGCCATAGGGTATATATCTAATCCTGCCATGCTCGTATTGTTAAGTGTTGTTGCGCTAAACGCTCCTCCATTTTTTGCTATATAAGCATACCCACTATCTAAATCAACTTTTAAACGAATAATATCACTACCTACAGCAGTAAATATTAATGCTCCGGTAACTCTATTATAATATCTTTGCTTACCATCTCCAGCAAACCATCCCCAACTATAATCAGGAGAAGTATCAAAACCCGGAAGGCCATGGATGGCAGCAGCATCACCAAGGTATGAATCAATAGTCCCAAATCCCAAAACTACATCATCTAAAGCCCCTGCCCCTAATGTTACCTCAAAATACCATTTTCCTGAAGACTTCCCTTGTGTCGCCCTGATTGCGTTCCATGGGACAGTTGCAGTTTTATATGCAGTAAGATCACCCCCGCTAGTACCTATCCTCGGTCCTTTATCAGCAGGATTCCATGTGGCGTAAGTTATTGCCATTTATACAATCGCTCCTGATATTAATCCCATTTCAATAAGTATAGACCATAATCTTTTAGCGTTATATTGATAATCATCTAATCCTGCGTATTCAGGATTATCTTCTTTAACAAAATTAGCTGCTTCATTAAACCAATTTCTACCTGCCACAATATGGTAATAACTAACAGCCACAATATCATTTTCTACATAACCAGAACAAGTTACTAATTGGCCTGTAATGGGTTCTTGTGCTACTCCACCGACTTCTATGTCATTATTATCGATTGGCGTTTCTGATAGGGTTACTTGACCATTTACATCAACAATCAAAGATTCTGATTTTTGTATAGTTTTATCGGGGATATTAGATATTGAAAGAAAAGTTAGTCCTCTGTTATCTGACACGAAAATACCATCTAAAATAGTACCCGTTGCTATCTCTACATTAACGGTCTTTGTTTTGATATCTGGTGTATATCTTTCAATTTGATATACTATTTCTACATTTGATTTTTTAAGCATTTATTTATCTCCTAAATTACTAATATTGCAAGTAATGTTAATATTGAACCTACACTTATACTTTTAAAATCGAATTTCCATATAGGCCAGTCTTTAGCATCTATCAATTCCTTTGTACATTGTTTATATTCTTTCTTCCATTCTTTAGCTTGCTTCTTATGCATATCACTATTCTCAATAGATAATCTATTCTGATCAAAAAGATTCTTGACTTTTTCTTCTTCCTTTGCTATAATATCACTGAGGACAATTATCTTTTCATCTTTGACTTTTGAATTTACTTTACAATGTTGAAAAGTTATGAGAGCATTCATAGAATGTGGAACGTTTAAATGTACTTTTTTATCTTCTTCGGCAAATGCGCTATTCGTCACAAATATAGAAACCAAGACGAACCCAAGCATCACAGATGTCTTGCGTATTGTTGATATCACCTAATCCCTCCATTGCTTCTGTGTATGTGATTCCACTACTCAGAAGATCGTTATATTTTTTATAAAGCATTACTAATTCTTTGTTCTTATTATTCAATTCAGACTGTAGCTGTTTCTTCTCTTTGATATTAGTATCGATTGTCGGATTATTTCTTTCGATGAACAATTCTTTTTGAGTAGAAAGTAAATCTATTTCAAATTTATTGGCCTCACCTTTATAATGACTGACTGCCCATAAGCTCCCCGCTAACGCAAAGACACATAAGGCTATAATAGTCTGTTCTCTAGTTAGATTCAGATTCTTTATAATGGCTGTTAAGTTCTTAAAAATATCTATTATTGCACTAAACATTTTCTTTATCCGTTCCTTTCCACGCTTTAATTAATATGATGGATTTCGGGTCTGTTAATTTTTTATAACATCCATAAGCTAGTAATGCGCCTAATAGATAAAATAAATATGGTGGTATATCTACTATAGACACCTCTCCCTTAGTGCTTACGATAACTTCCCATATGCTTAGAGCCTTATAAAGAACTATCCAGAAAGATATCCTCCCTAATGACAATCCACTATCATTATCACAAACCAATGGTTTAAAGTATCCCCAAAATCCTAATTTCTTTTCTTCAGCCATTACGTCTCCTGATCTATAAATTGTTTTACGCCTAAAGCTATCGTATATGCAAGACCTCGTAATTTTGCTTCTCTATCGCCTATTAGAAATCGCTGTACATTTTGATCACTCGAAAGAAAGAAAGGTTCTGGGATGATAGCAGTACATTTAGTCTTCTCTAAAAATCCAAGATCGTCTCTAGCATCGTTCTTACAATCTCTCAATTTATGAAAAGCCTTTATTGAGTTCTGGACATAATATGCTAATTTTTTTCCTCGCTTACTGCCTTTATAGTATTCGACTTCACAACCATGAATTCTATCCGCATGTTGAGCAGAGATGGAGTTAACATGAACCTCTATAGCTATATCGTCCGTATTTGCCTTCTGATTGATTTCTTTTATTGCTGCACCCAGACAGTCGGAATAAACTTTTTCGCTGTCTATATCCAATCCTAGTGCTTCCTCGATGCAATATTGAGTTAGTTCAACACATACATCATATTCATATATGTTATATTTCTCATTATATGCGCCTTTTCGCTTTGCGTCATGTCCTACGCTCCAATAAACTATCATAATTATTTCCCGCTAATTTTTAATACTTCTATCCAATCGTATAAAGCTTTGGAAGTTTCCCAAACCCATGCGAAAACATCTTGTAACGCCCATGCTAATAAAAGCAGGACTATCCATCTAGCACTTTTTTTGGTAGTATTAAGATATTTATTTAGTTCAATTAATTGTGGTATAGATGCTTTAAATTGCTTCTTTTCTTCTTCGTCCTCGAAGTCAAGATGGAATTTTTTACTCATTTCCTTGACAATTCTATCAGTGGCTCTATTAGCAATGATGTCTTTCTCGCCGTTCATCCGCTGTAAAGTTTTTCTAACTACGTCTTCGATAGCATCTTCACTCAATGACTCTCTCCTTTCTAATTTTTCTTCTTCAGTCATGGTTTATAATTTGTCCTTAAATGAAATAAAATTACTTTCAATTATTTATATCTTTTACTTTTTATTGAAAAAATGATTGACTTTACTGAATGGTTGTGGTATGATGTAATTATAAGTGAGTGAGATAACTTTAATGGAGGAGAGGATAAAATGAAAAAAATGATCTTACTTTTATTATTACTACTATTTCCGTCTACATGTTTTGCTGAAACATCGGGATATTTGTTTTTAGGAAAGTATCTTAATTATGGGAAAATCGGTTTAGAGGGTAGAGACATATCTTACTACGCAGGAATATATATAGAGATCAAATCTAAGAAGTGGCCTACACTCTTTATTAAAGAGACAACATTAATGAGAGATATAGATGAGCGTGGAGCATACCCTAAGCAAATTAACTATGCTTTAGGGATTAAAAAAGAAGTTGGTAACTTTGAGATAAAGTTTAGGCATGAATGCCAACACGCTGTAGATGGTAGGTACGCAAGTAATAATGCAGGTAAATTTAATATACTTGAAGGAAGATTAAACTTTTAAAAAGATAAATCAAAAAACATGAGAAGTTCTAGGGATAACTTCTCATGTTTTACACTCATTTAAAAATTTCTTGATTAAAAGTTTCCACTACTAATTTTGCAGGAATATCTTGACAAATATAATTAGGACATTGCCAATTTATATGTGCTATACTCTCATCTTCACTTTTAACAGCCATTAAATCGAAATATTAATTTTGAAGTCCAACAATTATCCACTGTGTAGCACCGTTTTCATTTATCCATAAAGTAGCATTAGAACCAACCCATAAAGTCCCTAGCGGCGCACTATGCGTTGGGGTAGTAGTGCCTCCCGGAACTAGAGTTATTCCAACATCGCATACAGGCAAATCGGAAAAGGATTTATTTGACAATGTATCTGTACTGCTGACAGTAGGTATTTTTGTTCCATTGTGTTGTAAATTAGTTGGTAATAAATTAATTGTATCAACTGTTGTATCAGTTCTGCTTATAGCTAACGCGGTAGACGAACTCGATTCAGCATCATTGACCACAGCTAAAGTTAATATTTCACCGTTGGCAGCGATAGCCCATTTTCCATTATCCGCAGCTACGCCAGTTTCTTCAAGTCTCAAAGATGGAGCCGTGCCTTTTAATATGGGGCTAGAAAGCAATGTTTTTTCTCCTGCAATATCTTGTGGATTCAATAAATCAACAAAAGCAGTTCCGTTAGTTCTAATTATATTATTTGCAGCGTCCACAAGTATCAATAGGTTTGAATCCTCAGTAGAATTATCAATAAAGTAATTTGTTAATGTACCGCCTCCTGTATTTTGAACAAACCCATCAATTCTATTTCCTGTTTTATTACCATTGATGTGATAAGCAGTTGTCACTATACCTGACGATACATTAGAAACATTTATTTTACCAACTACATTGTCTCCATCAAACTCAACTGCTTTTGCAGTTGTTCCGGCTTGATTCATAACAATATTTAATACGCCTTCAATTATAACGTTGCTTCCCATCTTCAATAATGATGTAGCAATTGCGGTCGAGCTTAAAAGGTTCGCGCCATCCAGAAACTTTATAGTTACATCTGAAGGGATACCCGTCTGGACGGTAACGGTTTGATCTTCCTTAACAAGTATTCTATCTCCTGCCGCTGGTGCATCTGCAAGATAAGCCGTTAATGTTGCATAATCGCCTTCGGAATCGATAACAATCCAATCCTCGACTTGTGCAGAAAGATAAGTATTTAAAGTTTCTATATGGACTTTCAATTCATCGTGAGCAGTATTCGCAGTCTCAGCGGTTACATCGTCTGAACTCAATATTGGTGTTATTGAAGTATCGCTAATTATCGCCATGTTATAATCCTTATTTTTAAGTTATGTTTACTGTTATTGCGAAATGCCCTTCGATTTGTATACCCACATCCATAACTAAATCTGGTCCTGTCCAAACAATTCTATTGAATATATTATTATTAGTAGAAAATAATCCAAATTCCTTTATTGTAAATGGGTCGCCATCAGTCCAAGTACCGCCTATACCGCCCTCGAATGTTTTTCCACCTATATCATTATCATAGTCAACATTCCAATAAACCTGTGCTATATTAGCTCCAAATATTACATTATCGCCTATATCAGCATCTTTCTTTCTAGTATAATCTCCTTGAAGTATAGCATCGCCTGATATAGCAGGAGTTGTACCATCACCGAATCCTATTTGTGATATAGTATAATTCGCAAAATCTGAAGCAATCAAACCAGTTACTATTATTTGACTATTATCCACTACCAAATTTCTTTCCGAGCCTTCAAAAATTAGTTCATCGCGGTCAAACATTTTAATATGGAGTTCGCCTTTTAATATTGAACTGCTTTCATCTTTAATTTCTATCATTTTAATCTCCTGTTATGGTAAAGATGTGTTATAATACACTAAATTATCTAAATCGGTATTATCGGTATCAATTTCAAAATTGAAGGTGGTATCACCATATTTGAATGTCGGATTTCCGCCAATCCCATCGTTATTATATTTAAGAGGTTGTGCATTTGTTCGTTTCCAAGGATGTATACCATTATATTTCGCTAACATTATTAATGAGAATTCAGGGCCGCCCGAAACGACAGGAACTTCCGATAATAAATCATTATTAGTAACAGTAATACTATCTTCTAAATAATTAGCAAATATCGTAGTTAACGCTCTTAATTCAGTATGAATGGGTTTAACTAATAATAGTAAATCTTCTACAAATGTTCTTAATGAAGAGGTAGTAATGGTAAAATCGATAACTCCATCTAAAATATCTTCACCAACGGTTAAATCAAAATAATGTGTTTTGTATAGAAATTCTTTAAAAGAGTTCCATCCAGTTATTTTTGTTAGGTCTAAATCAGACCCACTAAATCTTAAGAAGTAAAACAAATCCAAATCAAAAACTTTTTTATAATCGTAGCCTGTTGTCACATAATTATAAACAACTATAGATTTATCTTTTAAGTTAAAAATTCCAAAATTAGTGTCACCTAATACCAAAACACGTTCCAAATGTTGGTGGTAATCATTTACTTCAGTGAAAGCAATTGAAACGGTTGGGGTTGTGATCGACATATTATCATCGTCATCAAAACTAAAATAACTACCAGTTAAAGCAATATCAGAAGTATTGTATTTTAAAATAGTGAAAGAGTTGTCTTCAATACGAAAACCTTTATAGTTGATTTCGTCCGAGTCTATTAATAAATCATATACGGTAGCAGGAGAATTTAGATTATAAGTTCCTCCGTTCGTATCAACGTTTAAAATATATCCTTTCTTGTTAGTATTTATAATCAGATACTCTTTATCTTCTTTTAATAATATTTGATTGATATCTTCGGTATTGCTTACAGGCTTATCAATACTATTAGCTAGACGCTGATAATCATCAACGTTTCTTACTTCTAGTTTAGAGTCCCTATCCAAGAAGATATATGTTCCATTTTCGATGAAATCAAAGAATATTAGATCATTATTATCAATGCTGAAATCTGGGGTAATGGTTAGATCGTCAAGATGATAATCTAAAACCGCTAGATCATAGGCATCTGTTCTTAGATAAATTTTATCGTTTAATAATTTAAACTCTATAATATCCCCACTTATAGTCAATGTGGATGAATCATATTCGTACCATGTGTCTTCTGTACTTCCAGATATTTCGGCTACTGTAGATGTTTTATAATAAAGCGTATTATTATCATCCAATAAATATTTGTACCCATAGTTATTCATTTCGAATTGTTCAATATCGCCTATTCCTGTTATCGATGGAACCGTAGCCGAAATCTCCGAAATTATATCAATAGGCTCGTCTTCAGTATATACGTCTCCCGATACTGAACCAGTTATAGCACTTCCATATCTAGTTATTAATGAATTTTCATATTCAAAATACGGTCCTTCTATGATATTCTCCGCCCATAGCTCCCTAACATCTGTAATTATTCCATAACTTTGTAATAATCTTATGATGCTTTCTTTAGTTCCTTTTAATAGATAGCCAGCAACAGCATCCGCAATTTGAGTTCTTTGATGGACATATAACTTATCATACTGACTCTGATTTATTAATGCGGTATCTAAATTTCCATCACTATCGAAATATTTACTTAAATCCTCAATATCGGGAATGCCCAATAATGACCCTAGATGAAAAAGATATTTTACTTCAGCAATATCAATATCCAAATTATCTGGAAATTCTTTTGTTTTCTGATAAATATTATCGAAAGCTATTTCCAAATTAGATAGGATACTCTGAATTCTAATTAAGTCATTTCCTTTGAATTTTTCGAAGAAGAATTTGGGAAGATGTTCTTCGAAAAAACCATCAAAAGGTGAACCTGTTGTAATAGGATTAAATGCCATGTCTTATTTATTATTCTCCTGTTCCAGCGGAGGCTATAGTTAAATTGTTTAATATAGGGAATTGTACTAATCCCATCTCTATGTTTTCATACTTAAGGCCAGCTTCTAAATCAGAACTGAGTGAAAGAGTTAAACTAGATATTCCCTCTATACTCTGTAATTGACTGAGAAGGTCTGAATATTTCAAATCCTCACTTATTTTTCTTTCTGATCTACTAAAATATCCCTTTACTGTGGTTTCGATATCGGTGCTAACTTCCAATACAGTTCTAACGGTTTCTGGCTGTCTCTTAAAGCTGATATCAGTATCTATATCCCTAAAATCCACATTCTTTAGATTATAATGTAGGGTAGCCATTTTATAATCTTCTAAGAAGTCTAACATCTCTTGTTGTAAGTTACCTGTAATGGTGTTTCCTGTTATAGGTAAAACATATAGATAAGCATTGTTATAATAATTACCGCTAGTAGATGGAGATTCGCCCGATAAATCAAAATAATCATCACTGCTTAATACTATTGCCTGTAAGACATATTCACTAAACTCCGAAATTAATATATCTTCATGATCTTGAGATGTAACTACTCTATCTTGAGTTCTGAATGATTTAGGACCATACTCTCTCACTTCTTCAATACTAAGAGGTATCCTACCTCCATCTGAAGCGTCTGTTTGAGTAATAATAAAATCTATTTCTGTTTCAGTAGGTGTACCGTTAGCTAAAGTAATTACTATAGGAGTGTCCATTTCAGTTACTTCATTGGCTCCTATCTGTCCATCCACGCCCAATGTTTTGATATAGGTAACAATAATTTCCGAACTCATTGGAGGAATAACGCCAAAAACTCCATCTCCAAAAGAGAGTTCGACTTTCTTGTTTTTGTTATATCTAGTGGTGAATACTTTCGAGGTACTATCTACATTTCTATGTAAGTTTTCAACATAAGTCCATACTACATCATCTATAGTTACTTCTATATATCCCTCAATAGCTTTATCTTCTTCTATTTCTATAGTCTGAAAGGCATTACCTGTACCTATATAAGGGTCTGATACTTCCTTTATACCCTGAATTAGAAAAACACTATCATCAAATATATTAGTTCCGGCAACACCTACGGATATTACCTTAGAAGGATTGGTATATTTTATATCTTCACCTTCTGGAGAAGTCGAGAAAACACTAAAACCAGTCCATTTGGGTATCTCAAAGTAGTCATCATCATTAGAAAAATCTATAGATGCCGATAAATCTACAGTAAGAGAAGAAGCCGTATAGCCACTAGGATTGTAACCTATAAGGTTTACCAATTTATTCACAGTTTCATATAATTCAGAAGATTGGATGTATGATTCATCAGCCATCGCATTGATGTAAAAATTGAATAGGTCTCCAATACCAGAAATCAATTCGATGAAGGTATTGATATTACTCCCTCCAAAATTATAGTCTTTGAAAACAGGGTCATTTTCGAGTAAGGTAATCAAATTTTGTTTGATAGTGTTGAAATCGAAAGACGAATAGTTTAGTTGTAATGCCATGTATAATCCTTTATAATAGTTTGGAATCTATGTAATTATTTATATGTTTATATTATTTTGTTTTTAGTATGGTTTCGAAAAGACCTGTTTCTGTAGTTGATTTTATTCTATAAACCATTGTTACGTTATAAACTTGTTTATCGAAATCCATATCAATATCCAAATCTGTTATTTCTACTCTAGGTTCCCATACTCTTACGGATTCCTGAATGTCCTCTACAATAAGCTGTGCCGTCAACGAATCAAAAGGTTCGAAGAGAAGAAAAGGTATCCGTGAGCCATATGTAGGGTTGAAATATCTTTCACCCTTAAAGGTACTAAAAAGGGAAAGAAGTGCTTGGTTTATAGCTGTCTCATCAAACACCTTATAAACATCACCGCTGGTCAACTTTCTCCATTTCATGTCTAAATCAGAATATATACTATCTCCATTAGCCATATTATACTTCCTCTATTAAGTAATATTCCATTGCGAATGTTACATTATTTTCCATATCCTCAGTATCAGCAGTTTTCTTGCTGAAGTTAATTCCACTAAGATTAATGGGGAATATACTTTTCAAATTAAACTTGAATGTAGGGTTATCATTATTAGTATAGATCATAAGACTGGCATCTATCTTTTCATTTCTAACTTCAAATCTTTCAGGGTCTTTAAGATACATCATCCACTCAAATAGCAATTTATAGTTGGTGAATTTCTCATCGATAGTATATACTACCTCCATATCACCATAACTTAGATTTTTTGTAGCGAATTTACTATCATACATTTGATTAGGTATAATATCTGGTTCCATACTTAAATCGGGTAGTGTTACTTCACTACAATATAATATTAAGGCATCTCCTTTCTCGTTCTCTCCTAAGAAAGGAAGAAAAGGAAATACTAATCTAAATTTAGTTGGATGTGCTGTTGAAATATTAGTTGTCATATCTTATATACCTTTTTAATCTAAATTTACCTTGTTTGATAATGCTGTAGTTAAGACGTTGCTCGGTATACTTGTCGGGTTTCCGGGTGATGTTGTTAAATGCGTATGTGCTGCATATAAAATTGCAAGGGTATCACCTAAAACAGCCTTTTCAGCACCCGAACCTAAATTTATAGTAGCTGCTAATGCATCTATAACTGTTGATACATCAAGCTTAATATTAGTCGCTTCTAATGTAGCATCACCAGCAACAGTTATAGTGAGATTACCATCTATCTGTTGAACATCATTGTCCTTTACAAATATTTTTCTACCTTTTGCTGATATCTCATATTTATCACCAGTGCTTTTCATTACCATATCACCATTCGGACCAATCTCAATATATGACTTTGAAGCCTTATGAAAAACATGCCATCTTTCTTTAGTAGGAGTTGAATCATATTCAACAACAATACCGCCATCTGGAGTCTCAAATACAGTGTTGTTCGGATAAACTGGTTCCGCTGGTGATGAAGGTTCAAAGGTTTCAACATTTCCATCCTTTAATGATTTTAGTTCTTCTGAGCCATCATATCTAGCCTCTTTATTCCAATCGGCTTTATCTGTTTCCAGAGGATATTTACCTTTAGGGTCATTAAATCCCTTGCTACTATCTACAGGAGTAACAGGTTTACTTTTTAATGTTCCAAAATAAACAGGATTATTGTGATTACCACCGATAAAGAAAAGAGCTACCCAATCACCCTGTACAGGAACACCATTATATCCTAGACCGCTTACCGCACCACTTGTAATTGGCATCATCGGCAAAGCCCAAGGTAATTCTTCTGTTGGAATACCCTCAGTATTTGACTGAGATTTCTTAGGTGTATGTAAACCAGCTATTCTTACCTGTACCTTTCCTGCTTTATCAGGGTCGTTATTATCTTCTACAACACCTAAATAAATATGATTGAAATTAGTTTCTGTCTGATTGAAAGTTTCATGACTAAACATTATTTTTTCTCCTTATGAATATTTATACACTATCATGACCTTCTACTTCAGTGGACTCGTAAGCGTCCTTTAATATTACAAGTTTCTGATCATAAGATTTTATCATGAAGCTATGAGTAATAGTTTTTATTAACCATGTACCAGAATGTTCGACATTATGTAGCTCATCTGGATTATCGGTTGCCTGTTCGACATATATGGTCTTTCCGCAATTTCTATTCAATGCTCCATCAACAAGAACTTCTCTTTTATTAAAGCTCTCTAAAGACATTCTAAATCTAAAATCTTGTCGTGCCTCTATTAATTTTCTATCTGGATAGCCCATAAATTCTACTTCGCTATCCACGTCATCTAATCCAATAGAAAGATATGATACATTCCCAGACATTTTAGCACTGGCTACAAATTCACTATATTTCTTTTCAACGGTATAGAGTGTCTTATCAGTTACAAAATCCACACCGTAATATTTCTTTCCAGAAACACCATCTTTCAGTATCTTTCTATTCTTAAAATTAGGATTTTTAACATCTTGAAAGTTATTGATAAAATTAGGATTGATACTATTCTTCTTAAAGTAATATTTTTTTTCTGCACTTGTATCTGGTTTTACTTCTAATAGAGTAGCGAAAGAAACGAATTTTTTGATAGGATTCTCAGTATCCTCATCGCCTGTAGTAGAGTAAAAAAGATAACCGCTTTCAGTTGGGCTTTGTTTTCTCCTTGCAATCCTCGTAAAATATTTCAATGAAGTAAGAGGTTTCCAATACGGAATTATAAAATTTACTTTATCTGAAGTATCTTCTACATCATATTGATCGCTTTCTAAACCGAGTTGATTTTTACATATATCTTCAACTATATCGCTTACGTGTTTCTCTTTATACGACTTACTATAACTCTTATTAACAAAATCAAAAAAACCTTTTTCCACTAGATGACATATATACTTAGTTGTTTTAATTCTATCAGTAATTCCCAATTCAATATTATAGAATTCAAATTCCAGTGTCTTTAGAGAAATTATTTCGGTATCGCCTTTTAAGTCTTGCTCTATAATAACTTCTAGTGTTTCTTCTCCTGTCAATGGGAGTTTTTCTAAGAGACCTCCAATATCTTCTATTTCTATCTTACCAGTTAGAAACATGTTTTCTATACTTTCTATGAAGTAAAATTGAACAACCGCAGTTGGATTAATTTCTATTTCTCCACCAACATAAGGCGGTTTAATGCCCTTTAATTTATATGTTATTTTATGTTCTGCCATTTTTATCTATTTCTCAATCCTAGAATTAGACTTGATACCAATTCTGGTTTAACTATTTTAATTTTTTCACCTACTACCAATTCTTCGAAAGGGTCAAATATTCCATTATAATTAGCTATCATCCACCAAAGAGTTGTAGTATTGTAAAACTTATATGAAATACTGTCCCATCTATCGCTACTTTGTACGATATATTCATCATAGAAGTTAACGTTAAGTAAATTACTTTGCTTGATGCTAAATTTTTGGAATATATTAGTAATGGTCTCGCCGTTATATTCCGTATACCCTAAAATATTTATAATTGACTTTGTACCGCTTCTTATTTTTTTAGCCATATTATAATCCTCTTATCTTACCCAATATTGCCTTTACTTCGGCAAGATGTACAGGGTCATTATCAGTCAGTGCCGTAACTTTTTTATACAACGAACTTTCTTGAACTATACTTCTTGCCTCGTCCTTTAATTTACCTTCTATTGTTTCTGGTAAATTAGTAATTCTCTTAGCTAATTTAGACTTTCTGAGATATTCACTAACATCAGTTATAAGAGCAGTTTCCCCTCTCATACCAATCGCCCCTTCATTGAATTTGTTCTTGGATGGTAGTGTAGATGCACCACCAGATTCTCCAATATTTACATTCACTGGAGTAGCGTCAAAATCTTCACCAAATAAAAGATTCAACTCAGTAAAGCCTAATGTTAAAACAACTTCTGTTGGTAATCCTTTTATAAATGACTTGACATTTGGATTATAGTCGAACGTACAATCTTCTAATACAAATGTGCTACCTTTCGCGGGTTGGTTTGTATCGAACAAACCACCTCTTATTTTAAATACGCTAGGATATTGAATTGTATTAAGAAGAGCTTTTCCCCCAGAATCATTTGATCTTCTCGGATAAGAATTTTTTCTAAAAAACTTAGTTATCGCATATATATCCTTTTCCAAATCATCATAAGCTATTAGTGGTATATTAATAGAGAATGATCTTCTTTCTGATTTAGTAAAAATATGAGGTTCTTCAGTTAATGCTCCGCCTGTTGCACCTGTACTAGCTTCTACTACCGCAGTAAGATTTTTAGTAAGTCCGCCTCTGAATCCAGCTATAGCTTCGCTGTAGGTGGACGAGGATTCGCTATAGGAGTGTTTAATCTGTTCTTGTATGTTATCCCTCGGATAAAAGAATCTAAAGCCTTCTAGGAACTCTGAGGACGCATAATTATATATATTAGTCAGATCGGTAGTGAGAACCTTAATTGACGGCGGGGACCATGCTTCAATAACCAGAAACATATTATTAATGTCACCATCGTTCTTGTTTCCGAACATGGTTTTCCAATTTCTAGGAACTGTAGCTATTCTATTTTCATTAGGATTATTCGCTGTTGCCATTAAGAAGTTCCTCCTTTAGCTGCATATGCTAGTGGTAGATCATCAGAATTGGAAGGTATCTTATCCAATTTACTAACGCCACCGCCCACATTAATATTCATCTCAGCCAATGCTTTTGCTGTTATTGCACTAATGGCATCTTCATCTGACATTCTCTCAAATATAGCCATTTCCTTTTGTTTGCGTTCCTTTTCCATTTTAATCTTTGTTGCTTCAGCTTTCTCCACTTCTTTCTGAAGGGAAGGTTTCTTTTGAGATTCAAAGAACTCGGTAACTGATTTGCGAGTCATCGGTCCTGTATATCCACGAGCCTTTAATTTTCTCTGAAACCCAGAACCAAATGTCTTTCTAAGTTCATTCATTTCAGCTATAACACCAGTAGTCTTTTTTCCAGCTTTTGCTTCTACTTCAACTCTATCTTCGCTAGGATGAGTTATATCATATAACCATCCACCAAATGTATCACCTTCTTTACCAGTTAGGAAAGAGACCATACTATTAATACCTTTATTGATTTCCCCACCAATTTTAAATCCAGCAAATGCAGCACCAGCAACTAGACCAGCAGTACCCAAACCCTTTATAAGAGGAATAGCACTTGATAAGGCTGTTTTAAATCCCTTGAAGCCTTCAAATAGACCACCCTTACCATCTCCACCATCTTCACCAGCTTTCATAAGTTCGAGATGTCTTAGTTGATCATTCTGTTCTACTTGCTTTTCGAGATTTAATCTCTTATCGTCAATGGTCGCTCTCTCGATAGCTACTTTATTACTATCTTTTTGAGTATCGACCATCAAATTAAGATATTCCTGTACATTAACAATCTCATAACGATTCTTATCTATGGCTTGAGCTATCTCGACTAATTTTTCTTTATTCTCGTCACCAACAACACCAGTTACATTGGTTAATTTCTGGAGAGTATCGGAAGTCTTCTGTTCTACTTTAGTAGCAGGTATTTGTTTCTTCTTAGCCTTTTGAACTTTTAGCTTAACATCTTCTTGAGCTTTTAAATCTCCTTTACTTATAACGCCTTTTTCTACTAGTTCGGAAAGAATCGAATTTGTTTCTTTTTTAGATTCAAGACCCTGAGTAACTACTTCCCTCATGCGATCATCGAGTATCTTAGAATAATCCTTCATGATAGCAGTTAACTCGAAGCCCTTAACACCTTGCTTCTTCAAGGTCTTTTCGATCTCTTCCATAGTCTTAGGATTTTCACCACTTCTCAATTCATCGACAAGGTTAACCATTTCTTGTTTTTTCTCGGCATCCGCATCTTTAACATAATCCTGATATTTTTCAGTTACGTCAAATATTTTAGCTGCGCCTAAAGCACCACCAATTCCGAATTTAAGTAGACCGAGAGAAAGACCTTTCACCATTACTGGTCCCATAGTCTTAGCCTGTAGAATCGCCTTTATTTTTTCTCGCTTCTTACCTTCTTTGAAGAATTTGAATGTTTTGTCTAATAGAGGAGATTCTTTTTCAACAAAACCCTTTAAGAACGTTTTTTGCGATTTCGATAGATCGGCAATTTTATTCTCTGTAGTCCTATTGATTTCAGTAATGACTTTAACCATCTCTTCAGACGGCACTTTAAAGGCATTCTTAATTTCTTTCCCTATTTCTTTACTTTCCTTCGTTGGCATCAGCTTCCTTCTTTAATCTAGCTATTAGTGTGTGTATATGGAATTCTCTTTCGAATATAGGTAGATTCTCTACATACCTCGAATCCATATTACAATGGGTACTTAGATAGTGTATTTCATATAAGAGGTCTTCAAATGTCACTTCGCCTTGAACAGTTATTAAAAAAAATCAATTATATCAAAACCTTCTAATTCTACTTTAGTTTCCTCTCCACATTTTTCATTAGTACATTTGAAACTCTTTTTTACTTTCATACCAAAAGCATTTTCTTCGAGGAATGTTTTAAAATACTTTAATTGATCAGCAGATAATTCATCCATCAATGCTATTCTACTATCGGTATTATCTACATCGATTATCTCTTCATTAAATTCTATATAATCAATCATGTAAGCCAGTGATAATTCCATACCACCGCCATCAGTATCTTCTTCTCTTTTAAGAATTTCTAACATGTCTTCAAGGCATATGTGCTTAAGGAATAAAGTTAATTTATCGGATATTTTTAATTCGTTATTCTTGATACCGTCTAAATAAGTTATCTCCATATCCTTTTCCAAATCTAATACGAAAGGAATTTTATTAGTATTACATTGTTCGCAAGTACCATATAATTCCAGTGTGTTACCCAAAGACTTTATTCTTAGATTTATAATCAACCAATAAAAATCTTCCAGTAGCATACTACCTAGAGATGTTTTGTTTTTACGGAGACAGCTATCGAGAAGTTTGAGCATTATTGTGAAATTATCAAATTTACTCGTTCCATCAGCACCTTCTACCGCCAATAATTTCTGATCTTTAGTTTTAAGAGGTCTAAACTCTACCTTTTCTTTCTTGTTACTAAGTAGCGGTACATTAAAAGAATAGGTGGTTTCCTCCATATGATTTAACACATCATCAAGTTTACTCATTTACAGTTCTCCCATTTTAAGTATTTATAGTTTTTCAATTATTTATATAGGTAGTGGACGCAGAGATTTACGTCAGAGGGTGTAGCTGGAAGTAATGGGGGGAAGAGAATATTCCTGTGAGGGTAAGATTGCCTACCCTCACAGGTAATTATTAGTTGATATTAAAGGACTTCAAATTTACTGAAGTCATAATCGAATGTTACATCAAATGTCTGTACAGCAGAATCACCTTGAGTAATGGCGATTTCACTAACAGTTGAAGGCCACGCACCGTTAAGAGTGATTGCATTCAGTCTATTTCCAGCAGAATCCAATTGGTATACAATCGGGTTAGACTTGTATTGTGCAGGGAACGCAGCGATATTAGACTCAGTACCATGAACTAACTCAGACCATGCTCTGAAAAGCTTATATACTTCATAGCCATCATCCATTCTAAAGGTTATATTCCAAGGGTCATATGACACCATTCCAGCTATTTTATATTGCTGTCCCATGAAAGGAACATCAATTGGCTCGATGATTCTTCCGGGTATTGCGGACGCTTCTACCGTCCAGTTAGCGATTTCGCCTTTACCTACTGGTTGTGGAAAAAGAATCTCCATCTCGAATAGGTATTGTCTAGCAAAATCCCTTACTTTTGCTCTAAATTCTGAAACATTGAAAGGCATGTTTTATTTCTCCTTATTTATCTATATATTTTTATGTTAACTCTATTTGGTTTTTATTAATTTTTCTGGGTTAATCCACCCGATTGAATATTCAATCCATATTTTACCTTCTTCAACATCACGTACTTTTAGTCGATATGCTGGATTTAATTCATGGCTTCCTGTATCAAGAAAGGGCTTACCATCTTTCCTTTTGACAATATCACCTTTCTTGAATTTTTTAGCTAAGTCCACCACTTTTCCTTTTAGAGGTTTCTTCGCTTCTAATAGACTATCTATCTTATCTATGGTACTCATATTATCCTTTTTAATTATTTATAGTTCTAGGAATTTTTCAGTCCATATATTAAAGGACATGTTATTGGCTTTACAATACTGTTTGGCAGATTCTGTTTTTATTTGAATGGTTTCATCCTTTAATAAATTTTCTGGTTTCACTTCTACCAATTCTCTCATACCATCTTCATAGATAATCAAAATATCAGGTATATAATTTCTAGTTACACCTTTCATATCCTTATAAGGTATTCTAAATGGTTCAGTTTCATATATGTTAACTAAAGACATCTGTTCCAACATTTGATATGCTTTTAATTCATATGATGAACGGTAATACAAATCTTTCTGATTTTTCTCAGAATAAAAATATCCAGTTTTAAATTTTTTAGCGAATGGATTAAAAGTCCCATTTAAAATTCTCTGTGATAAATTACGAGACTGTCTCTCCTTTACTTCTTTCTTATTTATACCTTTCTTTCTTGCTAATATGTTAACCTCTTCCTTGTTACTACAAGAAATAGAGCAATATTTAGTATACCCAACTTCTAAAGAGCGAAATGATGTTTCTCGGTCACAAATGTTACATTTCTTATCTAATATATTTTCTAAATAATATTTATCATAATATTCTTGTATAGATAAGTTATGTTTATGTTTTAGATGAGAACCAATACCATGATAGTTATTAAAAATTTTATATCCGCAAATCTCACAGTCAAAAACTATCGTTTCGGTTTTTATTTTTTCTTCATAGATAAGTGCATCTCTTATATCTGTCAGAGCTTTCTTATCTCTGTTATGACAGCTATTTGAACAATATTTTTTGTATCCTATACCGAAATTAACAAAACGAGTAGGATTTGAACATACTGAGCATAAACCACTTTTCTCTTTTTTGATAAATTTATCAAAATAATCTTTACTTGATATACTGTGAGCGGGTTTGATGTGTCTCGATAAACTAAGAATAGAATTAAATTCTTTATAGCAAATATGACAAATTATTTTTTCTTTCATAATGTTTACTCCATTATTTAAGTTATGTATGGAAGTAAGATGATATGGAGTAAACACATCATCAATGGGAGCTACCCACTGTCCTTCCTTAAATATTTATATCTTAAGTTAACTCACTAAAGTCTACACCAGTTTTTGTCGCAGTGAAACGAAGTACGATAAATTCTGCACTCTTAACTGGTTTTACGAAAATTTCACAATGAAACTCATTTCTGTCCACTCTTTCGGGCGTATTAACGGATTCATCTACCAATACTAAGAAGTCATATATACCTCTTCTGCCTTTGATATCATCAAGGAATGGTTCAATCTGGTTCTTAAAGATACTTCTAGTAAGCTGATCATTTTGTTCGAAAACAACATATTTTGCACTTCTACCAATAGCTTTTTCCATGTATAGAAAGAGTAATCTAACATTAACTCTATCGAATGCAGAAGGTTTAGTCTGGAGAGTCTTTTGACCCCAAACACTAATTCCTTGACCGGGGAAACTAACCAATGGATTGATTTGATTCTTATATAGCGTATCTCTATAAGATTTACCCGGATTCATAGCCAGCTTAATAACGTTACTCAAAATACCTCTATTAAGTCCAGCAGGAGCGAACCATGCATCCTCTACATTAGCAGTATGGGCATAGATACCAGCTACATGACCACCACTCGGAACCCATCTGTTTGTATCGTTATATTTATCATAGATATAAAGCCAGTTAGCATATAGCGCACCGTAAGAAGTATTAGCATTAAGTTCCGTCTTTCTATAGTCTACTACATTACTTACAGCGGTTGAAATACTAGCAATACCTACAACATCAGATTTAGGAACATCGAGAATCGCAAAACAGTCTGCTCTTGCAACACATAGCGCAAGAATAGCATTTGCAGTTGCAACAGTAGTATGACTACCACCTATCACATAGTTGATTTCGATTTCTTCAGGGTTATCATAAAGATCATATCCTAGTACGATATCGGCTTCATTTATATCACCGTCCGCACCATTAGCAGGAGCAGTCTCAGCAAACGACTGTAGTTCAGCGGACACGCCAGTATTATTGAATACTAGTATGTAGTTTGAGCCTTTATTAATGACCTCATCGACATACATGTTATTGCCTTCGAAGTCCTTAGTTCCTTCGGTATCAGAAACAAGGTAAGTTTCGAGGATTTCATATTCTCCATCTGACTGTAGAGCAGATACGATAACAAGGAATTCTGTAGCAAGCTCTGGACCTTGATCGATGACAGACTCATAACCAGAGAGAGTAGGTGATGTACCTATAGTAGCCCAATCTGTATTACTGATCATTGCTACTTTGAAATCAGTGTCACCGTAAGCTCCCGGATACTTAGCGTACACTTGCATTTTCTCAGCACCGAATGAGGGCGTATATTCTTCCCAATCAGCAACATAATCACCATCTCCAGCAGAAGGAGCAGCACCAGTGCTTACGTTTAATTGTGAGTTTTTAGCAGTTGCGGTATCAACGACTCTTGTGTAATACAAGGTGTTACCATACTGAAGGAATCCAGCAGCGGTAAAAAAATCCTCATAATCAGTTGATGTCGGCTCACCGAATAGTTCTGCAAACTGTCTTTCATTGGAAACCTGTGTCTTTTCCCATACTGGTCCTTTAGTAGCCCTACCTACATATACTGCTATACTGGTAGCTACAGACGCAACAAAAGCACTTAAATCTCTTTCGACTATGTTTACATCGGGTGAAAGTAATTGTGGCATAAATCTATCTCCTTAAAATAATAGTTCTTAATGTTTTAATTATTTATACTTTCAGGATTTTTCTTGACAGAAGAGTTCCATTCTGTTATAATAGGGTTTAAATAATGGAGGAATGTATTATGAGTGGTGATATGGAAAGCCGACATTTTAATCCTGATGATTATCAGGCCGAGGTTAGATTCAAAAAGTTTGAAGATAAAAAGTTAAATTTTGATTATCCTTCCGAGCCAATTGGTGGCGGTAATCCATATCAGCGATGTGCCGATTGTAAAAGGTCTGCACCAGAAATTAATGGTATAGTCGAAAATCACTATGCTGATTGTGAATGGAGAATAATGATGGAGAATCCAAAAGTCAATGAAACACAATATACCGATGCTATCCAGCTTTATTTCACTAAGTATGTTGTTAAACATCCTCAAATAAGACTAGGCCAATTCCTTTGTAATCTATTTTTGATTACTGACTCCATCATATTCTATCAGGAAGATCAGGACAAGGCAATGGAGCTGTTTACTGAAAGACATGTGATCGAGGAGTAATAATGAAATGTTGGGTATGTAAAGGAGATGTACCAGAATACGGAGCTATTCTTTTAGGTGTTGATGGTGACTTTGCCTGTTCTGAAGAATGTGAAAAGAGATATAAGAGAGATCGTGACCATTTCTTTAATGTCATAATTCATGATGAGGAAAGATGTAAAAGCTGGTTAATGGGAGAAGACTGAATGAGAAGAAAAGTTCCAAGTAATATATCCTATAGAAATGGCTACGTATATAATTGGTTTAGTAACTTTGAACCATTTGAAACACCAATGGATTATGATGGTATTGTATCCAAAACTCCCGAAGCATTCTATCAGTCCATGAAAACAAAAGACCGTTATCTAAGATCAGTCGTTGGTGAGATGTCAGCAGCTAAATCTAAAAGAGCTGGACGTAAATTGATTATAAGAGATGATTGGGAGAACATCAAAGTAGGTGTTATGATGATGGCTCTCAGACATAAATTCGCTGAAGGTACTGAATGGCGTAAACGTCTGGATGAGACCGAAGGTGAGATAGTAGAATGGAATAACTGGCATGATAATATCTGGGGCGATTGTGTGTGTATTAATTGTCTCCTTACTGAGGGTAAGAATCTATTAGGTAAACTCTTGATGGGAATCAGAGACGGTGAAACAGTTATTGACAAAGAATTCTTTTAATGATATAATATGAGGTTATGATGAGTGATATAATAGATAAGGAACTGACTAAGGAAGATGTAATAGAAAGCCTTAGACAGAAAATGACTTCGGGTAATTCAATTAAGTGTTCTGGTTGTCGTATAACCAGAGCAGAATATGAAGTAATTATGAAAGCTTTGAAGGGAGACTAAATGAATACAAGTTGGCAAATAGACAGGGATATGTTTGATGCATCAACGCTTCCGATATTAATAGAACATGGTAAGAAGATTGGTCTAAAGGCAGAAGAAGGCGATGTGGACGCAAAACAGATAATAAAATATTATGGTATGCTTCATAAAAGTTTTGACCCTATGGTACATCTTCTTTTAAGAGAAGCTATGGAAGATTATGGATGTTTTGAAGGAGTAGACTAATGGAAGAATTTATAAAATATAGACTGACGAAAAAGAAATCAATTGAAATAACTATTGAGCTATGGAAATGGTTAGAGGAAAATCCAGTGGCTCAAAAAAGTAGTTGGCCTGAATGGAGAAAGTATGACTATATGAATTGTAGTTGCTCTTGCTGTGAATTCACAAGGAGAAAATCTAAGGCGATGGTAGATGGGGATGAAAAGAATTGTAAAGCTTATTGTTCTCTTTATGAGCTATGGTCTTATCCTAAAATAGAATGTGTGGAAATGCCTTGTGAAAATAGAAAATCTCCTTATGCGAAATGGGTACGTACCCATGACCCCAAAGAAAAGAGTTTTTGGGCTAGAGAGATATGGATGGGCGCACAAAAACTTCTGGAGAAGAAATGAAAGTCTCCAATGAGAGATTGACATTAAAACAGGAATTGTTTGGTGGTGCAGATAAAGGGCTTATGAAAACCTTTATGGGATATCATAAGAAGAATCCTGATATCTATAAATCATTTGAAAAGTTTTCCTTAGAAGCATTTAAAACAGGCAGGAAACACTATAGTCATTGGGCGGTTGCTCAAAGAATAAGATGGTATACGACTATAGAGACTCAAGGTAGTGAGTTCAAGCTATCTAATGATCTGATAGCCTTATATGCTAGATTGGTTGTATATAGAAATCCTGAAATGTATGGATTCTTTAAATTTAAGAAAATGAAAAGAGTGAGAGGGAAATAATGGATATTAAAGATGCTTTAGAACCAACAGGGAAAGTAGTATTGGTATTGGATGGTGAAAAAGTTGAATATGTTAAATGGTTTGATGATACTCTTTGGTGGGTGGATGTAAGATCAGGAGCTTGTGATAGAGAAGTCGGACACTTAGATATCTTAGAAGGTGATTGGGAACCATACCATGAAGTCGAAGAGATAGTTCCTGAGAATGCATTTGAATTATGGAAGAGAGGTGCTTATAAATATTTTACTATTCGGATTTCTGGTGCTTCATTAGAGTTCGTTAACGAGAGTGGTCAGAGCGTTACGGGTATAGCAAGGGCTATTCATAGCAAAGACGGTTGGATTCGTGAATATCCCAAAGTAAAAGATGAGAATGTGGAGAGGATAGAGATTGAAGGGGTAAAATGGAAAAGAAAAGAAATCCATAATGAAGTCTATTTCTATCCTGATTTAGTCAATTCAAAAAGTGATATGACTTACTTTCAACATACTGAATTAACCATGAAACCACCTATGAAAATGATACTCATAATACCAGCGGAGGAGAAGAAATGAATATTAAAGATGCCCTGATACCAACAGGGAAAGCTATTCCAGTGAATGATGATTGTGGTGGATATGTTACTATATTCGAAGATGACCTTTATTGGTTTAATTATGGGACTAATGAAAAGACGTTTAGGGTATCTATACATCCCATAATGAATACCGAGTGGTTGCCTTATGTCGAAGATGAAAAGATAAGGCCAGAAGATGCAGAAGAAATGTGGGAGAAAGATGGTAATAAATATTTTACTGTCAAATATTGCGTTGATGACATATGCTTTGTTGATGGAAATAATAAAGAGTTAGGGTCAGATGTTATTCATGGTAAAAATGGATGGACACGTCTCTGTCCAGCCGTAGAGGAATCAATGAAGGAATATGCTGATAGGGTTTTGGAGAATATGGAACCTGAATTTCCTTTCTGGGTAAAAATAACAGATTGTTCGAATGATAATTTTTGGTATAAAGATAAAATAGGCAGAGCATATAGAATAATTGGCATAGAAGATATAGAGTATGGATGGGGGTTCGAAGACAAGAATAGATATATTGTAGATGATGAGGTGTCTTTAATAGTGGTCGATGATTGTGAAAAAGTAGAACGTGGATAATTTAGTAGTCCATTGTGAGAAGGATAGATTCGATCTTTATATAGGCCGACCTTCTAAGTGGAGTAATCCATTTATCATAGGTAAGGACGGAACCAGAAAGGAAGTCATTGATAAATATAGGGCTTGGATTCTCGATCAACCAGACCTCATGAATTCCTTACCAGAACTAGAGGGTAAAATATTAGGGTGTTGGTGTAAGCCAAATAGTTGTCATGGTGATGTATTATCAGACCTAGCTAACAGACCAAAATGTTATAATTTATTTGAGGAGTAAGAATGAACATACTTTTAGCAGTTACCAGTAGCATATCAGCATACAAGGCATGTGACCTTATTAACCTACTCAGAAAGAATGATTGTAATGTGAAAGTTATGATGTCGGAGAATGCCAAATATATGATAGGTGAATGTACTTTGGCTGCATTGTCTGGTGAGGGTGTCATTACTAATACCTTCGATGATAGTAACGGTGAAATATCTCATATACAATACGCTCAAGAGTGGGCGCATAAAATGGTCATAGCTCCTGCTACTGCCAATATTATCGGTAAGATGGCAAATGGTATAGCCGATGATCTGATCAGCACGACATATATGGCTATGAAAAAGAGATTTGTTATAGTCTGTCCTGCCATGAATACAGTTATGTATTATGCTCCAGCTAATAAAAGAAATATAGATCGGCTTATCGAGGATGGGATTGTTATAATTCGTCCAGTAGAAGGCCGTCTTGCGTGTGGAGATATAGGGAGAGGTAAGTTGGCTCCAGTAGATGTTATAGTCTCTGAAATTATGAAAAATGAGGATGAGTTTTATGAATAAGACATTTCCACTAAATATGATATATAAGGGTATTACTGGAAATTCGATGAGTTTCCAAGATATCGATATAACGAAAGAGGTAGAAATTCCTGTAGATAGTCATGTAGGCGCATTTGGAGTCGATAGAAAACATGATATCCATAAAGGAATAGATTTATATTGTCCAGAGCATACGCCAGTATATTCTATTGAAGACGGTACAGTAGTTCTGATGGAGGCTTTCACTGGAGCCAATGCTGATTGTCCTTGGTGGGAAGAGACCGAAGGAATATACATTAGAGGGGAGTCTGGTATATTCTGTTATGGTGAAATAAAAATAGATAGGATGTTAAAGATAGGAGATAGGGTTGTAACTGGAACATATCTAGGTGACGTTAGAAGAGTGTTGAAAACAGATAAGGGTCGGCCTACGACTATGCTTCACTTAGCTCTTAAATCCTATATGACTACTGGTATACCTTGGAAACTTGGTGAGCATCTACCAGATTATCTGGTAGACCCTACACAAATCCTAATAGACATAGCGAGGCAACGATGAAAATATTAATTACATCTGGTGGGACAACTGAATATATCGATGATGTCCGAGTCCTTACTAATATCAGTACAGGGAAATTAGGTGCTATTATAGCTGAAACATTTTTGAAAGACGGACATGATGTATTTTTTATACATGGTAGAAATTCCATATTACCAAACCCGTATTATAACGATGAAAGACTATGGTTTATTGATGTTAAAGACACTAAAGACCTTATGGAGAAAATGGAAAGATATGTTCCCAAAGCTGATGTTATTATCCATGCTATGGCTGTATCCGATTTCACATTCAATAGAGAGAATCCTGTTAAGGTGAAGTCTAATGATGCTGATGCTTTCATAGATTATATGAGAGATAATATCAGAAAGACTCCAAAGGTGATTTCCTATATAAAGAAATGGAATCCAGAAGCTTACCTTGTTGGGTTTAAGTTTGAGGTAGGAGCGTCTTATAGAGAGCTAGTTAATCTTGGGTATGAATCTATAGATAAAAATGGCTGTGATATGGTTGTTACCAATGATAAAGAGGAAATGATTAGAGAAAATTGTCATGTCGCTCATATCGTAACTAATGAAGGCGCAACAACCTGTATGGAAAAAGAAGGAATTGCTATTGAAATTTTAAGACAAGTGGAGGAATGGAACCGATGATCTTTAAATATGTACAGAAGAAGAGAAAAGAGAAAGCAAAACAAAAAGCAGAAATACAGGCTAGAATAGAAAAGAGGGAACAGGAAATAGAAGCCCGTAGATTGCAGGAGAAGAACCGAACGGTTCTAACTGTACCCGATGCCTCGGTTAAGAATATACTTGCTCTCTATGACGCTTATCGTGACGATGAGTATAATATACATGTGAATAAGTATCTACTTTGGAAAAAGATTGAGTCTGCTCTACCTGAAACGAAAGAAGGTAATTGGTTTATCAATATCCTTGGTTCGAATGATATTAAAATCAGTCAGATATTCTCCAAAGTTCAATCTAATGATTATTATTGTGATACTGGTTATCGCGATTCATATTGGGACGCTACGAGGAAAAAATTAGTATCATGAATATAGAATCCGCTTTAGAAGAAACTGGAAAGGCAATTTTATCAGATTATGAAAATCTATATGCTAGAAAAGATTTTCATAATGATGCAGTATATTGGTTTGATAGATTTGGTGATGTCAGAAGAGAACCTATAGGATTGAGTAATATAAACAATGCTGGTTGGCGACCTTATTATAAAGAGAGAGAAATCAGACCTGATAATGAGGGTGAACTATGGGAAAAATCTGGCGCACTATTATTTACTATCTGTGATAGTGTTAATGGTTTGCGTACAATTGGAATAACTGGATATATCAGTAAAGTAGATAAAGAAATCATTCATGGGAAAAATGGATGGAAGAGAACCAGACCGCCAGTTGAAGATGAGGATGAGAACGTAGAAACTATAGTGATAGAACAGGCTCATCTTTTTGACGGAATACAAAACTATCTCGCGTGTAATGTAGAAACTATGGACTATATAGTGGAAAATCTTTTATGTAAAGATGGAGATACACCCTATATGAAAGTGATTCTCAAGATACCAAAGGAGCAGTAATGAAAACAGGAAAAGAAAAGGCTAGTGAAGCCTTAGAAGCTATCACTAATTTAAAGAAACTAGCCAATAGCATTAATGCTGAAATTAAAGGCTGTCCAGATAATGCGTTAAACGTAGTTATCCCTGAGACTTCCGATAGTAAGGAACTCTATATTATGACTCCATCTCATAAGCCTCTTTTAGATAATTTAAAAAAGGCTTATGAGTTATTGGAAGATCATATCAGTAAAACTAAAACGTTATCCTAATACTGTTAAAGTCGCACATAGTATCAATGCAATACTAGATGAGTCACCCAACAGATTAAAAGTGGTTGTACATAGTTTACAATAAAACATTTTATTTCTCCTTTTAGTTATGGAATAAAAAATTACCGTCTTCTTCACCAGCCCCATCGATTATGATGGGTGCTAGTGGTTCATCATCATATTGGTCTTCATCACTATCCCTAGAAGCCCTGATATCATCTTCTCGGTCAATATAATTAGTCTTTATAATAAACAATGCCCAGAGAAGAGCCATAACAGTATCGTCATGTTCTCCATCTTCTGCCTTGAATATACCAGTAGATGTTTCCTCGAATTTAGATATTTCATATATGGTATCTAAGTCAAATATCTCTATTAAGAAATCCTCAAAGAATTCCTGAAGTAGATCACATCCCATAGATTTAGTTTTCTTGGTAGCTCTAATACCTATATCTTTTCTACCAGCTTTAGTAGCAGCATAGTTGACTAGATTCTCGTATTCTAAGTCATGCCATAATTTATTCACTACTGCTTGACCGACATCGTTATTCTCGCACATGACAAAAGCTTCATTATACTTCATAGCTATTTCATATACTTTATCACCATACTTATTTGTGCTTATCTCATTATTCCTATAGACGGCAACTTGTCTAAATGGAAAGGCTGTAATATCTATGACTTGAGAAACAGAATAATCACCACCAGTACCTTTAGCGGAGTCTGCACCTACAACATAGGTATTTCCAGCAATAGGTTGTTCGTATATCTTAAAACAGTTATCTATAATCTCTATAGGGTCTGCGGATTCTAACTGCTCAAGAATTTCTGGTTTAATTAATGTTTTAGAACTACCTATAAAGGAACACTCATATTCCTGATTCCATTTAAGCTTACCAATATTCTTAATTGTTTCTTCTTTGAAATCTTCATCACGATCAGGTACATCATTCCATTTAACCTTGAATGGCGCAAATGTATTCTTCTTTTTAACCGCTTTATTCCATATCGAATGATAGTGGTTCATACCATTCGGAGTAGAGATGATTATAAGTTTCGCCTCTTTGGATGCTGATATAGTCGGATACATGGATGTAAAGAATTCATCAGCTATATTCTTCTTGAGGAAAGCAAACTCATCAAGGATAATAAGGTTTCCAGATATACCCCTCATACCGTCTGCGCTAGTCGCTTCAGCAGAACATCCAGAACCATTCTCTAGGGTACAGCTAGTCTTTGCCCATTCTACGACACCAGCCTGAAGGAAAATCGGTAGATACTCATAGGCAATCCTAACTTTCTGGAATATCTCTTTGGCTATCTTTAGCTTGTTAGCCATGATAATAGCTTTCTTATCATCATTGAAAAGAATATAGTGGAGTACATACATTGCAGTAATTGTAGATTTACCGCATTGTCTGGGAGCCAATACAATAGAAAATCTATTATCTCTTAGGTGATTAACAAAGTCATACTGAAAAGGATATAGCTCTATATTATGTTTACCCTTGTCTGGGTGAACGATATAACAATATCTTGACATGAAGTATTCTACGTCAGCAGAGCATTTAGCCATCTCTTCTAGCTGATCTCTAGTAAGCTCCATTTTAATGCCAGCACGTTTGATTTTAGGCTTGCCATCGTATCGCGCGATTTTGGGAAGTAATGTTGTATTGGACGGTAAAACAGGGTTTCCCTCTTCGTCCAAATAATAATCTTTTTTAGCCATATTCTCCTATAATCTATAATTATTTATACACCTAACTTTTTTTCTTGACTTTTTTAGTAGGGCTTGATATGATGTAATCAGTAAGTCGGAGTTAACTTCAATAGAGATAGGAGATTGGTAATGAAAACATCAGACAGAAACGACATCGAATTAAATATCGGTGATAGCGTAAAGCATTTTTCCAGAAAAACTTATGATTGTCAAGACAGGCCAGAATATATTGGTAAAGTTGTAAGTTTAGACCCTGAGAGGTTGCCACTAATAGGAATAGATTGCGGTTGTGAGTTTACAAGATGGATTCCTTATTTTGACATAGTACATTATAATCAGTATGTGAAACATTAATAACCAAGGGAGAAATAAAATGAAAGACGAAAAATGGAATGGGTTATTTGGACATTATTCAAAAAGGACCTTAAAACGGTTTAAAGAATTCCACCAAGAAAATCCACATATCTTTAAGGAATTTAAACAACTAGCATATAAAATGAAGAAAGCAGGTAGAAAGAAATATTCTGCCCAAGCTATTATATATGTAATTAGATTTAATCAGGACTTAAAAACAACAGGTGATGTATTCAAAATTAATAATGACTTCACCTCAATATATGCTAGACTTTTAATGTATAGAGATTTGTCGATGGAAAATTTCTTCGAGATAAGAAAAGAAAACAATAATGGAATTAAAAGTATGGAACATTCCATAAGGGAAATTGAAAATAAAGCTTGACAAATAAATTATAATTAGGTATAATGGAGACAATCATGAAAAGACTACTTATTTACATACTATTAATTCTAAGCATTACATCTACTGCTAATGCCCAAACCCATTTGGTAGTGGCTACAGATGAGATGCCACCTTTCTCTATGAAGGATGAGAGAGGTATCTGGTATGGAATCACAATAGACCTCTGGAAAGCAGTTGCTTCTAGGAATGGTTATACTTACGATATAAAGGAACTTTCTTTAACAGATATACTTTCTCAAATCAAAACTGGTGAGGTCGATGTCGGTCTATCCGCTATCACAATTACATCCGAGAGAGAAAAGGAATATGATTTCTCACACCCTTACTTTTCTTCACCGTCTGGAATAGCCACAAAATCCGATAATACATTCTTAATGGTAATCAGTAACTTAATATCTGTAGATTTTATAATCGCCTGTATCAATTATTTAATTATTGTCGGTTTCATCGCTACCGTTATATGGTATTTTGAGCGTAATAATCCTGATTTTGGAAAAGGCTTTAAGGGTTGGCTCAATACATATTGGTTTACTCATGTGGTAGCTACTACTGTCGGACTAGGTGATAAAGCTCCCAAAACAGCAAAAGGCCGTCTTGCTACTACCGTCTGGATGTATATTGCACTGATCTTAGTCAGTTCATTTATAGCTACTCTGGCGGCTACTGCTACATTAAGTAATATCAGCGAAACCAATAAGTCAGTGAAGTGGTTAAGTAATAAAGGGAAGATAGCTACATCGTCATATACTGCCAGTAGTAAACTTTTATCTAGTCTGGGAGTACAATATTCAAGTCTCGATTCCGCTGAAGATGCTCTCGAATCTCTGGAGGCAGGTTTACATGATGTGGTATTTTATGACTATGCTACATTAAAACACTTGACAAAGGATAACAATAGTGTTACCTTACATAAAGCTAACTTCAATATAGAAAGTTATGGAATATTATTTAAACAGAATAGTAAATTGAGGGAGGAGGTGAATCGGAGTGTAATTGATTATACGTCATGTTCAAGGTGGAGCAATATTTTAAAACTACATTTAAACTAATAAGGAAATATAGGAGGATAAAGTAACATGAAAACCAAATTGAGTATTATAGCACTGGCATTGATTCTCATATCAACATGGACTTATGTTGAAGTAGAGGCTCGGAGGGGTGGAGGCGGAAGGAGTTTTTCTTCATCCAAAAGCTTCTCAAGTTCAAAGAGTTGGGGTAGTTCAAAAAGCTCTTTCTCAAACGCAAGAAAGAGAAGTTCTTCAAGGTCTAAGACCGTAACAACTTCTAGGCCGAAGAGAAAAATGAAGGCAGTCTCAAAGACTACCTCATCTAAGACAAAGATTAGTAAGCAAAGGGCTAAAAATAAAGCACCGAAGACTGTAGCGAAGAAGCGTAGTGCTGCGTATACTTCTAAATTCAAGAAGTCGAATAAGAAGACTCAGACCTCTAAGCAGAAAGCAGTACGTACTTCAAAGCTGAAGAGAAAATATAGTAATAATAAAATTGCCCAAAGGACTTCTAATTATAATCCGAGAACTTATGATACCAGAAGGACTTCATATTATAGTGGCTACAATGCGCCATCATATGTATATTACGGTTCTTCGAGCTACGGTATGTGGGATGCGATGTTCCTTTACATGATGCTAGATAATTCAAATAATAGTTTTGCATATAACCAATATAACAATGCTGGTTATCAGGGTTGGAGACAGGAAGCTAATATGCAAGCAAGAGAGAATGCCGAGCTAAGAGCAAAGCTTGATCGTCTTGATCGTGAAGTATCTCAGATGAGCGGTACACGCGATACCAATTATCTTCCTGAAGGCGTTGATGCTGATATTGCACTATCTCAGGACGTAACAAATGCCGTTAAGCCTACACTAACTATTTGTACAGGTGGAACAGACGGTATGTATTACTATGCAGGTAACGTGATTTCTAATGCTACTATGAGCGTAGACGGAAAGGTTCTTCGTACAGAAGGTACTATGGATAACCTCAAGAAAATAGATGCTGGTCATTGTGATGCTGCATTTGTACAAAGAGACGGTTACTGGATTCATGCTCAGAAGAACAACTCTAAGCTAAATTATTCAAGGATACCGTCTGTATATACCGAGTATGCTCATCTTATTTGTAACACTGAAGCCGATATCAATTCTATTGATGACCTCGACTCAGGTAATACGGTTCTCGTGGGTTATGAAAACTCTGGTTCTTATCTGACATGGGCAAATTTCGTTGCCGAGAATAGCGATTATGCTGATGTGAATGTAAAGGTCTCTAAGAGTATGAGCGGTAATGTACTTAAGGTTACTAATGGGCAAGCCGATTGTTTACTGGCTGTTACTGGTATCAATGCCAGAAGCATGAGGAATGCCGTACAACTTGGTAGTAGAGGTGAACTTAAATTGGCTAATATCGAAGATGGTAGTCTTGATAATCTGAAAGACCCCGGTAATAAGCCAATTTATAAGTTCGGTACTATCAAGGCAGGTACTTACGGTAAACTCCAATCTGGATGGCTTGGTAGCAGTGATATCGATACCATTACCGTTGATATGGATATGATCATTTCCAACAAATGGAAGAATAAAAATCCAGCCGTATTTGATGCCCTTCTGGAAGAGATAAATAGTGTTATACCCTCTATCAGAAATCAGGCGAGTGGGAGATAATCATGAGTTTTGTCGGTGATTACTTCAAACATAAGTTAAAGGAACGTAAGGATTCCAAAAAGGGTATTGTCCATGATGATGCTCCTCTAGGAATCAGATTAAACAGCCTGATAACTTTGGATGATACCCCATCTCTCTTAAATCCTGAATTGGAATGGTTCGAGGGCGGTAAATACACCGTCCTCGCAATTTCCCGACTCAAGATATTCGGAGATAAGACTTATAGAGTCTACATGAAGAATACGGAAAACGATAATGAAGTATTCATGCAACTCAATAAGGATGGTTCTGAAGTTATTCTCTTCAAACAGACTTATGGGTTTGAGCCTCAATCGGATGAAGATTGGAGTGATTGGCTTGATACGGATGACGGTCTAATAGGCTATTCCGATATTGAGACTCCAGACGATGAAACCTATTTACGACTTTGGGGTAGCGGTGAATGGTCATCTCCAGTCAGTATTGTGGAAGATATTGAAATAACTGGTGAACAATCTGAAGCCGAAGAAGGCGAATATAATAGTGATGCTATGCTATTCAACAGGTTTCTCAACAGCGATGAAACAGAATATCTACTGGTAGCAGTCGAATTCGATCTGGAAGATGATATGGGTGAGGTATTTGCTAATATAGTCATATATAAAGGATTTACAATTCATCCTATGTCACTATCAATAATCTAAAATAAAAAGGAGAAATAAAATGTTAAAATTTCTATCAGCGTTTACAAAAACAAAAATCGAAGATGCGGGTGAGGCTCTTGCTGGTGCTATCGTTAGATACGATACCGAGGGAGCTACTGAAGCCACCATCAAAATGATGGATGATAACCTAAATCAGATTCTTAAAGAAGCTGGTCAGGCGAGAGTCGAGCATGGAAAGGAGCAGAGGGAAGCGGATGAAATCGTCAAGCTCTATAATCAGAGGTTACAAGCTGCCGAGACTCTTCAGAATCAGATAGCAGAAGCAGGAGACGATGATACAAAGGTTGCCTCTCTATCCGCTAGTCTCGGAACCCTTCTTGGTCTTCTCGAAGAAATGGGAGATGATGTCGAGCGTGAGAAGCAAGAAGCTATCGATGCCAAGGAAATGTTGGATGAACTCGAAGCTACCGCTTCTGAAGCGGCTGATACTCTCAAAGATGCTCGTGCCGAACTTAAGAAGGCAAAACAGGGTATGCAGAAAGCACAACTGGCAGAGGAACGTGCTAAGAAGAAGGCGAAACGTGCCGAGCTTGCCAGTGGTATTAGGAGCAAGACAGGTGGTATCAATACTGCTATCGAAGCCATGCAGAAACGTACTGATGATGCCAAAGCGTCTGCCGATGCATCAACAATGAAAGCACGTCTTCTGAAGCCTACTGGTGGACTCGATGAAGACCCCAATATCACGGCTGCTATGGGTGGTGGAGATGATACTTCCACTATGAGTATTCAAGATCGTTTAGCTGCTCTTAAGAAGTAACAATAATAAATATATGGTATCAAAAAGGTGGGTCGTTAATTCGGCCTACCTTTTTTTATAAAATAGTTCTTGACTTCCACATCTACCTATGATAAGCTGTACTCATAATTAAGAGAAACATTAATTAAAGGAGATCGAAATGAAACTAATGACTAAGATAATCGAAGATAAGCTGGTTAGGAACTCTAAGATCAATCAAGAGTCTGGTGGGGAGTCTGACTTCATACCAGTAGTTAAGTTTTTCGGTGGCGGAGCATGTACATGGTTAATTACGGAATATGACGAGGAGAGCAGAATGTTCTTCGGTCTCTGTGATCTTGGGCAAGGGTTCCCTGAGTTAGGATACGTTTCTAGGGATGAACTCGAAGCAATGAGATTCCCACCATTTGGTCTGGGTGTCGAAAGAGATAGGTACGCATCGTTTAACTTTCCTCTCAGTATATACGCTGAAGACGCTTCGAAAGCTGGTAGAATTACTTCATAAAGGAGAAATAATATGTATTATTGTGCATTCCCTCTAATGGGTGAGAAAATTTTAGGAATCGTCAGTGCAGACCCAAAAAATGTGTCAATATCATTAGTAACTGTAAAGGCATGGAATGACGCTGGTTTTGAGGTTCGGTTGATTACTAAAGATCAAATGAATAAAGCAATCGAGACATATGGTATCTAAGGTTGGTAAATTATCAAATATAAAGGAGCGATCAAATGACTAAAACTAAAGTATGGATTGAACTGGTAAAGATTGAGAACAAAGAACATGCTGAAGAGCAATGTAAGTTAGCGAATAACATGTTGAAAAGATTAGGTGCTAAAGGCCAAAGGTTTTTCTATTCAGAAAGAGATAGTCTTTATTGCTTGGAAACATCAATAGACGGACTGTATACAGAGTTAGTGGATAATGGTAGTTGGTTTAGCCTTGATTACTTCGGCAGAGAGGGAGAATAAAATGAAACAGATAAAGGGATATGATGGTAAATTACATAATTTAAGTGATGATGAATATGAAGTTTTAACTAACGGTCATTCGGGCGTTAAGAAAGGAACGATAGTTCGTCTCATTTCTGGCGTTATGAATAGTGAAGTGGTTGGTCATCACTTCGATTCATCTTTTAGGACAGTATGTAAATCAAATGCGTCTACAGCTCAATTTCTGGGAATCAAAAAGAGTGCTTTAAGGAGAGTAAAATGAATTTATATATAAAATTAGCAGCATGGATTATCATTTCAGGAATAGTCATAGGTCTCGGAATGGATATGGATATGAAGTCTTTATGTGTTGGTGGTATTTTCAGTGCAGTAATAGCCGTTGCATATTTATTAGGCTCATACCTTAAATAATAAATTTAATTAAAATAGTTCTTGACATTCATATTTACCTGTGATAAGCTGTACTCATAATCAATTGAAACACTAATTAAAGGTGGTTGTGATGAGTAAACTATATGATGATCTTTGTTATAAAGATAAACGTAACCCAATGTATAGTGACATATACGATGAGGATGATACACCGATAGCAAGAGAAAATTGTTACTGTGATAATTGTTTTGGTGGTAAAGATAGACTCGCTCTTGTAGCATTGGAATTGTTAGAGGCTCTAAAGAGGAATCAAGAGGCATTGCTTGCAGTTCTTGAACAACATGGTAACTCGGTTTTGATTCTTCCTGATGTATGCCCACATGAAACAACACCACATATTGAAATATTTGAAAACCAGAAACTTATAGATAAGTTAGAGGGAGTTTGAAAATGGGTAACATATATAAAGAACCTAAAATCACCGTTAATAATATAGTGTTAAATGATGCTCATGCCATGACCATAAGAGCAGCTTTAAATCATATGGCTTTGGATTTGAGACATGATGGACTCGGTGATGATGCTCACGGAAAGAAAATGACTGAATTGTATTTGGAGCGAATTAAAGAAATCAATGCTATTATCTTTAAGGGAGCTTGACAAATGAATGAAGCTTCCAGAATAACAGGTATGCGACATTGCCCTATTTGTCAAAGTCTAATAGAAAGACAAGAAAGTTGGCGTAGAGTAATGGATGGAAATTCTGTATATGTTTGTTTAAGGAATCCGAAAGAACATGTATTCTGGATAAACCCTAGAGGTCATAATCATATACATCTTAATCCAGATGCATCAGAAACCAATTTTGATAGTGATAAAGTTTGGAATGTGTTGCCAGATGGTACATATGAAGAAATACCTTATCCGCCAAAAGGAAAACATAATAAAGAATCGGCTTTAGAAAGGGCGATAAGATTACTCAAAGAACTATTCAATCATTGGCAGTTAATAGAGTTACCTGTTAGAAGGGTATTTCCTCAGTTATACAAAAATGAAATAGTCGGTGTACAACCAATGAAGAAACCTTGCGGTGAAATATATTTAAAGAAGAGGTTTGTTAAAGAATGTGTATTAGGGATGGAAGAAGATGTCAAACAGGCGATTGAAAAGGAGAAGTCTGATGAAAGATAAACTAACGAAGATGATCAAGATAAGTAAGTTGACTGGTATTAAATTTGCCGAATTGACAGATGGTATCACAACTCATCTTATATCAGGTGAAGTAATCCCTTCAGAACTTGTTTTTATACCTACGTGGTGGATAAGAGAGGGTAAGACTAGAGCAGATGGTATATACCGATTAATAGAATATACCTGTGAAGGTGGAGGCAAAGATAATGACTGTAAAATAGGTTCACCAGCTAAGAGCTGTCTTAAACGTGGTCTTGTAGTAAGAGATTGCGCTAAATATAAATTAGATATGCCTTTTGCCTTAATAACACTTAATCAATGTCTTGAATTAATGGAGGATTAATACAATGATTGATTTTATTTTAATTGCAATTTTATGGTTGCTTTCTGGAATCATTGGTAGTAGTATTATTATATTAAATGATGCTGGAGAAATTAAAGTCAAAGATATACCATTTATATTGGAAGTTGGGATGTTAGGATTCTTTACACTTCTTTTTGTTCTCTTATTTTTCTCACTTGATATTTTTCAAAAGTATTGGAATAAATGGTGGAAAACAGTAGACCAAGAAAAAGTATTATATTCATCTAAAAGAAAGAAGGAGAAATAAAATGTTTGAAAACTATCTTAATAAATCTCGGATATTTAAAAGACTTACTATCATCACTTTCTTTGGAATGTTCGGTGGGTTAATCTTAGGCTTAATTGTCTTAGCAACTATGAATTTTGATGTAGTTACCGTTAGAGATTTAGAATCTTTATTTTATCTATTTCCATTTATACTCATCACGGCTGTTTTAAATTCTTTATTTCTAGGATTTAGTTCTAGTTATGATAGGAAAGCATATGATTGTATTGGTGATGACTCAGAGGAGCATTTTTAAATGTCTACCAGAAAACGCATATTATTAATTCTAGCTAAAGAGGAATTGAAAATGGCTATATGGTTTAATGCTGAAGGATTCATTTCTCTTTATGAATCATCATTACAACGTGCTAAACGTTTAATAGAACAAGCGGAGGAAATATCATGAAAATAGATGTAGAACCAACAGCGGAAGTTATTGATCGTATGGCAAACCAATTAAGAGACTATGCGATTGATCTTGATCGTACAGCTCGTAGTATGAGAGATAGTGGAGATATATCATATGCTGGTGAAGCTATGAATAATATACAAAATATTGGTATGAATCTCAGGGCGGATTTACTCGTTACCAGACCAATTAGGGAATATGAGAAAATATTAAATAATAATACTTGACATCTAGGTTATGTTCTGATATGCTGTATTCATAAATCGGAATTAACTTTATATGGAGAATCAAAATGAATGATCAAGCGAGAGCAGAACAAGAGGCGTTACAACTGAGATGGGAAAACCTTCTATTAAGATTGAATGCCATCAATAACATTTATGAGCTTGACGGTAGCGAAATCAGGACCAACATCATTGATTATAGAAAAAATGCTGTCGTCACTATCCACAGGGAAAGAGTATTTACAGAATCATGGATACGTGAAAATAAACATGCTATCAGACTAAAGGTTAGTGCGGTAGCTGGTTATAACGGTAAGTTAGATGATCTCAAGGCCAATAAACTGAGAAAGGATTTCAGCGAGGTCGATGTTACCGCTCTTGATAAGAGAGTCATTGAGATGCTTACTGATGCCTCGAAGATTCTCAAAGAAGATGGAGAATATAAACCCATTAAAGAGGATAACAAAAAATTCGTTATCAGTAACTTCGAAGGTGTGGAACTGGAAACATATTCCAGATCAGAATTTCAGACTACGTTCGAATATAGAGGTTATTCTTTTATCATACATGGCGAGAAAAGAATAAAATTCTCTGATGATAATTATAGCAAGAATCCGAAATATCTCAGATATAAGGAGCTTACTGTTGAACAGATAAAGGAAGTTATCTCTACGCTCATTGAGCAAGAGACCGAAATCCTTAATATACTCGGAGAGGAGAGCTAATCATGAGTGAAATTTGTCTAGGCTGTAAAGGCGAATCCCTTACACATACTTGTAAAAATAAAGAGTTGATGATGGGTATTCAGAAATTGTTAGGGAAGATAAATAGAGTTACTTCTAGTCATAGACATGGTGTACCTATAAACCCATATGACCTAACTGATTTATCTAATTATCAGATCGATTTCGAAAACCTATTAGAAAGTCAGAGGGAGAAATAAGATGAAAGACCCTAAAAAAGGTGAAGAAGCTATTTGTGTTGCTTGTGGAGAGAAAATTCGATATAATGGGAATCTATGGTTTCATATCAACACAGACCCCAGACATATTGCAGTTCCCTTAAAGCCGTCAGACGTGAATGAATATGACCTAACTAAACATTCAGATACTCGATTCAAAACAACTGATTTTGTGGTTGAGGCCAATAGCTGTGAAAGTCTCTATCTATGGAAAGATTGTCAGGAACGTAAAAATGAGTGGGTACAGGATAATTCTGGTCTGATGGTAAAGGTCGGTGAAGTAAATGATATGCCTGTAAACATTTCTGTTCTATGGAATACTGTAGATGACCTCAAGGTATTATTCTGGCATCCAATCAGTCGTATGGTTGATTATGATATGATAACCGATTGGTTTGTGCGTAACTGTGACCCTAAATACTGTAATGGTGAGCGAAGAGCTAAGACTAATGCCCAGAACTTCCATCTTGTAATACACGAAGCCAAAGACCGAAAAGAAAAATGGTATGTTACTGGTGATCATCCTATATCTCTAAGACCAGACAAATATGGGTTGACTAGGGATGAGGCTGAAGACTATGCCAAGGAATTAGAAAAATATGGTTTCGAAAACATTGAGATTTATCTTGACAAGAAGGATTAGTTCTGATATGATGTATTTAGTAAGTCAGACATAATCTTAATTGGAGGCAAGACATGAATCTCGAAGGCGAAAAGATATTAGAGGAACTGGAAAAATTCTATTGGATGATTTCGAATAAGGCTAGTAAGACTGAAGATGAAACCGAAAAGACGAAATTACACAATACCTCAAATCTTATCCATAAAACCAGAGAATTCATCCGAGAGCAGGATGCGCTCATGGAAATAAAAAATGAACTCTTGGAGAAATACGATGCTTAAATTTGAAATGGTTTCTAAAAGCTATGCTATTGCTATAGAGGATGTTGATGAGTTCCTATCCATCGATAAATACGAGGGCGATATTCCTTATGATGAGTCAAGTAAATGTCTTTATATGTCTCTCGAAAAGATAGATGGTATCCATAGTGTTGATTATAATGGTCATTTCGGCTCATATATTTACTTGACAGTCGAAGAAGAGCATGATACTATAGAGACCCATAAGAAAATATCTGATCTCATCACTAACCAAATCGAATTGGCTAGAGAATATGTTCTTAATCCGATAGACGAAGAAGACGAGGAGCAGTAAAATGAAGATTATTTTTGATGGTGAAAATATAACAACAAATGTAAAGATAGAGGTGGGCGACATCCGTAATATTACGGTTGAATATCTTCCAAAGAAAAATAAATATTCGGTGTTTTTCGAAGGAAGTGACTTTAAACACGAAACTAAACAGTACACCAAGGTCCAGTTTGAAGGAGTGGACTTTGAAGATGTAACTCATAGATTTCACTACCCGAAATATTTATCCTTTATGGCATCAAACGGAAAATATATAAACTATTATCCAGAGGGAACAAAATAATGGATATACCATTAACTGATATACTCAAAAAGATTACATCTAAAGACAAACGTTTAGAAATATATTATGATATAGCATCTGAGAGAGTTATAATTAGACATGATAATGCTGCGTGGAATTATCCCACTATTGAAGAAGCTATAGCTGGATTCATAGGAAGTCATATCAGAGGAGATCGGAAGTAATGCGTTCTAATTCTTACACTTATAAAGACAGTCTGATGAAGACTACAATGGATTATTTTATCAGGTGTTATGTGGAATCAGATAAATATACGCTTATCTTAAGACTCCCATATTTGATATTATTGCTCACGGTGGGTATCATCATATCTCTGATATTGGATTTTGTCGTTGCCTTTGTAAGACTACCTAATTAATTTACTTGGCATCTGATATCGCTTATGTTACTATATTCTCATGTTCGTAAATAATCTAAAAGATCGTAACAAAGAGAACGTCAAGAAAGTCCAAAAGCTTCTTAATAAATTAGAGGCCGAAGACTTCAAGCAGAAGTGTATCGAATGCTATCTAAAGGAAGAATGTAAGGAGATAGATAAATGTCTACGTTAGATATAACTACATATGATAGGATAGAGCCTTATGGTGCTATATTTCTTAAAATAGTATTCGCTATACCAGTTTGCATATCCGTTTTTATAATGGTATCTTATTTCTGTGTAGGAATGGGTGTAATAGTTCCCTATATGTTTCTCGCTGATGAATATGGATTTGGATTTCAGAGAACTTTAATATTCGGAACTCTATTTCATATAGTGAATATAAGCATATTTTGGATTGCGATGAAATTTGATTACCATGATGTCGTTTATTATGCCTTTACTGAAATGGTAATAGGTATGATCTTAGCATATGGTATTTCAACTGGATTTTCTTGGTAAGGAGAAATAATGATTAGAATCTGTTCGTGGTGTAATAGGCCGATGGGAGAGAAAGAACCCTTCGATGATAAAAGTATAACTCATGGTATGTGTGAAAAATGTGCAGAAGACTTTGTAGGTAGTGTAACATCTCAGAGAAAAACATTATTTAGAGACGAAACTAAAGGAGAAGTAAGATGTCTGAAGTAATAAGTAAAGAATTGGAATTGCTTACGACTGCGGATTTGAGAAGAAGATATGATAAAACCAAAGGTAAGATATCTGAGTTGGAAAATGAAATAACTCTCATCTATATGGAATACAGAAGAAGACAGGTAGAAAGTGAAAAAATAGTTGAGTGGATGGAAGATATAATAAAAGAAACGGAGTTTTAAGATGTTACTTACTGGTTTCGCCATATTGTGGCTTATACTCGGAATGATTTTAGCTGTCCTCATTTGTATAGGCAAGATTCCTTTCGTGGTATTCATGCTTTATTGGGGTTTAAGTTCTCTTTTCTATCTTATTACGAGAAATAAAACTAAAGGAGTAAATGACTGATGTATATCCTAACAGAAAGTAGTCCAGAAGGCTCAAATTTCCCATACAGGGACAGTTTGAACCTAGACCTATACAATGCCATTAGAAATGAAAGAAAACGTCTAGGAATGCCAAATAATAACCACAACATCGTTTTAGAAGATCATCCTCTGATTGGTAAGAAGATAAAGAAAACTGAGACCAATAAAATATACAACATCGAACAGGTCAATCAACAATGGTATGCTGGTTGGTATATCGGTTTGCTGATAGAACAAAACGGCAGTCATGGTTTCATATGGTATGAAAATATTGACTGTTGGAATGATATTGTTGTGGATTCCATCGAAGAGAATAAAACCATATATACGGTATTGGAGGATTAGATGGAGCTTAAAATAATAGGTGAAACTGGTTTAGACTTTTTTACTGATCTACAGAAATTGGCTATGAAACATAAAATCGCCATAATGACTTCTCAACAGAAAAAGGAAAGTACATCGAGCGATACGGAAGACCTAGTATTTCAATGTAGGAAATGTGAACATCTTCTTTATGTCTCTAAGGAGAAGATGGATAAAATAGAGAGCCTTCCAGAATACGATTGTCCTGAGTGTGGAGAAGAGGGCTATCTAAACTGGATACTTTCACATAGCGGTAACTATGAAAAAGATTATGGAGGTAAGAAATGAATGGTGCGATGTGGATAATGGTAACAGGAGCAGTAATTTTTTCTATTCTAGCATATTGGGCAGAAAGAAAGATTTGGCCTATTATAGGTGGAGCATGTATAGGATTTGTGGTCTCAGGTATCATAACTCTATTACTACTCTTAGTCGCTAGTGGTAATCCTGATTCAGAAGAACAGGTTGTTTGGAGAACCGAATATATTTATTCCTTAAAAGATGCTAATAGCGGATTACAAGGAGATTTTATATTAGGTACTGGCTCTATAAGCTCAACATGGTACTATCAAGCTTATGTATATACAGATGATGGATACCATAAAGAGAAATTCGAACAGAGTAGGAGTTATATTAAAGAGGATGCTCATACCAAACCTACAGTAGAGAAGTTTATAATAAGAACTCATAGAAATTGGTTCATGACTTGGTTAACTGGAAATCCTACTTCGGATGCTGGACATTATAACAAATATATCCTTCATGTTCCTAAAGGAACTATCATAAGAGAATTTAGATTAGAATAGAGGAGACCTATTATGTGGGATGACTTTTATATTGGTGAGAAGCCAAGACGGAGATACAATAGCGCGGTTGCTGTATGGTACATGAGTGATCTTTCGGAAAACACTGAAGAATATTGGTACAGTAAAGGTAATATGTTGGGTGGAAGGATTAACAAAAAATCCTTGGTCGGAACACATATCACGGAATTGATTGAAAAGGGAAAGACCCAAGAATTTATAGAGTTGTATGCCTTTAAACAAGGATTAAGTATCTTGAAACCAAATCAGATAATGAGAATCATATCTGAAGCTCAAAATGAGGCATATGATCGTGGTCGGGAAGATAAGGCTAAAGAAATCCGTATAGCATTAGGAGTCTAAAATGACGTTCGGTAGACATGCAGCACATCAGAGTAAATTGAGACGAAGGCATATAATATTATCTTGCATATTAACAACGATATGTGTTATAATGTCGTTCTATATCGTAATCATTACTTTAATGGAGAATTAAAATGAAAAAGATATTAATTATATTGGTTGCTTTAATGTTGTTCGCCTGTGAGAACGAAAGTGAACATATAGAAGGTATATATTCATATGGTGGAGAGTCTACTATATGCCTCAAGGGAGTAGTTTATTATACTTTCAATAATCGAATGGCTCCTGCTTTCGGTAGAGATTCCAAAGTGATACTATGTGATCAGAAGGAGACTAAATGAGAATTACTTGGAAACACGGACTGCTATCTTTTCTAACATTTATTGGTCTTTTCATCGGTGGTTTAAGTATGCCTCAACCATACCGAATGTATGCAGGAGGCTCCAGTATGTTTTTTATATTACTAGCTTTCGTCTTATGGTTAGTATCTGATCTACAGAAGACAGATCAGAACTGGAGAAAATTTGAGAAGCTGAAAGAAGATAAAGATTTCACTAATTATATAGAAGAAGAATTCGAGAAGGTAAAATTCAATTTCAATTTCAAATCCCAGATGGTATTAGGAAGTAAAGATATTAACTACCGAATGAAGTATTGGGATAAACTAAAGAAAGAGGTTGATAAAAATGACACTTAAAGAGACATATGAAAAGGAAACTGGTCTTCAGGCCAGTGGTAAACGTGGGAATATTAACGACCACCAATATATCGAATGGCTTGAGGGTAAATTAGAAAATAGAATCGTTGCCTATAATACAGACCAATTAGATAATATAGCAAAAGAACATGGGTTTCCAATTACTCTTCTTCCAGTGAGTGAGAAGGAAATTGCAGCTATATTAGATAAAGCGGTTAAAGAGGGGTTAATAGCACCATGACCAGAAGTGATATAGACTTAAAGTTGGGTAAGTTGTATAATATGAATTGTAGGGATAAGGACGATCTGATCATAGCTCTATGTGAAAAGATAGATAATGTATATGAGAACGTTCTATTTCCTATAGAGAATGATGGTAAGTTTGCATCTATAGCCGAAGTCCTTAGAAAGGCATTGGAGAAATGATATGCCCGAAGTAAAACAGGAAGTTAAAACATATCTTATTAGATATCTATGTGATGAATGCGGTAAAGGAACTCTGAACCCAACAGGAATTGCTCTAATAAGCTACCCACCACAATATCCTCATATCTGCGATGAATGCGGAAGAAATGAAACCTTCTTGGAGAAATACCCTAAAACTGTCTATAAGACTATAGAGGAGAGATGAAGAAGGATTAATCCTTCTTCATCCCATCAGCTATTTGTTTTAGTATCTCGGATGTATTACCGACAACCAATACATTGTTAGTGACATCTCCACCGCCATGATCTTCACCAGTTTCTTTATTTGTCTTAAGAGCTAACTCGGTTTCTATTTTATTAATAGAACCTAGCTCTTTAAGACAGCTATTGATAGAGTCGATCATATCAGCAATAACTTCTGTATTTCTGGCCTTCTCATCTTCCTTCTGAATTTCTATAGCTCTATCGAGAGCTTCTTTAGCCATTTGAACATTAGCTCTTAATTCTCTTTTAATGAAATCGAAATCACTTTCTACTTCAGGGAAGTCTAATATCTTACCTGTCTCACCATCGATGATAGGAAGATTATCGGTCTCAGAACCCTTAATAGGTAATTCACTTTCTTCATAGGTAATGTTAAAAGCATCATCCAAACCTTTAGCTGCTACTTTCTTCTTTTTCTTGTCCATCTCTCATCCTCTTTAAAATACAGTCACAGTCATTTTCATTAGTACCGAATAATCCATTTACACATTCTATACATGGGTCGGCTCCCACATACAAATAATTGCCGATGTCGGGGTCAGCCTTATCGTCCATTTAGTCGCTCTCCTCTATAATTACATTTAATAAGTAGTTCTGGTCATATAAGGTAATGTACATCCGCATATACCAGATGCATGAGGATTATTTTTAGGATTATTACTACATCCAGCGCAAGGGTCATTATAATCAGGTAAGTCTATTGATTTAATGGATTCTATTACAGGGAAAATAATGTCGATCTCTTTAGTTATTTCCTCTATCGTCTTTTCTTCTTTTTGGCTCATTTATTTTTACCTCATAACAACAAGGACATTTTCTTTTATAGTCCTCTATTAGACATTTTACCGATACATAACCAGTATCTTTACACGCTTCACATTTATAATTAGTGGGCGATTTCATTTAGTATAGACTCATATAGATCATTTATTATATCGAAAAAATCTTCTGAGTCTTCTCTATAAATCTCCATAACGCTTTCTATACCTGCATTTTCACCTATAGCATAAGTATGATAATCTTTTAATTCTATTTGATCTTCACCATTCTTCTCTGATCTCTGGATTTCGACTACACCAAATTTATTTAATGGTAAGTCTTCATATATGGAATCAAAATCAGAAATGACACCCATAGAATCTTCATCCATCGTACCATCGTCTTTATATTCACCTAAAACAATGATATCATTGTTACGAAATACTAAACCAATTCTAAATTTTTCTAAATCCATAGGTTCCTCTCTTCTCTAAGTTTATATAGGCATAATATTAAAACGAAAATCAATTCTGGATTCTTCATTGCATTTAGAGCAAAGGACAATAACTTCATATACTTTTGGTACATCAAATTGAAAATTCCACGACTCTATGTTTCTTTTCTTACAATGAGGACATTGCCAATTGAACTTAGTTCTGTTTTTCACATTTCTCCTTAAATATATTCAGTCCATTCATCGGTCAATACATCAAAATCATCAATATCGTCACCACTAACAGCATATTCATAACCAGCTAAATCATTTCCTGTTATATCTGGAACTAAAGAACTATCAATTAGATCAACATTAACGGTTTTGATAATATCACTAGTGAGTATAGGTCTATAAAACATACAATCAACATCAAACTCAATATCGAATTCTATTCTCTTGATTTCATCTTCTGTGGTTTCATCTTGAAATGTAGGAGTTACGCTAGTTAATAATATAGGAATATCTCTAGTGAAACTAGGAAGAAAATCAAATTCCCTGATAGTCACATTTTTAAATGGAACAAAACTAGGTAATATCTGTTCTATTATTTGACTGGCCTCACCCATATGTTCGGTAAGAATAGTTAGAGTATAGCCTATTTTATATGGATAACCACCATATAACTTCTGGAGGGTATCTGCGCTACCAGTAGTATATTTACATAATTCTACGAGATGACCACCTCTACTCTTTTCAGGAGCAGGATTAATAGATGACATCATCACGGCAATTCTTGGCAAAAAAGTTGAATAATTTCTTTTGTCCTTCTTCTGAGCTATAGATATTTCCTTACCTTTATGTCCGAATGTGATAGGAACCTGTCTCATATTAAGTATATTACCAGCACTATCATATTTAGCTACTTGCAAATCCTTAAATTGGGAAAGGAAAGCTATATGTATTTTTTTTAAAATATTTGGGAAAAAATAGGTTCTCATAATTAGTTAGTCTGTTTAGTTTTATTTGTTGTTGCTCTCAGAACTTCTTCAAATGCTATAGCCATAACGGTCTTATTTTGATCTGTAGAGCTTTTGAGTTTATTTAAGGTTATTGATCTATTAAACTTTTTATTATTGGTCTTATCATTACCCATCTATTCTTTCTCCTCATGTTTTAACTATTTATATCAGATATTAGATGCTTCATATACGGAGGCAACAACATTTATTTTAGCAGATAGGCCAGATATATTTGTTGCTCTTAACAAATAATTTACACCATGTTTAAAAACCCATTCATCTCTTTCTTCAGTAGAAGCACCAATTTTTATACCACCAGAACCACCAGCAACAAACTGATTTATTAATTCTGTTCCGACAACATCAACCGTTGGTGTATGGAAAACAGAAAAAGTAACGGTATCAGTTGTGTACCTATTTTTATTTCTCGGTGTTAAAGGTGTTCCATCACCACTTGTCGTAGGAGCCTCATAAATACGTACTTCTGCATCTCCTGTACTGGCAATATTAACTATAATATCACTTCTTAAAGAAGCTCCTGTTTTAAATAGAATGTCTAGGTTTCCATTATTAGCTACCGATGTATCATAATGTCCAAATACATAGATTTCTCCTTTGTGGATTTTTTCATGTACGGTACTAATTGTTCTTAAGTTACCAGAATTTTCATCAGCAAGTAAACGACTGATAAGAACATCCAGTTTCGCTAAATTAGTATTTGGTGTTTCATCTGCCATAATTAGTCTCCTTTATTAACCTTTCCTATTCCCAATCACCGAAAGGATTAACATCGTCTGTCTTCTCTACTACGATATCATCATCCAATTCATCGATAAGATCATTATCATTAAAAATATCTTCTTCGTCCTCATAATCAGGTACACCAATATTAGGCGTAACTTCGGCTCCAATGAGGTCAGTAGGGTTAAGAATAAGCATCCACGAAAATTTCCGTTGAAGAAAAATGTTGGATTCTTCCTTCGCGTCCGCGACCGTATAGTATCTATCTTGATAAGTAATATATACACGATCACCGCTCTTGGGTTCCGCACCATCGCCAACGATTTCTTCGAATTTTGATTTTGATATGACGAGTTCCATTTGGTCACTGCTCTGTAGCCCAAATTTTGTTAGCATGAAATCCTCGGAACCCAGATACTCCGCCTGTGCTTTCATCAAATATCTAGCGGTTGTATGTGGTTTGCTGTCTTCAGCATAGAGTTTTTCTTTGGTTTCGTCATATTCAACCACGAGATATTCTATCGAAATTCCGAAAATTTCGATACTTTCAGCTAAAGTATTTTCATACACTGCTCTGTCTGGAGTGTTAGTAAAATTAAAACTCATAATATTCCTTTTAATATTGTTTTAACTATTTATAGTTTCCAGAAAAATATCTCGATGTATAAATAGTTATAATAAGAGGTTAGCTAGATAGCACGAACTACCTAGCAACAAGTGGAGCAATCTACTTGCTGTCCCTCTCACATCTATTTATATAAGGAGCAATATCATGACCAATCCCGAAGACCCTATTTTCTATACATATATAATATTAGACCCAAGACATACAGGTACTTTCATTTATGATGGCGGTAAATTAACACTAGACTATCTTCCTATCTATGGAGGTAAAGGTCTTGATGATAGATGTGAAGTACATGCCAAAGATGCTATTAATACAGATATTGATTCGGATAAATTAAATCTACTTAGAGAAATAATAGAAGATGGTTATGAGCCTAAAATAATCAAGATATTAGAAAATGTAACAGAACAGGAAGCCTTTGCTAAAGAAAGATATATAATAAGAGTGGTAGGTAGAGTAGATTTGGGATTAGGGCCTTTGCTCAATAAGACTAATGGAGGTGAAGGATGTTGTGGGTATATACCGACTGAAGAAACCATAGAGAAATTACGAAAGGCACAAATCAGACGTTTTGAAAATCCAGAAGAAAGACTGAGATATTCAGAAATGTCATCTGGTGAGAAAAATGGTATGTATGGTAAAACACATTCTGAAGAAACTAGGAAATTAATTAGTGACTCCCAAAGAGGTGAAAAACATTCCCAATTTGGTAAGAAATAATCACCTGAACAAATTCGCAAACGAATCGAGACAATAATAAGAGATGAATGTAAAATAACATTGTATCTGACTGTAGAGGGTGAAACTAAATCTGTGAAAAAATGGTCTGAACTTTCTGGTATAGACTTTAATACTATAAGAGGGAGGCTAAAAGCTGGTTGGTCTCCTAAAGAAGCAGTATTTTCAGAACATAAAAATAAGAAATATTTAACAATAAATGGCGTAACTAAAACCGTAAAGGAATGGTCTAATAAATCTGGAACTAATTTCAATACTATACATACCAGATTGGGAAATGGATGGTCTGAAAAGGAAGCTGTATTTTCCGAACATAAAACTAAGAAATATTTAACATTCAACGGAGAAACTAAAACTATAAAAGAATGGGCTGAACTTTCTGGGAATACCCCAGAAATAATTAGAGGGAGAATGAATATAGGTTGGTCTCCCGAAAAGGCAGTCTATGGAAAAAAGAAAGGTCTAACTATAGATGGTGATAAAAAATCCATGAAAGAATGGGCTGAAATATCCAGAAATAAGTATGGTGTCATAGCTTCCAGATTACGTTGCGGCTGGACACCCAAAGAGGCAGTATTTGGAAAACATTAATCGATCTCCGTGATATCTTCGAATTTCTCAGTGGCTAATATCTCGTCTTTGAAGGTAAAATTATCTTTTATCTTTCCTGCCTTATCTATCGACAAGACTTTCCATATCACATAACCTTTTATCTTATGTATGAAAGCGGAACCGCCTAATATTTTCTTTGATCTCATATCAACCAATATATCTGAATCCATGTTAGTTCCCTTTAAAATAATTCTTCCCATGTAACTGAAGCTTCTGCATCTGTAGATGAAGATGACTCCGCTGTAATAGTTAATGAATCTCCGGGATTCAAAGGAATATCAAATGGTAAAGTTATTCGGTCGGAATCAGATTTTGCTAAATCTACAGTAAAAAGTTCACTTCCTTCATCAGTTATTGTTGTTCCAGCAATATCATATTCAATAACTGAATTATTCACATCTATACTATTAAATGATGGCGTACCACCGATAGTAGCATTTAACAAGTACCTGTACTTGACAGTTTTAGTTCCTTCGTTCGCCAATGAAATAAATATGGGCTTCACTCTAACTCTGTTAGTTTTTGATTGATACGTACTTTTGTTTCTAATCGTTATAAGATTAGTTTCTGTAGTTATTGCAGCTTTTAAATTACCTTTAGCTTTCACTAATGAAGAAGATTTAGTTTCTAATTTGCCCTCAACGAATCCAGCTAAAGAAGATGTTTCTATTTTAATATTAGTATCATTTGTAGTATTTTCTGCCTTTACAAATAATGGTAAAGTAGGATTGTAAATAGATGCTATCGTATAAGCATTAGCATATGGAATTGTATGTACTAATATTAATTTACCATTGCTTGGGTTTTCTATATAAAATTTTATAGCACCATAACCTAACCATTGATATCGAATTTGAAATACATTACCTTTAGTGAAATCTATAACAGGTAAAGTTCCACTATTATCTGCTTTATCACCGTTCCAATTAGTTTGATATGTCCATGTATCAACACCATTCTGTCTTCTTAAAATACCAAAAGTAGTGTCATCACAACCTACAAAAAATCCATCTTGATCATCTCCGACTCCAATTAACTGAGATGACCCATTTACTCCAGCAGTAAATAACGCGGTAAATCTAACTAAGGAACCTTGACCGGGATTATATTTCAATACTTTCTTACTTTGTATAGATGCTGAACTGCTACTACTAGCTCCAGTTTCAATAACTGCTTTAGTATTTGATTGAGTGACATCACCAGAAACGGAAGTAGTTATAGATAATAAATCCGTATTTATATTATAAGGAAATTGTAATTGAATAACTGGAGTAAGTTCTGCTATCAATAATTCATCGAAAGCCGTTTTTTGTTCTCCTTCTCCCGAAGTTCCAGATAAAACATCAACGATATCATACAAAGCTTCTAATTTACCTAAGTTAGTATTACTAACATCTCTACCAGCCATATTTATTAATCTCCTTTATCTATTTAAGTCGTTTTAAGTATTTATACTTTAAAATAAAAAAGGCGATGCCTGATATAGACACCGCCCAACTTCTTCCTTCTTTGTAGATAGGATAATTTATTTATTTCTTTTCCATATTTCTTCAGAAGAATCATAAAATTCTTTAGCTATATTATTTAATTTTCTAGCATCTTCAATATCTAACCCAAATTTAGGGTCACTTACTATATCTCTCATTACAGTAAACGCTTTATTATAAGCCATGAAGAATTTCTTCTGATTGAATTTCTTTTTCTCTGTAGCTTCTTCTATCTTATCTAAAATATCCATCCTTACACCCTCGTTTTTATTGACTTATATAATTTTTCGAGCTGATCAACACTCACATCCGTAACTCGATGTTCTTTATGAGCCTTCTCGACTGCTAATTTAACTGGTGAGCCACCGCCTACCATTACTGCTATACTTATCAATACTGAGATTATAGCGTTCTTTGCCAGTTCTTTTATACCCTCATCTAGCTCGTTTTCTAGGAGAATGACATCTATCTTCTCAGTTATATCCATATCTCTCCTTATCCTGCATTTGAAGCAGAATCCCATTCATATTTAAAATTTCCATTATCCAGTTTAGTTACCTTGGATTTTGACAATCCATAAGCCATTGGAGGATAACCAACTTTAGTAGCGACATCATCAACGTCTATTTTCGTCTTAGAGGCGATTTCTACTGTATGGTGAAGCTTCCGCCCATCTTTTGTTTTTTCTTTGCTTATAACGTCAAATCTAGCCTCTGAGAGGTATTCTATGAATGTCTTTGACATAGTATTAATCCTTTACTTACCTTTTAATTTTTTAACAGCATTTTTAATAGGTTCGACATAATCATCTGCTCTAACTTTACCGGGTTTAAAATGATTGACCGTACTTGCTAATTGTTTCATATTGTTCTCGGCCTTTCTTAAATCATTCAGTAAACCCTTTACATCTATACCATCGGATGATGTGGCTTCTTCTAATGTTTCATCTATCTTTTCTATAATATCCATTTTATATCCTTACTTAAATAATGCTTTAGAGGTATTGAAAATCCATTCGGCTTGTTTAGGCGCAAAGGATTTTTCTTTCTTGTAGTAATCCATTATACCATTAGCCATATCTAGCATCTCATCCTTATCTTTTCCTTCAGACTTCTTGAGAGTACCTATAATAGCTTGAAGGGTTTTCTTTGCGTTTTCAGTTGAATCTTCGTTTAGTGCTGCGTCTATCTTATCTAATATGTCCATTAGTTCTATCTCCTTAAATATATTTATTCAATTCTTTTTCCAAAGCCTTTTTATCAACTTTAGGATACTTCTTCAGAACAGCTTTTAAAGCCTTTCCATAATCAGCGTCTTCGTCCTTATCCATAAGCTGTAGAACTTCTGAAGCTTCTTTAGATTTTTCGTTTAATATATAATCTTTGAAATTCATGATTCTCCTTATTTCTTATAAAAGATTTCTATGCTATCATCTTTATACCAAGAACTATCTGATTTCCATTTAGCATAGAATTCTGAAGGCTGATTTTCCTTTACCCATTTTCTGACGGCAGGAAGTGTTGCTTTGCCTTTACCATCAACATAACCTTTCTTAGCTGTTTTAATAAATTCATCCGCTTTCCTCAGATCGCTAATTTGTCTACCGAATGCCTGAGTATAGAAATCATTACTATCTAGGCTATCAATCTGGACAGCATAACTCATATCTTTGGTTTTCCCGAAAGAGGCTTTTCTTTTCTTAGCTTCATTCAATACACTTTCTATCTTATCTATTAATTTACTCATAGTTCTCCTTATGTTGATTGGTATATTGCTTGATAATCTCGGTCATCTAATTTTGCTTTGACTAGATTCATCATTTCTTGATATTTCTCATGACTAAATTTAGAGAGATTCCCCGACATCCCATTATCGACATTGGTAATATCTTCTATAGCAGTAAAAATCTTTACCAGCTTCTTATTTTTTCAGTATCTCAGAAGAAATTAATATATAGGCTCCAGTATGATCATTTCTAGCAGTCATGCCTTTTATCTTCTTAATTAATTTCTCGAAATCGATTCTTTTTGTTAGAACTCCTCTCGTATCTCTACCTTCAGTGATATTATCTATCTTGTCTATAATACTCATATTTCCCTCTCCTTATGCAGCCACGTATTCTTTAAAGAATTTCTTGTTCTCGACATCAAACTCATCAGAAGCCGTAGCTTTGCCTTCAAGAGGTCTTAACTTGAATACCCTTGCACCGCCCTTCATTAAAATTTCTACGACCTTGAAGAGCTTCTTAGATGCCTTAGATTTGACATCATCGAACTCTTCCACGTCAAAAGCTTCACCTAACATTATTTCCATCTTTTCTGTAATATCCATTATCTAAGTTCTCCTTAATTTGTTCTGTAGATGTAGTAATCGCCTTCTTCATTCTCATCACCATCATAAGAAGATAAGAAGTGACCTCTACCATCCCATCTGATAGCTTCCTCTACAAATTCATCGATATCATCTATGAGACGAAGTAATTCCTGATTACCACTTTCATACTCGCCTTGTTTTTCTTTAATCCATTCCTCTAATGTCATACCCATACCCATATAGAATACTTCTTCATCATCACCGATTTCGACATCTTCTTCTGTATCTTCATCGTAATATGAATCTTCGAGACCATAATATTTATTGACATCTGCTAACGTCATCTGACCAAGAAGAAAATCTGTGTTAAAAGCCCAAATACTTTCCTCTATATATTCCTTTGTAGCATCATCCGCTTCTGAATCAGTAAGAACCATATATTCTTCACTATCAACCTCAAACCCATAACTCAAATCAGTGATTTCATCAGTCTCTACTTCCTTAAAATCAGCCAATGCTTTTACTTTAGCATCACTAGATTCTGTTAATCTCATCTTTTTGAAGAGACTTTTGAATAATTTTTTCGCACTCTTCTTTATTCTGCTAGTAATGGTCATGGAATTCTTAGGCTTAGAAGGTTTCTTAAACTTTATCTTCTTAAGTTTCTGGATACGCTTCTTTAGTTCCTTCCATGACGGCTTCTTGATCTTTGTCTTCTTACCTTCGTTTAATATCTTATCTATTTTCTCTACGATTCTCATTATTTCTCCTATTTCTTAGCTTTCTTTTGATATTTTTTAGGTATGTACTCATCGTAACCACCTATTTCGGCTTCGTTATCGAAATTCTCCACAAATCTTTTGGCTGTCCACTCTCTAGTAGGCTTATTGAACATTATATTCCAAGTACCGCCAAAATCCTTAACATATTTCTTGGCTCCAGATTCCATAAGATACATGAAGAGCTTAACAGCCTTTTTACTATCATATTTTCCCTGCGCTCTCTTAGTCATCAGATTTTTTACTATAGGAATAAATTGTTGACTATATAATTGGCTATCATTCTCTATATACATTTCCAATTCAGTACCAGAAGTCTCATCTATTTCTTTAGATGCTTCATTTAAAATATTGTCTATCCTGTCTATGATTTTCATTTGATTCCCCTTTAATATGTTTTTAGTTTTGATTGTTGTGCCTTAGACCCATAATCCTTGACATATTCAACAATCTCTTTTTCTATCTTCTTTTTGTGGAATCATCTATTTCGGTCTCATAATCTTTCACCCCTCTCAATGCATCATGAGCGGTGTTCAAATTACCAGCGGTTTGAATTGTAAATGCGCTGGAATTAGGAAATTTTATCGATACCACATGATTTCCATTCGTATCCATACCAGCTCCAACCATATATAGATTTGATTTTGAAAAAGGATTATCACCCTTAAACTTTTTGATCTTACCTTCAATTAATACTTGTTCTATCTTCTCTATTAAATCCATTATTTAATTCTCCCTAAATCCTAAAGTACCGAAACTTTGTTTGCCTAATCCTTTAAGTAATTCATTCACATCTTTAAGTGACATAACACTTTGACCTGTAATGCTACCTAAAACTACTTGTGTCACTCTAATCTTATTATCCTGTATATCATCAAAATACCAAATCTTATCTTTGTTATGAGGGTCTATTATCTTGGTATTTTTACCTTTTAGATTTTTCTTATCGAATTTACCCTTACCCTCAAGAACTTGTTCTATCTTCTCAGAGATACCACCGATACTAATACCCTTCTGATCTTCTTCTACTTCAGGATATATAGCTGGTGAGGTATGCTGTCCATCAGTTTGCATATGGGTATGATTTGGGCTTTTTGGAAGAGAAGTTACATTGTCTTCTATATCATCCCTATTAACGAAACCACCTACATCTTTAGCTTCGACTGTATCCTTACCATCACTTTGATTATGGATATGGGTTGTTCTGCCATCATCGGTCTTAACTCTAATAGGTGGACCTGTTCTACCTCCCATCTTTTCTACATGGAAATGTCCATCATTGATGATATCATTATTCTTTTCTTTGGTCATGTAATCTTTGAAACTTGACATATTTATTCTCCTAAAATTTTATTTCATCATCGCCTTCGTCTCTGTCAATTGACTTCTGGCAATGATCTGGGTCTAATTTGTGTAGAAAATGTGTACAGATAAAATAACAGAAAGGACATCTATCTTGCTCAACTAATTTACCCATACGAGAACTGATAGTTTCCTCTGGGTCTCCGCATAGAAGAGCATTAACTTGTCTATCAAATGCTAATAGATTATTCCAGATATACTTAATAATCTTATCCTTAAAGCTCATAGTGGTTTCCTTTATTACAGGTTTATTATAATTATTTATATATCCTGAAAATAAAAAAGCCTAGACTTAACAGCGTCTAGGCTTACCAACCATATTTCAGATCAAGATTATCTATATTTTAGTGTGTCATAACAGTTTTTTCTGTCCAAGTTGTCTCTATTATACTACATATTGATATGGTTTGTCAAGTCAGCTTCTTTCTCTCGGATTCCATTATACCCTGAACCATCAGTTTCATCATTCTAACTAGTTCACTCTTTTTACCGCCTAGAATCTGCTTTCCTTCATAGTAACCATGATAATAACCTTCTTCGACTTTCTTCAATGTTACTTTGGTATCATACACCTTTTCAATCTCCTTTAAAATTCCTTTTGAATGAAATCTACCAAATCTTTTAGATATTTTTTATTGATAGAAATTATGGCTCCGACACTATCATCTCTGATAGTGATATGATTCGCTATAGCCTTTTTAACACTGATATCACCATCACTACTCAATTTTACTACTTTGCCTTCTTCTAAGACACCAGCTATTTTATTTAATATTTCGTTACTCATACCTTCTTCTCCGCTATTTTTCTATGTTCTGGTGTCATGATATCCAGATTGTCTTTTATAGTTGATTTCAATTTTTTGAAATGGTTTTCGACATGCTTAAAAATAACTTCTGGATTTCCAGTCTTTTTTCTCCATCCTGTCTTTAAACTACCATAAGCCATATATTGTTTAGTAGGACTGATAGTAAGTGAAGTTTGAAGACCTTCAGCTTGCATTTTTTCATCCATAAAATTTTCAGCATTACTAGGACGATGAATCATAATAGACGTAATGGCAGGGTCATTTTGGAATATCCCATTTGCCCATTCACTTTTATCAGACCCTAGTGTAAATGTAATGTTGATTGATTTACCCAGATTCGATACGGCTTTTACATTTGCCCATGACTTAGGGAAATAACCTTTAATCATCTTCTCGATCTGGGTTGCCATATCTTCAGGGCTATCGAAACTAGCCTTACCTTCTTTCAGATATTCTTTAAATGTTTTATTCATCGTTCTCTCCCTTATTTAGATTATGATAATAGCTTATCATATCTAATTCTTGTTGTCAATCTTAATCTTTCAATTATTTATATAAATCTATGATATAATCTAATGATTTATCCTTTCCCTGTAATGCTAAATATTCTGGACTTTTATAGAATTCTTCGGGTAAAGATTTACTTAACTTTATGGCTTCTACTTCCCAAGGTAATTGTTTGTATGCATCATATTTTATATTTTTATAATCATTGACTAGAATGGTTTCTTTCCTTTCCACAAAATTATAGTTCCTTTATCATTTGCCGAAAGATGTTTTTTAATGATTTGTTTTACATGTGTCAATTCATGTAATATAGACGAAGCCATATATTCGAAACCAGAATCAGGATTATATCGAAGAGTAAAAATATGTTTCTTGAGAGAATCGTTATTCAAAACAACATCTCCAAAGAATTTTTTACTTTTTATGGGCTTATATTTTATAGTTGCCTTTAGCCCATATTTTCTAAAGAAAAAATCTACTATGGCCTGTCTATAAAGTTTTTGCCATGCGCTAATCTTTCCTTCTTTGATATACTCGCTAAATGTCTTACTCATTTAATTACCCTTTATCCGTTAGCCAAACCCATAACAGATTTAATGTTTCCGACATAAGAAAGAACTTTAGTCTTAACGCTACCAACCAATTTCTTACCAGCATCCTCAAGTTCCTTTATAGCAGTCTTAATAGCTTGGGTTGCTGAAGTAGCTTTATGAAGGTCTGCGCTTATATGCCAACCAGTTAGAGCTTCAATCGTGTGAAGAGGACCAGTAACTAGATGTAGGGTTGCCTGATCGAGCATATAAAGGAAGTTAATAACTTCTTCTTTCTTGATCTTAGTATTAAGAAGGTCTTTCAATTCCAGTTTAGCAGAATCATCTCCTCTCTGAGCTTGGAAAGCAAGCCACATCATTTTAGCGATGTTCTTACCTGCCTTCTTTAGTACATCCAGAAGTCCAGTTCCTTTATGGGCTTTCAATCCGAACTTACCTAAAAGCTTCCCGAAATTAAGAGCTTCATCTAAGGTCTTGGTCTCCATGAATGTTGCTATTTCAAGAAGTGCTATTGCGTCATTGGATAGCTCGAACTTCTCTACGATCTGATCTTCTGTGATCAGTACGCTATCTAATTGTTCTAATAATCTTTTGGACATCTTATCTCCTTATTCGAAATATATTTTACCGTCATCACCGACAACAGGATTTATTTCACCAAATTTTTCTGCTATCTTAGTTAGCTTATCGCCTTTAGTACCATCCTCGTCATTATTATATTTTCTATCCCAGAAACCAGCTCCATGATGATTTCTAGTCAACCATAAATCATGTGCTGCCTGAGTCTCATCTTCGCCTTTCAGAAGATCACCTGCTTGCTTCCAGAATTTAGCCAAATCCTTTTTAGCTTGATTGATAGAAGACTTAGCTATATCTCTTACATCATATTCACTATCCAATGGGTCGCCCTCATCATCATTAGAAGACCATAGAGCGGTTGCTAGATATTGTCTGAGAACATTCTTGGATATACCCTCTAATACGAGGTCTAGTTGTTCCATTAATTTTTTCATTTTCTGCTCCCTTATATGCTCAATGAATACCATTTATTATTTTTCTTCATGTCCTTTAAAGCTTTCTTAAGAACACCAGTCTCCATAATACTTCTTATCGTATTGCCGAAAAGAGCATATGCTTCATTCTCGCCCCAACTAGTAGGGAACTTATCTAAATTGTTTTCGAGTTTCTGAAGATAGAAATTCATATTTTTCCTGATATTATCCATTATCTCTTTCTTCTCTTTTGAACTCAGACCGTTTGCCTCTTCATTGATCTGACTCATCAGTTCCCTTTCTACATCATTTCCTTGTGTTAATACATTTTTTGTCATCTTGTTTCTCCTTAAATTTTCTTATTATGTTTCTAATCTGAAGAAGTGTGAATTTCTTCCATTACTATAATCTGCCTTGATTTTCTTATTAGCAGTTTGACCGTTAGCAGTATATTTTTTTAATAGGCGTAAAGTAGCTAATTCAGAGCCGAATCCATAAAATGTACCTTTAATTTCTTCGACTTCAATACCCTCTTTTGCTATTTTTTCCCAATCGCTTTTCAATCTTTTGGCTTGAGAAGAGGTAACACCGTCTCTGGCCTCATCGATCTGATTCATTAGGAAATCAGCTACGTCATTTCCTTGCGTTAGTAAATCTTTCATTTATATGCTCCTTTAAGTTATGGTAATACCATATCAAATATTTATATTATTGTCAAGCTTTAACCGAATGATGGCTCTAATGGTTCACCGTGATCTGCCTGAAGTTTTTCTTCGAGAGCTAATTTATCTTCTCTGCCATCTGCTTTCATATCAGAAGCATTCAGAGTACCACCACCGGGTAATGGCATACCATCATACTTACCCCATATACGCCCTAATACAATCATAGAAAGAGCAAGAGAGTAGTCTTTAACCCATTTGACATCATAGACAGTAGAAGTGGCTCCAGTGAAATCTCTCTTACTATATATCTCCAAAACAGCCGTATAATCATCATCGGGTGTTGGTGTTATCGTGAGAGTATTTGTATATTTATTGAATTCGGTGAAATACTGAGCTGCTAACATACTGTTAGTCATATCGAGATATTCCATAGCTATCTGATAGCTTGTTAGATTCATAGAACCACTAAATATGTCGATATAACCAGCTTGGTATAATTGGTTCTCGATAGTGAATAGAGTATTGATACCACCACCAATAGCGGATTGCGTTTCTAATCCTAATACAGACTCTACGGTATCATCCAATGGATATTCAGTTACACCCGCAGACATACATAAAAGGAGTGCTGATCTATAGGTAGCATCACCAGAATGTTCAGTATATTCCTTTATAGCGTCATCTATATTATCTTCTAGCTGGGCATCGTGGAATTCTAGGTTAATAGTAGGCCAACCTAGCTTACGTTTAATCCAATCCTTCAGCTCTGCCTTGCTGTCTATTACATTTATTGACATAGTTTAATTCCTTAATTATTTAATCCACTCTAATTTCCATTTCCAGCTATTGAGAGTAATTACCTTCGTATTCTTCCTTGGTTTATTAGATTTATCCCATCTAAAGGTTGCTTTTAATTCTTTACCTTCGGGGTCTGAATATATTTCGATATCTCTTTTCTTCTTAGCAGCAACAGGGTCTAATTTCAGAATAACATCATCCTTAGTAGGGACTGCTTTAGCATATAATGTTTTTAACCCAACTTCTTTAGCTTCATCCAAATATTCTTTAAAATTCATCTTTCTCCTTATCCTACCTTATTTAATTTTTTAGTATCGAAACTTGACATAAAAAAAGCTCCTTACACATTACATAGTTTTAATTATTTATACTTTGTAATATTATAAGGAGCTTTAAGGAGACTATATTAAATATATTTATTTTGGTCTAGCGAAATCCTTTAATTGTTCACAAACCTTTTCATCGAGACCCGCCATTTCTTCATCGCTTAGATTTACCTGACGCATCTGATCAGCAGCCATCTCTTTCAGATTAATATGAGAGAATATACCGAGTTGTGTAGCCCTCATCAACATCAACATTTGGCGGACATCTCGGTTACATTTATCACTCCATAATACATAGATATCAGTACCATAAATTTCCCATGTATCGAGTATCATGATAGCACCCATTCCACCCAGAATAGCTTGAGGGTCAATCTCATCATGTTTTTCCAAGATATCCATCATAGCCGTAATAGCACCCGGATTCCCATCTGCCATTTTTACTATTACATCCATTCCTGTATCACTTAGTTCTAGTCTACTCATCTTTCTCCTCCATTATTTAAGTTTGTTTCTACTTATGTTTGTAGTGTATCAGAACATAACTATTTTGTCAAGTCTGAATATAGATAATCCTTTAGGTTAGAAGATAAAGCTATCAGGGCTTCATCCTTGGTTACTTTATTACGTTTACCGTACTGAGTAACCCATATAAGAACCTTTTCAATTCTATGTTCATCTTTCTTCTTAGCTTCCTCTACTGCCATTAGAGTAGCTTTGAAAATATGATCGGTTCTCTCACTCATTTCTTTATCTCCGTCTTCGATATCTTAATGACAAGGAAAATCTTCAGGTGGGCATAATTCATCACTAATCTTATTTTCAACCCACAATATACCTTTTGCAATTGTAGGTAAATAATATTCAGATTGTTCGTATGCCTGTTCTAAAATTTCTTTCGCTTCCATAAGATTTCTTAGATTTGAAAGTTTTCTTGCGTTTTCATCTTTAGGATAGTCATAATACACCACACCCTTTGTCTTAGAACCTATTCCATGATCAATATATAGGGTAACGCCTCTATCCTCTATAACAACAGTTCCACCATCACGATAACAATCTATTTTCATATCCCAAATACCTCCCTAAATTCTTTATTTCTTAGATGAAACCAAAATTGATTTCCATTCTTAAAACACATTAAAGCCACATGATTTACCTTTGGTCTACATAAAAGATTCTCTCCTCTACACCACCCAATAGCGTATTTTCTAAGTAACATCTTTCCTCGTGGAGAAGTAATATCAGCGTACCGACAATATACTTGTAGCTCCATAAAAGAAGATGCTCTCCATGACAACCAATCGAATAATGTAGAATCAAGCTTTTGCAGCATCGGAAACACCGAGGATTCTTTTAGCTTTCGTTTCCAAACATGAATATAGAATCATGGTCGTAATGAAGTTGAAGGTATAAAATGCTCCAACTACGAAGTAGCCATTAGTTACTAACATTATAATATTACAGACTACGAGCGATCTACCTACAAATTTAGCAAAGAAACCTCTGGAGTCGATATATGTCTCAGCATTTCCGTTTTTATTAAAGACAGAATCATCGACAATAAGAAAAGCGAGAAACATTACAATTATGAGTCCTCCAAGACATACCAACAACCAAACCATAAATAAACTTAGATTTGTAGCCCATTCGAGTTTCATAATAAGACCAGCATACAACATACCAGTTATAATACTACCATTTAACAAGGTTTTCAAAAATTTCATTCCATCTCCTCAGTTAAATTGTTAACACCAGTCCCTACAAGCCGTTTTAAGAGACTTAAACCACTATGTCTATTGGTTGGTATGGATATACGATTAACACCACTTAAAACGGCATTTATGATGATCTAAGCTCTTGAATAGTTTCAATTTCAACATGAACTTGATATTTTTCAGGACGCTTACTCATTTCCATCAAATTTCTTTCTATCCCAATAGGACTTAATTCTATACCATCAATATCCTCATATGAACATTCTAATCCATATGTTTCTAAAGTAAGCTTAATCAATTGGGCAATGGTACTTTTACCTTCTCCTGAACAACCTTCTATATCAATTTTTATTTTCATTTCCAATCTCCTTTAATCACCAAAGTCTTCGCCTGATTCTTGACAGACAACACAAACCTCTTCCTCTTCTTGAAGTAGGTCTCTACCACAAAGGATGCAATTTTCATTTACAACCATTTTCTTCTCTCCTGCATCGTAACTGTCGAATAGACTCTCAAACGCCTTTTCATCTCCATAGTAATCATGTTCGCCATTCATTTTTCAGTCTCCTTTAAATTGATTCTTCGATTAAAGATTCTAATTTTGGCTGTAACTGATCTCTCATATCAATGATCATATCAGCTTGTATATTAATTAATTTTTGTCCTGTCGTGCTTTCATAGAAAGATAGAATGGCCTCCACCTCTTTAGGTTCTATATATTTCATATAAATTTGAACGGCTGTATCAAGAATGATGTTAATAATCTTTTCTGTCTTCTCTGCTCCCAATAAAGCTTCGAGTTGAACTTCCTCCCCGACACACTTTATAAGGGTGTCCTTTACTTTACACACTTCAATAAGCTTCAAGTATTTGTTATACTGCTCCGAATATTTAGTCATTTTCAGTCTCCTTTATTAATGATTTCATTGCTCGATCTATCACACGTTTAGTATTAAAATCTTCAGCACCATATTTAATGAGTTCGTTGAGTGATTCATATACACCTCTTTGGACTCCTGCCTCATAAAGTTGAAACCCTACATATTGCACATCTTTCGAAATATCTTTATATTTTATCGTCTCAGTATTTGTGGAGAATTTAGTTTGTACGTAGTCATTAACGTAGTCATTAACGTAAGGCGATATGAAATAAACATATAAACTTAGGATAGTTGCAATAATAACCATCACCCCTGTAATTTTCTTAGCTTCAGATAAATTTTTGGTTGACATTTTCTACACCTCTTTTATAGGTTATATGACCTACTTTATAGTTTATCTATATTCGAGCGTAATATCCAATTCGATGAACGCATTCCTAGCTTTATGATATGCTTCTTCATCCGTTATCTCAATCCATCGTCTGCTATCTATAGCGTCTTTAGAATCTCGGAGTGTTGGGCATTCACCCTCTTCAGTTCTAAAAGCCTCTCTCCAAGCTCTGATACACTGAATTTTTCTCGTATTATACTCCTCGTCTATCGGCCTGAATTCAGGTATCGATAGAACTCTATTTATAGCAGAACAAAATTTAAAATACACCTTTCTTTCATTATCGTTGAGTAGTGTAATATTGGGTATTAAGCCAACAATTTCTTCCGCTATTTTAACTGAAATCGTTACATCCATTTTATATTCTCCTTAAAGTTTCATTCTTATATTAAAAATTTTAACCTTCTTATATGGTAACGAGCCGATATAGATCAATATTGTCATGTTACCTATTAATAGAGCTAAAACCCATAATAATACATTATCGACCATCAAATCAACTATCACCCACCATATAATAAGTAATATGTATCTAAACATCTTCTTTATCTCCAATTAAGTTTTTAGAAAGAAGGTTAATCACAGTGTCTCAGTCATATGACTTGTTTCAGGTTCGGTCACTGGTAACATACGATTCACTATCAGATATGAGAGTCCGTTACCTTTTCAGGTGATAGTGCCACTTGCCTCGCTTCGGTATCCCAATTCTCACAGAGCCTAATCCCATATCCCTTTTGCTACTGGATTTACGGAGTTTCCCCACTACCATCGGTACTCAATTCCCGAATTACTCGCTACTCGTTCAATCGCTAGGGTGTGCGTCCTCTTTTCCTGTCATCGATTCATCAATTTTTCTGTCCTAACCCTCTACCTAAAATCTTAACTATTCAATTGTTAAAGAACGTTTCGGTCACTTACAAATATACTATAACATGTCGGAGTTGGAATGTCAAGAGAAATTAATTAAATATCTAAAATCAGTTTAGGATTATAATTAAGCTTCTCGCCCATATCAATATAACCTAATTGATTAGATAATAGTGTAGTATTTTCTATGATAGATTCGCCTTTATTAAAGTGTGTATGACCATATAACCAATACTTAGGTCGGGTTTCTAATATTAAATCCATCAAATCAGATTCAAACCCACCTTTAATAGGAGAATTCTTAAACTGAGGGTCACTTAAACCAATACTAGGCGCATGGTGCGTTAAAACTACCGTATCTTCATCCACATACTTCTTTAAATACTCTATAGAATATTCATGGGCATTAATGGTTTCCTTAGTCGTTAACCTTCTACCATCAGTACCCATTATACGGAAATAATCATTCAAACCTTTACCTACGTTTAATATACTCCCTTCTCTACCGCCTTCCATATCAGACCATAGAGTACAGCCTACAAATTTCTGCCCATCGAGAATCACCGTTCCGTCCTCTATAATATGTAGGTTGGGTATATGAAAAGTCTTATCGAGTAGTTGATTCTTTAAGTCATAAAATTTATTATTGTAGAATTCATGATTACCTAGTATATAAATTACATACTTAAACCTCTTAGACATTTCATCGAGATAAGGAACTACTTCTTTACCTACATGAATATCACCAAGTAAAGCTAATATAGTTTCACTATCCGTATCCATATGAGGGATAAATGAATCTACAACTTCTGGCTCATAATTAAATTCTAGGTGTAAATCAGATACAAATCTTAGTTTCATTTTTATCCCAATCCATTTTAAGTGGTAATATATTTCCATTAGGCTCATCAAGTTCCAGAATACGATTACCATCATCGTCTTTCACACTAACAAATCTTATTACGCTCAAACACTTCTCGATAACTGCTAAATTGAAATCATAATCTTCCATCTTTTGTTTTGTCATAATTCTCCACATATTATCAGGAGAAATACCTTCAATAAAATCATCAAAAAAATGTTCTGGGTTGCCTGAGTTGATTATAATCTTAAATGCTATACTTGTCAATATTGATTGTATGTCTTTAACCCTAACATCTTCAGCATTAAAACCACATCGTTCTGCTACAATTTTCTTCATGTCTTCGAGAGTATCCGTTTCAATATAATGGCCTTTTGCATACAAATAAATATGGGTATCGCTATTTTTCATCATCTTCTCCTTCATCCCAATCCCAATTTTGGTCATGTACATTAGGCGTAATGCCTTGCTCTTCAAACCATTTAACTATCTTATCCAAATCATCTGGACGGTGATAGCGAACACAACAACCGCCACCTACCATACCTCCACGCAAACAATTGATATCATTATCTGTACAAAATTCGAGGAAGTCACTGACTATACCATCATCACGAATTTTACCCTCACCTAAAGATACTCCTGTAAAGTCTAACATAAGAGTGGGTATAATGTCAAGCTTCATTTTCTTTCTCTTAGCCTTATCCATCTCAATATTCCTCTTTAAGATTCTGTTTAGACTGCTTACGGTCTTTCTTATTATTGGTCTTCTTACCGCCACCCATAGCACCAGCACCACTTCTGAAATGAGCATCAACAGCTACCATATTTCTTACCTTCCTCGCGCCAGTCTTTTTGGATTTTCTTTCTTTACGTTCCATCTTACCTTTTCTCCTCTAACTTATATACTTCCAGAAGCATTGCCAGACTCTTGATACTGATATTAGCTCCTGATTTTTTAAGAATCTCAGATTGAATATTCTTGATTCTGAGGTCTTCATGCTCTTCTATCCTAGAGAAGATTTCAACTGTGGTAGTCTCAAGCCTTTCACCATTACGCATGATGCTAACAACAGGAACCATAAATTTCTTATAATAATGGAACCTACTTTTATTGTCTGAAGTATGATTAACATACTCTTCAATGAATTCGACATCCGCATAGATGTAAAGATCGTAATATGTACTCTCGAAGCTATAACTCTGATCTTCACTCTTAATGTAGAAATTATCATTCTTAGTGAGGATGACCTTGTTAGCCCTTCTAGGCTCATCAGTATCGAGATATTTAATATCCCTACCATATCCATTTTTATCGATAAGCCATCCACTATTGATAGTGAGTTTGATTTCACCATCGTAATAGAAAATGATATTTTTCACCTGCTTGTTTTGTCCGAGCATATACGGGTTAAACGACTCACATCCAATTCCAATCATTTTAGTCTCTCCTTTATTAGGGGTATCACTCACTTACAGATATACTATATCAAGATCGTTCTAATAAGTCAAGAAAAAATTCATTTATTTCAGATCGGCCAAATGATCGGCCAAAATAGGTTTATAGAAATCCTTAAACCCTTTACCAACCTAGCTTATATTCATTTACAGGATAGGCCAAACTGACGGCAAATTTATTGTAGATCGAATAGAGTAAGACCTTATCTTTGCCTGAAGAATTTATCATCAATACCTATAGTAACCATACTTTCGTCTTCTTTATTAGGTATTATCATTGTTTGATAACCTGCTTCGAAGATTCCTTTAGCAATCTCAAAAGGGTCGGCATCCAGAATCTCTTCATTGTGTTTATATTCGAGACCTTTTAATGGTGTCATATGCCAGTAATATATAATCACTTTTTCTTCATGATTCCAATCTCCTCTACAGGTTAACTCCCACTTACAGATACATCGTATCATAGTAGGATATATAAGTCAAGAACTATTTAGGCCAAAGTATTATAAAATTCTACAGCATGTTCGATAAAGGCAAAATTTCTTGTTTCATCTTTCCCCTTTACCGTATATTCTGTTTTACCTGTTCCGATTTCAAAAGTAAGAACCAGTTTTTTCCCAGAACCTCCTCCATAAGAACTTGCTAAAAGGTGTTCTACAGTTCCTTTCAAATCCTCAACCGTAATTTGATGTTCCATGATAAATCTCCTTTAATTGATTATGACTATACTTTATCATAACCATATTAGTATGTCAAGGAAAAAAGACAATAAAAAAGGAGCCGTAAGGCTCCCTTATCTTAATCTACCTAATTCCCATCCATCAGGCCGTTTATCTGGATGGTATTGGCCTTGTTGTTTACCGTTATTATACCAACGCCTACCCTTTAATCGTTCGCTCTGCTTTCGTCTCTCTTCTGGGTCAGAAAATCGTTTCTTCTGTCCATTAGAAAAGGATTCAAACAATTCCTCTTCACTTATCTGCCAATGACCATTTTTCTTTCTAGTAGCTGCACGTTTCTCTATGGTTTCAACTGAATTTTTAGTTCCATATAAAGGATTATTTTCTCCTGTGTTAATAGATGAAAGATGATCTTTAAGAGCTTGACCCTCTTCAGTATCATAGAAGGAAACGAGATTAGCTGATATTTGTTGTTTGGTTTGTTCGCCTTCCTCAGAAGAATAATATTCGAGTGATATTTCTGATTTCATTTCACGAACTTTCTCATCCGAACAATAAATTATTTGAGACACGCTCATTCTCTGTTTCTGTTCATCTGTTCTAGTTTGACCTCTATTAGATTCAGCTCTTTTATTAATGGTTTCATCAGACCACTCAAATCCTTCTTCTAATTTATTTTGCCATGCTTCACTAACAGCATTACCTAAATTTTTATTATGTTCATCTGTTCTAGGCGGTTTTTTGATACCAGTTAATATTTGACTTCGTAATTTCTTTTCTTCATCAGACATAATTCTACCACTTACACCTTCTCCACCATCAGTTAGGTTAGTTAGTGGACCTAAACCTAAATCAGCTCGACCTATCTCGGCTATTGATTCTATTTCATTATCAAATGCTGTTTGCTCATCAATATTTTCTAAGACTTTAACTATAATAGGTTTCCTCCCAACTTTGAGAATTTTTCTTATTTTATTTAATTTAGGTCTATTTTTATCGGTATTGATAGCTTCGCTGATATGGTCATTACATCTACCGTTAATTCCTTTACCGAAATAGAACGGCTCATAATCGAATGAGAATCCATTATAAATATAGTTTCCTTTTTTACGAGGGTCTAATAGAACGTAAGTATAGAATGGTGGGTTTGGCATGATCTTACTCCTTATATAAATAGATGTGAGAGAGGACATCAGGTAACTTACTCCACCTGTTGCTAACCTATTCCCGTAAGTTAGCTAACTCTCTTTTAATTATTTATATATTTAAGATTTTATAGTATAACACAGACTATAGATAAAAGTCAAATTTTGGACAATAAAAAAGGGCTACTCAAATCGAGTAGCCCTTTTTGTTAATGTGTTACTTTAGGTTATCTTAAAAAACGTTTGTAAAATCAACGTTAATTTTGCTGTAAAAATCGCTTCCGCCAAAAAGATGATCTACTACGCCATATCGCGTCATAACACCGATGATCGGATAGAAAGAACCTTCTTCAGTTGCTTTGCTGATCATGATCGGTACGTAAGGACAGTAAACAACACCGCTGTTAGCAGCACCCGGACCTTTGTAACCTACAGTGATATAGTCGCTTGTAGCGAAAGTATCTCTGTATACGGTGAATCTGTTCTCGATGCTACCTACTTTTGCAACACCCGGAGAAAGATTCATTGGGCCAGAACTTGTTGGCTGAATCAAGAAGTTGTTAAGAGAGTCAAGCGCAGTTACTACGTTAGAAGAACATATGATGAAGTTACCAGCACCTCTTCTAGTTCTAGTAGCGATTGCGGATGCTTCTTTAACGATTCTTGTGTAAAGATTTCTGAACTTCTCAGCTTCCCACTGACCGTCACCAGCACTAACAACATAGTCGGAAGAGTTAGTATCAGCAAGAGTGTTAATTCTGTCTACAAGCTCTCTATCAATTTCAGCAGAGATTTCGTATTGAAGCATGTTAGTCATCTCAGCTTCTACATTAAGACCATGAACGTTTCTAAGGTCTTGTGCAGATTCGAGAGAGTACCTTGCTCTCAACTTTCTGGTCTTTGCTTCGATAGAAACCTGCTCGATGCTCATTTGTGCTTCTGGAATTTCCTTGGTCTTAGTTGGGTCAGTAGAACCCCATCTTTCACCAGCAGACGTAAGAACAGAACCAGAGTAGTCTTTATCAACAGTGTTATAACCTACTTCCTGTTGCGTACCACTGTTATAGTTAGTCTCAGCGTTACCAGCTTTGAACCTAAGTGCGTATGCAAGTCCAACAGGACCGCTCATAGGCTGTACACCTACAAGATCATTAGCGATAAGATTCGGGAAGATTCTTCTCGTAAGAGGCATGATGATCTTCTTGAAGTCCGCTATGTCTGTTGACAAAGTAGAACTCGCTTCTAGTATATATCTATGCTCATTTTCGAGAATCTTTGCAGTGTTCTCTCTAACTAGCTGGTCAGAGATTTCGCTTACCTTGAAACCCTTTCCATCCCATTTTTCAATTAATTGATCTACATTTTCAGTTATCATATTATTATCTCCTTAAAGCTCCTTTTGTAATTGTTTATTATATCTTTTGTAATTATTTATATATCGTGATTTTTTTCTTAAAGAAGGTCTTGTCCGAGGGAGTTAACATCCTCTTCGATTATAGCAGCAGAACCAGCAGATTCGTCAATAAAATCAGAACCAGAACCAGCACCATCAACACTATCACCATCACTAGCAGAAGAACCATCAGAGATAATAAGATCAGCTACAGACTCAAATTTCTCTTCGATTTCTTCAACATCACTTCCTTTGAAGATAACATTGATTTTAGTGACTTGTGCTTCAGTAAGACCGTCACACTTTTCCTTCAATACATACTTAGCAAGAAGCTCGGCAGTCTTCTCTTCAAGCTTAAGTTTGTCAGCTACGATAGTGTCATAGCTTTTCTGGAGTCCAAGAATTTCTTCTTTAGCTTCCTTAAGAACATCATGAGCTTCAGAATCGATTTCAACTCCATAACCTTTGAATATGCCCTTAACTTTTTCTACGATAGGCTCATAAGCTTCTACTTTAGCTTGAGCTTCTACAAGATTCTCAGGAATGAGATTTTGTAGTTCAGACTCAAGATAACTAGAAATCTTCTCAGTAAGAGATTCCTTATACTCTTCTATAGCCTTCTTCGCATCTTCCAGAGTGCCTTCCTTAAGAGCTTGAAGTTCGCTTCTACCAGATTCGATCTCAGCTTTAGCTTCCTTCATTATTTCCTTAAGACCTTCAATCTCAGTTTCCTTGTCTACAGTTGCTACCTTGATAGCGTCCTCAAGCTTAGATTTGAAACCTTCAGAAAGTTCAACCTTTCCTTCTTTTTCAATAAACTCGATTAATTTTTCTAGTGGATTCATATTATCTCCTTAATCTCCTTGTGACTATTTTACTATGTTATTTTAATTATTTATATATCGTGATTTTTTTACGCTTTTTGAATTTTAGAAACAAATGATGAGATAGCTTCCATCATGAATTTTTCAATATCATGTTTAGGCAAATCGCATAGTTTTTCTTCAAGATCATCATAAGCTTCTTCCATCGCTACTTCTTTGATTTTCCCAGACTCGTCTATAATCCATTGCTTATTTTCTACAATAGATTCAACAAAACATCCGGGACCAGAAGGCTCAGAAACTAGGTCGGCAGTAATCAATCTAAAATCCTCGCCTACTACTCCGTCCTTAACTGTTCCAAGACCTCTTGTAGAAATACCCATTTTATATCCATCATTAATGAGAGCTTTAGCGATGTTTCCCATTGGAGTAGAAGCTACTTGATGCTTACCTATCCAAATATTTCCATCTTGCTTTAACTCTTTGATGTAATGAGATATTCTTTCGAGATTAATTTCTGGTGTACTCGGATGTCCAAGTTCACCAGCAGACCTATTCTCATCTATTGTTTTTTGGAACCTTTCTACTTCTCTTTCACAGACACTCTTCTGGTATTTTCTACCATTCTTGTTTTCTGCTTCAGATACAATAGTAGGACCGACAACCCAATATGTCTTTTCCTTACCGTCTTTACCTTCTTCAATAATATTATCGAAGTTTTGAAAATCAAATTCTTCCCTTAAAAATACTAATGGATGTTGATTCATCTTAGTCTCCCTTATTCCTTAATCCTTTGTAAAACATGCTCTTGAGATTCTTTTGGTAAATCTTCCCATTTAAGCTTTTTACCTAAATGTTTACCTTCTTTGGCTTCTCCCCATTGAGAAATAGAACCACCGCCTCTACCAGCAGCAAATCCTAATATCATATAAAGACCCGGATTAGCTTCATAACCTTGTTTAGGGTCGAAGACAATGGTATACCTATCCGTTTCATCTTCACCAGCATCCCAAATGCTTTTAATGTCTTTAGGCTTCTTAGAAGAGGCTTCATTCAGAAGGTTATCTATCTTATCGATAACACTCATTTAGTCTTCCTCGCCAGCATCGCCTTCTTCAACAGGGATAACTAAACCAAGCTCTTCTTGTTTAACACTAACTCTACTTGTGATGTTATCTTGAACATATGTCTTAAGTTCGTCTCTAGCATCTGAAAAGTTATCGTCATTAATTCCGTCTATCAATTCTTTCATACCCATAATATATTTCTCCTTAAATCTTATTAATATTTTAATTATTTATATCTTACGTATTTAAAACCGTACTTTCTTCTTCTGGTTCTTCCTCATCTCCATCTTCAGGCTCCGCTTCTGGCTCTACTTCAGGCTCCTTCTTTGGAGGCTTACCGCCACCATCCGCATCTCCGTCAGTTTCTTCTGGCTCATCACCAGCACCCCATTTATCTTCAGTTTCTTCCTTTTCCTTTCTATCCTTCTCAATTAGTTTTCTATTTTCTTCAATATCTTCATCAGACATCTTGAGAATTTCTTTCTGTAACCATTCAATAGCGTAAATAGCTTTCTCAGGGTCAGATGAATGATCTTTAGCTTCACGGAAGATATCAAGTCTTTCCCTAAAGTTCTCAAGCTTCTTGGTTTCTCTCCATTCATTTTCTTCATTGAATATGAAAGAGAACATGTCTTCATCGAGCTTATATTGCTTCCATAGGCCAGTAAGTTGAAGATGCTTTACGAAAATCTGAGTCAGGAACTTAATAAACCTTTGTCTTACCCTTACGACATACTTAGCAAATTTGATCTCATCCCTATCGATTTCACCAGATTTTCCGTTTGGCTGATAAACACCACCACTACTCTCTTCATCCATACGCTTTGTAGGGATTTTAAGAGCCTTATAGAGCTTCTTAACGAAATAGATAACGTCATCTATCTCTCCAAGATTTGAACCTCCATCTAAGGTTTCTACGGACGGACCAGAACCATCGGCTCTTTTAGGCAACCAGAAGTCTTCGATCATAGACAAAACTTGCTTACCTACATCGATTTCACCTGTCTGAGGATTATAGATTTTCTTCTGCTTATATCGTTTAATGATATTGTTCATGTATTCTTCAGCTTTCTTCTTTGGAAGATTACCAACATCAACAGTGAAGACTCTTCTTTCTGGCGCACGAACTATTCTATATATAATAAGAGCGTCTTCCATCCACTTCAATTGTCGATAAGCTACTTTAGCTCTTTCAATAAAGCTTAACGGAACTCTTTTATCGGTACTGAAAATACCTGAATTCACATAAGAAATCTGCTCAGAACTAAATTTAATAAGCGCATCATTACCATTTTTGTGACCGCCCTCCACTTTCTGAATAAATCCTTTGATGTTATTATATTCATCATATTCTGGAGTTATTGTTTCGGGAGGCAGAAATACGATCTTCTTAATACCCTGTTTAGGAGACTTCGGATTAATAACCATCTCACCATAAAGCTCACCCTCTACATAGAATTTTCTGAAGAGATTAAATCCATCATCATTGAAACTGAGTAGTTTGTTGATTACAAAGTCAAATTCCTTCTGGAGATTTTTAACTTTGTTTTTATTTTTCTGTAAGGTTTCATCATCGAAACGCAGACTAAGGATTTCACCTTCATCATCAGGGACAATAGCCTCATCACAGATTTCATCTAATGCATCCGCAACTTCTGGGAACATAGCCATTTCTCTATATTCTTTGGCAAGCCTTACTTTATCGGAAGTCGTACCATAAATAGAATTATAGTAATACTCCATACTACCGAACATTTCAAATTCAGTAGCTCCCATTTTCTCGATGTCATTTTCTTCTTTCTCTTCTTGCTTATCCTTAGTCTGTTCAAAGGACTTAATGATCTTAGGATTTTCTTCTAAGACATCCTTACCTCTTAATTTATCTAACCAACTCATATTATATTTCCTCGTAATAGTTTTAAGTATTTATATCTATTTATCTATCTACTTTTTGATTTATACCTTTTTGATCTTCTCTTAGCCTTTCTCGTCTGGGTCTGTCCTCTAGCTCCCAATGCTTTTTTTGCGAGTGCTTGAATTTGTTCTGGAGAAACACCAATAATCTTCTCGGTATCTGTATTGATGATCTTCTCTTCCACATCCTCGTTTCCCCACTCCCATGCAGGAAAGGATACGTTTCTTATACGGTTAGGGAAGTATGTTCTATATGCTATGGTCGCAATAGGATATTTACTTTTGAGTAGACGATAGATATCAAGAGGCATAGGCTTAGAAAAAGGCCAGCCCTTATCTTTCGTTATACGCATAGCACTTTTAACTAAAGCGATGGTTCTTCTTCTTTGTTCTTTAGTAAGCCAATGAAGATTTATTCCATGTATCAATTTACGTTGGTTATCGTAAGCCATAAAAATGATAAGGGGTCTTCTGTCATAGAAGGATAATTTTGAGAGCCACTTAGGGCTATAACTAAATTGGGCGAAGCCGCCAGTAGCAAATTTCTTATATTTTCTTGTGAAAGGCATATACGTACTCATCCTCTTTATAATTATTTATATAAATATTTATACTACTATAAAAAAATGGATGGTTACTTATGCCTAGAGGAAAATCTAAATATAGTCAGGGAACGTATATACCGAAACACCCTTCAAAATATAAAGGTGCGTGGCCTATTGTGTATCGTAGTTCGTGGGAATTAAAAGTGATGAGGTATTTTGATGCTAATCCAAATGTGGTGGAATGGAATTCAGAATCCATTATTATAGGCTATCATAAGCCGATAAAATTCAATAAGGACAAGGTGGTTCAGACTAAACCAGCTAGATATTTTCCAGATTTTTTCGCTATTATAAGGGATACTCAGGGGAGATTGTCGAAATATTTGATCGAGGTGAAACCATATGCTCAGTCCTTACCACCTGTTAGAAGAAGGGGTAAGAGGACTCAAACGTTATTAAGGGAGACTTATACGTATGCTGTTAACTCTGCAAAATGGGAGGCGGCTAAAGCTTATTGTGTTAAAAGAGGATGGGAATGGAAAATTTTGACTGAGATCGAGATATATAATAAGAAGAAGAAACCGAGGCGTTAATCCCTTAAAATCCTTTAATAGATATCTTGGGATACTTAGCAAATTCAAGTTCCTTAGTATCTACTCTTTCCTTAGTGGTCACAATATATAGTTTATTATAGCCATGATAAGCCGATAATATAAATATATCCCCATTGACGTGACATAAGACAGTACCAATATCAAGGGTAGGTATTATTACGGAGGCAGATATATTTTGTTCGGATAAGGCATCTTGAAGATCACTCTGATTACTTTCTAAAATATCCCTTGCTAATTGACGTTCAAGAAAAGTATTTGTTTCTCTACCTAATGGGCCATGTGTACCAATAGCTATGCCACTATTAATAAAGGCTTCATTTATTTGAGTACCGCCACCTATACATATAACTGTAAAGAATTCTTGGGATATTTCTTTAATCCATTGAATAACTTCTTGTGAGTTTACCAAATCACCCGATATCTTTATTAGTGCTGTTTGTCGTGCCATTTTCAATCCTCTACTGGTTCAGGGATTTTTACAGTTTTATCAGGTTTCTCATCTTCTATAGTTAATACACTTAAATCCATATCAGCAGGTAATATCATTACATGAGGTATTTGTTCATACGAGTCTCTGATCATTGCTATTGTTTCTTTCGCATATAAACTATACTGCTTTTTAGACATTATATTTTTGAGCTGTAAAACCAAAATATCATTTTTACCCATAGATAATTTCTTGATACTTTCTACCATTTCAAAATCTTTTACTTTCATATTAATCCTCTTTCCATGCCCAATGTATAGTCATGAAGTCTGCTAATGCGTCCTCATCATTTTTATAGACATATCCATTAGCCTTTAATGCTACTTCTTTCTGTGATTTAATGGCTATTTCTTCGGTGACACTTATCTCTCGATTTTTACCATTCTCATCTGGCTCATCATATACGATCATAATGTTTTGGCTTTTGGCGATGAAACAAGTTCGCTGTTAGTTACGATTCTATTCTCATCACAGTTAAGACATCTTTGGTGGTGGGCATAAACATCATAGTAATCTATATCTATATACCCACAAGCATGTCCCATATGTTCCTTACTATAAAGAAATTCTATGTCTTCTGTCTTCCAAATATGCTTACATTTAGGAGTAGTTAACTTCTTATATAAACATTTGATAAATTTGTTCATAACGTATGCCTCTGCTTTCCGCACCAAGGACAGAATTTGAATACGCCTTCTTCAGGATAAGGGATATGTGTTGCTCCTCGAATAGCGGACATTGCACTATGGCTATCCAAAATCGGTATATATTTCTTCCAGCCTTCACAATCGCATTGAGAATATATAAAGGTGAGTTTTTCATCCATCATTCTCTTAACATCTTCGTCTGTACAATCTCCAACTACTTTCATTTTCAAGCTCCCAACAATATAAAGGTTTGGTCATACATTTCATCCACTAATCTATAATATAAATCAGGTTGCGGAATTGATCTAAAAACCATTTGTGGTTCATCTATATAGATGGTTTGAGCTTTCTTACCATGAAATATATTAGGAAAATGGATTATATCTCGGACGCATTTAACTATAAGATTTTTAGGATATGATCTCACTAATTGATGTTCTGGAACAATTATAAAGGAATTTTCATCTGCTTTATATTTAACATATCCCGTCTTTCCTGTTCGTCTACCTATATCACATTTAACAGTACAAAATTCCATAGCAAATTGAACAGGACTAATTGAAGTAGGTACATTCATAGGTAAATTCATCCTATGTTGCCTGTTAAGCTTTATCATATTATCCACCATATCAAAGAATGATGATTGTAATGCTGGACTCGTTGGTTCTGGTATGGTACTATCCTCTTGCCCTAACCACTCATCTATTTCTTTCTGTAAACTGCTTTTCATTTAATGTTCCTTAGTCGATTCTTTCAGGCCATAATAAGTCTTATCTTTATCAGGGTCTTTATGATCATTAATCCATTGAATAGATGATATATTAGTTGCTTCCACCGAACATCTATTATTCAGCATATATAGTGTACCAGCTTCTTTGATGTTATAACGGTCAATCATTTCATATTCATCGAAAGTCTTTATGTGGACTAGCTCACCCTCAAGGGCGTTTATTAAATCTGTTGTTGGGTTTAATTCCATATAAGATACTCATTTCCTTTTTATAAGTATTTATATCGAATATTTCCCGAACGGTAATATTATTCGATTTCCCCCTTCAATTTTCTATATAATTCTTCTCGGTCATTCTCCTCCAAGGCATCAGTAAAGTCATTTAAAGATATTTGTTCAAGAATTAGACCCACTATATCATAATCATGAAAGTCCTCAAATAAACTTTCTAATATATCACTAGCAACGACCTCGCGTAAATCTACTCTGAGATTTTTCCCACCAAAGTAACCACTATTAACTTCAACGTTATCGGCATCAATTGTTATATCCATTACTTCTCCTATTGAATAAAACCTTCTATTTGTTCCTCACATGACTGCTTAAAAACCTTGAGGGTATTAATCGCCCGATATACCTTTTCAATATCGTTTTTGTCTTCTAATATTTCTTGAGGCGATAAATATCCTTCACTCATATCATACCAAAATTCACTGGTTGAAACTTCCACACCTTCTTTTATTTTCAAGTTAATCCTCCATATAATTATGAATTATATCGTAATAGCATTCTTTACAGATATGGAATTTTCGAGTCACGTCTATTTCACCACCCAGACCGAATACCCGATTAATAGATTTAGCTGGAGGACTGAATAATAATGCTCCTTTCTCGTCCAATTCTTTCTGGCATTTTTTAACATCACAAATAGCGTCTGTCATATTAAGACCCAAATTCAGAGGCAGTAGCAAAATAAAGAGTTTCGAGCATATCTATAGTCTCATCCATACTGAATCCCTTTTCCAAAAGTATCTTACCGACATCATAGAAAGAGTCACCGCAGCCACTATTCCAAAATTCACCATCTTCTGGGATTTCAAGTATTCTTTTTCCTAGTTCATCCTTTTTCATTTATTCTCTCTCCGACTTTCTATATAAATTCCATGCGCTGATTAACTCTTGTCGTTCGCGTTCAACAAATTTCTTTTTCTCTTCGATCTCTTTTTCACCAGTGACATTCTTATTATCACCGATATCAACAGTATCTTTTAAAAGTCTAAACTTGCATCTAAAAACTACACGCCCCCACGATTCTTTCTCTGGTTCACGGCCTAAACTACTATCATAAAAATATATTTTACTGACAAGAACTAGATTTGAAAGATCGATATAATCTCCTGTATATAATTCATATATGGCATCCATAATTATTTCCCCTTACATATATGTTTATCTAAGTCATTGAAAAGATCACCACAGCCCTTACAACGCTTCTTTCTAGTATTCTTAGACACTGGCTTATCCTTTGCCTTCTTTGTGGACTCAGGAGCATTCTCAGGCTTCTCAGTATCATTTCCACCAAACATATCCATCACATCAGTAGTCCTGATCTTACGTCTGAGATTTTTAACAGGTTTCTCCTCTTTAGGAGTAGATAACTTCTTTCTCTTCTTGAGACTTTTCAGTTTAGCTAGATCAGCTTTAGCTATTATCTTCGCTTCTTTCTTTTTCTTCTTTTTAGCTTCTTCTGATTCAAGATACGCGAAATCATCCTTGAAGTCTTCCTGAGTGTAATCGGTATCATCCACTATCTCTGAGATATCGAATTCAGGTAAATCCTTCAGTTTAGGAATCGTATTAATGGCGACAATTTCTTTCTTACGCTTATCACCCATCATAACTACTTTACAGGATGTGACGTAAATTATTTTTATAGGCTTATCCCTATTAGGTTTCTCGCCTTTCCCTTCCCAAGGCAGAGGAATATAAGCTAATTCAATAGCCCTTACTTTAAAAAAAGCATGGTCTATCTCTATTACCTGCCCTTCTTTAAAATATCGGGTATCTGTACTAGAATCAATAGTGTAAAGAAGATCACTACAATCCCTATAATTTCCAATACCATCCAAGAAATATTTTAACCTAATTTCTCCTAACATATATCCTCTTTACTTTTCTTTAATTTTATAATGCGATTTACCTGCCGATATTTTCCTAATGAACTCAGCAGCTTTCGAACATCCTACCTTATCAGCCAACATACTAATATCACGCAATTGGTTAATTCTATCATCTACTCTTTCATCACATCTAGGAGTTCTTTCTAAAATTTTAATGAATCTCATATGCTGTTATTCCTCCCAAGTATTTAGTCCTCTTCTTTCTGGACTGATTTTAACCAGTTATCGGTTTCTTTTTGTAAACGTTCTCTGATATTACCTATCAGCTTACTTTTCTTCTTTGGTTTAGTTGATTTCGGTAACTCCCAATCATATATGGGTTCAAATCCTTGTTTAATTACATGCCTTGGTTGCTTCTTAGGACTCATCTCAGGACAATGATGGCTATGATCTTCCTCAATTAAACGCAACGAATTCGACCATTCATTCCCACGTAAATTTCTCTCCATAACAAATCTATCTAACTCGAAAGTTCTCTTAATATGATCTTCCGTTATGTGAGTATATGTCTCTCTATAATTAATAGGGTCAAAATCTTTATATGTTTCTCCTTTCCCATATCTAACATCAAGTTCTTGACCAATAGCATTTAATAATACATCAGACTTGACACAACTTAACATAGCCATTTATCTATTTCCTCCTGTAAGGTTTCCCTTAGAGTCAGCTCTTTAGTAAATCCGATATTAGGATAATTATGGAGATTAACAGGAACCCCTAATAAGGTTCCTGCTATACTATCACCATGCATAAGTGCTATCCTATCTGAAATGCTAAGACTAGAGAGAATTTTTTCTCTCATATCTACCATATCAACAGGCAAACCCATACCTCGATTAATATCATCCCTGGCCATTTTCTCATAATCACTAGCGGAATCTCTAAAATCTTTAGACTCGATATCAAAGACAGTACCCTTGGGGTTATATTTAGGCAAATGATCTAAACTATTTCTCATCTATACCACTCCTACCAACCATTCATCGGTCTCTTTCTGTAGTTCATCCACTAGCCCAAATTCCTTGGGCGGTTCTACCCATTCAGCAACAGAACCGCTATAATCAGGGACTTCCGTTCTATGACCAGCAATGCGAAATTTTTGACCCATATGGGTTATATCCATATGATCGACCTCATATGATGGTAACTTTTCATCCCTAGAATCCCAAACAGTATTAAGCGCATTATTTTTTTTGACTATCCTAGTATGCATTGGTTGAAATGCTCTACCATTTTCATCAAGTTCATAGTTCTCTTGATAATGGACGATCTTCTCATCAGGTTTCAGAGCATAATAACTATCAGTAACAGGGTCATACTCTTTTGTTAGCTTTTCAGATTTATAATTATTAGGTTTAGTGCTGAATGCATCGAATTTATAATACATACAATCAACACATTCCACTAAGTCATAAAACTCCTGATTGGTACAACCAAGACAACCACCATGAAAAATTTCACCCATTATACCACATCTCCGAGCCAAATATCAACATCCATTTGTAGCTCCTCGCGGATTGTCAGCTCTTCTCTAACTTTGATAGACGTACTTCCACATCCAAAACCAGAACCAGTTTCGTTAGTTTCCATAGTATAACATCCGCCAGAAGATATAGGTGACAATCCGCTTGGATTAGGCCATATAATTTGAGGATAAAAAGGCAATCCCATTACTTGGTGATGTCGCCCTTAAGCTTAACACCGATGTTAGGTACAAGAGCCATAATCTTATCGGTAGTCTCGCCCATCTTTTTGATTTGATCTTCAAGGCTCAATTCAGTCTTCTTCTGGTACTCATCTCTGATCGTCTGGATAGCTTTATCACTCTCCCTCTGCATCTCAAGCTGTTTCTTCTCCATAACGATCTCAGCTTTCTCTTCCTTGATCTTGATCATGTGCTTGAGGTCTTCATTTTCAATCTTCTTCTGGAGCTTAAGGTCTGCAACTTCTTCCTTAAGTCTCCTCTTCTCATTACTCAGGCTGTCGATAGTATCAGTTAGGGAAACCTTTTCCTTACTCAGTTCCTTCTTGATCTTATCGATGTCCTTTGCAAGCTTCTCATTAGCCGTTACCAGTCCTTCATTTTCTTCCATCAACTTCTTATCATTTTTTCCAAACATATTACTTTCCTCCGTTTTTAGTTTTAAATTTTAATTACAATTTTGTAATAATTCTATTACACTATATATTGTGATACAAATCGCAACAACAGATATTACTATAGTAACTGATAAATTATCACCCATCTTTATTCTCCTTAAATTTCTCCAATCCTCTTATAGCAGAACTGGATATATGACAATATTTTCTATCAGATATTATATAGAAGAAAGGAATCTCTATACCCAAATCTTCATTCCAATATTGTTGATTCTTCTCATATTCAAGGTCTTGACCGTTCCTGAGACCTTTGATGACGGCTAATTGGACATCTAATTCCTCAGATTTTATACCGTCTTTGAATTCCTCGATGTAGTCAGTAAATAATCCAGTAAACTTATCCACTTCCATAGAGTCCTTTCCATAGAAATCTTTAATTCCATGTAATTCTTTTCCAACAAATTCATCGGAGAAGGTTAATATAGGCAATACGTATTCATTCTTATCTGGATTACAGCCTTTAGCTATGATCACTTTATCGAATAGCTTTAAGGCTTGTCTAACTACATCGACATGTCCTCTATGAAAGGGATTAAAACTACCCGGATATATTGCTACTTTCACTGCTAGTCACCTCATAAGATTTAAGTTCAAGAAGCCTATTATACAACTTTTCAACTTCATTGTCAAGCTCTTTTTTAGTTCCGCAATTTTCCACAACATAATCAGCATATGGAAACATATTTTCTAAAGGCATCTGGATATCCAATCTTTTCTCTATGTCTTCTCGACTTAGATTCTTATTTCGTTCCAGAACTCGCTCGATACAGGTCTCTCTATCAGCACCAACAACCACTACAAAATCCATCTTCTCATAATAACCAGTCTCTATAAGAAGAGGAGAATTGACGATCAAGAAATCTTCGGTATCATAATGCATGTAAAAATCACAAGCATGTAATCCATCGACTCTGGGATGAAAAATCTGTTCTAATTTCTTTCTCTTTTTTTCATTATCGAAAGCCAATTTAGCTATGGTTGCTCTATCAGTAGCACCACAGAAAAGAGCAGAGACCGCTATTTGAATATCCTCATCATTCTCCCATAACCATCTACAGATATCATCAGAATTGGATTCTATGAATCCTTTCTTTTTAGAGAGTATTTGGGCTACCGTATCCTTCCCAGAACCCATATTTCCAGTCAAGCCTATTCTAAGCATTTAAGCCACCTTCATTTAAGGGTAATTCATAAAATTGATATCCGCAATTACGACAGGTGCGTTCTATCATTTCTTCTTCGGCTGGAATCCATTTACGCGAATTTCCATCTAACAAGAAGTAATATTTACCTTTTACTAGAAAAGTATCTGATATATCATTATGACCACATTTAAAACATTTACAATCTTTATTATATTTTCGTATCATTTTACATCACCCAATTATAAATTAAAACTATTGTTATGAAATGAAGAGTCTGGTCGAGACCTATAGTAGCATAAAATTTATGGTCTTCCCAATATTTGAATATCTTCAGCTCTTCATCCATCCATGTATTGTTCATATCACCATCAAAATTCTCTCTAGCTATTTGCCTCTTAGCCAGCCATTTATAACCTCTCCAGATATACCAATCTTGGATACAATGAATGAGAACGATTACGGCACTCATAGCAAACATATCAGCTATGTTATCACATATGGCATATGCAGCCCACATATAACCCATGAAGAGGATACCGCCATGCTTTAGAAGAAAATTGATATCTTCAGATTTCTTTTTACCCATTTCCCTCGACTGGAATATAAAGTCAAAGAGAAAATGTGTTATAAAAAGTATCGTCAAATTCATTATTTCTCACTCCATTTACATTCATGTCTTTTGTATTTCTTAAACCAAAAAGACCTTTTTGTATATATGTTTCTTGCCGAGCCTTCATCACAATCTACTATGGTGGCTCCTGATTTAACACCACAATGAGGACAGCAGCCATGTGAATACATCATTACATTCCGTCTCAATCTTTCCTTACAGGCAGAACATCGGTAAACTGAAAACCATCTACCATAAATTTCTTTATCCATTAGTTTTTAGCCCATCCCATAAAGTCATCTAAAATTTTAGTATGATCGAAAGCCAATTCTGGTAAATCATCTAAAGAATATATCTTAAGATTCTTTGCGTCATCCGCAGCTTTTGGTGTCTGATTAAAAGCGGTTGCTATGAAAACAGCAGAAATTACATGTTGTCTAGGGTCTCTTTTAGGGTCATCGTATACACCCAAACTTTCCAATATTTTAACATCGACACATGTTTCCTCTTTAGCTTCCCTGATAGCAGCATTCATAAGTGTTTCACCACAATCAACAAATCCTCCGGGTAATGCCCAACCATAAGGCGGATTCTTTCTTTCGATCAGAACTATTCTCCCATCTTCATTTATTATGATTATGTCTACAGCTACAGACGGATTCTTGTATTCTTTATACGTAACACTTTTTTCCCTAATATTAACATCAGGACTTTCGTATTTCTGCTCCATGACTTCTCCTTATTTACCATACCATAGATAGACTGGTTTTATAGCGCAAATAGCACCCCAATCATTATTCGCATGACCCCAATCTTCACAGTAGACTCTCCATCCTGTCCCATTATGTCCATCATGTTGATAATTACTATCCCAATGCTCCTGTTCAACAGTTCCAGCTTCATCAGTCTGTAGCCACGACCACACGAGTTTTGTAGCGTCTTCGGACTTTATAGATGAAGGGAGTTTATTTACGGCATCTCCATCACACCAATGTAATATCAGTCCATGCTTTCTACTAAATGACCAACCATCACAAGTCATGCGCGATTGTTTGAATACAAGCTCTAATGTAGCCTGTAAATCTTCACAACCCTTGCCGTTTACGTTAAAAATTCTATTATCCATTTTCTCCCCTTATATCGGAAATATTCTACTTTCCTTAAGAACTTGTCTACCATGATCGGAATCTATAATGGTATCCTCACAATTATCTTTCCAAACTATGACCATTTCTCTCTCGTGAGTTCCCACCATACCTATAGATTTATCCTCACTGGTATTTCCGTGATAGACCACCGTTGCGCCCATCAAATCCATGATATCAAATTCTTCCTTTACGATATCCACCTTCTTCCATTTTGTTTCCACACTCGGCAGACTACCATAATATTCTTCGAAATCAGCAGGGGTTTGAATATTTTCCTTTTTCATATTATCGCTCCAATTATAGCGTTTACTTTAGCTCCACAAACAGCACCAGTTGATGTACCCATAATATAAATAAATTTTGTTAGACGGCAATCCTTTACGCCTTTATTTATATTATAAAGCCATGCTAGTGCAATACAAATACTTACCACGAATATTCTAGTTGCTGCATACTCCATAGTATCAACCCTAGCAATCTGTATTGTCTGTAAAGATACAAAAAATATCTGGATAAATGCTGTTGTAAAAATTATTAAATATGGTGTCACGCGATTGGTCTCCAGTAAGTAGGCTGGTAGGGAAAATTTCTAGTTCCCCACCTATCTGTTTTTCTATTGTAGAATCTTTCATATATGTGATCTTTTGAATCGTATATACATTTCGTTTCGTAATATCCAGCTTTTGTAGGACGAATAGAAGATTTTCGCCATTCATTCGGATTTTCTTCTTTAAAAGTAAAACAACCACAATACTTACAACCGCGAGGATACATATCTTCATAGCTATCAAAATGTCGATAGTAGGGATGACCGCACATACATATTCTATCATCACCATAATCTGGATTATACTTTCTAAGTGTGGTTATAACTTTTTCTTCAATATATGGCTTTTCCATTTTCAATACCTCACTTCATCTTTAAAGAGTACATTTCATTGCCTCGATAGAATAATACTTCGAGGCCGTTATTACAGAGTTTCATATCGGAACTGATAGCAGGGTCATGTATAACCTTCATCTTATTATGGCTACTATCATTCTTAAATATCTCCATAGTTCCATCATCAGTTATACTAACGACTATTCCATTGCTTAGAACAGTGAAGTTAACCGATTTTCCAGCTACATCCTCATCTTTCCTGAAGGTATAATTAACTCCCTCGAAGACAAAGGTAAACCGATCATAGCCACCATCTTTATATGCTGTTATCACACAGACACCGTTCTCAAATTTACCGTCTATGATCTTGTATTTCTCCAGCTCTTTTACTGGAACAGGAACGAAATTACCATTCTGAGGTATCATCAGATATGGTTTCTCCAACATAGTGCTATAAAGGAACCCATCAAATACCTGAGTGGAGTTAGGCATAACATTGTAGGTCTTAGCTACGTTCGCCAGTACCTTACCATTCATTTCAACTATACCTACTTCCAAGAACTTCTCGCCCTGATATACAAATAACTTATTCCCTACCTTAGTTATTTTCTTAGCGTTTATGAATACATTAGGGATTATAACATTTGTCTTCAGGTTTGTCAAGACTAATTTTTCATCCGTTACAGTCGCTATTATTGGTGTAAGGAATTTTTCACCGAATACCAGAACCGAATTGGCGTTATCGATATCATATCCTACCTTGCCTATATAACCTTCCTTCGTAGTGGTGGTTCCATCAGTACCACTAAAATTGAAATAACTGGTAACAGGATTCTTATAGTCTCGGAGAAATTTTATTATAAAGTTATCCGTACTATCTATTATTTCTGTTTGAACCTGCATTACATTAAGCAGTCCAGCTATAGAAGGTGGCTCTAATCTCTCACCTTTCTGGAATAGCCTTTCGAACCACGCCATATAATGGCTAGGAATGTGGCTAAAATCCCTTGTAGAGGCAGGAACCCTCGTATCCTTATCAAAGACACTAACATTCTGTTTCATGCGCTCTATGAGGCTATTCTTCTTGAAATTAGGATTCTTACCTTTAAAAGGATGTATGCCAATGAACAACTGAAAAGCTATTATAGCGAAACTATACCAGTCTGTCAAGCGATTAAATCCATTCGTATTATAATCCCTTATGTTAGGCATTATCGCAGTAGCAGGAAAATTAGGTGTCTGGTACGAATCGACATCTATAAAATAAGGTGTCTTAAAGTCGTTTTCCTTGACCAGATAATTTAATTCGTTTAAATCCACGCATATTATTTTCTTTTCGTGTATGGAATTCAATGTCTCTTGTATATTATCTACAAGATCGACTATGATCTCAGGCGTTATATTATTTCTATTCCTGAAGTCAGTAGTAAACAGTTTACATATAGGCAGAGAGTTGTCTATCCTATCCATAGTGAATCCAACCATACGAGATTTCTGATCTAGTATGACATTCTGAGGATTCATTATATTGGGCGAAGTCAATACTTCGAGTTCCTTTATCTTGGCTTCTGGTATCATCTTATTGATATCGCTATATATTTTGTATATAGTAGAGCCTTTCCCATAGACTTTCCCCTCACCGCCTTCAGTGATGAAATTTCTATCGGTTAAGGTCGTTTCTCCCTTTCCTCTTACTGTATATTTAGCCATTTTTCAGTCCTCTAAATTTACGTTTTCTGTAGAGCTAAAAAATTTCTTACTCCAATCTAAAAACATATCACATGACTCATATTTAAAAATACCTGTTTTATGATTACATGTCTTTATCGTGGGTTTAAGTTCATAATTAAACCCACTACATGCTTCTACAGGACAATCCATATCGCTATCATATCCATCTAAAGTACACCAACCAAATTCGCCACAATTATGAGCATATTCGTCTTCACCCATCGTTATTTCTTTCCCACAAATACGCTCATCTTTACTGTTTATGTTTAACAGACTACAGCTAGGATATTCAACTATATTTCTATTAGGATTGACCCATAGTGCCTTAGAATCTATGAAATCACCGCCTACTTTAGCACCATCCCACTCATCATAAAATTTATCGAGAGCTTCATTTACATTTTTCGCCACTACTATAACACGAGTATCTTTAACGCCTATTAGCGACTGACGAACATTACTAACTGTAATATCCTTTTCATCATCATAATACACATAAAGACCTATTGAATCTACGGTCATCGGCCTACAACGACTAAAAGTAAAACATGCTCTATTAACAGAGGTGAACCTTTCCAATAGTGGTATTTTATAAATTCTACCTTTCATTTTCTATCTCCAACCATTCAGGTTTCTCATATATATTTCCTATAATCGTAAATAGCGATAGATTCAACGGACTTAAATCTTCATCAATACTATCATTACCATTTCCCTTTACTAAATTGAGTATGAATTTAGCTTCTTCATCTACCCAGATCACCTGATATACGGATAAATCATGTTTGTGTATTACCAAGTCATTTTCATATAAGTCTTTACCGTTTTTATCCGCAAGACCAGTAAATTGCATGAGAATGAAATCATTAAGTCGCATCAATGATGATTCATATGCAGGATTAGGATGTTCATCTCCATATTGTTCAATACCATTAAAGCATGTTACTTCTCCTATGACATTAAATCCTTCAAAGACCATCTTTTTAGTAAAAGTATCCCATACCCTAAATTTATTCTCTTTCACAATTGACCTATACCTGTTAAAAATCTCGTAGCTTTATAAACCTGTTTAGGTGTTAATCCAACATATTGATCTACGTTTATAAAATTATTTCGTTGCCAGTAGAGCATATCACTATCATCATCGAGAATTATATAATTATTACCTTCTTCATCTATGATATCGCGATTATCACCTAACCATTTATGAATTTCATTTCCTCTTTGACAACAACCACAACCTACAGGGGTTTTACCTATAACCTCTCCAACAAATCCTCGTTTTTCGAGAATGGCTTGAAGTGTTTCGATCTCTGTACCCAATCTCCATGTAGAACTAATAACAACTTTAGCTCCAGTATTCTCAATAAGTTCATTCAAATTTTCGACAGATTCAGGGTCTATCTCTTCTGCTTCACGATCAATCTGAGACTTTTTGACGAGATTACCATCCAATTTATCTTGCTTTCTGGCTTCAAACCTCTCTTTGTAAAATCGTTGGTGGTTCAGAACACCGTCTATATCAAGAAATATTATTTTCATTTAATATAACTCCCTATTAATCCAGCAATAGCCTCTTCAAAGGTAGGATAGTTCCATGCAGCATTATCATGTCTAATTATAACTCTCTCAGATGCTATATCATAATATATTTCTAAACGTTTGTCTTTAGAACTAATCTTTTTAAATATATCAGTTATTGGTATATCCATCATTCATCTCCTATCAACATTACTCCGATAGACACATCATCATAATGCTCTATCCCTTCTTTCTTATAGTTCTTGATAGCTCTCTTGCACCTTCTCTTAAGGAACTCTCCAACAGTCCCTTTAAAGGCTGTTAGCTCCTCCAATACAACATAATGGTCTTTTCTAAGGCCACTAACAGGATTACCGAAAGACTCTATTCCATCAGATGCTATACCTATCATTGCATATTCTTCGATAGGAAGAACGAAAGTGGGTATCTTAACAAAATCTTCATGAGAATATTCATGATAATCCCTCAAGGCAGGGTCATTATTAAGACGAAGAAGATTTGTGGTCATGGTCTTACCGCCTTCATCAACATCGAACATCTCCCTACAATATTGGTTCTGCCTTCCAGCATCGACATAGTAAGATAGATAATAAGGCATATTATTGGCATACTGGTAATTATATATTTTCGTGGTTCCGTCTTTCTTCTTTAATATGACATTACCATCACCGAAGACATTGATTACGATCTTATTTTTGAGTCGATATGCTATGATTAGAGTAGCATCCAGAGCCGAAGTATTCAATCCCATTTTCTTGATTGTCTCATCTGCTTCATTTGCTATCATATCACCCATTGTATCGGCATTAATAGGCATACCAGTTTTATATATGAACCGATTCAATATGTTCCTTGCTGAGTGAACTAGAACCCTTGCTCCCACATCAGTATTATTGGAACTGGAACAACCATCTGACAGAATAATATAAGGGTCTACTCCGAAAGAGGAATAGATATAATCTTCACATACCTCATGGGAATTGCCTATGGTCATAAAACTATCGATATTTTTAATCATTTATAAACCTCACTTCTTCTATTTCGTTATTTTCAGTAAGACCCCAAAAACCCATCCATGTCTTTTTTATTTCAAAATCCATAACATTTTCTGTTTTATGGGAGGTCACATCTAAAGTCTTTCTATATTTACTATATTCTACATATTTCAATCCAGCCTTACTATCCTTCCCATTGGCTTTCTTCTCAGGATAAAAAGTCTTCCCATCCTTCTCGAATTCAACCAGCTTATAGACAAATTCAGCATTGACCTTATCAGTTCCGCCTACGTTAACATAAGAGGTTCCCGCCATACATGCATCGAAGGGTACTCCATCTTCTTCAAATTTTCTCAATTTCTCTGGAGTTAAGTCACCAGATAGGAATATTTTAACATCAGACCACCCGACAGAATCTAACCTATCCCTAACCTGTCTAGCTAAATCAGCCAATGGATTCACATCAATACGAACCATTGCTGGTTTGATGTTATATTTTATCATCAGTTCCAAACATTCCATGACATCATAAGTACATGATAATATGGTGCTATTTGGATATATTAAATTCCAATTGAAGAGGGCTTCTAATTGAGTCGGATGGCTCATTATAAAACTATGTGCTATGGTTCCACCTATCTTAACGAGTCGCTTTTCTTCAGTAGTATAATCTGTCCATGTACGATTGTCGAACATGATGGAGGTATTGCTAGTACCATCCCATCCTTCAGTTAAAGCTATTTGAGTAGCTAACCAAGAAGCATCAAATCCACATGCTCGTCTATAACCAGCTTCAAATAACATCTTGCTGGTAGAATCTCTATATTCTTTAGCTCGTATAGATAATTCTTGTCTATACGTATTGAAGTATGAATTATTATTCTGGAAATTTCCGCCCATGATAGTTTTTAAATAATCTTTCTCTTCTTCACTATCAAAACCATCCAGACGATCTAAAGTATTGAAACCAGTTTTACCATTGATTGTATTTATTAATGGAGTTTCCAGAAGTTGACCTATCCATTTTGCGCCATAGAATTGTACAGCAGGAACATATGGAAACAATTTGGCGTTCTCAGGATAGACAGTATAATGAAAATCCTTATCCAGATATTCCCATTTATCTCTTATGAGACGTATATAGAGGTCTCTCTTATCTTCAGGAAGTTTAGTCTCGACTAATGATATAAAGGTCTCCAGAAATTCAGGGTCTTGAATCTCGGTTTTAGCAGTTTCCAGAAGCTCGTTAGCCTCTTTATTACCACCGAAGTAATATAAATCTTGGTCTGGATTGATTTTGGAATTGATTCTACGGACAAAACCCTCGAACCCTGCTTTTTGATTTGCTTGGTCTAATAAAATATAGGCCACACACATGCTTAACTGATAATAGTCATTTTTTAAAAGTAAAAATTCTTTCATTGGTTTATCTCCTTTATTAGATTATGAACACATTATAACAAAAGGAAGATAGGAAGTCAAGGAAAAAATGGGAGAGCCGAAGCCCTCCCATTTTTGAATGGAAGATTAAAAGATTAGTTGCTGACTTGCTCCGCCAGTGCCGAGAGACTGTGATGTTGATGAAATTGACTTCGAAACAAACTGAGCCAATTTAGCCAATTTCTGTGGTGTCACATCTCCTATGTTTATGAATTGTGAAAGGTTAGCTTCCTTCACAAACCTCTCCAATGCATCCTCACAATCATCTGCGTTTACACCAACAAGAATTGTGGTCAGACTTTCCAATTGTTCCCCGATCACCGCCTTATCAACAAGGTCTTTGATAGTTCTTGGTGTCATAGTAGAACCCCAATCTAGCCCGTCAGTAACTACGAATACAATTGCGTTCGCGTCAAAATCTTGATCGATCAATCTTTGACCATACGAAATTGTTGCGCCTATGGCCTCATGAACCGCATCAAACAAAGCAGTTCTTCCGCCACACTGGAGGGCTTGATAATCATCCGCTTTGATTCCATTCAATTGAACAAATCCATGAACCTCCATCACAGTATCATTAAACGATATTAATCTGAAAAGTAAATTTTCTGCTCTCGGACTCTTTTGACAGGCGGTGACTACACTCTTTACTGTCTCAAGCAGTTCATTCGAAAACGGTATTACACTTCCTGATATGTCCACAACAAGAGTTACAATCGTATATTCTGTCGCACCTAAAACCTCAGGCTTAGTAGCAGAGAAATTAAATGCTCCACCACCGACTATTGGTATGTTAAAATCCATGTCTTCATTCATGATACACCTCCATTATTCTTTTATTTTATTAAGGGTCGTAAGTTATCTGCTTGTTTCTAAGTCTATATTCGGGATTAAAACTTCAGGCTTAAAAATTACTCGATAATTGTAAACGCCAACATTTGCCGATTTTAACTGCTCCGAAAAGAAGGTGACATTATCCGATAATCCAAGATGGTGCTTCTTATAACCAGTCTCACTTGTTTTACATGTCACTGATAGCTTTGCTGTCCTAACTTCTATTGAACATCTTCCCTCTATTGACAGCAGATAGACACCTTGGATGGCATCATAAAAAACTATCCTACGCTCTAACTCAAACATGTCAGCAGACTTAGCCAAATTCCTTGATGCAACGTCAGCATCGGTACATCCTACACATAAAAACAACAATATTACTATACTAATTAATCTTTTCACTTTATTACCTCCTCTATTCTTTTATTTTATTCTTTTTAATCGATAGTGTAGGGCAATCGGATAGGTCATTTAAACCGCTCACTCTCAAACCTTCAATCAGGGGCGAATATCATTAAAGAGTTTTCTCCGATTATCGCCCTACCTACCAAACTTAAATTATGTTGGGAGAGGTAGGAATCGAACCTACAAAGTGCTTGCTCACCATCCTGTTCAGTCCTAACTTATCAGCAAGAGTATCAGACCTAATAAGGATGCGTTTACCAATTTCGCCACTCTCCCATAAACTGTTTATGCTAAAAAGTCTGTTGACCTCGCTACCTGCATACCTCTCGCCTTCATATCCTTGAGGAAATCTTCTCCAAGACCCTCGAAAGTAGGTACTGGAGATGTGGTATCCTCAAGCAGCACAAGCTTCTTGATATTATCGTCACCGAATTGATCAGCGATATCCGTTACCGTATTCGCTACACAATGGCTAAGAGCTTGTCCAGATATACCGATTATATCTGCTTCTTCAAGCGTCTCGATAAACGGTGTATTGATCAGTGTAGATGGGTCTTCAGGGTCAGGTACTTCGGCCTGAACAGCACTATAATGTTCAGTCTTATAGTTACTACCCTTTGTAACGTAATCTACGAACCTATAGCGTTTTTCCCATTCCATAACGGCATTTGCAACAGGTTCTACCACATTATGACCCCATGTACCGATTAGGCAGTGCGGAGGCCAGATACAAAGCAGATAACGATTGTTTGCTTCAAGAGTTTCGATATACTGCTTACCGTAATCCTGTTCCGCAGGATTGGTAGTTCTCCATGTCCCATCAGCGATATCCTGCTTGGATATTAGCGTAAATGGTTGTGGATGACTGCCCTCTGAGTTCGTCCAGAACATCGGATGAGCTATATCCAGATAGTGGTGGGTATCGAGGGTAACATGGATATTATAAATTTTATTCTTTATCCTCTCGATCATGGTTGCCAGTCGGAGAGAATCTTCATCAGCTCCGGGTACAAACAGACTCCCATTTTTATCACAGAAATCATTCTGTGGGTCGATCAGTAGTAGTTCAACTCTTCTATTCATAATACACCTCCAGTTTTAATTGTTTTCTTTCAGTCTAAGGGTATTAATCGCCACCGCAATCGCCACCGCCAGAATCGCTGCTTCCGCTGTCATAAGATGAGCTACTTCCACCATCATATGATGAGCTTCCGCTGTCATAAGATGAGCTTCCACCGCTGTCATAAGATGAGCTTTCGCAAGAATCCTCAGACATGAGAGAATCTAGTACAACAGCAACCAAAATGAAATCCTCGATACAACTGTCATCAATAGTCCTATTTACTACACTACATCTATGACTCTTTCTAAACCTTACACCACAATGGTTACACTTTCTTTGTTGACTCATAGTACACCTCCAGTTTTAACTTTTAGATAGGAAAGTCAGCCCATGCCTGAATTATTTCAGGTATGTTCTTTCCGAAAACCATACATACACCAAATACAAATGGTGATGGTTGAACGAACAGCGCAATAATACCAAGAATGATACTTGCGCTAAATGCTAGGTATATACCGTAAAAAGACAACCCTGCCAGTGATAGTATTAAACCTACCACTACCAACACACCCAATATACCAAAACTCATACCAGCCTTTTCAATCAATTTCATTTTATTCTCCTCTCCTTTATTATTTTAGTAGTTCTCTCAAATGTAACCACATTGCTAAAATCTTTTTATCCACTTCTTTTTCTTCCTCACTATCATAAGCACCTTTACTGAATTTCTCAGATAGTTCATTAAATCCTAATGCTTCCTCGAACTCAGCTTGCTCCTTCCGATACATCTTTGTTTTAGATGGGTCTCCGAATACACCACTAGCACCGAACTCTACATTAGCTATCCGATCAGCCAACTTGAGTATAAGAGAGTTTATATTCGCCCTTATCTTAGGATAGGTCTTAGCTTTCCTCTCTTTCCTGTTCCTACCAAGTTCATCAGTAACACCATAGACCGCTTCAGCAATATCAAATCCAAATTCTATTTTAACAGTCTGATAAGAAACTATAGTATCTTCTATAATATCATGTAACCAAGAAGAGGCCAGTATAACTACTTCCCTGAAGCCAAACCTAACCAGAACATCATAGACCATTTCAAGATGCCTTATATAGCCATAAACATCCGAATATGGTTGACCTTCATGGAATTTCCTAGCAAACTCAATAGCCTTTTTAATAATTTCGTTGTTTCTCATTCCATCTCCTTTTCTCACTTACAAATACATTGTATCAAAACTGATTTTATTTGTCAAGCATATTCGTTACATCAGAATTTTATTATTCCAAGCATAACTCGCTTCTTGGGTTGTCTCATATGGTGCGGTAGTAGTATTACACTCCTTACAATAAATCTGATATGTCGTTGGCGCATTATCATTTTCTATTGTATTGAGACCTTTAGCATGAGTTCCGCAACATTTCCGCCAGCGACCTTCACTGCTTTTCGCTTTATTATCGTTCAATTCTGTCGTAAATTTCATTTTTATTTCTCCTCAAATAATTGTTTTGATACTGGAAATTGCCAATATCCATACTCATCCAACATACCATATCCGCATGTTGAGCTTCCGCAGATACCATGAGAATACGTTGGTTTAACTCCAGCATTAAAAAGAATATTCGCTATCTTATTTCTTAAATCGAGATTAACCGCTTCATCAAATAGTACGGCTAACTTTTCTTCTTCTAATAGCTTATCCAACGCTTCGATACATTCTTCATTTTCAGCGTACATAATAAACTCTCCTTTATTATTTAATATCAACATTATACTAAATTTCGATTCGTTTGTCAAGAACTTTCTTTTAAATGAAAACATTCATTAGCTTTTATGACCCCAACCCCACTATCTTTTAATGGGTAAAATCCTAATTCACATTTTGAATGTCCGCCTTCATTATTGAAATATTGACAACTACCCATAACTTTAAATTCCCAACAATAATCACCAGCAGGAACAGTTATTGGCTGTAATACTACTTTCCTTTTCATGACGATCTCCCTATTCTTTTGGCTCATATCCTTTCTTCTTCATCGCTTCATCTAACTTCTTAACAAAGATTTGGAAAATCTCTTCTCCATCACCATTTATAGGCCACGTTTCGGATTTACCGAGAAGAGATTTTACGAAGTCGTCCATAACATATTCACGAGTTACCGTATCGCCACAATATCCATCGCAAGCTACTATATCACCTATCGTATGACTAGAAAGCTTATTGAATATGAATTCTTTGAGCTGTTCATCATTAAGCTTAACCCTTGCCCTATCACTAATGAGGTCTCTTACATTTTCCATATCTTTTGGGTCAAAAATAACTTTCATTTTCAGTCTCCTTTTAGTGTTTCAATTGATTATGAGTACAGCTTATCACAGGTAAATATGAATGTCAAGGAAAAACGACAATAAAAAAGGAGCCAAACGGCTCCCTCTCTATTCGATCTATTCAATTGTATTTTAGTCTTGGAATTCCTTGATGACCGATACGAGGATATTCGAGACTTCAAGGTCCTCCGCGATGTAAGTCTGAGTGTCCTTTTTATAACGAAGATACTCTTTTACCGCCTTGGCGAGAGCTTTCTTATCAGCATTACCCTCTTGAGCTGCCATAGCGATCTTATCTTTTACTTCTTCCGCCAGCTCCTTCTTCTCACTTTCTAACTGTTCTATCGCATCCGCCAACTGTTGAAACTTTTCCTTATCAATCATACTTTTTTTATCTCCTCTTTTAGTTTTTTTATTAATATTCATCTTTAGCTACCCTTATACTTGCTCGAAATGTTTTACAAGGGAAAGGTGGGTCTTCTTTATCACGATAATACATTTCTTCGATTTTAATATATGATTTTAAACCATCAAAAATAGTATATTCCAAATCTCTTTTAACAGCATCTATCATTTGATTTCTCATATCTTCAGAAGATGCCATCATTACCATATTCATTGGAATATGTTGTTCTGCTACGTATGTTTCCATTCTCATTTCAGATTCAATCATCCCAGATGGATTCTGGTGGTATTGTGGAATAAAAGGCATTTCATATTGCTGTTCTTTTCCACAATCATAAGCAGCTCTAGCCACTGCATGAGACAAGAAGAAACCAATCATACCGATATAACCAACTAAAAATGGGTTCATTATAGCCATTCCTCTAAAGATAAAATCTCTATACCTAATTTTTCAGCTTTTTTCATTTTACTGGATACGCTGTTCTTATCAGCAGTAATCAATATGTTCAAGTCTTTATTTACAGAAGAAGTAGGTTTCATCCCTCTTTCTTTAGCAATATTTTCATAGAATTTCCTCGGATTTTCTAATTTACCAGTGAAACAGATTGTATACTTTACTATGTTTTCGTGTTGTCCATCTACTATGTTATTGTGTTCTTTGGTAGGTTCGACAATGAAGGTAGTATAATCAGCATGAACTAATCGTATACATTGTTCTTTAACGCCATTTATTAGATTTTCGGCCATTATTTCTCCGATTCCTTCAATAGAAGTCAATTCTTCTTTATTCATTTTGAGAAGATTATCTAGGCTACCAGCTTTGGTAAGGGCTTTGTCTGCCATAGTCTTACCCCATCCAGATATACCAAAAGAAGCCAAAAAATCTATTTCATTGATATTTTTCAATGCGTTCTGGATATTACCATAAAGTGTCTTAGCACTCTTCTCACCATACCCTTCTAAAGAAAGAATATCTTCATATGATATGGAATTTAATCTAAAAATATTTGTTTTATTATGAGTGGATTCCACATAATAATTATATATTTTCTCGGCAGTCGGTCTGCCAAGCTCATCGATACCAATGGTTTTAGCCATGAAAGCCAGATGCTCTATCAGACGGTCTGGGCATGTAGTGTTAGGGCAACATAGGTCTACACCATTAAATTCAGTTGGTGTGTCACAACAGGGACAATTTGTTGGGAATATAACATCATCAATTTTACCTTTGACAACGCTCGTGATTTTTGGTATCACATCTCCTGCTCTTTCAATTACAACAACAGAACCTTTTCCTATGCCCATGTCCTTAACGAACTTAAAATTATGACACGTAGCTCTGGATATCGTAACACCAGCCAACTCAATAGGCTCTAGTTCGGCAACAGGAGTAAGCTTACCCTTCCTACTTACTTGGGCTGTAATCTCTGTAGCAGGGGTAATTCCCTTCTTATTAGCGAACTTAAACGCTATAGCACCTCTAGGACTTTTGGTTTTATTGCCCAACAGCTTGTAGTAGTCAGTATCAGCCAATTTGATTACGATACCATCAAAAGGAAATCCCTTTGAAGTAAGATTTTTTACCAGATCATCCCATCCGATTTCAAAGGCATCGACATTTCCTGTATGTTGGATTTTATCATAATCAAAATCAACGAAAGTAACTCCCATTCCTTCGATCTCTTCAGGACGCTTTCTACCCATCAGACCAGCAACAGCATTTCTCGAATTCTTGAATTCTCCCTTAAGATTATCTTCAAAGAACTTATCCGTTATAATGATCTCACCATTGATAGTACAATCAACAGTTTCACAGATTGTTTTATCTGAAGCTACCTTGAATTCTATGAAAGGAATTTTAGATGTATGATTCTCACCGACTCGACCATCTCCCCTAGTCGCAAGATTACCATTCTCTAGGCGACCAGAAATACCATCGAGTTTGAGTTCCATTTTGAAGAGTTCGTGGGGTGATCTACCTATCTTCTTCATCCATGTAATGACTTCTTTTACGCTATAGAATTTCTCAAGGGACAGCATAGGGTCTGAATGTACATACTTATTTTGGGGTTCGATAGATTTCTGTTCCTCTAAGGTAGTGAAGATATGACTATCTGGGTATATTGTCAGTAGCTCTTGGAGTAATACATCATAACTTTCATCATTTATGATAGGTTCATTTTTCTCCCAATATAAATGATTGTGTTTTTCTATTTCTCTTTCTAGTTCTTCGATCCTTTCAGTATTCATAGTTGTTCTCCTCAACTTTTTAATTAACATATTATATCAAATTTTATTTTACTTGTCAAGTTCTTTTTAGAATGTATAAATAATTATAGGAAGTAATTGGATTGACTCTCACCTCAATCCAAAACAAGTGGAGCTATCTACTTGCTGTCCTTCCACAACTATTTATAAGGAGCTATATCATGTCAAAAATTCTCACCTGTCAAATCTGTAATCAACAATTTAAAATTTTAGGCCATCATATTAAGAGAAAACATAATCTAATACCAAAAGACTATTATGATATATTCTTTAAAGCCGAACGAGAGGGAATTTGTTCTTGTGGTAAAGAGACAAAATTTTTCAACTTAACATATGGTTATGCCAATCATTGTTCTAGTAAATGTTCAAATAATAATAGAATAGTGAAAGATAAGCAAATAAAATCTTATAGAAAAACTCTCGAAGATAATCCTTCCATTACACAAAAGAAAGTAGAAAAATATAAACTATGGTGTAAAGATAATCTCGAAAAAGTCAAAAATAGGACAGAGAAAATTAAACAAATTTTTTGAGATAATCCTGAAAAAATACACAGCCGTATAGAAAAACGTAAAAAATTTTATTTGGATAATCCAACTGTAGAGAAACAGAGAATTGAAAAAACTACCCAAACTATGAAAAATAATCCCGAATTAGAGACGAGAAGAAGAGATAATATTAGTATATCTCGTAGAAAATATTTCAAATCTTTATCCGAAAACAATTCTATAGAATCTCATTATCTTTATCTAATGCAGCACCAAACTAAACCTATCATCAAAATAGGTCTCACCAATGAAAAGAATTTACAGAGAAGAATACATGATCTTTCGAGAGATTTCGGTGATTGTAAACCTATTTTCTTAGTAAAAGATACTTACAAGAAAATAGATGAATTAGAATCTTATCTCCATGATTATTTCAAAGATCATTGTAAAATTCAGCCTTCGGGTGGTGGAAGAACGGAATGGTTTGACGAATGCATATTAGAAGACGTTAAAGATATATTAACTTCTTAAAACTATTTTATTTGTTATAAAATGGTTATATATTCCCTTTTTAAATTTTCCAAAAATCCTTTTTCTGTCATTACAAATTCGGCATTCGAAAGTTTATATTTAGGATTAGCAATCGTTAAACTTCCTTCGTTTTCAGGAAATTTATGAATTTTTACCGTAAATAATTTTCCAGTCTTATGAGTCAGTTCGAATACGGACTCACTGATGTCCTTGAACTTCAACCCCTTCCATTTTAATAGTGGAATCATTTTCAAACTCCTTAAACAATTTTATTTATTCACAAGCTTTACAATTTCGGCAAATCATATTATCTTTATCATAATTTCGCCTTGCTCTAAAAACTATAACTTTAGATTTGCCGTTAAATTCATACGCACAATATATCTCTTTATAAGGGTCAGTGTCAGGAGTTTTTTGTTCTTTTTTCCCAAATAATTTTTTAAACATCACACTCTCCGAATAATTTCTTTTTCGTAATCGTTTTCGTATCCCTCAAAGACCGTAGGAGCATGTTCTTTAACAAGGACTAGCATTGCCATTACCTTACGCCTTATTTCCCATTGTGCGTGAATGTCGCCTCTTAGATCGAATAAATTAAAGAGACTTCTAAAGTTAAGTGTCGTATCTATAGTAGTCGTACACGCATTTGGCAGAACATATCTAGCATCTTCTTTCCTGATACCCAATGCAACTAAATCATTGTAAATTTCTTCAATGAATTTCATACAATCATGATATTTTGCTAATGCATCACCATTATCAATAATAGCATCAGGAGTAATAAAATCAAAATCGTTTTCTTTAACGTATCTTTGAGACTTCTGAGAATAAGAAGCTATTCTATGCCTCACCAATTGATGGGTAAGGCTCCTCGATACGTTAGTGAACCTGAATGTGGCAGATGCATGTTCAAACACGGATGTATGACCATTTTTCAGCAGATGTCTTATAATTTTTATATGTGAATCTTCTGTTACTTTATCATACGACTCATAACAGGTTCTACCACATGATTCTATTAATCTTTCACAGTCTGGGGTAATCGCTAATAGTTCTACACCAGATTTAAGTATTATGCTCATAATTGTAGTTCCTCTTGTATCAACTTAACTAGATGTTCCTTTTCTTCATCAGTTAAGTTATATTCAGTCAACGCATCAGCAACCATTAATGCCATCTGATCTATGGCAGTTATACCATGCATAGCTTTTAAATCAGTAGGGATGTTGCTTTCCCATGTTACATGTACTAATTCACCATCTATCATTATGGCTTTAACTAACTTTATATCTCTCATAATTAACCCCTATTAATATTCATCAACTTCGTTCTGCTCAAAGGTAATTTCTTCACCTCTCTTTCCAGCATCATAAGCTTTTTGCATTAATTCTGGGATACTATAGACATCACTAAAATCTCTGCTTAAATTACTGTCCTCTGGTTCTCCGTCACTTACCCTGAAAACTTTCACATCGTCTATTTCAATCGCAAATATATCACGATAATCTCTTTCCTCTACCGCCTCTCTAGTTAAACTTATCTCGGTTACTTTCAATATATTTCTCCTCTAATTTTCAAACCCCTATTATACTAAATTCTTTCTCTATTGTCAAGTTATTTCTTCAGATAATAGTAGAGGGAACTATTGATATAGTTCCCTCTACTTACATTATAGTTATGAGGACGATAATGTATTATTTAACTTAATCGAAGTCATCAAGTCCGTCCAGAAGATCATCATCACCATCACCAGCATCAGATGTATCAACATCGGTAGATGTATCATCGTCATCAAACTCATTATCGAGATCATCAGTCTCTTCTTTCTCTACCTTTTTCTTAGTAGTGGCCTTTTCTTCAGTTTTAGCAACTTCCACGCCGAGAACTTTTTGCTCGAAAAGCTTCACTAGCTCATCATAAGACTTGAATTTATCGGGAGATATTTCATCCGTGAGCTTATATCCACTATCGAGGATAGCATTGATCTTTTCATCGGTTTTAGCAATAGCCGTAGTTTTCTGGGCAAATTTAGACTCATCATAGTTAGCGAAACCAGATACAGTCTTTGCTACTAGAAGAAAATCACTTCCCTGTTCTTCTTCATCACAACCAATAAACCAGCATTCTTCCTCGCCTTCTTCTACATTAGGATGAAGTGCAGAATAGAACTTATCGAATATTTTTTTACCGTACTTATAAAGGAAAACCTTACCTTCATTTTCACCATCATTTCTACTGTCTTTTACTACTAAGATGTTAGAGAAATATTGCTGCTTTCTGTATATCTTACTAGCCTCTTTAGCATCTGTCTCATCCTCAGTAGCGTAAAGCTCAACAGCTCTTTCACAGATAGGACAATCCTTACCAATTGTGGTTGGGCAATTCTCATACCAGAAACCAGTTTTGGTCTTGATTTGATGCTGACGGAGATTTACCCAAGGCACTTCATTACCGAAAGGCAGAACTCTAACCCTAAAGATATTCTTATCTTTTTTAGGAATTTCAGGCTTCCAGATTCTTTCATCTACGAAACCGCCTTTTTTCTTATCATCTTCCTCCTTACTTTTTTTCAAAGCCTTTCTTAACTTACTTCTATCTACTTTCATATATTTCCTCCTGTTGTTTAGTAGATTTATTAATCAATCGAACTATATTGAGTTATGCCATATTGGTGCAATTTATGGCATATTAACCAATCTTCTCTTTCCATCTGATCTTTCGATAAGACGAAAAGTTTTTTCTTGAGAATATTATTTTTAATCTCTTCAGCTTCACTATCACAACATATACTTATTAATTCCCAATTTTCGAGAAGCCATATAATGGTATCTCGTCTCTGGTAATCAACTTCATCCATATCAGGATTTTTGAGAAGTTCTTTGAAGTGAGAGATAAAATAATCCTCTCCTTTTTGGTAGATATAACAGCTAGGGAACAATTTCTTCTCTTCTCTATTAGCTATACCTATACGACTTAATGTTTCCCTCACAATAGGAAAGGGTTTATTAAGGTCTACTTTTATTCCTTTTTCGATCATTTTACCAACTCCTTATTCATAGTTTTAACTATTTATATAAGGAGTTGGGAGCTACTTTTCAGAACTCGGATTGTTTTATCAGATCATATGCTATTATATATCTGAATACTTGCTTATAAACGTCTTCAAATACCTCATTTTCATCACGTTTAGCATCTATTTTTATAACCTTTTTAGTACCATAGTCATCCATTTCCGCCAACCTATTCACATAACCATTGAGGAGCTTATCGAAGAAGTCTTTTCCTTTCTTCTCAAAGTGATCTTTTTCAGCACCAAGTCTTTTAACAGAAGTCTCATAATCTATATCAAAATAGATATATACATCAGGCCAAATACCTCGATTGGCTATCTCTATTATATTCCTCATCGTATGAGGCTTTAAACCTGTAGCAACTTCCTGATAGACCAACGTACTTATTGGACCTCTATCGACCAACAATATCTTATCTCTGTTAGGTTTGATAACGGTTTCAGTGTGGATACTCCTATCGGCCTGATATAGAAAGAATCTTGCCAATTCAGTAATCTCATATTTGTTATCAGCATCGAGAATAATATCTCGAAAAATTCCTTTAGGCTCACTAGATGTCACTATCTTATCATAGCCATATTCCTTTAATCTTTCATCTAAACTTAACCTATCCGCAACCCTTTTCATGATAGTGCTTTTACCTGCCCCATCTATTCCTTCGAATGAAATGTACATTCACCATTCTCCTTATCTATTACAAAATTTAACTCTATGAATCTTACTGGTTTAATCGGAGTGACATATATTTCCATACTAATATCTACTCCATCATCACCACAGTCATGACAATATTTTTCACCATTCTTATATAAAAACCCACATGAAGCGCATGTAACTACTTTATATTCTTTCCATTCCGTGTACCATTTACCCTTCTCTTCCGCCATACTTTTCCTTTATAGCCTCTATATCATCTTCTTTAATTAGACCCATATTCAGGTATTCTCTGGCATCATAACTGGAACACTTAAAGTAGTCTTTCAGTAGCTTGACATCCTCCTCCTTAAGGATGCTCTTTACCAGTTTAGGGTATTTTAAGAACTTTTTACCTCTAGGAATTATAATGACCAAGCTCTTATATAGCTCTTCTTTGGTTAGACTAGAAGAAAAATGATTGAATATACCAGTGAAAACAATGTTTCCTTTATCCAAACTCAGGAACCGCATGACCATAAAGGGGTCAAATTTACTGAGATTTGGGTCTCTAGTAACATGAATATTACCCTTTTTAGTCACGCAAATATCTGTTATATAATCAAAGATAGATAAAGGCTTTGGTTGGACGTAGGTTTCTTCCTTTACTTCCTTTTCCTTTATACCGAACAGCTCTAACATTATTCCACTTCCATTATTTCTATAGCAAACTGCATGAAGTTCATCTCTTTATCGACCACTTCATTAGATTTTGCCTTGAATTCACAACAAAGAAGTATCATTTGGGAAAGCATAGTATTCTCTACCTCTCCGAAAAGTTCTTTCTTATTTAACAAGTCGTGGAATATACGTTTGATGATACCGTCATAGTCTAGCTTATTATTTCGCATGGTTTCCCATAACGACATAATTTTTCCTTGACAAATTTGATCTATTACGATATCGTAGGTATCATCAGCAACAACCTCATCAAGATCAATATCTAACTCTCCAGAAGAGCAGAAATATTGAAGATGGTTTATGGTCTTTCTCATATCAGGATAAAATTTATCTATCATCTTGAGTAATGTGGTTTTTTGCTCGACATCAGAGAAATCGATTCCTTCAGCTTTCAGGATACTACCCATTAATCTTCTGATATCTTTGACATCTGACTGTCTGAAAACTACTTCCTTAAGCCTTGACCTCAACGCTGGTAATATCTTCTCAGGATAGTTACAGGTAAAGATAAACCTTGTAGTTGTAGAGCTTTCTATGATATTATTGAGTGCCTTCTGTCCTTGAAAGGATATACCATCGGCCTCATCCAATATCAGTATCTTTATTTCATTATCTACCGACATAGTGGAACAAAATGTACTTACTTTCGTTCTGATAGTATCGATACCATTTTCATCTGAAGCATTGATATAAAGAGAGCTGGTTATACCCAACTCTTTAATTATGGCCTTGGCTAAAGTGGTTTTACCTACACCAGATAACCCACTGAAGAGAAAGTTAGGTAGCTTATCACCACCTCTTTTCAACAGGGTTTTAAAGACCTTCTTTGTTTTTTCTGGTAGTACAATATTGTCTATCTCATCAGGTCTATGTCGCTCAACCCACGGTATTGATAATTCCTTTTCTTCACTCATTCAAACCTCCAACGTTTAGCTTATATCTGTACTATTTTCCAATCTTTTTCAAAGAGCGTATCGACCATTTCATCAGTTCCAGTCTCTTCATTATAGAAGCTGAATATGAATCTTTTAGGCTTCTCGCTGAAGTCAAAATCTTCAACAACTACATTAATAGGGTCTGTGGCATCAGGCGGTAAAACCGATATCACAGTACCTACAATACCTTCGAGTAGAATTTCCTGTATTCTCTCATTTTTAGCTTCACTATAGGTAGAATCTAAAGTGGTCATTTCCGTTCCGTAGAACTCACCTACTTTAGCTCTTTTCAATTCTTTCAACATAATTTATTCCTCCAATTATTCTTTCTTATCAAATGTACTTTCTTCTACTGTTTTAACTAGTGTTTGATTAATATTTATAATTTCTAAAACATCATTTGGAAGATAATTACATCTTATAACGAGATGCGAACCTAACCCACCATCATCTCTTACTGATCTACTGACGGTATCTTCAGATACTTCTTTTCCTATAGAATATACAATCTTCTTTATGCCAGAGTCGTAAATAATTTTTTCATAACTTTCTTTCAACATAAATTTATTCCTCCAATTTTTAAGCTCTAATTATAACACAACGGTTTCTCTGATGTCAAATTTACCCAGAAGTTTTTTCTAGGACGTGATGTTTTCCCTGTAAAAAAGAATCCGTTAGATCGAAAATAGCATCTTTTTTGAATTTATTTTCCTTAACATATAATTCAAAAGCCACTTTAACCTCTTCATCCAGAAGACCCACACACTCTTTTTTCTGCCAACCTTTTTTATTTTCCCCTCTGTCCTTGACTTCTTTCGCTCTCTCTTTAGAAATAAAGGTTTTTCTCCATGTAGTAACTGGATAAACATTATAATTCACACTATCTCCAAATTCTTTAGATATGAAATAACGCATAAACCAATAGTTAGAAAATAATATATCAGCCCTTTTACATTTAGCACCAAAGGCTAGACCCTCAATAATAATATCAGTTAAATCTCCTTTATGTTTCAAAAGAAAATCCATCACCCCTTCTATATTATATTCCAACAGTTCTAAATCAGTAGCGTCTTTATTAGACACAATACAAAAATCTACCAAATCTCCTTTCTCATTTACGACACATACCCCTGTACTTCTCATTGAAGCATCAATTGAAGCTATCATTTATTTCTCCTTATATAAATAGTTATAGGAAGTAAGCTAACCTACTACCAATAAGTTAGCAACAAGCGGAGCCATCTGCTTGCTGTCCTTCCACTAATACTTATATAAGGAGCCGTACCATGTCAAACGAATTAACCACCCAATCTCATATATGATTACGATCTTTTTCGTTTACCTTCTTCCCATCTTTCTCTAGTGCAATGGAAAAAATGTTTATCAATAAAATTATTGCCTACTTTAAATTCTCTAAATACGTATCCAGTAGAAGTGAAAAAACTTTCATGTATTTTTAAACTTATTACATTATTAGAAAATACTGTTGCTCTTAAAATATCAGCACCGAGTTTTTCGAAGGTATAATCTGCCATCATTTGACCGACAGCAATACCATGAATATCATTTCGATACTCTTCTTTAATTGCTAACGTCCAAGATATATCATTTAAACCAGAACCTCTATCGAAATATAATTTACAGTAGCCGATAACATGACCACTTTTCATAAGTAAATGATACTCTCGATTCCATGTACTTGTAATATCAAGATCAAAGTTTGTCCAGCTACCATTTAAAGCAAATCTTATTACAGGGTCTTGTTCAATTTCAAATTTTAACTGTTCCAGCACTGCCTTATTATGTGGTGTTACTAATATGTGTTTATAATCATTCATGTTTTCTCCTCGATTATTTCTTTATCGGAGCTATGAAATATCTCAATAATTCATAGTCATCTGTCTGTGCTACTAACTGTACAATCTTAGAATGTACGCTCACCTTGTAAGGAAATTGGTCACATATAAATGCGAAATTATCCTTACCGTCCGTCTTGATAGGTAGAGATACAATAAAGTCTTCGCTATCACAATCAGTTAGAAGCTCTTCTATATAGTGATGTGTATGCTTACAGTCTTCACCTATTGAATAGGATAATGTACCGTCTTCCATGATAAGATTTAGGTTCTTACCATCAACAGTGTTTGATATATTTTTGATTTTCTTGAAGAAATTTTTATTGATTTCAAATGTGATGAAGAAGTCAATCTTAGCCTTTGGCTCGGAAGGTCCTTCCTTATCTTCTATGATCTTGATATCAGAGAGTACATAACTAACCTCTGATTTATCATTGAATTTGATCAGAAGTCTGTTATCGTCTTTGGTCACTTCTAACACATCCTGATCAAACATAGAAAGGATATTGATAAACTCATCAAGATTGTATATTCCAAGCTTTTTAATGTCGCCTGTCTTCTTGAGTTTAACAGTATCATTATTAAACCTGAGATTTACTAGCTTTGACCCATCTTCTGTCTTTGCATTGACATGAAATGTGTCTCCATTCTTAGAAAATATAACCGATGGTATATTATTCCTAATGGCCTTTAATGGTAATGTAAAATTTTTCAACTTCGATACTTCTATTTTTTCCATACACAAACTCCTTTTCACGATTTTAAAAGTTTCAGTTTTAATAAGGCGGTCTTGCCTTTATAAACATTATCAAGTATTATACTATATGCAGCCTCAGATGTCAAGTTTGCGGACAAAATAATTTCATTCAGGTCTTTCCATTGTCTCCAAATCTTAGGATAGACAAAAATATTCTCACCTACTCCTGCCATCTGTTTCGCTACTTTCATCCCTGTTTCATCACACCATTGATTATCAGTAACCCAAATTCTCAACGGGAATCTCTTCTTTATCATCTTAAACTGATCGCTATCAGGATTCGTTACACCCGTCAATGCCGTACTATTAGGCACAAACATACTATCTATAGCACCCTCGAATATAAATGTAGGTTGAGATTTATCAACATTATAGAAGTTAAATATCTTGATATTATCTCTATTCCATGTAAGATATTTTGGAGTTTCGCCATATAAAGCTCTGGCAGAAAAACAATACATCTTCCTATTCTCATCATAGTAAGGTATGATAAGCCGATCTTTGAAGTGTATCATTTCAGGGTCATCATAGCCATAACAGACCAGAAAATCCTTATAGAATTTCTTAGGGATTTTCCTATCTCTCACGAATTGAACTGCTTTCTTCTGGAGTTCTTTCTTATAGATTCCAGATATACTTCTCTCAAGAAGAGGAAACGAATAAGGAAGGATTTCTTTCGATAGATCATCAATATTATCGATCTTCTTTCTATCAGATACAAGAACAGCACCAACATCATAATTCTTCTTAAAGATGTTCTTAATATCCTTATTTTTGAAATATTCTTTATATAGTTCTGGGCTATATTCTCTTACGAAATTCTTAAAGGACTGAGAAAAGCCACAATTATGACAGAAATAGGTTATCATATCATTTTTAAATAATATCCAACCCCTACGAAGTCTCTTAGATTTCTCAGAATCGCCACATTTACAACATCTGAAATTTAACCCTTTACTGGTTTCCTTTATACTTCCATCAGTAACAATTCGTTGTAATATTGATTTAACTAATGATCTATCCATTGACTCCTTGCTGTTTAGCTTAAATACTTACCAAGTTTAATAGTCTTTCCATTACATCTTTTGGGTGATCTTCGTCTAGCCAATTCCAATCCAAGGCTTCATTTAATCCTTCTTGTAATTTTTCAACTAGATTCATTTGCTCACAGTAAAGGTCGAATAACTCTGCCTTTGTACTGTCCTGTGCCACCTTAAAAAGTTTTGGCTTGTCCATACTATTCCTCCTACCTCTTTACTTTAACTATCATAACCCATCTCTCTTAGGGCTTCTTCAACGTCAAGCTGCCTGTTACATAATCTCGTCAAATCTTTCGGCCTTATAGGTTGTCCGTGTCTATGCGGACAGGTCACAGCATTGACCACACTAAGAAGGCGATCTAATTGCTCTTTGAGAGCATGAACATCTAACACGGGTTCTTTTTGGGCTTTAAGTCCAGCTTCTTCAAAATAACCACACTCCATCGGACAAACTTGATCGTCAAATTTACATACTACACAATGAATACAATCTCCTCTTTCAGGCAATTCCATCTTTCCATCCTCCATATTAATATACGAAAGCACCTACCATACCTACATAGAACATTATGGCTATAAACATTCCGCCACCAGCCGTAGCAACCACTTCCTTTACCGTAAGTCCTTCACAAATTTCTATAGCACCAATCTTCTTCATGACAGTCTCCTTTATTTGGATTATGATAACATTCTAACATATCATATCCGTAAAGTCAAGAACTAAATCAATTTCTTAAGTCTTTCTACTTCGGCACTTAAATATCCTTTTCTCTTCTTCATTCGTTCCCTATACATATCCAGCTCATAGAACTCATCACCCAACAACACCTTTAATAAAGTCAATTGTTTCTTAGGTATCCTATCAATGACCTTAGTATATAGAATAAATTCAAACGGAATATTCTTCTGGCCTATATAATGCTGTATGATATGTGGATAATATCTAGGTACAGGTGCTAAATACTCCTTGATAGTAAGATCATTGTTCCTGAGATATGCTGATATAGCATCAGCAAAATATATGATATCATCAGACTCATGTTTCAACCATTCATCAATATAGATATGAAGATGATTAATGGGAAACTTACCTTTTTCTTTAAACGCCCAAAGAATATAATGTTTAATATTATCGATTGACTTTAACTTCTTATAATGATTCTCGACAAAGAAAGTTAAATATTCCTTAGTGGTTATGCTCTTGATCTGCTTCCCGCTTCTGATATTGATATCGGAAAAATATCTATAGTATATCTGGTTGAACAGATTATATATTCTTAATGGATTGGGTACTTTCTTTCTCAAATTTTGCATTATTTAACCGTCATGGACTATTCTTTCAAATCCACATCTCGGACATTTTATAGAGGTCTCATAACTATCCATTTTACCTACTATAAACTTATATCCACCGCACTGCTTACATTCATAGGTAGCTACTGGTTCCGATATTGGAAATTTAAAATGTTCCATTTTTTGAGTACCTAAAAAAGAGGCGCAACTACCTTCTATCCCAGAATCCGTATGACATCGTGAACAGAACCCACAGATAGGGCATATATCACCCCTATCATTTTCACAACTATCACAGTCTTTATTCTTACAGCTACCCATTAGAACATGCCCGATTGAGTTAGATCGTCTGTTTTACGAGGTATATAGTCTACGCCTAGTTTCTCACGCATAATTTTAGAAGCTACCATTAGATTATAGACATCCATATCATAATTTTGATATAGACCATAGACAGAATCTTTCCAAGTCCCGATCTTATTCTTGACCTTCAACATGAAAAGTTCTATTTTCTCTCTTTCGGGAAGTGTTATGTCTTGATCTTCTCTACTCACCAAGTCCAATATCTCTTTAAGCTCTTTATTATCCGTAACTTTCATCAAATTTTTAATGAAAAGATAATCATATTCTTTAGGTTTTTGTGGTAAAATCATTTGTTTCTCCTTATCAATTGGTTGGGTCGCTAGTATATACTCGCGGCTTTTGCATATGTCCGATATTCATGCCCACAGGTTTTGCATTTTGCTATCGCCCCACCTCCGTCAGTCCTTCGGATAATTTCAATATTCTCCCATGTTCTTCCCGCCATATCGCATTGCCTCCAATCACGATTAAAGCATTTAGAACATCTCAATTTAAACTGTCTTGTCCCTGCCATTCTCATCTCTTCGCTATAAAAGTTTTAGTAAATTCCAGACCATCTTCAAGAGTTGAGAATTCACCATCCAATTGTGCTTCGAATATCTCAGACAATATTATACCAAATTCACGCGAAGGTGTCAAGCCCAATTCTATAAGATGTCTACCTTCTACAAGAGGATGTATTTCGTTCTTTATCTCTTCGAATATAGCCAATATCTCATCTATACCTTCTGGAGTTCTAAGACCACCCCTCATATCAGCCTCATTCAGCTTCATTAGAAGCGGTATATCGACCTTGAGAGCCAGTCTTCTTACAAGCCTCTTCTTAGGGTTAGCCTTCAACTCAAGTGGCCTCATATGGAATTCTACGAGCGTACAGACATCTTCTATCAGCTTATTGTTATCAGTTAGCTTCCTGAGAAACTTATCGGTAACAGCAACGCCCTCTTCAGCATGACCATGAAAACTTATACTCTCAGGGTCATCTTCTTTAGGAACTCCGCCAGTGACCGCCTTACCAAGATCATGACAAAGTATAGCAAGCATCAAGGTCATGGTTCTTTCCTCTTTAGAAACCGAATCAAGAGCAAGCATGGTATGTGTAAATACATTACCTTCAGGATGCCATTTCCTGCCCTGCTCTATAGTTTCGAGAACCGCTAGTTCTGGGAACAGCTCATCGAGAACACCAAACTCAAGCATCCATTCGAATGCTTTAGACGGCATATTAGCTTTCATAAGCATCTTCTCGAACTCTATGAAAAACCTTTCCTTAGAAAGATGTTTTAGCTCATCGAGAAGAACACGGCAAAGCTCATTAGTATCGTCATGTACTCTAAAATCGAATCTGGCATGAAACTGAGCTACCCTGAGAACTCTAAGAGGGTCTTCAGCGAACCGTATATCATCTACGTGCCTCAAAACTCTATCCTCTATATCATTAAGACCATTAAAAGGGTCTAGTAGCTCATCTGTCAGAGGGTCAAAAAGCATAGCATTTATAGTCAAATCTCTTCGACTACATGCTTCCTCTATGCTCATATGAGGGTCGCATTCTGTCTCGAATCCTTTATGACCTACACCAGTCTTTCTCTCTCTTCTAGGTAGTGATATATCGAGATCATCCAGCTTAAGAACACCAAAAGATTTTCCGCATTCTTTAACCTTACCGAACTTCTCTATTATAGTCTTAAGTGCTTCAGGCTCTATACCAAAAACTTCAAGATCGATATCCTTGGATTCCAGACCGAGGAATTTATCCCGAACTATTCCACCAACCAGAAAAGCTCTTCCGCCAGCTCTCTTAACTTCTTCACATATTTTCTTTACTCTTTCCATCTCTTTCTCTCCTTATAGACACATGGTATCAAAGTATAAGGTGTTTGTCAAGTTAATTAACGATCATTTCTAAAGGCTTAAAATAGTGTTTGTTACCCTTCTCTAAAGCTTCTATTGCAGCATAAACAGAAAGCTTCATGTTTGATATGGCTTCATCCGCCATTCCTTCTTGCATTCCAGTATATTGTACTTTAGGACATTGGACATCATGTAGATGATCTAACGCTTTTACAAGCCATTTCTCCTCTATACCTACTCGAACAACATCAGATACGAATTCATTCCTTATTTCCTCAAAAGCATTGTCGATCATCTCCTCTAATATGTCTGTAGAATCATCATCTGCTTCGAATCCTTTAACTAAACTTTTATATCTTTCGATTAATTTCTTTCCAGTCACGAATTCGCTCCTTAATGTATTATTTTACTGTCGGCTCCAACGATTGCAATACCAGATTTTTGAGCCATAGCACGAGCATACCAATTTATCATTTCAGCTTTAATTTCATTCTCCGAAAACAACCAGTAGTCCTTTCTCGAAAAGACTAGGTTATCCATCCACTTATCCAATGCCGTTTTAGTTAACAGACTTTCCGCTGGAGGCATAAAATCGGTAGGAACTGGTACAAAATTTCCCTTCCTCTCTACTTCTACAAAATTAACATAAAAAACATCAGTCATTATCACGTCATCATAAGTATCATCATCCGTCTTACCCATATAAATTTCTTGTGTAGTTCTATTAATTGCCATACATAACATATCATTTACTCCCTGTGTCATTATTGTCTATACCACGTTTCTTCTTTTTAACCGCACCTACTATTTCGTCTTTAATTTTCTTTTCTTCCTTTGCACTTTCCTTTTCTAAGTTATCTATATCTTCTTCTGAATATGCTTCGGTATCTAAGACTTTTTCAACGTTCTCTGTTTCACTCTCTTCCTCATTAGCTTCTTTGTTAGTAGCAGTCATGACTTCGCCAGCAGCCTTCAAAACTTTTTCGGTTTCATCTGGGTCATCCGTAATTTTCAGTGTAACAGTATTCAATAACATTACGAAATAATTACCGACCATACCCAATCTATTTTTAACTATCTTCCACAACTGAGGTTTACAATCCGCAGTCTTTTCTTCAGGCTCATAATGAGACATGATAACAACTAGATCGGCGGTATTAACTATACCCATAGAATCTGATATTTGAGTCATTTCAGCAGAAGAAGTGTTATAACCGTCTCTTCTAACCTGAGAAAATGTGATGACTGGTATATCGAGTTCCATAGCTAATTCTCTTAGCTCTTCTGCAATCTCTTTATACTTATCATAAGAATTTTGCCCACTTCTTTCATTATTAGGTTTCATGAGCTGGATATAGTCTACGATGAGAAAATCTGGTTTTATTTTCTCTATAAGCTCCAATTCCTTAAGATAAGTCTTCAGATTCAAACAACATGCTTTAGATGGTGGATATTCTTTAATGAATAACCGACCAAGACCTGTCGCAAATGCCTTTTTAAGTTTAGTGACTAATTTATCAGTATTTTTTTCCTTGGAGAGTCCGCCATAATCCATTCCAGTTGTTATACTGTCTACACGTCTACCTATAAGCTCTTCAGCCAATTCTAGGGTAACATAGACTCCATTGAAGCCCTGTTTCATGAAGTTAGAAGCTAAATTGGTTCCGAAAAGGGTTTTACCCAGACCACTCGAACCAGCGGTTATAGTAAGGGTCTTTTTAGGCAGACCGCCATTCGTGTGTTCATCCAACTGAAAGAAGCATGTACTCAGTTTATTATTAGGTTGAGTATAGAAATCTATTCTTCTCTGTAAATCATTTATATAGTCGAGTCCTAGATTCCGATCAAACGAAAATGACATCGCATCCTCGATCAATTTTCCTATACAACCAGTATCTTTTTTCTCTTCTATTATATCAGCAGATTCCATGACGGCCTCTACCATCGCATTTTCTTTACCCCATACCTCTGTCTGTCTCATAAGAAAATCTATGTTAGTAACAGGATATTCTTCTTCTGCAAAAATGGCATCTAATTTCTCAGTATTGTTATACTTGAATCTAAGGGTTTTCTTATCTATTTTCTGAATTTTATCCTTTAAGACCAGTGATTGCATGACCTTAAATAATTCAGCGTTTTCAACATCTTCAAAGTAGCTAGGTTTTAATTCGGTAAGTACGTTATCCCTATATAAGGCATTTCTGATAATCTGGGATATAATAAGTTCTTCGGTAAGTTCTTTGACTTCTTCATGGTTAGGTGTTGTTTCATTTATCATATACGCTATTCTCCATCATCAACTTTCTGTTTAAATTCTTCTATCTTCTCATTTACCTCTTCCTGATACTCTATTTTCATCAGGCCACCGCCACAATTATCACACATCAATCTTTCATAATCAGGAAGTCTCAATTCATGTCCTTTATAATGGAACATTTTTTTGTCTCTATTTTCATTCAACTCACCATCCCTACAGATAGGACATGTGGTATCTTCAGGGTATCCATCCCAATCTACACTCCTATTCAATAGTAAATCGACCAATAATCCTAACACCACAACCAGTAAAATAGTTGTGTTATAATGCTGTGATATAAATCCTACTATAATACCAATTGACGATACCATTTTACCGATAGACATTCGATCATGAAACTGTTTTCTATATAAATATTGCGTTACTTTATACATTTATACCTCCAAAATTTTATCTACACATTATACTATAAACGGAGGTCATTTGTCAAATCGCCAACTAAAAAAGGGCAGTCCGAAGACCACCCTTTCGATAGATTGTTCTTTAAAATTAGTCTCTTATTTCTTATTCTTTATAGGTTTACAAGCTTTCACGTTAATGAGAGGCTTCACATGATGCTTCACTGTTACTAATTCCTTCTGCATCTCCATGACCTCAAAGATATTCTTATACGCTTCAGGAGCTTCCTCTAGGGTAGCATCCGATACCTCACCTACAATACCTTTCATAGTTGAAATATAATCATCGAGATTCAAGTCCTGTCTAGCCTGTTTTCTGCCTTTGATTCTACCAGCTCCATGAGAGCTAGAATATAGGCTATCAGGATTACCGAGTCCTTCAACTACAAATAGACCGTCTCTTCTATTACCCGGAATGATACCTCTCATTCCCTTTTCAGCATGGGTAGCACCCTTTCTATGAATCCATAGACCATCCTTGAGTTCCGCATGGTTATGGTTTCTGTTTATAAACACCTTCTCATCGTTCAAATTGAAGGGCTTAAACTTAGTAGAAAGTACCTTTTCAACAGCATTTATTACTCTCTGAATTATCTGCTTTCTATTCTCCAAAGCAAATTCCAGACAGAAATTCAAGTCTGTAATATAGTCCTTACCATCCTGAGACTCGACATCCAATGAAAAACAACCTTCTCTAGCTTTACCACCACCAGCTATTCTCATGTAATGAGTAGCGAGAGCATGACCAACACCACGACTTCCAGTATGAGTAGTAGCCCACACATCATCATTTTCATCATATCCTAGTTCGATGAAATGGTTATTTCCGCCCATAGAACAAAGTTGCTTCAAACCTCCTTTCTCATGGAAAATATTAGTCATAACTTCAGTTATTGGAATATTAGAATAGTCCCATTTAGACCATTTCTCATTATGCTTAAATCCAATTGGGATTGTATCAAGTATCTCATCGTATATCGCTTGTCCGAGAGCTTCAACATCGCCCTTCTTAATAGGTAATTTGACACCAGCAACTCCACAACCAATATCATATCCCACAAAACAAGGAAATATAAAGCCTTTAGAAGCTACAACTCCACCAATAGGAAGAGAGTAACCAGCATGAACATCTGGCATTAATGCTCCTTGAACTATACACTCTTGCTCCATAGCCTCATGAAACTGATGTAATGCCTTCGGGTCTATATTTTCTTCAGGTATAAACAACTTATAATTTTTCACTTTATTTCTCCTTTGGTTTATGGTGGTAATCATATCAAGTTAATTTTTAAATGTCAAGTAAATAATTTAAAACGTACAACTCTCCCAATTCAATATCATATCAAAATATTTTAGAACATTATCCTTATCATTTTTATAATCATCTTCCCAAACTATCTCTACTCTATATTCAGTAGCAAAATCACTGTCTTCTTGTATAACATGAGATAGCCTATCTATTCTTTCTTTATCATGTTCCCAAATCTCTTTAGCTGTTATGTTTTTGATGATAATATCATCAGGACTGTAAAATTTCGGATTTGCGTGCCAAAAATCTCCAAAGAATTCAATTATAAGATGATCATCTACTAATATGTCAGGATATATTACTCTGTTGTTGGAATCTCGAAGTGTTACTTTTTTCCTAATATTAGGGTAAATTTTCTCTATTTCATTAAAAAAATCATTTTCTATTTTACTCGAATTACAAGAAAAATTATTACTGGTAATCTTACCATCTTTCCAGCTTTGTTTCATTATTTCGCTTCTCAAATCTCGCTGAGAAGGATTCTCCTCGTACCATTTGGTAACACGTTTGCTCTGTTCTTCAGCAAATCCCTTTCTTCTAGGTTTAGAAACACCCTTTATTACTTTTTTTCTATATTCCTCATCTTCCCATAATTTTTTAGAGGCGAGACTTACTTTCTCTTTTATGACTTCGATAGTTTGTGTAGAATGTTTTTTACCGAAAAAAGAATTGTTTATGCCTGTTCTATCTCGACAACGATTGCAATATTCTCCCGTACATTTCTTCGAAACTTTCTTATTGCATTTTTTACATCGTTTATATAATCCAAATTTTTCTTTATATTCAGATATAGTCATATCGTGATTTCTAACATGACCAGATAAACTTTTTTTAGTAGTGAATTTTTTATAGCAGATTAGACATTCATGTTCCATTACTCTCTCCAAATGTTTTTAATTATTTATACATTTGGAAATTTCCGCCCCCAAGAGTGCCTAAACTCTCCTTTTTAAATCATTATTTAAAACATGAGCCATTGCATGTTAAACTACCACATAGACCACAATGACCAGTAGAGGTATCATAAGAAGTAAACCCAGATGAATTTGATAACTTTTTTGTAGTCTGTAAAGGCGGTATTTTTACACCACTCTCATCTAAACAATATTCATTTCCATTTTCATCAAAATGAACCGTTTGATCTCTACTATCTTTCATTCTCAACTCTCCTTTAAATCATTATTTTTACAGACTATCACAATAAAATGTGATTGTCAACATAAAAATGTGTTATTTATTTACCATGTTTCTGCCCTCATCATCAGCAGCTCTTTTTGCTTTGATCGCTGTCTCTAAAAAATAATCCCAATCAAGTTCATCAGGTATGTTCAATTGATGAACCAAGTCTTTTCTAATCAAGTCTAACTCCGTATCAACGTCATCCGAGGTGATTATATTATCTATACATTTCCAACAAATTTCACCTTTTGGTAAAGTATCACAATAACATCTCATCTTATTTCTCCATTTCTGGTAGTTCGGGCAGATCAGCCTTTTTAAAATGAGGCTCCTCGACTTCACTCTCCCACATCATTTGTCCAGCAGCATTATAAAGAAACCCATTAGAGGATTTTATAACTTCAACAAACATTAATTCAGGTTCACATTCTCTACCTACACTAATCTTACCATATCTATACCCATAAAACCAATATTCCCCTTTTTCTTTAGGAAATTCTGTTGTCCACTCATCATTCTTCATTTCACAGCTCCCTTACCTTTACGATTTATGATTGTGTGTAGATAACCCCTAGATATACCCATTTTTTCAGCTACCGTTTTATAAGTTTCTTTCTTGAGTAGTTCTTTTGCTAAGTCAAAATCAAATTCGTCAATAATATGGCCTATTTTTTTCTTCTTTCTTCTGACCGTTTCCATTTCAACATTTACTTTTATCGTATCTTCACCCAAAAACTCCATTATGTCTGGACTCTCCATAAATCTCTTCTTCAGATTATCTTTTATTCTTTTCTCAAGATCATGTGCGCCCGATCGACTGATGTTAAAATGTTCCGCTATATCATCCAATTTCAAAGGAACATCGCTTATCAATCGATTTTTAATAACGAAACTATATTTTTCATTGACATCATCTGTTATTTCGTGAACTGATCTTAACCAGTTCTTTTCAGCTAATCTATCTTCAGCAGTACAATTAGTATATAGAGCATTGAAATTCGTCTCTTCATAAGTACCAATATCAATATCGTGAATAGCTTTTGTTTTGCCTTGAGATTTCATAAACAACCGCTCATAGTTATTCTCAAATGTAGCGGAACAAATATTATTATTCTTAGCTATAAATCTTTTCATATACGTTAATATCCATTGATTAGCATATGTAATGAGTTTAAATCCTTTCTCAGGCTCGAACTTTTCCAATGCTTTCATTAAACCTATATTTCCTTCCTGAATCAACTCCGATATATCAACATCTCTATAACGTACAGAAAGTTTATTAGCTACTCTTACCACATATCTAAGATTGCTAGTAATGAGTTTATTGGCATCAACATCATGTCCTTCTTTTTTGTATCTTATTGCTATTTCTTTCTCCTCTTCTCTCGAAAGAGGCGAATATTTACTTATCTCAGTAGTATAAAAACTTCCCATAAATTAAAAAATCCTCCTATAATTGATAGTATTATACCAACTCTAGGAGGATTTGTCAAGCTTATTTAATTTTTATTTTTAAAATATTACATCTTCTATTTTATTGATCGTCATATGTATCTCATCCGTTGTAGTATAAAGTCTTTTAGCACCGCCTTCAAGAACATTATGAAGAGAAGGTTTTAATTTTTCGGAGCAAGGCTTATCTTCTGGTAAAATTTCCATAATTTTTTCATATAATCGTTCAACTCTATGTAATATGCTCTCAACATTATCAATAGCATCGTTCAAGCCAACATGTTTATTTTCTTTATTCTCTAAAATTTCAGGTTTATTCATAATATATTCTCCTAAAAGAGGTTATCTGTTATCTCATCTAATATTTTATGGAGTTCCCCATTTTTTTCTCGTATTCTATCCGCTCCAAAATCCAAGACTTCTTTAAGACTAGGTGTTTTACATTCAGCCGTACCTTCACTATCACCATCACTAGCATCTTGAATACGTCTAAGTATACTATACGCTCGATGAATAACATCATCCATAGACCCAATAGCATTATCTAAATCTCTATGTTTATCTTCTTTTACTGCACATACTTTAGCATCTTCCATAATATTTTTTCTCCTTATTTACTAGCCTTTTTACCTCGATTAGAACGATATCTTTTATAGCCACACCAAGGACAGAACACAAAAGGTTTCATATTGTAGGCCAAATTAATACCTTTTTTTCTACCCTCCTTTACAGCGTATTGTTGTTGCTCAACTATTTGAGGTAGATGGGTCTTCCAGTCCTCACATTTACATTGTACATATTCGTATACTATTTCCCCTGCCATCTTTTTCACACTCCTTTTCTTAGTTGTTATTGTTTTCTTCTTTCTCTTCTTCGGTGTAGGTGACGGAGGCGGAGAATTTGGTTTCTTTCTCACCCCTGTCTCCTTAACATGACCATTTCCACCTTTCGTATTTCCTTCAGTAAGCGTAGGTCTTTCTGTAGGTGGATTATCCGTAGGGTCTGGTCTCTCGCCTATGAAAGTTTCTCCAGCCTTTTTCTTACCGAATATTTTATCTAGGAAACGCATTTAACCTTCTTCTAACAATTCAGGTTCTTTTCCATCCATATCCATAACAATAGAGGAGAATTTATACTTCTCCTGATATAACTTATCCAGTTCTACCATAATAGGCTCCCATACAGCAGGAGTATAGATATTACTTACCTTAAATTCCTTACCTTCGATATGATTAACAGTATACTTTATTTTGGTTATTTGCTTTATGAATCCAAAATCTATAGCATATGCCAAGAGACCGTAGTAAGGATTAATACCCTTTTCATAGTCAATCAAGACTTCTGCCGTCTGCTCTTCAGGAACTAACCTGTTTTTAGTGGTAGTCATCTTAAAAATGTTACCTGTTATCTGCTTCTGGCTATCTCTTTTCCTAGATTTTGTCATTTCAGCCATAATAGTAGAGATGTATTTAACACCTTGACCACCACTAGGATTCAATCTCTTCTGCATAGGATTAGAAGGGTCTTGATATCCATGATTAAGTATGAGATAGGGTATGTCTAGTTTAGCTAGATGTCCAGTAAGGATTCTAGTCATACTCTTAATGATCTTAGCTCTAAGACCCATATCCATAGCATCATGACCCTTTTCAGCATCCGATAATTCCTTCTTAGTCGGCAGATTTCCAAGAGAATCGAGAACAAATAGATACTTAGGATTCTTTTCAGTTTCAGCTTCTTTTAATAGTTGGAACATTTGATTTCTATATTCTTCGAGAGTATATATCTCGGAATGGCCTACTTTATCCCATTCACAACCCACACCTTCCATGAACTGTTCACTATTAGCCTTTTCGGAGTCATGCCAAATAACATCATATTTTTTCTTCTGAGCATTAGCACTTATCATACCAGCTAAAAGACTCTTACCAGAACTACTTTGACCGATAATACTTGTTACTCTTCCGCATGGGATACCGCCATCGATCAACTTTCCTGAAAGTATGCCATTGAACGCATAAGAACCAGTCGAAATATAATTCTCGATGCCCTTAGTTACCATATTTCCAGATTCCTCATTCATTTTCTTCAACTTCTTTAACAATTTACCCATTTACTTCCTCCGTTTTGTCTAATAATTCTGAAAAGTCTGCACCTTCCCTGCTCATTTCAAATCTATATTTCTTATACTCTTCATCGTTTTGATATTGAATATATATTTCCAATAAAAGTTTATTCTCATCGATCATTTTAGCAGGGTTGTTGGTATCATTACACACGATTTCATAATCATTTATTTCTAATGACTCTAAAAAATCATCGACTTGTGATGTAATAGTCTTTCTAGTTATGATGTCATTATAATCACCATAAAATCTCTCCAACAAACCCGAAGTGCTAACCTTTATTATCTCTTCTATTTTCTTACTCATTCACATCCTCCACTAGAAAAATTCCTCCATGTTAGTAACATCAATATTAGGATAACCGAAACCAACCGCATCAAAAAGTTTCTTGATTGGACCCATGAATGATTTCTCAAACTGTGTATCTTTATCTATGAACTTATGAAGCCCAAATTCTTCTGGTAAAACCTCAGAGAATCCTATTATATTCTGACCAGTTAAAACGGTATTCGATTCTTTCATATATATGAACTTTATCTTATCTCCTTGGTGTATCTCAGTATACTTCCCATTGACTTCAAAACGATTGAGTAAATTGTTGAAATTTATCGAGGCTCTTGCTTGAATAGTACATCCACTCAGTATATTTCCTCGACTACCCAGATATTTATCTATAGTCTTAACTCCTCTAGGAAAAGCAATATCTTCAATGTCCTGTTTGTAGAAATCCAGTCTGATATCTCGGATATCATCTATTACCTTTTGTCTATCCATCGTATCTATTATCAGGTTCACAACTTCCTTAATCTTTTCCCTACAAAATGCTGGTGTAGAACTCCTGACTATTTCCATGCCTTTGACTTTTAACTTAGGCTCGGCAAAGGTAGTATACTCCTCATCTATAACACGACAGCAATACTTCTTAGGCTCAATGAAGATAGCACCAGTGGAGATAGATTCTCTCTCAAGCTCGAACCAGTTCTTGCCTGTATTCATGAGATTCATTGAAAATTCATCAAATATCTCATCGAAAAAAGGCTGCATGGTTTCTTCATTAAAAGTATTTATGCCTGATATCAGAGTGTCTTTTTCGAGACCGAATTTTTCTACTACTGGTAGGTAGTTAACATATATACTATCTGTGTCTCCATACACAACAGCGTCATAATCCAAATCAAATTTTTCCTTAAATAACTCATTGGTTTTATCAGAAGAGTATATGATAACCTTCCTACCTGTTAAGGTAATAGCTTCCGCGAAGTCTGGATTAAAGAATCGGAAATTTGCGTTACCCATGATGCCATATATGGAGTTAGCGAATATCTTCATAGCGTACTGATACAAATCATACTTATGAGCCAAATCTGCATCTTCTTGGCTTTGGGTCTTCTCGTATTGCATCTTATGTTGTTGCATGATTTTCTTATATTCTTTTCTCTTACTAAAGACACCTTGCACTACTTTAGGGAGAAATCCTTCTTCTGATTTGAACATAAGACCATTTGGGGAAAGCATGTATTTCTTCTTCCTTATCCACTTCTTCAGCTTAAGACCATTGACCGTCTTTTCATTCTTCTTACGATCTACAATAATATACTCATTATCGTCCCATATCTTGCCCATATCCAACTCTCTAAAAGGTTGGCCTATGTCATCAAGGATAACTCCAACAAACGTCTCAGGAGAGAGATTCAGGGCAAATATAATATGTGGATACAACGCCCTGAAGTCAAAACTGGTTATATGTGCATAGAATCCTCTTTGTGGTTTCGCCACATATCCACCTATAAAATCTTGCTTACTTTTTCTCTTGAGAGTAGGCAACACAATTTTACGAGATTTCAATGTAGTCATCAGATAGTTATCAAACTTCTTTATGGAGGAACTTACCTTTTTCAGAGGAACTTTACAGATATAAGCCTGTACTTGAATCAGATCGATGAAGGCCAGTTTATCATCTAGTTTCTTAACAAGTTCCACGTCTTTTATGTTATAATCAACATATTTCTTCCAATCTGTCTTCCATAGGTCAAAAAGAGTGCCGTCGAACTTAAGCTTTTCTTCACCTAGTTCTAAATGAGTAATATGGTTAAGCTTATAAGACTCTGATTCATTGATGGAAAATTCCTTATACAGATCAAGATAGTCGAGTTGTGTTATACCTGCTATATCATATTCCCTATCATTAAATCCCTTATTTCCGAAGTTCAACTCTCTCACGTTTTTGAAAGGGGAATATCTTTTATGCATGTTCTCGCTATAATGAAGAGTTCTATCCAAAATGTAAGGTATATCGAACCATTTACTGTTCCATCCAGTTATAACATCTGGGAAATTCTGAGTATGCCACTTAAAATATTTCTTAAGTAGTTCTCTCTCATCTTCACAGTAATTATATTCGACATTATCCGCTTCTGGGGTATAGTCCTTTACACCGAAAACATGATATTTTTTAGTAACATTAGAATAGACAGTGATGAGAAGTATCTCATCTTCTATCCTAGAAGCAGTAGACATACCACCACAGGAGTCGGTTTCGATGTCTATGGTATGAACCTGTAATTTTGGGATGGTTTCTAGTAGATTCTTATCATGGTAATTGTCTATTAAGAACCTGTCTTCGGGTGGTATATCTCCTTCATAAGTGGTTTTATCTTTCACGTATGGCCTTTGATCACCATAATAGCTATCAAAAACTTTCTTCTTGCAACGATTTCCGAACAAATCTTTATAATCACCATCATCACTTGGGATGTAGCAATAGGATTCATACTCTTCTTCTCTTAACTGTCTTTGTCCATTTTTATCATATTCATACAAATAAATCGTATCACCAGTTTTCTTTCTGGCAAAATATACATTGGCATAACTCATAAACTATTTTACTCCTCAAATTAAACTAACATTATAACAGATTCGGAGCTGTTTTGTCAAATTGGTGGTTGACTATATCAAAAAAATATGATATAGTCCACCGTCCACCGCCAATTCAAACTGCTCTATCTTAAGACCCTCTGAAACGGCATCACAGCTATTAGTCTGGACACTGTTTAAGAGTACGCCTTTAGACCTGATATATTGTCTAGCTTCACTATTACTCGAACAGATATCCAACTTAACTAGTACGTGAGGTAAGTAACTATCTTTAACTCCCACGAATTTAGGCTCTATATCTACAAAAGTGACTTCCTTTTTCTGATTTACAGGAACCTTTACTTTCCTTTTCTTCTTTCCTTCCTTTTCCATAGTTTCATTCCTCTGCTATTATTTCTTTAGGCACTTCTCCTTTGAAAGTAATATGATATTCTACTACGTTATCTTCATCTTCTGTTTGGGCTATGACCTTCTCTTCTATCGTTTCGATATGTTCACCGACATATAATTTAGTGCCTCCCTCGAAACCGATAGAGATTATGGTATTCAAGTCCATTGCGTCATATCCCTTAGAGAAATAATGACTATTTTCATCTAGTATGACTTTATAAAGATTTTCTCGGACTCTAACCAAGCCTATGTTAAGATTCCAATTATTTTTTAGCTTTATCATATCACTCTCTTAATTATTTATGATTTTCGGATTTATATCTCACAACCACCAGCTCCAGTACACGCCAAAGTCTGTTGGCTCTCAGTCATATCTTCCTTTTCATACTCACTTAACAAATCCCAATTAATAACTTCAGGCATTTTAGCAGCAGCTTCTTCATACTCTTCCTTATTGATCTCAGTATATGGCTGTTGTTTGTTAGTAGAATTAGATGTGGGGAAGAAAGACAAACCACCTACCTCGTCAAAGTTATCATATACCCATGCTCCGACTTTCATCCATTCATCTTCATTAACATAAATGGTAACAGATGGATTATGTTCACACCATTGTTGCTTATAAAGAAGCCAATGATTTAACTGTTTGATAGCAGAAAAATCTTTTACGAATGCAGAATCTTCATGACATTTACGAGGAAATGAAAACACATAATTAGTAGGAGACATCTCATCATCCTCGACAGGTATATTATGTTCCTTCAACACCTGACAGATAGGGTCTTTCTTATCTAAACGAATTCTCCTAATGTAATGTGGTGCAAATCTAGGATGAATACCAGATGCAGAATCTACGAGCTGTGAAACTGTTCCTGAAGGCTTTACCGCAGTAACAGAAGTAGCAGGATTTACACCTATCTTCTTAGCAAATTTCTGATTGACTTCAATAGCATAATTCTTTAAATAATCAAGGTCTATAGCCAGCTCTTTAGCGGTATCACCTCTATTTGCCGTATGAAGGTTATCCATTATTCCAGTGAAGGATAAGCCTAATAGTGCTTCCTCTTCAGTATTTCTCTTCCAGATAGCTCTTAGATACCTAAAATTAACCTGACTTGCTTGAATAGTACCGAGAATAGAAGCCAGCCTTACCTTTCTTTCCAATGTTTCTCTAGTATCTTCTGGCCTGATCACAACTTCAGTTAGATTACAGAACTGATATGGTCGCAAAATGATTTCACCACAAGGATTAACACCGAAATCATGATTAATATCTCTACGCTCGGTCTTCTTAGCCTGTTTCTTCAATCCCTGTCTATTTACAATACCACGTTCACCACTTTTACTATCATATAATGCTAACCACTCATTCATGAATATTCCACTATCAGGTCTCTCGGTATAGACCGCAGAATTATTAGCCAATTGTCTCTGAGGATTATCTACCCACCATTGTCCATGTTTAGCCACTCTTATTTTATCATCCGATAGATTAGAAAGAGATATAAGAGCTGATCTTCTTACTCCACCGACAACCACTATATCGGCAACCTTACACATCAAATCATGGCATTCGATAGATGAGAGTTTTCTACCTTGAGCATTCTTAAACATAGCCACAGAAAACCTAAAGAGGTCTTCCAAAGGTGCTGGTCCAGATGCTCTACCACCAAAGGTTTTCAGCTTCGCGCCAGCAGGTCTTATTTTAGACGTATCCCATTTAGGAATTTGGCCTATCCATAACAGAGAAAGTAATTCCCTGAATGCAGAAGCCCATCCTATTTTAGAGTCCTTTACTACAATAACGCTATCAGTTTCATGAAAATCTTCAGAGATGATAGGAAGTTGGGATACATATTGACGTTCCGCTGAGAAGCCCACGCCTGTTCCACAACATAAAATATATAGAGCCTCATCAAAGGCTCTAGGCGAGTCAATAACTATATAAGAGCAGTTATAACCAGCTACATTATCTCTATCAAGAGCCTTTCCAGCCGTCATCAAAGCTCTCATTGACGGCATTACTTCAAGATTGAAAATAGCTGTTCTCAAATCTTTCCAAGGAATGCCTTTAGTGTCTTCAAATTTAGCCTTAAAGAAATCAATATATCTATCTACAGTTTCGTCCCATGTTTCCCTTCTCTTTTCTGATTCTAGCCACCTAGAATATTTTGATTTGTAAATTACTTGTTGGTATAAATCCATACAGCCTTACTCCTTCTATATATTTAATTTATGATGTATCTGGGTTATCTTTTCTACTTGCGATTCGGTCAAATGTCCTTGTATTTCAAAGTCATCAATAACGTGATCAATAAAATCGTTTTCCCATTCGGTTAATCTATCTTCATAATCTTGTAATTCGGTTAACAAAAAATCAATTTTTTCTGTAGTCATTTCTACTCCCTATATAAATTATTTATATCCTATTTTATGCCTGTACTTCCCAAACCACCACGAGATTCATTATCAAGATTCTCTACTTCATCGAAGGTTATATGAGGCTGTTTTTTATTGATTCTGAACTGACAAATCCTATCATTGAAGCTGATAACGGTATCTTCTATTGCATAAACAGGCATATGCCAGATGTCATCATTACCACAATAAGTTTCATCGATCACACCCATATGATTAGTCTGAATGATTTTGAAATTTTTGAATGTGCTGCTTCTAGGCACGACATTCGCTTCATATCCTTCAGGTAAATGAATCGAGATACCCAAACTAATGTATTTGAACTCACCTTTTTTGAGGGTCACGGTTTCTGCCGATCTCAAATCTATCCAATCTCCATGATCTTCTTTTACTATCTTCACCAACTCTTTACTATGATATACTATTTTTAAATCCATTATTCATCTTCTCCTAATAAGTCTTTATATTTATCTTCAAATTCTTCCATCGTCATACTTTTAAGCCTACCTTCTGCCATATCCGCTTCTGCTTTCTTGATGGTTTCTACTAATTCGTTTCCTCTTCTCTCTCGCTCTCTTGGAGGACCGTGAAAGGAAAGTTCGAAGAAAATCCCATAAATGACTTCCAGCAAGGTAAAACTTTTACAATCTAACCGCATAAGAGGCTCTTTAGACACTTCTATACCATATCCGATTCCGCCCCAGACATCAAATCTCGTATTCTGTCTTATTTCACAGTCGATGAGATGATTAGCAGGAAGAAAATCTAAACCTATTCTACCATTGCCTATATCACCTTCTATTTCCTGTTCTCTGTCTTCATGGGTAACACCATCGAACGTGGTGTGAACTGCTAATTCCTTGAACTCTTTCTCATGTTCTACACACCAACCCAACAATAGGCTAATGTCTTGTTTTTCGTTGTTTTCAGGAGAACAAGCTGTTTTAGATTCCGTTATTATTTTATCTATTTGCTCATATGGCATCATGATCTTAAATAGATCGATGTTAGGTTCTACCACATCGAATATATCCTTTAATATTAGATCATCTGCGAAATAACATGGGTCAAATAAATGATTATTTATAGTTTCTGTTACGTTCGTTTCAATCCATTCCCCATCTTCCCAATCTGTATAAAATAACTCACCTCCCTTCCTAATTTCTACTACTCTAGTTTTTTCAATCATAGATGTTTTTTCTCCTCAAATTTATTAACTGCATTATAACTCATCTGACCTCATTTTGTCAAATCGCCACAAATATGCGATATAAATATTTATAGGCTGATTTGACAAAACCCCTTATAATGTAGTATAATATAGGCTTTTAAATAACATGTTGAATTTTTTAAAATAACATGTTGGAAACCTACAAGGAGTATAGATGACAATAAAGAAAAAATATTTTGTAAATAACACTGAGTTCTTGGTACTCTTAGACGAATATAAAGAAACAAAAGTTTTAACCGAAAAGCTAGGTAAGATTTTTGTGGATATGACCAAAAATCTTTTATTCTCAAGGCAGTTCATAAACTATTCGGATGACTGGAAAGCTGAAATGCAATCAGACGCACTTTTCAATCTTTGTAGATATGCTGGTACTTTCGATAGAACAAAAAGTTCTAATCCTTTCGCGTATTTTACCAGAACAATCATAAACGCATTCATAATGAGAATTAAGAAGGAAAAGAAAGGTAATATGAATATAGAGAAAATAAGAAAACAAGCTTACGATGAATTCTTACAAAGAGAAAATTTATATATAGATTCACAAGATTCTGGAGATTGTGAATCGGAATATGATCAACAATAATCTTATCATGACGAATTTGACCAACCTACTCTATCTTAAACTACAGGAACGATATGCTGAGATGGTTACAGGGCTTATATCGGAAGATAGAGTTAACGATATGATGAAATGTGTTGTTGATAACTGTATGTTATGGCCTCCAGATAAGACAGGGAGATGGGTCGGATATGTACAGTGTTTATTGATAGAAGTTGAGGGTGTCACTACAGTTAAAAAAGAACGAGATTTTACGAGACCTATGTTTCATGAACTATATATTATCGAAGGATTTAATATACCTGATAGTATTGAATTATAACAGTTAGGAGAAAATAATGAGTAAACCAGATAAAAATATTAAGATTCCTGATTTTGAGTATCATTGTTATGGATGTGGAGTAGTATACCAAGAAGGCGAAGAACATAATTGTGGATATGCTGGAGCAATGTTAGCACTTCAAGTATTAATAGTAGTTGCGGTATTAGGTGTTTTATTTTTAATAAAAATATAAGAGAGGAAAAATATGAAAGCATTGATTACGTCAGATTGGCATGTTGGAGTTCGGGGAGATTCAGATACTTATCACGATATTTTCTTGGACTGGTTAGAGAATTTTCTTATCCCTACCATCCAAGAAAATAACATAGATTATCTTTTTATATTAGCGGACTTCTTTAATAACAGAAACGCTATTAATACGAAAACCATTAACATAGCTATTGATTGTTTCGAATCGATAGTTACTGAATTTCCTGATCTAAATATTGAGCTTCTTACAGGGAACCATGATATATACTATAAGAATACGAGGAATATATCTAGTCTGAGGATGTTCGAAAATACCCATCCTAACTTCAAGGTAGTAAAGGATATCAAAAGATTCTCAATAGATAATAAAGATGTCGTTCTATGTCCTTGGATTATAAACTCAGATGAGGCCAAAGAATTGTTTTCCCAGAAAGCGGATTATTGTTTTGGTCATTTCGAGATAAACGGCTTCGAGTTAGTGTCTGGAGTCACTGAAAAAACAGGTCTGGATGCTTCCAAATTTAAGAAGGCGTTCGGAAAGACATTCTCAGGACATTTTCATATCAGACAAGAATCGGATGGTATCACTTATGTCGGAAATCCCTTCCATATGGATTGGGGTGATTGTGGTAATGAGAAAGGAGTCTATATTCTTAACTTCAGGAGCGGAGACCTAGACTTCATCCCTAATACCATGTCACCGCAGTATAAGAAGGTTCTTCTGAGCCAGATAAAAAATAAGACTGTAACGAGTTCTGATCTCGCTCATAACTTCGTGAAATTAACTATCGATGAAGATGTTACTGAGAAGGCGGTCCTGAAGCTTCAAGAAAAGATATTAACAAAAAATCTATTATCACTTACAATAGATGGTTTTGATGATGGTGAAATAGAGACCCCAGATGAGATGGATGAGAACCTTTCTAATCCTCTGGAATATCTTAATGTCTTCATAAAGGAATCGGAGTTTTCCGATGATATTGATAAACTTGAGCTTATAAAATTAAGCCACGAAATACATGGTGAGGTACAAATATGAGAATTGATTTTGGAAAAATAACGTTAAAGAATTTTTTGAGTTATGGTAATGCTATTACCGAGATATTTTTAAATAAGAGTGCCTTCACTCTGATCACAGGAGAAAATGGAACTGGTAAGTCTACCTCAATAGTCGATGCTATATCCTTTGCTCTATTCGGAAAGATTCATAGAAAGAAGATAACCCAGAAACAGGTAATCAACAACATCAACAAGAAAGAATGTGAGGTTACTCTTGATTTTACTATAGACGGTAGAACCAAATATACGGTTAAAAGAGGTTTGAAGCCTAACTACCTTGAACTATGGAAAGATGGTAAGAAAATGGATAGCCTTTCTTCCGCTGTTCTCGTTCAAAAAGAGCTGGATAGAATCATTCAGATGGATGCTCTCACCTTCAAGAATATTTCTGTACTGAGTGTGAATACATCTAAGCCTTTTGTCGATCTTGAACCAACCGAGACTAGAAGTATAACAGAGAATTTGATGGGACTCAAGATATACTCCCTGATGTTAGACAACGTTAAGAAGAGAATTAAAGATACTAAGGACATGCTTAACAATACCAAAAAGGACTTTGAATTCACTAAAGAGATAGTCATAGATGGTAAGGATAAGCTTAAGAAGTATAAAGAGCTGAAGGAAAAGTTCGAGCAGGATAAACTAGATGCTATTGAGGCTCTTGAGAAGGAATTGAAAGAACTGGAAAGCCAGATTGAACCTCTTGAAAGTAAGTTGGTCGATGAAAAGAAGATAAAGAAAGAGAAAGATGAACTTTCCACCAAGGAATCAAAATACGATGCTCTCAGGCAGGAGTTCACAAAACTCGATTTAAGCGTAGAAAACTATGAAAGGGATATCGAGGGCAAGGAGAAGGAGATAACGTTCTTTGAGGACAATTCTACGTGTCCTACATGCGCTTCTGAGATGGATGATAAGCACCGCCAAGGACATATTAAGACCTATAAGAAAGAAATCGCTGATCTGAAGAAAAAGATTAAGCTTGATAGTAAGAAGAAAGATGCTATTGCAACGGAACAAACTGTTGTTAATGAAGAAAAAGAAAGTCTTAAAGATACTATCGAAGCTATATGGGCTACTAACAGCGATATAGATGTTAAAGTATCTGGTATTGAGACACGTATTGAAAGAATAGAAAGGGATATCAACTCAAAGAAATTAGATACTATCGATAATCATATCTCTGGACTCATTGATAAGCAGAAGATAAAGGACTATGTAGAGAAGTACAAGAAGCTCAAGGTCGAGAAGGAAAGCTTCGAAGCCAAACTCAAGCTCCTGACCTCTCTCAAAACCATTTTATCGGATGAAGGTGTAAAGGCTTCCGCTATCAAGAAAGACCTTCCTTTCCTGAATTCCTCTATCAAGAAGTATATGAGTGATTTTGAAAAGAATTTCCATGTAGAATTCTCTGATACTTTCGATATCACATTAAAGGGATTCTCTAAGAAAGGTTTGAACTATTACAACTTGTCCGCTGGTGAAAAGAAGAGAATCGATCTTGCTATTCTTCTATCTTTCATCGACATGACCAGAAACAAAAATAGTGTTCATACTAACATATTGGTTCTCGATGAGCTGCTTGATGGTTCCATAGATTCTATTGCTCAAGGTATCTTCATTTCTATACTCAAAGAGAAGGTTAAGAAGGAACAACTTAAGAATATTTTTGTCGTGTCCCATAACAAGGATTTGGTCATAGAAGATGCTACTAGAATTGAATGTTATAAGGAAGGAGATTTCTCTAAGATCAAGGTAGAGGAATAAATAGATATAAATACTTACGAGAGGAACAAATTATGGACATAGTTGAAAAAATAGATGTTATGTTAGATGAGAAATGGAATTATGTTATATTGGTATATTTTAATGAGTCTATTATACATTCTGTAGGTTATACACAGGAACCAGTTAAACATGATTTAGATGATCTGAGAAGAGAATTGAAAGAAGATGATGAATTCGGTCTTTGTGAAATTGCTAATCAAGTAAGATTTTTAGTAGCACCTCTTACCCATCCGTTATCAGGTAAAGAAATAGCTGAAAAAATGGTAGAGATAAATAACGAAATAGAAAGACTAAGTGCTGAAGAAGGAGACTGAATGGATACCAACGATTTCGAAGAAGCAAAGAAATATCTTCAGGATACAGGTAAGTGGGAAGATACTTTTGATTTCAGATTAGATGGTTATGAAATCGTGGGTTTAGCTGAAATGTATAAAAAGAAAGCGATTAAGGAGAACGAAGAGAATGGCAATATATGAGTATCGCTGTGAGCATTGTGATGATAATATAGAGCGATACTTAAAAATGGATGAAGCTAAATCTCAGTGCGTTCTCTTTTGTAAAGTTTGCAAATCTTCTAAGACTTTCAAAAAATCCATAGGGAATTCTGGCGGATTTATATTAAAAGGAAAAGGATGGTTTTCTGACGGCTACCAAACTAAGGGTTCTTAATTGAACCCTTTGTCCATCCTTCAGGTTGTTTACCTTCTTTGAAACATTTCTGAAGGATTCCATTATTATAAAGTTTCTTTCCTTTATTAAGAGGTATTTTATTTTTCAATTTCGTTTTCCGTTTTTGGCCTTCTGGAGAATTCCAATAGTCATTTGATACTTGTCTACATTTTTCTTTTGCGGATTCGGATTGTTTATAATTACCATTTTCATGTCTAGTCTTTGTACGTTTTTCTATTGATTCTTCAGATAATTTTTTACCAAAATTATAATTACCATTTCCTCTACTATTTTCTGATTGATTTTTCTTTATTTCTTTCCCTTCTTCTGTCTGGTAGAATTTTTTACAAGTAAAAGAAATTTTATCTTTTTCGTCTTGATTTTTCTTCCTGCCTTTACATCCTTTCAGTGCTTCACTTATTTTTCTTTTATGTTCTTCAGTTCTAATAAAACCACTGAAACCATCTCCTCCATCGGTCATATTAGTCAATGGACCTAATTTTTTATCGAATCGTCCATAATAAGCAATCATTTCTATTTCTTTATTCTTCGCAATTTGCTCATCTACATTTTCTAATATTTTAATAAAAATTGGGTCTGAACCATTTCTTTGTATCTTCTTGATGGTATTCTTCTTATGTCCATTTTTATCGGTATCATAACATGCTAGATGTTCATTTAATCTTTCTTCTCTTTTACTGATACCAAAATAAAATGGTTCATTATCATATAAAGAGATTCCTCCTATATAAGATTCTTTGCTTGGTTTTAGTGGATTGATTAGAACATAGGTATAATAGATATGGGTTTCTTCTAGCATGATATAGCTCCTTTATAAGTGATATAAATAGTAGTGAGAGGACATCAAGTAAGATAGCTCCTACTTGTTGCTGAGATGATTCGACCATCAAAGCTAACTCTCTTTTATAAGTATTTATACAATGGAGAATTAATATGCCGATTTATCAAAGAACATGTTCAAAATGTGGGTTTACTGATGAAAATATAGAAAGAATATCAGAAGGAGAAGTTATTAAAGATTGTCCCGAATGTAAAGAAAAAGAAAGTTTTAGTAAAGATGTTTCTACTGGAACGGCTTTTAAATTTTCTGGAGAATGTAACAGCAGTGACGGCTATACCTATGAATATACTGATTGTAAAGCGAATAACGCAGCAAAGGGTGACAAATCTAAGATTCTGAGACATCATAATCTGGATAAAAAACTGAGGGGTCGGGGCTTTCTATCAGATAAAGAAGAGTAATAAAAAATATTAAGGAGAATTATATGGAAACAATTTGTACTAGATGTAAAGCTAAAGTTGAAGAAAAAGACAATTATTGTCCTAAATGCGGAGAAAAATTAGTTGAAGAAACTGAGACCGTAAAGGAAGAAAAAACATTGTTAGAAGAGTAGAAATGAAAAGAGGTGCTAAATTATATTAGCACCTCTTTTTTAAGTTATATCAATTCCGTTCTTCTTCAAAGATTTTCTAACAATATTTAACATTAATTCTGGTACAATACCCCTACATTTCAAATCTATATTATCTACTACCATTTTCTTAGAAATTTGATTATCTTTAGATTTATTTTCTAACCATGATACCAGTTTTTCAATTTCTCTTTTGAGTTCATTTATGATAACTATGGACTTAGCTTCCTCCACAACCTCTTCTTCTTCTGGAATCAACCCATCTATCTTCTTCATTAATTCTTCGTTCATATATCTATCTCCGTAAGGTTTTTAAGTATTTATACTTCTTCCAAAAGTTCTTCGATGGATTCCTGAAAATACTTTCTTTCCTGAATAGTACGTTCTTCTCCCCATTGTCCTTTATAATACTTTCTAGGATTTCCGCACATCCAGCAACTACACATACAAGGTGTGGTTACTACCTTACCAAGACGTTTAACATCACTACCAGCCCACCACCAATAATATGACGCACGTTTCCGTTTAAGCCTCTCTAGGTGATGTCTTCTTAAAGCTCTCTTACTATGATCTTTCATATTGCCCTCCTTAAGGGTTCTGATTTATTTAATCATAGTAGCTCTCCTTTGTTCATATATTTATAATTTATTCGATTCAATCTATCACAGCAAAAATATCGGCTTCATTGAGAAGAATATGACTTTCCTCTTCAATAATAACTTCTTGTCCAGCATACCTGTTAATAATGACGTTATCGCCTACTTTAACAGATAGAGCTAGGGTTGTACCATCATTTAATTTTTTACCGCTTCCTACGGCAATTACCTCTGCTCTATCAGATAATTCTTGCTGTCCTGTAGACGTAACAATACCACTATCAGTCACATTAGATATCTCTTCTCTCTTTACAATTACTCTTTCTCCAATCGGTCTCATTTGTTCTCCTCTTCTAAAAGTTTAAGTTCTTTTTCTCTTATATTCCAATACTTATAGTACATACCAGAATACAATCTATTTCTCCGCTTTTCATCAAGCTTATAATCATTGATCTTAGGAGCCTTCTTCTTTACATCGAGCATTAACTGGTTCTTTCTAACTCTATGATGTACTATTTCTATATGTCCAGCATAGGAAGGTATCATATCGTCAGTTATCTCAAATCCATATGTAACATACCAGAAATAAGCAGGGTAATGTTTATGTCGTATAGACTCCTTCAGAAAATACCTATGTTTAGGCTTCTTGAAATCAGCTTTAAAGTCTGAACGACTAACCTTGATCTCATATTCATTCACGTATCCTGCTTTAGTAGCACTAATCATATCAGCTTCCCAACCAAACAAACTACAATTATTGGGGTATATACATTCATGTTGCTTATCGTACTGGAGATGTTTATATAGGAGATTCTGGATATCCCATTCTCTCACTTTCTCCATTAAGACCCATACCTCTTACCCATCCCAAGCCCTTCAATATTAAGTAGTAAATCATAAACAGCTACCATAACTTTATCTTCTCTCATCTCTTTTATATTGGTTAAAAAATTCGTAACTGTAGTTGATACCTTCATACTCAAGTCATTTTCCAACATTTCCTTTATGTCATTGATATATTTTCCAACATTTTCCCTCGACATGTATTTTAGATGTGGTAGCATAGGCTGAAGAGCTATTCCAACGGCCTCTTTGGTATCTAAACCGCTATATTCTTCTCCATTGATCTTTACCCTAACGATCTTACTTATTACGTCTTCACGGACATTCTCACTCATTTAAGACTCCTATTTAAAGTTATGCTTCGGTATCAACACCAAAAGCTAATTTCATAAATCTTGAAGCACCTTCGTTTCGCCATACTTCCTTACAGTTTTCATCGATACAATTATCATCCATCGCATCATAGAAAGCCATAGCGAGATTACAATGCCAAGCATGAGCATAGTCTGGGTCGGCTAACATAGCTTCTTTCAAAGTTTTCATAGCCTTTTCAATCTGTTCGCTCATTTCTTCAATCTCCTATTATCAAGTTGATTCCAGTTATCAGGTTTGGTTTTCATATGATCTATGATGTCTTCTACTGAATATGGGTAATAATTATTGGTCATGACTCCCACATCCAGAATTTTACCTGTCTGATCGTAGCCGTCCTTCAGAGAACCATGCTCATGTCCATGACAATGAAAGCTTCCATAATGGGATTTCTCCCATGCGTACATCGGATAGTGAGAAAGAACGATGGTATGTTTACCTATTCTAAGGTTCTTTATCTCATGGATGGTGGAAAATAGAGTCTTTAGAAAATGAGAACTTTGTCTGTCATGATTTCCCATGACTAGATGCCAGTCTCCATTCATCCTTGATCTTATTTTCTTCCATGCTTCCGTTCCACCGAAACAAAAATCACCGACACTATAAACAAGATCGCCTTTACCGACTATCTCATTATGTCTTTCAATCATAGTCTCATTCATTTCCTTTACTGATGAAAATGGTCTTCCATCATATTTTATACAATTCTTATGAAAAAAATGATGGTCTCCACATACGAACATATTACTCAATTTTTCTACTCCTCTTAACCCTTTCTCAATTCATCTATATCCACGTATTCAACATGATCATATTCTTTCATGGATTTTCTTACTTCCAGCTCATCGAATAACCAACACTCACTGCCGTAAATAACATGTCCATCATCTAACAGAATTTTATGGTCTTTTTGTTGTCCTTCATATAAAAACTTACTATAACCTATACCCTCTTCTGGTGGTACTTCTTCACCAACATATTCACCGAATCCAAAAACCTTTAATGTACCATGATCAAAACTCTTAACAGCACCTACTCTGTCACCATTCAGCATTGATTATCCTTGTAGTTTAATTTCGTTTAAGTTTAGATAGTAACAGAATCCATCCTTTCCATTTCCTCTACAAGAATGTCCTTTACATTCAAAGTTTTCATCAATCAATATATCTGGAAATTCTACGCCTATTCTGATCTCATATGGTAGATCAGTAACCCATTTATCGACTATCTTTCCTTTTAAAGAACCTATTATATTCCCAAGTTTAAAATCGGCTATAACCATATCGCCTACATTCACATCATCTAAATACATAATTTCTCCAAAAATATTCGATATATAAATAATTAAAAGGCATGGATTGAAAGAATCCTACTACCTCCTATTTTTAGGGCTATCGGTACTCCTCCACTGATAGCCTTTTTTTATTGTCTACATTATATCATTCTAGGTCTCATTTGTCAAATTCGACTCATAATTTTCTAAGCATACCCAAGACCCAATCCTCTGGTTGTTTGTCTTCGAGAAAACATTTGTTTATACTTCCGTTATTATAACAACGCTTCCCTTTATTTTTAGGAGATTTTTTATAACAATGATGTTTACGTCCTTTACTCAATCTACCCAATACCCACCCATCTGGTTGTTGATTCTCTAAATAAAATCGCTCTAATTCACCATCGTTATAATAACGTCGCCCCTTTCTAAATAAATTCGGCACATTTTTAAATATTTTACTAAGTTTTTCTTTGGTTTCTCTTTTCATTGGTAATGGACCCTCCACCCATCCTATTGGCTGTTCTCCGATAAGACATCTTGTCAAGTTTTTACCATCATTATACCATATTTTATTTTTAGATATCTTGCTCAAGGATTTTATGTGTTTGTCTGAAAATTTTAATCTACCCAAGACCCAATCCTCTGGTTGTTTGTCTTCTTTATATCTTCTTTCATTTTTACCATCATTATACCACAATTTATCACTATCTTGGCCTTTATTAGCTTCGCTTATTTTTCTTTTATGTTCTCTGGTTCTAATAAAACCACCCCAACCTTCCCCGCCATCGGTTTTATTGAGTAAGGTTCCCAATCCTTTATCTAGTCTACCAATTACTCTTATTACATATCTTTCTTTAGCAAATGCTTCTTTCTCAGTTACGTTTTCTAATACTTTAAAAATTTTAGGTTCAAATCCTTCTTCTAATATTTTTCTAAGAAGATTTAATTTATCAGATTTTTTAATAGAATTGATAGCATCTCTCAAATGGTCATTACATCTATCATCATATCCCTTTCCCCCATAGATAGGTAAATAATCTGATATTAGTTTACCATCATCATAGACGAAGGTTCCTTTATATCTCGGGTCTAAAATTAAGTAAGTGTAAAAAATTGGATTTTCGGGATTTATAGTTGTTGACATGACACCACTCCTTATATAAATAGGTATGAGAGAGGACAGCAGGTAAATCACTCCACCTGTTGCTAAGTAGCACCAACTACTTAGCTTACTCTCTTTTAATTATTTATACTTCGGAGAATTTTTAAGTTTATTTAACTTATTTTTCTTACTTAAAATCCACGACAAATATTCGGTCTTAGTGCTAATAGTTCCTCTTCTAATCCATCTATCTGTAGACGGATAACCGTTATTGTAAGCTATAACAGCATAAATAAAATTACCATCATATCTTTTATGTAGTTGAGAAAGATGTCCCATCCCACAGTGAATATTCTGATACAGTTTGTTTAAATCCAACTTCCTCTTTATACCATTGAATTTTCGTGTCTCATCGCAAGTTCGTTTTTGTATCTGCATATATCCATGTGAAATACCTTTATCTAAGTCTCCTAAAACATTTCTAAAAGAACTTTCTCCCGCTATTATCGAAAGAGTCCACTCGATACCTTCTATATCATCACCAAAATATCTAGGACTATAATAGATCACAGCATTTAAAATCTGATTCATCTCATGATCTGAAATATGAGGTCTTACCTTCTTTATGAACTTATAATATACTTCTTTTGGAATATCGCTATGTCTCTTTACGCCATCACTATATGCTACACTAGACATAAAAATGTAACACAGCATTATAAAAGCTGTTAAAAATCCTTTCAAATTAGTCTCCTTTATTAATATTCTATACTAAATTTTACACCAATCTTTTCATAATCATACTCGATTATAGACCTATACTCAGTCTTATAATACAATTTCATAGTAAGAAAATCATTTAATTCTGCTACTTTAATAGAACTATCAACTTTTGTTATATAATCATTACTATCTTTAAAAGATGGTTGGTAAAAATACAGGACTTCATATATATCATTCCCATATTTTAACATCCACGAATATCTACCTTCTTCTTGTTCAGAAATATAATGATATAATATACCACCACTAATAGATAATTTTCCATAATCGTTTTTCATGATATAATATCTAAGACCGATACCTAGCATATTTTCATAGTCTATATTGATGATCTTATTATATCCTATGGTCTCATCTAACCATAGACCCCATCTTTCATTTAATTCGGGGTCATAACCAAGGCTAATGTTTCCAGAATCTTTTATTATAATATCATCAGTCTTTCCATATTCATAACTAACCTTTATCGCCATATCTTCGATTTTATCAACGATATTTAAAGTTGAGGCATAGTTATTGGATATACCATTACTTGTCTCTTCATGCCCAACCTCGATTGTTCCAGCGTATGAATTAGAAGTTACTAACAATCCAATCAACAATAAAAATACTTTTAACATGTTTTCTCCTTATCATTTAACTAATGTATAATCTTTCTAATAAACCATCGAGTAGCATATTCATTTCCATAGTATCTACTGGTATAGAAGATTCTTTAGATTGTCCAATTCTTTCTTTATGTACAGATATTATATCGACACATAATTCATTAGATATTTTAAAATCTTGAGCATGTATTTTAGCATATTCCGAAGCCAAAGTCAAGATAACTTCTTCTCCTTTATTTAAGTTTTCACCCCTAGCTTTTTTCTCTTTAAATATTTTCGCTATTCTTATCGATTCTTTTATGTCTATTCCCATGTTGTTTATTTACCACCCTTCTTTTTCATTATAAATTCATTTCATGTATCTGAACTTTGTGCGATTCCTTCATGTAGATTTTAAGCCTCTCATTCGCATGTTTCTTAGTATAGAATAACTGATCTGCATAGTCATATAAAGTAACTGTATTTTTGGTTCCACATATCATCAATCCTCTACCCAATGCTTGAGGAACGGTTATCTCAGACTTACCACCCCATAATAAACCTATAACACTTAGATTTGGAATAGTAACACCCAATGCAAATGTCTTGAGAGAAGCAACCAATATCACGCCTTTCTTTTCGACAGCATCTTTTATTATCTTCTCTCTTTCCTTTACATCAACACGATAGTTTACGAAATGGATTATCTTATCTGGGTATTGTTCTCTCAGATAATCCAGATAATCCAATCCGAATTTTTCCTCATTGAAGAGGAATAACATAGTTTCATCACCATGCTTCTTTATGATATTCCTAGTTATTTTCTTTCGGTTGGTATTATCCCTAACAGTCTCCTTTTCTAAGATAAACCGTAATGTTTTCTCATTAAATTTCCGAACTTCTGATCTAATTTTCGCAACCTTTTTATCGGTTATTTTCTTATCGGTTTCGGTAAAGACACCATTCCCAATACTAAAAGTCTTGAAATTGCAATGGTTTTCGATACTTTCTTCCAGCTTCTCGATACTATGATAATATGGAGTCAATTTCTCTTTCAAACGTTCAATAACATATTGAAACTTAGCTTCTTCATTCTTCTTAATAGCATCAGTCTTTCTCTTTACTTCAGCATCAGTACCTCTAGGATAATTTAACATCAAAAATTTGATATGAGGCTCTGCTAATATGCCTCTATTAATAAGCTCTCTAGCACCAACCGAACTTAGGATAGGACCGAAACTTCCTATGATAGTAAATCTCTCATTCTCATCAGATGGAAGAGTAGCTGTCATACCTAATCTAATCTTAGCGTTAATGAGTTTTTCCAGAAGTTGTTTAACTTCATAGGCTTTACCGCCATGACACTCATCACCGACAGCAAATACTACATTCTTATGAAAATGGTTCGCACTTCTTAATGATTGCCAAGTACCTACAACTATAGGAGTATCATTATCTTTTTCTTTCGCATAATACCTACCCACATATTTCTCATCTATACCATACTCTACAAAATCCTTACTGAATGCAAGTATGAGATGGGTGGTAGGAACTATTACCATGATCTTGATATTTTTCTCAAGTATCTGTTCCTTAAATTTATTAAAGATATAATTTACGGCATAGAAAGATGTCAAAGATTTACCAGAACGGGTGGCGTGTTCTAATATACCTCTCTTATCTTCGAGAAGAAGCCTAGCTCCCTCATCTTGATAATCTCTAGGCTCACATTCCCCACCCTTAAGATATTTAGGATTGACGTTCATGAAGGCATACTCTTCGAAGTCGGTTAACTTCTTAGAATCTATCTCTTTTAACAGCTTATCATCTATATCACAAGCCATATCATGAGCTTCTATACAATCAAACAGTTCACCAATAAGACCATAAGGAAGAGTTTTTTCAAACATATTAAAATGTCTGATCTTACCATCCCAACCTTCTTCGACCCTTTTCTTATCGAATCTCCAATTTTTCTTTTCTTTACCGAACCATTCCCTGAGTACATATAAGTCTTCGAGATGACCAGTTATACTCAGATAGCTATTATTTTTCTTTCTTATATTAATCAATAGATTCCGTACTCCATATTCATTTTCATTAACTCAATTAGATTCTTTACTCTCCATCCTCTATCTTTATATCCAGCAATAGCATCTTCTATAGCTTCCAGTTCCAATTTCTTTAGATTACAGGCTTTATTAGTTTTTCTATAAGCATCATCACCAGATACATATCTCTTGATTTCTTCAGCAGTTAAAGTACGATCATAATCAAATTTATAATGATTATATCTTTCTTTATATACTCTAGCTAACCTAGATTCCCTTGCACGTAGTTCCTCTTGAGCAATATGCTTCAATCTCATAAATCCTTGTATCTTATCTATCTGTTCACCTTCAGCTATGATACATCCAGCTACAGTCTTATCATATTTAATTTCTTCACATACCTTCTCATCAAATTCATCAATAGTCATTCCATCAATAGCCATTTACTCTCTCCATTTCATGTATAAGTATTTATAACTAAAGTAATCTCATTTACCGTATGTATTCTTTAGTCTAATATTAGTTTTAATCAATTTTAATTGGCTTTTCTGTCCAAGTTGTCTTTATTATACCATAAGACATATTGGTTTGTCAAGTCAGAGTAATAATCAAGATATATAAATAATTAAAACTGTTATTATATTACATTCATAATTTTAAGTCAATAGGAAAACGAGAGGAATATGGAAGATAAATTTTTAATGAATTATAGAAGTATGGTAGCAGATGATTTTGAGGAAGATTATATGATGTTTAGAAGTATTAAGAGGACAACTAATTCATATATTAAACGTCCTAATACAGATAAGCTACATTCCATTTACAATAGGATAGTTGTTCTTAGGAGATCATTTCATGAATCATTTCTCTTTGAACAGATAATACGTAACAATGATAGTGATGATGGTAAGAACCTAATAGGCTATTTTATCTCTGAATCATTTGACATTAATGGTTTCTATGATGAAGATAAAATAGATGATCTATGGATAATTCAAATCAGTGACTTACTAGATAATACTAAAATAAAAGCTAGAGTATAAATCAATTATAACTAATTTTAATTGGCTTTTCTGTCCAAGTTGTCTTTATTATACCATAAGCAATATTGGTTTGTCAAGTCAGAGTAATAATAGATAAGAATTAAGGAGTAGAATATGAATGAAGATTTAATAAAGAAGTTGGATTTACTGATGTCAGAAGCAACTGAAGATGATGATACCATAGACAGTGATTTCGAAGATCAGCTATTAGACAAGATGCTTGCCTTCATAAAATCCATAGATAATGAGAAACTGGATGAGGTGAGTAGTGAATCATTAACTACTCTCTTCGATACCATAGTTGATTTTGTTATCTCTATTGATGATGAGAAGCTGGATGATAGTAGCACTAAGAAGCTGGATGAAATCATGGATATGATCGAGGATGATGACGAAGATGAAGTAGATGAGAGTCTTCAAGAAAAGAAATTCTTGAAGAAGATGACCTCTGGACAGAAAAGAAAGGCTAGGGTCTATAGAAGAAAGAATAAGGTTAAGCTCAGACAATGGAAGAAGAAGTATAAAAGAAGTAATAAAATGAAACTCAAGAGAGTTCAGAAGACAGGTAAAGGACTTAAGGGTAAACGACTCGGTAGAACAAAACGTAGACCGGGTTCAAGATAATAAACTTTTAAAGGAGAAGATATATGAAAGAAAATATTTTAGAAAAGTTAGCAGATATAATCGGTACAGAGTTAGTGGTTGAGGCGTTCGATGTAAAGAAAATCATTCAGGACTTAATGAAGACTGACTTCAAAGGCTCTAATGAAGAGCAGATGAAAGGTCTCCAGCTTCTTAAGGGTCTTGCTACCAATGATAGCAAAGAAGCCAATGATTTCATGGCAAAGCTCTCTGATGCTTATACCAAGATCGGTAAGGAAGTTCTCGGTTCTGTAGAAGAGCAAGCGGATGAAGATGATAAAGATGATAAAGATGATGATAAAGGTAAGAAGAAAAAGAAAAATCCCTTCATCGATAAAAAGAAAGACGATGATGATGATGAAGAGGAAGTAGAAGAGGCTCCTGCGTATACTTATAAGAAAAAGAAAAAGTAATGGTTAAAATTTCCTCTGATTTGCAATTTTAAATAAGTTTGTGTTATAATAGGGTCTTCTTTAAGTAGGAGACCCTTTATTTTTGGGTATAAGTATTTAAAATAGTAAACAATAGGAGTTTGATATATGGTCAATAATGCTTGGAGTAGAGACGAGGAAGAAATTTTATTAAGAAATTTTAGTAAATCTAGAAGTGTAATTCAAAAATTATTATCGGAAAATGGTTTTGATAGAACTGTAAAAGCTATCGAAAGGAAAAAATATAAAATAAAATATAGTCCCGAACATTCCCCTGTTGTAGGGGAAAGGATAAACGATGTTCTTCCCGATCATTTCATAAAAGGAATTTCGACTAACTATGATGGCGAAGGAAATGTAAAACAGCAATGGGTCAAGACCGATAAAAGTAAAACCGAACTTCTTGATAAAATCAAAGAAGCAGTAGAAGGAATTTTAGAGCCTTGTAAAAACGCTTCCTCTGTTATAAAAAAACCTAACAACACCATAGACGATTTATTAGTTACGTATCCGATTGCTGATGCACATCTCGGTATGTTGTCATGGCATGAAGAAACTGGAAAAGATTATGACCTGAAAATATGCGAAGAAATTATCACTTCCTCCATAAAAGAATTAGTGGACTCAGCACCCGCAACTAAAGAATGTCTGATAGCTAACTTAGCAGATTTTTTCCATACTGATTCAACTGAAAATAAAACTATGCGATCTGGGCATGTTTTGGATGTTGATGGTAGGTGGGGTAAAATTATTCAAGTTGGTGTTCGAACTTACAGAAATGTTATCAATTTAGCGTTAGAAAAACACGAAAAAGTCATTGTTAAATCTGGTGTTGGAAATCATGACGATCATAGTAGTATGTGGTTAGCTATGATGATGAAAGCATATTTTGAAAACAATCCTAGAGTTGAAATCGAATTACCCGTTGGGTCTTTTGCCTATCACGTTTTCGGTAAAAATCTTATAGGCATTACTCATGGTGGTTTAAAGGCAGATAGATTACCGGGTATCATGGCAACTGATAAGCCTCGTGAATGGGGTAACACAACATACCGAACTTTCTGGACAGGTCATATTCATCATAAAGAGGTCAAAGAGCATCCGGGCTGTATTGTCGAGGCATTCAGAGCCATTACAGCTAAAGATGCATGGACATATAGTTCTGGATATAGAGCCACAAGAACTATGGAATGTGTTATTTTCAGAAAAGATGGTGGTGAACATGGTCGTAGATTGGTCAATATCAAATAAACGGAGTAAATATGCAATTAAAAGAATATTTAAGAGAAGGAATTAAACCATTTGAAAAAATACTCTTTCAGAGTGTGATAGATTTTTGTATAGATAAATTTAAAATTAAGGCTAAAATTAAGTTGAAATCTAAACCGATTAAAAAGACTTTCGGTGATATTTCATTAAATAAAGATTCGATTAATAACAGCAATTTCACCGTTCATTATAATAATAAATCTGGATATAAATTTAATATTTCTGCATTGATACATGAATTAGTACATGTAAAACAAGTAGTTAAAAAAGAATTAGGAATTTCTGATGATTATAAACAAATAACTTGGAAAGGTAAGGAAATAATCAGCGTGTCCGAATATAATAAGTTAGTCTATCAAGAATACTCAGATTTACCATTTGAAAAAGAAGCTATCATAAAAAGTGAAACGATGAAAAATGAGTATTTGAATAGTAAATTTTTCAAAGGATTGAAAGGTAAAGATAATACTTTGGATATTATAATAGATAATTTATAACGGAGAAGAAATGACTTTAAAGAATCATATCGAATATTCGGATTTCGATTATACCGATATCCAACCTATCATACAAGAACATATCGTTGAAGAGACTGAATATTTCGACTTTCTTTTATTCGTCAAGAGTAAGACATATAAGAGATTAAATGAAGGGGTATTTAGTGATATATCAGCCTCTATAAGAAAGAAACTAGACTTTATCAGGGAACTAGCTTCACAACTAAAGATAGAAGCGAGTGAACTGGTAAAGCTCTTCATGAATAAAGAAGTGTTTAAGTTCTTCCAAAGAATAGGATGGAATCTGAAAAAGCTATTTGATATCGCTAAGAAGGGCTTTAAAATGGCTAGTATACTAGCTGATACCATCGCTGAATATGCAGAGAAGAAAGGCATATCTAAATGGACTGAAACAGAGTTCAAGAAGCTAGATGAATATCTTAAGAAGCATCCAAAGACTAAAAGGATTATTGGTGTAGGTGTAGCCAGCATATTAATCTTCATCTGGCTCAATATGAGCTTTACTGGAGACCCTACATACGACTTTAATTTCTCTGATATGTTAGATGCTTTAGCTGGAAACGTAACATTATCATCTATATTTACTGGTAAGGAAGGTATAAAACTAATGCTGTTGTTTACGACTGGTGTTGTAACAGGTTTAACATTTCCTTGGATTGGAGCTACTTCAGTTCAATTTATAGGTGGTGTAATATATTCATTAGCAAAGAAACATAAAATCAAAATGAGAGGAGTTTAAATATGAGTGAAGATGTACAGTACACAAAGGCGTTAAATTCAAATTCGGTAGAGATCAAAATGTCAGCGAAAGGTGACGCTACTTTTAATGTAAAAACCTATGGAGAAACAACTAAAGAAGCTATGAAAGAAGCTATCGAAATTTTTGATAAGCTTAAACAGAAGTATATCGATAAAGAAGAAATTGACGATCTGGACGATGACGATCTGGATATAGATTAAAACATAATAACATGAGTAACATCAAAGACCATTCTTTCGAGGATGGTCTTTTTTTGTTGACAATCATATTCTACTATGATACGATGTATATGTAAGTGAGAGTTAACCACTAATTGGAGACTGTAATGAAACGAAACGCTACCATCATTAAAGACATCAATAAGATGTTTCCGCCTGTCCATAAAGACTATCCAGTATGTTTTGAGATAGATGGTTATGTTAAAGTAACCAGCGAGTCCTATGCTAAAGAAACCGTACAGCTCGAAGATGGCTCAGAAGACTTCGAGGTTACGGTCATCGATTATTATGGAGAATTCAGAGGCGGATATCCTTGGGCTAATCCAAAACTTGAAAGCTACCTCGAAAAGAATGGTCTACGATATGAGTGGGATAATCCGGGTGCTATTGCCCTTTTCAAGAACTAAAGGAGACTTGAAGATGATCACTTGTCCTGTATGTAAAGGTATTAAAGTATCGCCTTTTGGTAATACCAACAATCCTTGTTTGTGTTGTAAGGGCGTGGGTAGCATTACAGAAAAACATCATGATATATGTCGAGAAATAAGTAAGGATTTAGCTAAAAGACTGAGAGAGAAAGAACAAATAAAGATCATCGAATTAGAATCAGTGATCAGAGAATTTCTGAGAAATCCGATAGGTCGGAACAAAGAGAAATTAGCAGACCTGATCGGAACTAATATATTAGGAGAAATAAAATGAATCATTATGAGTGGTTAGAAAAGTATTTACCTGCTATCTATAAGAAGTTGAATTTGAGTTATTCTAGTGGTATAATCGTGGCGGATGGCGATAAATGTTATACTTACGAATCAATATGGAAAAGGAACGGAATACCTTTTAGTCATGGCGTAGCATTATATATCCTGACTAAGGAGAGTCCGTATTGTAAAGAAGTTAGAGACGGCAACCCTGTTATTGGTTGGGTTTCTCCTTTTGTCTGGGTAACTGAAAACTATCATAAATTCGAAAAAATGATAAAGGAGATTGAAAAATGAAAAGCCATATTAATTTCGGAGAAGATACTGAGGGCGATACAACATATCATGAAATCCAAGGCTTCGATATCAAATGTAAAAAGTGCGGACATGAAAGTGTAGAAATCGAGGTTTTTTCTTGGTTTTCAGAAGAAGAGGGTAGTGGAGGTACAGAGGTAAAATTTCATTGTAATAAATGTGATGTTGATGAAAGTATAGAGGAAGAATGATTTTTCTCTTGACAAACAATCTCTCTTTTGATAAGATGTAGTTGTAGGTGAGGGAAACATTAATAAAGGAGATCGAAATGAAAATTATAGAATATGTATTCAGAAAGAGAGATGGTTCAATAGGGACTTCTGATGATAGTCAGAGATCAATTAAGCCTGAGACTATCATAGCTAGGAGAGAGGTTAAACCTTTCAGTCCTACTATTCACCTCCATGATTATGAGCATATGAAGATGTCTGATATAGCGAAACTATCAGACTCGAAGAGTTATATTAAGAGGAATAAGATTCCTTACTATGCTCTTATGATTCTCGGTTCTGCTCCTAAGATCAAAAGGAATGATCTGGAAGTCATAGTCGAAAGCCTCCAAGAGAAGCTAGGAAGGAAATTAACTGTAAGAAATGGACATATCAGAGCCTTTACAAGGGCTTTCCATAAGTTCGTTAATAACGGTCTGGTAGAAAAGCTACCATTGAAAGGTGATTACTATTCAATCACTCCTAAAGGTGCAGCTTTCCTTCAATCAGCGGTGGCCTAAAATGAAAACAAAAACATATGATTGTGAATGTGGTAATGTAGCCTATTATATTCCATGAAGAGGCTGGTGTTGTATGTGTAATAATCCTAAGAGAAAGAATAAAAAGAGTATCCTCGATATGAAACCAAAAAGGAGTATAAAATGAAAATTAAACCGATATCTAACACAAAGGTACTTGATGCAATTGATGTTAGGGAAATAGATATTATTGCCGATGATGGTAGAGTATTATTCACTATATACGAAAAATCTGATGGCGGTCTGGAGATCAGTTCTGGTGGATGTGTTAAGCATAATGATGTAATGCTCGATAGTGAAATAGAGATTTCACTGAAAGCAGCAAATGTATTTACCGTGAAGAGAAAGGTGTATAAATAATCATAAAGAGGAGTTTGTGTATGGCTAAAAGATTTTTTCTGGGTGTAGTTGGTTCGAGGGAAAGATGTTCAAAAGAAGATTATAAATTAATAGAAGATCGTATATTCTCCTTTTATGATATACATGAAAGAAATCTGATATTGGTGTCAGGTGGTTGCCCCGAAGGTGGTGATCGTTTCGCTGAAGATATTGCACGTACTTATGGAATACCTATTCTCATATTCTACCCTGATAAACAAAATGACCCTGATACAGGAAATCCCAAAAGAGATTATGGAATATTATGCTATAATAGGAACACGGAAATAGCTAAACGATCTACTGTTCTTATAGCCCTTACCTCTAAAAATTCGAAAGGAACTAATCATACCATATCCGAGTTTGAGAAATATCGTAGAGGACAGGAACTAATTATATTATAAAAGATTTCTAAAGTATAAATAATTAAAACATTTATATTTTAGGAGATCAGATGGATATTCAGTCACTTATTTTCCCAAAGGAGAAATATGATAGAAATTCTGCATGTTATTGGGCTAGGCTCAATGATTTTAAGCACAACGTTGTCAATGAATCTGAAACATCTTGGATTCTGGTACAGAAAGACGAGTCCTTGTATAAGAGTCTCGAAACGAAAGTTCTAAGAGAAGAAGAGGCAGTTAGCGCATCATCTGGAACTCTTTCTACTGATATAGCTATTCCTGATACTCCTCTTTATAAGAGAGATGAGAAAGGTAAAATATGTCCCGATAGTCATGAGCATGGCTATCCTTGTTTTGAAGTTGAATCCGAGGATTATTTCAGGGCATCTACATACAGAGAAAAGGGAGCTAGATATAAGATAAACAACGAGAAAGTAAAGGCATTTATGAAGGAGTCTGGTTATCGTTCTCCTTTTCTAATTAAATACTCTAACAACTATTTAAAGGTGAAATAAATGAAATTTTCAGATTTTTTAGATAAACAGGTTATCGAGGAAGCTGTATTTTCCTATAAATATACCTTTAATATTAAGAACATCAAAGACCTCTTCAATCATATAAAAGGTTGGAAAGATATTGATACGGTTCCAGAAATGGAAGGCTCAAAAACGATAAATTTATACAATAGAGCCGAAGAAATAAAGGGTACTATCAAGGATAAAGGAAAAGCCTTTGTTTTAGATACTAAAGATAAACTTTTAAAATCTGTTATCGAAAAGGGAATGTAGAGAATTATGCCATTTCCAAATGAACATAGCGGAAGACTTAAAGACCCTGATCAATTTGATAGAATCCGAAGAGAGAATGATAAATTCGGTTCTGGGATAGATGTGATCTGGGGAGTAAAGAATAATAAGTCTGAAATTCAGGCTATCAGATTCGATGCTAAAAAATTCAGTGCCAGTGAAGCTAAGAAATGGTTAGCCGATCATGACCATAAAACTATTTCATTTGAACCAGCTACAGGAGTAAAAGAAAGTATGAGCTTCAAAGACTATATGAATGAGCAGAATGAGAATGATAATCTTGGTATCCTTGGAATACGTGAGCTAAAGGATGGTCTTGAATTAGAAGATATTCAGAAAAATCCTCATTGGCATTGGGTTATAATGGCAGGTATCAAAGATGCTGTGATCGGTAAGAAAGGTAATAAATTGGTCTGGTATAACGGAACTTGGGTTCTGGGTACATGGAATGAGAAATTCGCTATCTGGAAGAAAGGCGAGTGGAAAGGTGGTTTAGATTCTAAAGGAAACGCACATAACGATACCCCTAATAAATGGTAAAATATGAATCAAAAATTACTTAGAGAAGGAAAATATACAGATTTAGCAATAGTCTTCTATCTTGCCAAAAAGTTCATAACTCCGTTCAAAAAATGGAAAAGTTTTGACCTTGGAATAATTGACGAGAAAGGAAAAATCCTCAAAAAGAAGCTAACCACAAAAGAGGAAAAAAACAGTTTTACCAGTTTAGACCGTTTCATTCTTAAGATTCGTACTATAGTTGGAGACCATCTTTTCTTGAAAATTGGTTTGACTGCTCTTCTTCTAGCTGACCATAAACCAGAAGGTAAAGTCATTCATGAGACGGGTGGAACTGATATGACTTTCTTGAGGAAACTAAAAGAAGAGGTATTAGAAGATATCACTTCTATCAATATTCCAATGGCTGGTCGAGATGAATATATTAATATGGATTTTGAGAAGTCTAATGGTTATATTAACTTCGGTGTCTCTGTATTCGTAGGTTCTGACATGGTATCAACTGTTGGTGGGAACTTTTTACCGATAAATGATACCAATATAGAGTTCTTTAGAAAACTAAATGATATATTCTCTAATCTTCGCTATGGTGACAACGAGAATTTATTCCTGAGTGTAGGCGATATTGATATCACCGTAAACGTGAATTATGGAGAAAACGAAATAAAGATGACTCAAGATACAGAGGGAGATGATGTACACGCTGACTTCTTCATCATATTCAATGGTGAGAAAGAAAGAAATGAATTTCTTAGTGGATGGGCTAAATTCTATAGCGATGTCGCTATCTCACTAGACATTTAAGGAGATAAATATGGCATTATATAAATACTTTTGTAAGAAGTGTCATAAATATTTTGAGAAATCAGTTGCGAAGGCTTTGACTCCACCTCATACAGAAAGATGTCCTGATTGCGGTGAAGATTCCGCCTTAGTTAGTCACGCATTCAGAGAAGAAAAATAGAAGATATAAATACTTAAAATAAGGATTGTCATGACCGATATTATAGAAAGGATAGATGAAGCCCTGAATGAAGGTAGTGTTACGTATGAGGGCAGTAAGAATCAAGAGAAAATACGCAAACTTTTAAATAAAGCTGGTTTCGATTCAAATGTAGAGCCTAATGGTAAATTTTCGGTTAAAATCAATGGTAAAGATGTAACTATCTTTAAAGATGATGTCGTTACTATTAAAAATAAGAATGTAACGGTTACGAAACCAAGTTATGTAACTGGAAAAAAAGGATAATGTAATAGAACATTTCGAAAAATTAATTAAAAATAAAGGAAACAAAATGAACGCAATAAACACAACCACAACATATAGCTATTCGTATTCAGTAGTCGGAACCGAGAGTTCCAGCTATACTGGCACAGCTATATCTAATGGAGAGGGTTTATTGTAAGACGTAACGGAAAATTTTGTTATCAATAAGCCTCTTCTCCATAATCGGATGAGAGGCTTTTTTGTGCTTGACATCTGAAAACAAATTTGTTACAATAGTCTTTAAATAATTAAGGAGATTGAAAAATGACTAAACATTTTGAAGATAATTGCCCTGATACTATGTTTTCTACAACAAGGAATGCAACTGAAATGTCTTTTAAAAATGCTCATCTGATAAATGATGATACCGATTGTAGCTGTTACTGTTGTTGTACTAATTATAAAGGTTCTGGGATAACAGAATATGTCGATGATGGACAAACTGCTATGTGTCCTGTATGTGGAGTAGATGCAGTTCTACCAGAGAAGAATACTGAGGAAAGACTAGAAGAGCTGTACAAAGAAAATTTTACCAAACGAAGAAGTGAATATTATAAGGGAGATTGAGAAACCTAGAATTAAGAACTAAACCTTTAAAATGGCATACCAACCTTTATATTGCCAATATTTTTTGTTCTTTAATAGGGTAATAGTACGGGGATTTGTTATATTTTCATATACTGGTATTTGTTCGCCGTATGATTTTCTGAAAGCAGTATATGGTAAATTATACAAAAGACAGTATTTTTGGAATCCATCATTGATAGTATGTTTGATATTATCTTTACTATCATATAAAATGACTGTTTTTGGATTGCCAGTATAATTAGATGTATTGTTTTTTGGTTTCCGTAATTTTTGTCTAAGAGTCAATCCAGTTTTAGAATCGGGAATATCTAAATTGGCGATAAAATTAGCTACTTGATTTTCTGATACAGTTAAACCATTTGGTAAAATTTTTGTCTTTTTAGTTTCAATACCTTTAGCGACGGCTATTTGATAAAGTGTTTTACCATCAATGATAGTATTTTGCATTGTTTGAACTTTTCTTTTAATAATTTCTGGATTTCCTTGATTGTTGAATTTATTTGAAGGTTGTGTAGATTTATTATAAAATAAGGGATGGTGATGAACTTGTAATTTAGTTTGAATTTTGATTTCGAAATCAATGGCTTCTTTTCGGTTGTTGAAAATTTTGATGATTTTCTTTTTAAAATTTGATAAACCAAAGGTACTAATATCTTCCTTTAAATATTTCGATGAAGACCAATAATTATCATCATTTGGTTCATCTAAAGAAGATCGAACTCCAATATAATATTTTTCTAATCGAGGCGTTATATTGGTTATTCTATAAACATAATGAAACATATATTAGTCCTAAGATATTAAGTGTTTTAATTATTTATATAAAGAATAAAATAGGAGATTGAATAAAAATGGAAAAGAAGTTTATTAAGTACCCAAGTATAGAACAGTATAGAAATATTGTTAAACATATAAGCCATTCTGCTAGTTTTGTAGGAATAGGAGAAGATGGTGAACCCGTATATGATGGGATGAGACCGAAACCAGTTCTGAAATTAACAGGAACCACTAAAATTCATGGAAGTAATGGTGCAGTATGCTTTAATGCTGAAAGTGGTATTTGGACGCAATCTAGGAAAAATATCATCACCCCAGAAAAAGATAATTGTGGGTTTTCTTGTTTCGTACATGCGAGAAAAGTTTCATTCAATAATATCGTAGCTGAAATAATTAAGGATTTTAATATCGATACTATTAATAACATCATTTCTATTTTCGGGGAAGTCAGCGGTGGGTCTATTCAGAAAGGTGTTGGGGTCAATGGGCTTGATAAGATGTTCGTTATCTTCGATGTTAAGATAACGTCTCATGATGATGAAGAAGATGGATTCTGGTTAGACTTAAGTAAAGTATGTCCGAATAATAGAGGTAGTAAAATTAATGATCATAACATTTACTTTATAGATGAATTTCCTACCTTCGAAATAAAAATAGATTTCAATAAACCAGAGGCTTTTCAGAATAAGTTGAATGAAATCACTTTGGAAGTCGAGGAAAGATGCCCTGTGGCCTTCCAATTAGGAAATGAAGGTGTTGGTGAGGGTGTGGTCTGGAAAGGCGTTTTTAACGGCAATGACTTTCGCTTTAAGGTCAAGGGAGAAAAGCATTCTACCAGTAAAGTAAAGAAGCTGCCTAAAGTAGACGAAGCTAAAATGAATCTTGTTAATGAAGTGGTAAATAAGATTACTCCTGCTTTCCGTATGGAGCAAGGCATACAGGAAACATTCGATACTCTGAATGGCGGAGAGATAGATCGTAAAGGAATGGGAGATTTCATCAGATGGGTTATTGGTGATATCGTAAAGGAAGACCTCGACATCATTACCGATGCTGGTCTGGATGTCAAGGAAGTAAACAACAAAGTCTCTAAGGTAGTAAGAGATTATTTCTTCCAACAAGAACAAATGTAAAATAGTTCTTGACAAATGAAAAGGAATTTGTTATAATGGTTTAATAATGAATAATTTTAATGGTGCATTGAGGGCTATCGTATCTAAGTAGAATGGTTTCTTGTAATGGGTAGGAGACATCAATAAATTCTAGGCAAAACGATGTTGGAGTTCGATTCTCTGAAAGGAAGTGGTTCTTTTTTAATACCTGACTAGGAGACAATAGAGCGACCTGAACACCATTAATCTTTCCGTTCCTATTGAAAAAAGAGTAGGTAGGAATAGACGATATTAGATGCGTACTCTAATTAACGTGACGGAATAATCCCTGTACGATATAGAAAGGTTATCACCCTAACAAGGGTAAAAGTGGAGGTAGGTCTTCTCATAGAGACGCAATAAGCCATAGAAGCTGATAACACTGACTATAAGGGGTGACTACTACTAAGTGTAGTGTAGCTAGTGCGGTAGTGAAAAATAGAGATCGGTCATAGTCCGTATCACTATGACCAATAATTAAAGGGAGTTTGAGATGAGTGTTACTACAACAGCGGATGAAAGATTGGATGACGTTAAAGCACACCTTCAGTCTGCGATTAAAAATTTATCAGAGATCGTGGTTGAAGAATGTTGGGGGTTCTGAAGAGTATAATCAGAAGTTTAGAGAAACACTTCGCAAGACTCATTTTGAGTTGTTAGAATTGAGAGATAGGATAAAATAAGAAAAATATGCCTCTATAGTTCAAGTGGCAAGAACAATGGATTTGTAACCCATAGATGAGATTTCGATTGTCTCTGGAGGCTCCAAAAATTAAATATGTATTGATGGGGAGGCATAAGGTAGCTGTAAATGCTTGATCTAGCGGTTAAAGTAGACAGCCAAACCGATAAAATAATAGCATTAATGACGATTAATGAACTAGATTGTAAGGGCTTAGTGCCACTCACCATGAATACATATTAAAAATACCGCGATTATGAAGGAAGCTTGATTGCCTAACAAGGACGCGCAACGGTTCCTGATGTAGCACTTCATAATTTAGCTATGTGGGTAGCTGGATACAACTTAACTCCAGCATTAAAAATAAGGTCGTATTGGGCAGGTGGTGAGCCTCGGAGATTGTAAACCTCTCGTCTTTGTACTGTGTAAGTTCGATTCTTACTACGACCACCAAAAATTAAATAAATGGGTATGCGTCAGAGTTGGAGAGCTGAAGTGGACTGTAAATCCACTGTCTTAGGCTGAGAATGTTCGAATCATTCCATACCCACCATTAAAATTGAATAAGGAGTTTGATTATGAATAGCGATGTGATAATAAAAATAGGCGGAACCGCTGGTGCTGGTAAATCAACTGTTGCTTTTATAATAGAACAGGCATTGACTGAAGCTGGTATTGATTATAAATATGATGAGGATGATCTGGAAATACAAGACCGAACAGAATCATTCATTACTAATACATTAATGAATTTGAAATTAGATAAAGTTAAAGATTTCGATATAACCGCCAATATAAAAACTTGTCAGTTGAATAGAGAATGTTATGGTAAAGATATAAAAGAAGTTATGAAAAAATTCTAGGAGTGTTGACTGAGTGGTAAGGTACTCGCTTGGAAAGCGATGGTTAGCGTAACAGCTACGAGGATTCGAATTCCTCACGCTCCGCCAAAAAATTGAGGATAATATGTTATATTATTTGTATGTTGGTTTAGGATTGGCTATTTGTTTTTATTTGTATTGCATTGGCGAAGATATATTTCGCGGTCCTGATCATAAATTCGGTTATAATTATAAAAACCCTATAATATGGTATATGAGCGGAATATTAGCAGTGCCAGTTATTAATGTAATATGGATTGTCCTTTGGGTTGTTTTGAGTATTAGGTATTGGTATCATTTTACATACAAAGGTAATAATGACTAAAGAAGATATTGAAAATATAGCTAGAATCCATCAAATAGATTTTTTAGAGATAGAAGAAATATTACCTTATATATCATCACCGAAGGTAATTTTGAAAGCACCTTACATGTCTAAAGATTTTATTAAACATGTTGAAAATATGAGACCTGCTATTGTATTTTATGACTATAAATATTCTAAAGGATTTATCCATTGGTTAGCATGGAAATTGAGGAAGGTTTGAAATGGCACGTTATAAACTGATTAAAAATAATACAGAAGAAACAGGAACCGATTTGTCCACAAGAAAGCAAATTGATGAGTGGGTGAAACATAAAATAGAAACAGGTGGCCTTGACTGGAGAAGTGGTTATCTCATTAAATTCAGGGATTCCGATACCGTATTTGAATGGGTTTGGAATGATGGGTCACGTATTAGATTATAAAATATTTGGAGAGGTTGACAGTGGGGAATAGTCGAACGCTCTTGAAAAGCGTATTCGGGGTCTTCGGGTTCCGATGGGAGTTCAAATCTCCTCCTCTCCTCCAAAAAATAAAAAGGCGAATAAAATGTTAGTTCAAGTTCAAGTTCCAGATGGTAAGCTTTGTAGAAGTTTGAATGCCGAAGGAGCATATGTTATATGTAGGTTTTTGCAAGATAGTAGTTGTATATTGTTTGGTATGGGGTTATGGAAAATCGACTCTAAAACTGAAATGTATGATGGTACAGAAATTTTTAAATGTAAAGAATGTTTAGATAATGCGGGTGGTTAAGCCAAGGGTATTGGTAAGCAGTTTTCCAAACTGTAAATAAGGCGTTCGACTCGCCCCATCCGCTCCAAAATTTGCGGATATAGTGTTAGTGGTAGCACGTAAGCTTGCCAAGTTTAAAGGTCGGATTCGAATTCCGATATCCGCTCCAAAATTAATACTTGACTTTTGATTTGATATACAATATAATGGTTTGAAAATTGAGGAGAAACGTTTATGGAAACTGATATCAAATATAAGAAAACGATCTTAGAATTTTTGGATAATATTTGTCCTGATTGGGCATCCGAAGAGGATAAGGAAACATTCGCCCAAACCGTCTTCGATAAATGTGGTGATAGATTAGTGAGAACCATCGAAGAAGGTATGTTAAGGGGGTATTCTGAAGCACTTCAAACAGGTCGTATAAAGGGTGTTGTTGACGCTTGGGTGATAAAATAATGGACAAATGGAGACTGTTTGAATTGATATTTGGTACTATCATCATTATCGCTGGATTAATAATGATGATAGTTGGTAGTGGGATTAACTGTGGATGAAGAAATTCCTAAAATATTAATGCCTATGATTAGGGATTTATCTGATAAAACCTTTAGAGATATTTGTGGATTAACTATGAGTATAAAAGACCTTCAAGACAGGAATTATGAACTCTTCCAAAAGATGTTCGGTAGGACTCCATTAACGGAAAGAGTTAAGGATATCCAGAGAGAAGCAGAAGAGGTCGGTAGATTTCTTGATATAAATCATCTCAAAGAAGAATATGGCGATCTGCTTTGTTCTGTTCTAGCTGGTATCTCTGAAATGGGCGAGGACGCATCTAATGTCATAGCTATGGCTCATGAGAAGATAAAGAGAAGAGAACAGCAATATAAATCATTAGGCCGTAAGACTAAGGTAGCCATATTGGGTGGAGCTTTTGACCCTGTTACTAAAGGTCATATAGAAACAGCTCAATTGGTTCTGGATGCTACAGGTAAATTTGATGAAGTCTGGTTGATGCCTTGCTACCAACATCTGTTCGGAAAGGAAATGACTTCTCCAGAACAAAGATTGAAAATGGTAGAGATGGCTGTAGCCGTAGATGGACGTATAAAGGCTTTTGATTATGAAATAAGGCACATGCTCAAGGGAGAGACTTTAAACTGCGTGAATCGCATCCTCGATGACCCTGAGTATGATAATTACCAGTTCTCTTTCATAATGGGAGCTGATAATGCTATGACCACCAATAAATGGGTTGGTTGGGATGAACTGGAAAGAAGAATACCCTTTGTAGTTGTTCCGAGAGCTGAAGAAGATTTGAATATAACAAGTAGCTCGTGGTTCCTGAAAGAACCTCATATGCTGGTAGATGCCGATGCTCCAATAGATTGTTCGTCTACAGTGGTTAGAAGTGCTATAGATACACAGAATATTCCGATGGCTAAACGGTTGGTGGATAATGATGTGTTGGGATATATTATTAAAAACTGTCTATATAGGACTTGACAAACAGATAAGGATGTAGTATAATACTTTTTAAATGAGTGAGAGAAATATTAATATAATAATAGCTGGTAAGAAATGTCCTCACTGTAAAGCTGAAGAAATTGGATTAGTCAAAGTTCAGATAGGTAAAACTGAATTCGAGATTAAAATGGTTTGTAGAGTGTGTGGATATAGATTATAATTTAGGTGGGGTACTCAAGTGGTTAAGAGGACGGTTTGCTAAACCGTTAGGCTGTAACAGGTGCGTGGGTTCGACTCCCACCCTCACCGCCAAAAAATTGAAAGAGGATTGAGATGGTAGAAATTGAAAGAAAGTTTTTGGTAGACCATGTTAATTTACCGTCTTGTGATACATGTAATAAAATACATAAAATCAGGCAAGGATATCTCATGGAGTCTGGTCTTAAAGTATTAAGAGTTAGAACTAGCGGTAACGATGCCTTCTTGACCTATAAATCGAGTGATAAATCTATTACGCGAGTAGAATATGAACTATCTATTCCGATAGCCGATGCCGAGAGACTTTTAGGACAATGTGAATGTGTTTTAGAGAAGACTAGGTTAGAATATGTCGTTTTTGGTATGACATGGGAAATCGATGTATTTAGGGGTGATAACGAAGGACTAATAGTAGCAGAGATAGAATTAGAATCTGAAGATCAGACCTTTGCGAAACCTAAATGGGTTACAGAAGAAGTTACGGATGATGCGAGATATCTTAATTCGAATTTGATAAAGAATCCGTATAATATCTGGGGAACGTCAAATGGGTGAGATAGAAGTCGGGGTATGTGATATTTGCGGACAGAGTTCTGAACTAAGTAGAAAATATTATTACTATGATATTAAATGTGAATGTCATAGTCCAGAACATTTTGAAATAGTAAGACATTGTAGTAGATGTGAACCAAAACCACCAGAAAAAACAACGGTGTTCATACACCCAAAAGAGAAATAAAATGATAGAACTTGAATGGGAATATAGTAGAAACCAACGATCACATTATGTAGATGATGGTAATCATTACTTTCCTAGAGAAAAACCAGATAATGTTATGGGTTATCTTTGGAATATAAAGGCGGTGACTGATAAATATAATTGTTATCATATGAAAGAAGAGGGATATGATCTTTACCATAAAGGTAAGTTAATTCTTCGGGAAAAAACTGTAAAAAAGCTCAAAGAATATATTAGGAAAGTTGAAGAAGAGAACGGTCAATACACTATTTTTTGAGGAGAACCCATGAAAATTATTTTAATTATTTTGATTATGGTATTTTTATTACCATTCATTCTTTGTCTGATAGACAGATTTAAAGGTACTCATTATAGCTGCTCGACATTCGGATGGCATAATGGAAGTGGTGGTAATAATAGTTTTGATGGATGCTCTGCCCTTGCTACATGTTCGAAATGTGGAAAAGAAGTTATGCAAGATTCGCAAGGAAATTGGTTTTAAACAATATTGATTAGGAGATATGAAATATGTTTGATTTAGATCACCAGAAACCTTTTAGATTGACTAAGAAAAAAGTTATAGAATTGACTATTGAGCTTTGGAAGTGGGTTTATGAAAATAAATCACATGATAAAAGGGCATGGCCTGAATGGGATAAATATGGTTATGTGAAAAATGAATGTTTTTGTTGTGAATATGCTGATAGAAAACCTCATGCGTTTGGTGATATGGATTGTGAAGATTATTGTCCTTTATATAAACTATGGCCTCATGGAGCAGGTTATTCAGACGGACGACTTATAATAGTTCCTTGCCAATCTAATAATAGTTCTTTCGAAAGATGGGTTGAGGGAGATATCGAAGGTGCTAAAGAACTATATGAGGGTGCGGAAGAAATTTTGAAGAATAAAGATTATTGAAAAATACATTTAATTGATAATGGAGGTTTGGGATGTCTGAGTTGAAGAGATTAGTCGAAGCAGTTGAACCAAAATATACCTTAAGTGATGAGCAAGCTGAAGACATCATAGGAAGAATGCGAAGATTTGTATCTGATTATGTATATAAGAATAAGCTCAAATCTTTGGTTGTTGGTGTTTCTGGTGGCCTCGATAGTGCGGTTATAGCTGCACTTTGTCAGGAGAAATATATAGGCGTTCCTTTGATCGGACTCCATATACCTCTTTCGACAACGGATAAGCATAGTGAACAGGCTGGATGGGTTGGTGCAAATCATTGTACTGTCTATGATAGCGTCCATTGGTTAGATGAAACTATGGAAACATTTATACCTAATGTGTTAAGACATAACGACATCATAGCAGGTAAAATTAATCATGGTGCTATCAGACAGGGAAATATAAAAGCTCGGTTGAGAATGATGACGCTCTATGATATGGCTAGACTGAATGATGGTCTGGTTCTGAGTACAGATAATTACAGTGAATATCTCGCTGGTTTCTGGACACTACACGGAGACGTTGGAGACCTCGCACCGATACAATATATATTCAAGGGATTTGAACTACCTACGATAGCTAGGTTATTGGGTGTTAGAGAAGATATCATAACTCAGGCTCCTAGTGATGGACTTGGTGTGACCGATGATAATACCGATGAGGCACAACTAGGCTGTGATTATAAGACCTTTGATGCTATCATGGTAATGGAGAGAATGGAATTAGGACTTGCCAAAAATGACATAATGTATTCTCCAGAAGCCGTTAAGATATATGAGGCTCTTAAGAATTCAGATTGTGTCGATGGTAAGGTAGTAAAAGGTGTTATAAATAGGTATGAAGGAACTCATTTCAAGAGAGAAGGTTGTCCTGAAATGGGTAGATTTAGATTAAAGACAGATTAAATATTTGCTCCCTTAGTATAATAGTAGTGCGATTGGTTTACATCCAATAAGCGGTGGGGCAGTACCATCAGGGAGTACCAAAAATAATAAGACTTGACAAACTGATACCAGTTGTGGTATAATAGGGGTATAAAAATTGGAAGATTTTATTTGTCCGATATGCGGACATAATAGATATAGAAGTATAAGTAGAGTGGATATCATTAGTTTGGGTCTGACAACTCACAATAAAACAATTTATTATGAGTGTAGGGGTTGCTCTATAAATTTCGGAGACCCTAGAAAATTTTCTAAAGATATAAATACTTGAAACACTAATAAAAGGACACGAAATGCAAATAACGAAAGAATTATCTAAACACATAGCAATAGAGAAAAAGAATATACTTGAACCTAAAGAGTTCAAAGATAAAGGCTTTCGTGTATCTATGGAGTGGCCTGACGAGTAATACCACTCCTATACAATTATTAACACCAAAGCCTTTCAAGAATTTAATTTCTGAAAGGCTTTTTTTTATGCTTGACTTCTGGAAAACAATTTGTTATAATGTGTCTTATGAATGACTTTCAGGAAAACGTAACCTTCGTTACAGTAATGGATTTAATGCTTCTAAACAGTGATGCTTTCACCGAGAAAGAGTTCACTGATATCATGGGAGCGCATATGGGAGTAGGATTTGTTAATGCAGTATTTAACAAGAAAGCCTATCCTCCATGTGAGAGAAAAATAGAATGTAATCTGGATTGTATTGTGTCTAGCTTTTGTGTACATAGGAGATAATCATGAAATGTGTTTGTGGATATGAACAGGGTATGGGTTGGGTTGATAATGGAATTGATGCGGATGAATATATTGAAGTGAATCCTGATGGTGATAAATTTAGAAAGATAAAGGGATACTTTGTTATAGAAACTGGTGAAAGTTGGTCACCCGATCGCCAGGTAAATTTATACGGCTGTCCTGAATGTGGAACGGTACAAATGGAAAGAAATTAAAAATAATTTTGGAGCTATCGTCTAACGGTTAGGACATATGGTTTTCAACCATAAAACGGATGGGTTCGATTCCCCCTAGCTCTACCAAAATTAATAGGATTTTTAACTTGCTCTTTTAAAACAGGTTCGAAACTTTTCCGAAAGTATAAATACTTAAAAACGGAGAATTTTCGAATGGAAGAATGTAAAATATGTAATAAAAAGACTAAATCAAACTTAGGATTAAGTATTCATTTAAAAAATCAACATGATATTTCTCTATTAGAATATGTTATTGTTCATAAAAAATTTTTAATCCCGAAATGTGAAGTATGTGGGAAAGACGCTAAATTAAGAAAATCCATATCCTTCCAGAAGAGTTGTGGTGATAAGAAGTGTATCGAAACGTTATTAGATCGGAAATCTGTTTCGGAAGAGACTAGAGAGAAAATAAGAAAAAAGCGACTCGCATATATGAAAGCGAATCCTAGTTGTACAGCTTGGCGAACTGGTAATGAAATGAGTTGGCCTGAAAAGGTATTTATTAATGCGGTGAAAAGACATGGATGGTATGATAAGTTTGAAATAACTAGAGAGAAAAGCTTCTATCCATATTTTGTAGATTTTGCTTTCGAGAATGTTAAAGTAGCAGTTGAAATAGATGGTGGGCAACATGAACAACCTGAGAGAAAAGCTAGTGACGATAAAAAAGATACTCTTCTAATAACTCAAGGTTGGAGAGTCTATAGAGTTAAGGCAAAACAGGTATTGAGTGATGTTAACTCTATCATAATAGATTTAGAACAGTTTATTGGTGATATCAATGAGGTTAGTAAAACTTGTGAACTTCTAACAGGAAAAGAGAAGAAGGTACTAGAGGTTAAAAGAGAAAAGGAAAAGAGACAGAAAGCGACCCAAAAAATTATAGGTAAAAGAGGAAAAACTTTAGAATCTGTCGATAAAAATAAATTCGGATGGTTACAGCAAGTAGCTGATATATGGGAATTAAGCCATACACAAACTAAGAGATGGATTAAAAAATACCATCCAGAAGTAGAATATTATCAGAGAAAAGATTATACACCTATCGAATAGTGGACAATTCGCCAGCCTTTCACGTTGGAGATCGGGGGGGGTCAGTACCCCGTAGGTGTACCATTAAAATTAAATATTGTTCCTATCGTCTACCTGATTAGGATACCATACTCTCAATATGGAGAACCGAGTTTAAGCCTCGGTGGGAACACCAAAATAAGAGGCTATGCCATATTACTTAGAAATCCATCTTGAAGATGGTACAAAATTAAGGAGTCCTGAAATAACTCCTAATCAACCAACTCAAGATCGTGATGATATAGAAGTTTTATATCATATACAGAAGTTCATGGTTGGTCTCTTGAAACAAAAAGATGTAAAGAAATGTGAAGCGATATTTGAGGAAGATTAATGGATTCTGAAATATTTAATAAAAAACATAAAGCATTGCTCTTCGAATATGATGCCTGTTTCGAAGATGACTGTGATGCTTGGTGGATGATATCAGGCTTCATTTATTATAAAAGAAACGGAATTCCGTTTGAAGAACTTCCAGAAAAGGTTGATGAAAAAGATTTCATAGCTCATATCACTGGACTTAGACAAAGAGAAGGCATTGGGCTAACTGGAAATTTTGAAAAATATTTAGAAGCTCTCGAAAAAGCATTAAAGGAAAATCGGAAATAAAATATTGGGATTGTTGCCTAGTCTGGTTAAGGCACTCGGCTCATAACCGAACGCAGAGATGCATCGAAGGTTCAAATCCTTCCAATCCCACCAATATAAATTAATGGGGCTATAATTCAACTAGAAGAATATCTGGCTTTTAACCAGTCAATCTCGGGGCAGTTCCGAGTGGCCTCACCAAAATAAATTAAATGGGTTTGTAACAAAAGTTGGCTTTGTAGCTCCCTCTTACGGAGAAAAACGCTGGTTCAATTCCAGTCAGACCCACCAAAATATTTGAATAGGAGTTTAATGTGGCTAGAGATATCCATTGTGTTGATTGTGGAACATATTTAGGCGAAATTAGAGATGCTAAATTAAAGAAGAATATCTCTCATATATGTAGTTCATGTACAAATATGAGGAAGCATCATAAAACACCCGACCTTCAAGATACTAATTTCATGAGCATGTTTGATGAAATACTTAAAGGAAAGAAATATTGAATAAGGAGTTTGAAATGACAAATGTTCATGAATTAACATCAATATACAATAAAATTGAAGGGTCAGAAGATGATTTCGTTGCTATTGGTCTTTATCGAAAAATAGCGGATGAAGAGACTCTACGATTCTTTTGCCAACTCATTACTGCATCGAGAAATGGTTATATCGAAGACCCAACAGCAGGTTAGATAATGAATGATAAAATGAGAAAAGCGATGGATGTGGTCTTTGAGGAACTAAGGGCAATGCCTAGAGAACAGTTCTTGGAAGAGCTTGAGAAGTCGAAAGGCGACATATACCATATCCTAATGGAATCTGGGGCTATGGAAGTACGATTAAATAACCTGATAGATAATGAGTCGGGCGAACATCCTGTGGTAACATTGGAAACTATGGAACAAGTCGAAGACTTTCTTGAAGCAGGTAGATCGGGAAGAGAAGCTGGCGAAAGATTCAAGGAGATGTTCGGTGAAAGCGAAGAATAGTAGTTCTTCTGCTAGAATATATGAACATAATTACTGCAAAGACTGTGGATGGCCTGTAGTAATGGCTTGTTGTAATAATGAGTTTACTAATTTCAAAGATGCTAATGAATGGGATTGGTGGTATTACTGCTCTAATAAGGGATGTAAGAATCATGATGGGAAGGGTGTATTTCTAGCACCTCCTGATTGGATAGGAGGAGTATATAATGGAACTGAGTGATAGAATAGAGAAATACGATCTTACTGTTAGAGAGATCATAGGTAAATTAGCTCTTGAATTTATTGGTCAACCAGAAGCATTACTTCGTTATGATATCGAGAGAGCATTAAATTGTGATCATAGAGAAGCTAGAAGATTGATGGAGGAGTTTGTAAATGAGTGAAAAACAAGAGCTTGTGGATATTTGTTTTGATATAGCTATTACTATGAATATGTATCCTAGTGGATTCAAAGATAAAACTAGGGAAGAAATAGCTGAATGGGTAGCTAGTCAATTAAAGCAGTGTGGTTTTCCGACTAAACCATGTGGTTCATCATGGGGTGTTCTGGACAAGAAAAATTCTTGATATATAAATACTTAAAACAAAGACTTGACAAACACATATCCTTTATGGTATAATGTGTATATAAAATTAGAGAAGGGAAAATGAACATTCGAAGAAACGATAATAGACAATTTAATAATTTACCGACATTGCCAGTAATTCAATGTAATGCAGACCTACATCTAAATCTCAATGCGCTGAATGCGGATTGGTTTGTATCGTCTAAGGGGGAGTTCTATATAGAGTAGTAATAATATACATAACTCTAAAAAGCCTCTTAGACAAATAAAATGTTTAAGAGGCTTTTTTTATGCTTGACAAACGAGATTGATTTTGGTATAATAGGTGTTATGAAAATTACGGACGAAAAAGAGATAGATGGAGCTATAGATAAATGGCACGAAGATAAAGAAGATGATAGAACTCTTTGGGATGTGTTAGGCTGGACAAGAGATGAATATGATTTTTGGTTACTAACAGGAGAGATACCGAATGGCTAAAAAGAAGTTTAGGGATATTGTTGTAGACGGTGTTAAATATGCTTGGAGTATTCAAGATTATTGGGAAGGGCATACGTTAAAAGTCTGGAAAGATAAGAAAATATTGTTTGAATTATCAGATGGCGAATATGGAGATACGATAGGCGAATATCCAGTTAAACCAAGTCTAGTAGCTAGGAAGATAAAAGAATATGAAGCGAAGCATTGAGATAGAAGGAATAGGGAAAGTATTGGAGCTTTCCAAGGTAGTAGAGATCGATACTAAAATTGAGATGATCAATATAGAAAAGGTTGGTGATGGAACATGGAGATTAATATATTCCAAAAGCCTCATTCCAGATATACAAAAGGTAAAAGGATTTAAGATAGTAAGAGAAGAGTAATTAAAATGTGGGTCGTTAGTTCAATTGGTAGAGCATCGGTTTCCAATGCCGAGAATCAGGGTTCAAGTCCTTGGCGACCTGCCAAAATATTATTGAGGAAAGTTTATGATCGCTAGATTTGATAGAATTTGGAATTATGTTTTTAAAAGATATACATTCGAAGTATTGAAAAATATGTCGATAAAATATGCGACAAAGAGATATATCGACTTTCCAGAAGAGTTTGATTTAAAATACGAGATAATGAGCCGAATAGATGATGGTGAGTTCGGGCAAATGGGATTTGTATTGTTCGGTGAAGGTTGTGATGACTTCCACTGTAATTTAGCTCAGTATGTAACAACTAATAAATATGATTTGGTGGAAAGGATGGATGAAATAGGATTTGATTCTATATCCAAAGATTATTTTAAGAAGATAGTTGAACTAATTACATCTTAAAATAAAAAGTTATGGGTGTGTCGTCTAAGATTGAAGGCACTATGTACAGAGAAATGATGGTATCAAATCCATCCACACCCACCAAAAATATAAAGTTTTTCTGCATATGAGCCGTCATTGATTAATCGTTCGTTGACAACAATGCAAAGATTCGCGACAAGCTGGCTCATATGATTTTATTTTGCTTGTCGTGACTCTAAACTCTCGGTAGCCAGTTAGCGAGTATAATTGTTGTACACTGGCAAATAAAATAAAATATGTTGTCCGTCCCATGTGGTGGGTAAACGAGGAATGACGGTATAACCGCCTCTGATTAGTAGGTTCAATTCCTACTCGGACAACCAAAAATATAAAATATGTCTCGTGGTAGTTTAATTAAAGGCTGATGAGCCAAAATATGACAAAACACTGACAGGAGATTCTGGTTTGAATCCAGATCGCGAGACCAAAAATATATGTTCCAGCGTGGCAGATTGGCAATGCAGGTGACTGTTAATCACTGTCCGAAAGGACTATGTAGGTTCGAATCCTACCGCTGGAGCCAACTTAAAAGATTTTTGACAATAGCCGATGGTACGGTAAGGACTGTATAAAGAAGAGTATTTTTATCTTAGCGGATAAGAAGAGAGAAAACTTGGCTGATGGATTGAATGGTGATCAATGAAGGCTATATCGGGAGGACTAACCATCCTCAGTTGTTAAATTAAAAAGATTTAGGTATAAGAGTGCGGAAACCTAACCAGTAGAAGCAAGTACGATACCTTGAGTGAAATTGATCGAAACAGATCAGGTGGTTCTAATCATGTCGTGATAAAGTAGCTCTAAATTTCTTGGCGTAGTGTTAATGGTAGCACCCATGTTTTGGGAACATGAAGTGGGAGTTCGAATCTCCCCGCCTTGACCATAAAACTAAAGGATTGAAATGGAAAGTAATTGGATATCAGTTAAAGATAGATTGCCTTTAGAAAAGAATAAACATTGGAATGTTATTGGTGAGTATATTGTCACTGTCGAACTCGATGATGGTCATAGAGACCCAAACGATGACCCAGAAGTAATGATGTTGTGGTTTGATGCCAATAAACAAATATGGTTTGACTTTGAAACATGGAAAGAATATAATTGGGGTTGGAATGTAACCCATTGGCAAGAAAAGCCTGAACCAGCTAATTAAAATAAAATATATGTGGGAGTATGGTGGAATTGGTATACACACGAGACTTAAAATCTCGCGGGACGTATGCGCCCTTGTCGGTTCGAGTCCGACTACTCCTACCAAAATTTGAATAGAGGTTTGATTATGTCTAAGTGGTGTAGATTTTGTGAAGTTGTACAGGTAGAGAAGTTTAATTTCTGTCCAGAATGTGGTGGTGAATTAGAAATAGTAGAGAAAGTTAAAACTACATTTTTTGTTCATTCAGATGGAGATGGAAATTATAATAATGGCAAGGAAATGGGCTTAAGTGGAAAGGCTCTTGATAATTTCTGCCGTACTGGATTCGAAATATCATTTGAGATCGAAGTTAATTTAAAGACTGGTGAAGCTAAAGCGATATCTATGAATAATGTTGATTTACCAGAACCGATAGAGATATAAAATATGTGGGAGGGTGGTGGAACGGAATACACGCTGGTCTTAGGAACCAGTGCCTTCGGGATTGAGGGTTCAAATCCCTCCTCTCCTACCAAAAAATATAAAGCAATCTAACTGCTTGGGTGAGAAAGTGTTAGACAAAGCGATTAAGACACTCTGATGACTAAGTTGCGAGACACCACCCAACTATAAAATAGGAAAATTATGGAAAAGACCGATGAAGAAATTGAGTGGCCTGAACTTGAAATGATATGTGATGATACGCTCGGTGAAATAGATGGATTGATGTGGTTAATTTCTATAATTATGATAATATTTTTTCTTGTGGTAATATAATAATCGCGACAAAATGACGTGATAAATGTCGCGATAGAGATAAATGATGCCCTATAATGTAATGGTTAGCATGTAAGGTTTTGAACCTTATCGTCTCAGTTCAAATCTGAGTAGGGCTTCCAAAATTAATTGATTAGGAGTTTGATCATGGAAGTAAAGCTTAATATTGTTGAAGATAGTTATAATACTGATTGTGAGGGTAAGACCCTGAATATAGAAATCAGAAATCAAACAATAGGTATTTATCTTTCTGATGATGAAAGAATAGTTTATGTAAATAAAGAAAAATTTAAGAAAATATGTAGATTGTTAGAAGATTAAATTAGGAGTTTGATGAATGGATAAGTTTGAATATACTGAAAGAAAATGGATTATAATGAATCAAGACAAGACTGTTATAGCCAAAGGCGTTCCGAGGAATAGAGAACTTATATTGGTAGATGATAAGACTGATAAGAAAAGAGTTCTTACCTATAACACAAAGAAGAAAGCTGAAGCAGGTTTTCTTGGTAACTGGTTTTGGGATAGATCAGGTAAAAAACTTACTAAAAAGGATATGGAAGCAGTTGAAGTAGAGATAACAATAAAAGAAATTTAAGAATTATGGTGTTGCTAGTTCAGTGGCAGAATGCCTGACTGTGAATCAGGAGACTAGGGTTCGATTCCCGGCTTCACCCCAAAAATTTGAATATAGGTTTGTTATGAATGATTACTTTCTAAGTTTATATCTTCATGGAGTTAAAAAGTTCTATTCTATTTTATTTATGATAGGTATAGGTAAATATAGTCAAAAAGCATATAAAAGATATTCACTATTATGTTTTGGTCTACCAATTCATGTAGGTCTCAAAGCTAGATTTAGAAAAAGATATATCGATTGTAAGTGGAAATTTAACAAAAAGTATAGAAAAGATAAATGTGATCTAGGACAGGATTTGTTATGAGTATTTATCTGGAAAATGGCGATACAGCGGTAATTTTTAAGACGAATGGAAGGGTTCATTCTCATATACCAAAACCCACTGCCGAAGAGAAAGAAAACGGCACAAGTCCGATGCCTAGTATTTTAGCTATAAGTATTATGGATAGGGTGATGAGAGACCCAGACTTTGTAGATGAAATGGTCGAATATTTTTATACACTCGATCTTAAACAGAAGATAAAGAATGAACGACATTTAAAGATAGTTAAGTGAGGAAAATATGAGCATTATTAAAGACATGGTAAAAGACAATAAAGTAGTTAAATTTCAGCGTTATAAGGACTTGAATCTATGGTATGTAACCGAATGTGGTTTTGAGTTTCCTGTACCTATAGAAGATACTGGAACTGCTACTTTCTTAGAGGAAGATAAAGCTCTTCTTTTCATGAGGTACATTAGAAAGCATTTGAATCTGATTGCTGAAGGGAAATGAAAGTAATTGATTCTGAAGAAGAACTCTTGAAAGTATTTGGCGAAGAAACTGGTAAAGAGTTTCAAGAAGAATTGATAAAACGGATGATTGAAGCGAAGAAATATTTAGATCAAAAATCACCTAGATTGTATACGGTAACTGGACAAGTAATGTATCCAGATAGTAAACATAGTGGTAGAATGTATTCTTATGAAACTTTTTTAAAGGCGGTGGCAGACTATGAGAAGACTAATAACAGCGATGAGGAGGATATATAGACTAGCTTTTTGTAAGCACCTCAATAAAGTCAGAGTGTTGTCTATGAATGGTTCTCTCGATTATAAGGCATGTAAGGATTGTGGTATAACGATTTTTGAATAAGGAGTTTGATATGTATTTGATAACATATTATTGTCAGAATGCTCTATTTGATGATGGTGGTAAATATGGTAGCTCTATTGAAAAATGTCCGATAGAGTTTCTGGAGAGAGTGGAAGAAGAGAAAAGTGATAGTAGTACAATCTTTTTAATTAATGTTCTTCCTATAACTGATGACCAAGCCGAAAGAATAGGATTTTTTGATGCTATTGATTAATCTGTTTGGTGGTCCGGGTTGTGGTAAATCAACTACTGCTACAGGTGTATTTAGTAAGTTGAAACAGGCTGGTATTAATGCTGAATATGTTAGTGAATATGCTAAAGATAAGGTCTGGGATAGACATGAAGCGATCTTCGATAACCAGATATATGTATTTGCTAAACAACATCATAAGGTATTCAGGCTAAATGGTCAAGTAGATGTTGTTATAACCGATTCTCCGCTGCTTCTATCCCTATATTACAACAGGGATAAGACAACAGTAGGAAAGGCTTTAGATACTCTTATAATGGAGGCACATCATTCATTTGAAACCATGAATGTCTTCCTGAAGAGAGTCAAAGAGTATAATCCTATAGGTAGGATGCAGACAGAAGATGAATCGAAAGATATTGATAAAAATCTGAGAAAACTTCTTGACAAACATGAGATCAGTGTGGTAGAATATGATGGTGGAACTGATGAAGGAATCGATTTACTGGCTGAAGACATAATAAAGAAAATGGAAATAAGGAAATTTTGGGGATTGATGCATCGGGATGCGAAAATCATTTGCACTGATTTTGAAGGGGTTCGACTCCCCTAATCTCCACCAAAATAAAATTTTGGGGTATAGTCCAATGGTAAGACGACTCACTCTGAATGAGTTAATGATGGTTCGAATCCATCTACCTCATCCAAAATAAAAAAAGTTCTTGACAAATAGTTTTCTCCATGTTATGATTGGTTCATAATTCAAAGAAGGAGAAAATTATGGAATTAGCTGGATATCATATGGAACTTATGATGGCGCAACAAGGCGAATGTTTTTACTGTGGTAATCCTATGTGGCTTGCTAAAAATAAAGGTAGGAACCGAGGATATACAGTAGATCATTTTGTAGCTAAAAAATATAAAATGGGAAAGGTACTTAGATACAATCATGTATTAGCTCATAAAAAATGTAATGCAGAAAAAGGCGATAGATTACCATTCGTAGAAGAAATTATTAGATTTGAAGAACTTATAAAAAGGATTAAAAATAGAAGAAAAACTTTAAAACAAATGCAAAATATATAAAATAAAGCTTGACAAACAAAACTGAATTTGGTATAATAGCTTTAATAAATTAAATGGCCTTGTAGCTCAAATGGAAGAGCAGTTCGTTGTCTGCGAATAGGTTAGGGGTTCGATTCCCCTCAAGGTCGCCAAAAATTATGGCGGAGGACTGGCAGATCACCAGTGTAAAAATGACCGAAAGGTTGACCTTCGCCCCAATATAAATAATTAAAAGAAAGGAAAGGATATGAAGAGGTTCGAAAAAGACATTTTCTAGTTAAACCTATAAAAGGAGACTAGAAAATGAAAAATAACAAGCATTACCTGATTGATCGAGAGAATAACTTTCGAGAATACGAGTCATTTGAACATCTTATTTCATGTATTGGTATGCATGGTATAGGTAACAATTTTAATGATACTTATACCAGAGGGACTAACTATTATGATATAGGATATGTATATGAGAGAATTCCAGTAGATTACATTGTCTTGGATAGTATGAACAGAGTAGTTCAGACCTATGTAATTGAGGAAGCTATTGAAAAGTATAAAAAGCCTGAAAGGAAGTATTGGTCGAGACTCGCTAGAAGCAAAAATTACCTTGGATTCAGAAATGGTCCTGTTCCTTTCGTAGGAAAGGGTGGTTATGGAAAGTATTATAGACATCCCAAGACTAGGCAAGCCATCATAGAAAGTGTATATGATAAGAAGTATATTAGGAAGAAGAGAGGTAGAGGACGACTTCCTACTTCTTGGGATGATGTTTGTAGATCGGATTATAATAATAGGTGTTGGAAAAAGTTTCGTAAAACGCAGTATAAACCAAAAATGGAGGAGTTATAAATGTTTGAGAAAAAAGGTTTGGCTAGGATTGAAAAGACAGTAGAGAGGATTAAAACCGATATTACCGATTTGAATAAGGGTATGGGTGAGGTTGATCAGGTGATCGATGCCAACAACCAGAGAGTGGATATTGCGAAAGAAGAGCTTGCTATTCTCGAAACAGAAGTAAAGAATTCTAATACTACTCTTGAAGCTGCTAAGAATATGGCTTCGAGTCTCAAAGGTAATCTTGAAAGTGTTCTTGGTATAGCTCAATAAATTTATCGGTCTTTAATGTAACGTCAGCATACCTTACCGTGAGGGTTTGGATGAGCGGTTAAACTCCGCAAGATCGACCAATTTTTTAAAGAGAGATGATTGATGATTATAAATGTTGATATCGAAGTACCAGATGGCGATTATTGTAGAATTAAATCTAATGAAACCGCCTGTTCGCAGCTAAGTAGTTTTGATAAATGTTCTGTTTTCAAGGAAGAACTTTGGAAAAATGGCGATTATGGAATAGGACATGATGATCTGAAAATTAAAAAATGTAAAACGTGTTTGAAAAAAAGTAAATAAATCTGGTTCTCGCTTGACCGTCCCGATAATAAGAGCAAAGGTCGTTAATATTGCCACCAGATTATTTTTTTGCCCTTATAGCTCAGTGGACAGAGCGTGACGCTACGAACGTCAGACATGCGAGAGTTCGAATCTCTCTAAGGGTTCCATATATTTAATTACGTATCTATATTGACATTTATGGCACTACGGATACGTAATTAAATATACAATGGGATTGTAGCTCAGTCTGGTAGAGCGTCTGCTTGAAGAGCAGAGCGTCAGCGGTTCAAATCCGTTCAGTCTCACCATTTTAGAAGATATAAATAATTAAAAGGAAAGTACGATGAACGTAATATTATTAAACTACGATTACACTTTTTTGAATAAAGTGTCTTTGAAGAAAGCTCTTCACTACATGGCTAAAGGTAAAGTCGAAGTAGTAAAGCATTCTGATGATGAAGTAGTACGTTCATTTTCTGAAGAGTATAAGACACCTATTGTAATTAGACTGGTTTATCTTATCAAGTGTATCTATAAGAGAGCTGTTGTATGGACTAAGAGAAATGTTATGGTGAGGGATAATTTCACCTGTGTTTATTGTCCTGAAGATAGAAGGTCAAAGCTTAATATAGATCATGTTATTCCGAGAGCTAGAGGTGGTAAGAATACTTTCGAGAATACCGTATGTTCATGTAAAAAGTGTAACAGCTATAAAGGTGATATGTCCTTAAGTGAAGCTGGTATGCATTTCATTGAAAGAGGTTATGAACCAAAACAACCAACTATCAGCCAATTCATCAAGAAGTACCATGAGAGTCTTGGTATAAACCAGATGCTTAAGGATTTAGGAGTATATTAAGAGGGCAGGGTGAAGATACGAATATAAAGAGGTATTGAGAGCCACTTCGAGGGTTATATGGACAGCATGGAAATCCTCTCCAGTAAATCCCTACTCTCTCTCTATAATTAAATTTTGTCGAAAACTCAAAATCAGCACCTTGGATACAAGCCTGAAAACGCGAGTTTAAGCAACCTTGATGGTGGAAGACTTCACAGGCTGGTCTCGCATTCGACAATCTAATTGATGGGAGTTTATTATGAAAGCTAAAGATAAGAAAAAGTTAAAAATTTTAGATGTATATGCTGATCATGTAGAGATGGATATAAAAAAATATTCTAATAATTATGTGTCTCTTAAAGTATTAGAATATTTAGATACTTTAGATGATGAAGAGGAACAAATAGGATATCAAGGTACTGAATGGAGTATAAATAAAGAACTTTTACAAAAATTTCTATCTTGGTTAAGTGAAAATAAATAAACAATTAAATGTCGCGAAGTAGAGAAGTGGTCATCTCATCGTCCTCATAAGGCGAGAATCATCGGTTCGAATCCGATCTTCGCTACCAAAATTTAAGGAATTGTGTTATGGATATAAGCAATGATGAAATAACAGAATCACAGTTAGAAGAGTTGGATGTAATATTAAAAGAAATTAACAAACATATTGAAGGAGGTTATCCTTGTAGAGGTGATGATGAAGCTATGATTAAAGCCGTAACAAACGCTGCTAATTATTTCAACGGTAAAGAAAATACATTTCTTGAGGATATCGTTCATATCAAAAGTTCATATGAAACGTAAAAATTGTGGAAATTGTATAGATTTTACCAGAATGAAACATATGAAAGGTAATAGCGGTATATGTGAGTATCATGATTGTAGAACCGATATCGATAGCGGTAAAAATTGTGAATTCTGGAAAGGTATAAAATACAAGAGGAATAAACGATGTTTAGACCTAAAGTAAGCACATATCCAGATTCCGCTACATACAGTTTTTCAAAGGAATTACAAGAGTCTTTAGATGAGCTTTCGGATGTTAAGAAACTCGCTGAAGCTAAAGAAGCGATCAACAAACTTTTAAAAGGAGAAAATAATGCTTTAGAGTTATAATGAAAGAAGTCCTCCAGAGTAAGGGTATATGGAAATTTAACTATATCTTTAACCTTAACGATGGAGAACAACATGAAATTTATAGAATTAAAGCAACATATTAAAGGTCTCGCTAAAGAGATCAAAGAAAAGAAAGGACTCAGAAAAGGGTCTGAATATGGCTACGTAGAAGGTCTTCTGAGGCTTAGATACGAAGCTAGGCATCACCATATAGCTTATTGCCTTCTGAGAGGTAGATCAATGGAAGAAATTGAATCTGATATTCGGAATGGTAATGCTCCAAACATGACCTATGTTAATCAAATAAAGATGAGCATAGAGCCAAGGGAGGTAGTAAATGAAGAAGCTGTATGTTGTGGTGCGTAAGGACTTAAGTAAATCCCAACAGGCGGTACAGGGAGGTCATGCTTTAGCTGAGTATGTCCTTCGCAACCGCGACACTGATTGGGATAACGGAACCCTAGTCTATTTAAGTATTAGAGACGAGAACGAATTAATTAGCTTGACAAAGAAGTTGGAGTGTGATAGAATATGTCACATAAGTTTCAGAGAGCCTGATATAGGCGATCAAATGACTGCTATAGCTAGTCTTGGAAACAATGATCATTTTAAGAGTATGAGATTAATTTAATTAGTTCGCGTCTGTAACTCAACGGCTAGAGTCGTGGTTTCTAAAACCAACGGTAGTGGGTTCGACTCCCACCAGACGCACAAAAATAAAATCGGGCGGTAAGTGCATTTGCAACCAACTTTAAAGAGGAGGTATGAATATGCCATCGGTTAAGAGCCAAGACTTACCGCCCATTAAAATAAATGTGTGGGTAAAGTACAGGTAGTACACTGTGGATACAATGGGAGACATATACAATGTGCGCTCTCGCGACGAAGCAGGGAGGTTGGCGAAAGGAGCTTGATCACTCTTAGTAGTTGCATGATGGGTTTAATTCCCCCTACTCACACCAAAATAATCGTGCGCCTATCGTCTAACAGGATAAGGCATAGGTCTTCTAAACCTAGAATCGAGGTTCGAGTCCTCGTAGGCGTACCAAATAATAATTGTCGCGAGGAGAGTTGGTATTCCATTTGGGTTCATATCCCGAATTCCCAGATTCGATTTCTGGCCTCGCTCCCAAATTTACGGTCTTATAGTTCAACTGGAAGAACACGCGACTGATAATCGCAAAATCTCGGTTCGGTTCCGGGTAAGACCACCATTTTGATATTTTATTCTTCCGAGGATGTGGACTCTAACGTATATACGTCACATGGGCTAGAGGGACGGTAAGTACAACCGTTGTGTAGGATGAATAAATGTTTTTGGGTGTGTGGTTGTGGTCAGCCTTGTATCTTTCATAAGGATATGATTGTAGGTTCGAATCCTACCTCACCTACCAATTTGATTAGGAGCAATGTTTATGTCTGTTGAAGAGAAGTTAGATATCCAATGTCAATGTGGTTCCGAATATAGGTATAGTGGTGAAGCCATTTATACCTCTCCCCTGAAATTTATCTATCGCTGTGAGTCTTGTACCCACGAAATATACGTAATACAAAATAAGAAAGAAGGTAAAGAATATGACTCCCACTTGGGTTATAAAGGTTAGAGTATTATGAACAAACTACCGTATAGAGTTAAAGATTATACTGGACAAAAGTTTGGTAAGTTGGCTATTATAAAGTTTTCTCATTTCAGCAAACATAAAAAAGCTTACTGGAAATGCCTATGTGATTGTGGAAATGAAAAAAATATTGCTGGAGCTTCTTTACGAAGAGGATTTACGAAATCTTGTGGGTGTATACCTAAAAGATTAGACATATCTGGACAGAAATTTGGTAAATTGACTGCTGTTGAATTTTCTCATAAAAATAATTTTGGTGCGGTATATTGGAAATGTATATGTGATTGTGGGAATAAAATAACCACTAGAAGTAACGCATTAAGAAAAGGTGAAAAGAAAACTTGTGGTTGTGTAAATCCTAATTATAAACATGGTGCTATTCGCACCAGAACATACATTAGTTGGGGTAGTATGAAACAGAGATGTGCTAATGAAAAGGCAACTGGATATAAAAACTATGGTGGTAGAGGGATAACAGTTTGTGAAAGATGGTTAGGTAAAGACGGTTTTGTTAATTTCTTAGAAGATATGGGTGAGAGACCAGAAGGATTGTCCATTGACAGAATATATAATGATGGTAACTATGAACCTTCCAACTGTAGGTGGGCTACCAAAAAAGAGCAAGAGAACAATAAGAGACGATCTAAGAAAAAATAAGAAGGATTAATTATGCCACCTAGGAAAGATTATACTAGTCAAAAGTTTGGTAGATTAACGGCTGTTGATTTTTCTTACCGAGAAAATAAAAAGACATTCTGGTTATTAAAATGTGATTGTGGAAATGAAGTTGTTAAAGACATGAAACTTATCAAACGAGGTAATATAAAATCATGTGGGTGTATAGATAGAGAGAAAAGAGATATAACGGGTCAGAAGTTTAACAAATTAACAGCGATTAAACCAACACCTCGTAGATATAAACATATGGATTGGTTGTTCGAATGTGAATGTGGTGGTAATATAATAACCCAAGCAACCAAAGTTAGAACAGGAGCGACTAAATCATGTGGATGTTTACATAAAGAAAAACTTAATACCCATTCGATTATTCACGGAAAAAGAAATACTGTGGAATATCGCACATTACATGGTATGAAAACGAGATGCTATAATAAAAAAACTAAAGCATATAAAGATTATGGTGGTAGAGGAATTACAATTTGTGAGAGATGGTTATCTAAAGATGGTATTATCAATTTCTTAGAAGATATGGGAGAAAGACCAGTGGGATTGTCTATAGATAGGATAGACAATGACGGCAATTATGAACCATCAAATTGTAGATGGGCTACGGATGAAGAACAAGCTAACAATAGAAGAAATAATAAGAAAAATATAACTTGACAAATGATAACTGATTTGGTATAATATACTTCATAATTTGGAATGACAAAATTGAGATCGTCCCTGAAACATCTCATACAAATCGTTCACCTTTAGGGAGGGAGGCGGATAGGTTGTCTTGAAAACACACTTACCGCGACACAATTTAAAATAACGAGGATAAAGAAAGTGAAAGAAGCGATGGTAGTAGTTAAAGTTCTAGGAGTTATGATAGCTCTAGGCGTTATGATAGCAGTTCTAGGATTTGGTTTATACATATAAATGGAGAGATAGATGTTTGAATTTCTGAAGAGAAAGAAGGAAGAGAAAAAATTCGAACCAAGGATTTTTAAGTTTTATGATACCGATGCAAAAACGTTATGGAGACTATGGGACGAATATAGAAAAGAGGACACCAGACAGGCTAAATATAGTTTGTGGAGTGCTATAAATAAAAGAATCCCAGATACGGACATAACCGAAGACGGTACTTGGATAATAGAATTTGGAAACGCTTTAGTATTTGCGATAATCGAAACGGAGAAATAAATGAAGAAATATTTCTTTTATACTGGTAAGAAAGTATCAACCATAAAAGATGAATTGGTTTTTCCAGCAATGATGTTTGTTGAATGGGATGGTGATGAAACCCCTATCTCCTATGATAAGATATTTTGGAGATTTTATAAGAAGGTATATTAAAAATAAGCTGGTGTGTCCGAATGGCTAGGTGCTTGGCTGCAACCCTTGATATGTGAGTTCAAATCTCATCGCCAGCTCCAAATATAAGGAAGATAGAGAATGAAGAGCAGTTTAGGAAAATACGTAAAGACATCAACATGTGATTGTGGCTGGTTTGAAAAAGTTTGGGAACACGAAGTATGTCCTGAGTGCGGTAATGAGGACTTAGTAAAGAAAATAGGTCGATATGAATATAGGGAAACGTGGATAGGAACTGGTGAAATCATTGGTTTTAAATTAAAGGGAAATGATAATGAATAGGACTGCCGTGATAGGTGATATACATGGATGTATAGATGCTCTCCAGAGGCTCTTAGATGCTCTTCCTGATGACATCAAGCAAATATACTCTGTAGGAGACCTAGTAGACCGAGGACCAGACTCTAAGGGAGTTGTACAGCTTTGTATGGATAATAATATCAAGGCCGTCCGAGGAAATCATGAAGATATGTTTCTCGACTTCCTTAATGGTACAAAGGAATATGATGAAAGTATCTTTGAAATGAATGGTGGTGATAAAACCATAAGAAGTTACGGTGGTGAATCCTTTGAAGTGCCTGATATGTATGGGAGCTATACTATTAGTTCTAATTGTCAAGTACCTGATGACCATATGGAATACCTATTATCGATGCCTATTTTTATAGAGACCGATGATTTCATTCTTTCTCATGCTGGTATTCATCCAATGAGAGCTACTGGTGAATTTATGGTAGGAAAATGGGATGACGGAACCGATAAAAGCAACATGGATTTAATGTGGAATAGAGATGAATTGGCGGTTATGGATAAAATACAAGTAATAGGCCATACTCCTGATCATGAAGTCCAGCATATCAAAAGACTTGATGAATTAGCTGCTATAAATATTGATACCGCATGTGGTAAGATAGAAGGTGCTAAACTAACGGCTATATTAATGCCTAGTAGAGAAATAATTCAAGTAATCTGTACGGAGATATAAGGAGATAAAATATGAAAGTCTTCCTCGGAGGGACATGTAATAACAGTACGTGGAGAGAGAAATTAATACCTATGCTTACAATTGATTATTTCAATCCAGTGGTAGATGATTGGACTCCAGATTGTATGGCGGAAGAGATCAAACAAAGAGAATCATGTGATTTTGTTCTATATGTGATTACTCCTGAAATGACTGGAGTTTATTCGATAGCAGAAGTCACGGATGACTCGAATAAAAGACCTGAGAAGACTATTTTCTGTTTTCTTACCGAGCCTATTATAACAGACTTTAACGGAACTAAGTTTTTTGATGCGGGTCAATTCAGGTCTCTCACTGCGGTTGGTAAAATGATTGAAAAGAATGGCGGTAAATGGTGTACAACTTTAGGTGATGTAGCCAATTATGTAAACAAAACGGAGGAAGAAAATGGTAGAAGCACCGAGTAAAATGAATAGTATGTTGGACGCAGTTAAGGACTTAATGGATGTAGAAAGCTTTATTCCATCTTTCTTGGAAGCAAAGGAGTTTGAAGAGACCGTAAAGAAGTTTAAGCCAAAGGCCAACTGTAATAAGTGTTATGGTAGAGGTTATACCGCTATACAGGTAGAATCTAGGAATCATATTCTCTGTAAGTGTCTCAAGAAAAGCATGGTAGCTGGTGCTAAAGTAGAAATCCAGAGAAATGCAAAATAATAAAGTAGTAATAACCTTACCAACTATCCCTTTAACCTTAATTTTTATTATCTTAAAGGTTACTGAGACAATAGATTGGTCATGGTTATGGGTATTATCTCCGCTATGGCTACCATTTGTATTATTCTTTGGTGGCGTAGCTTTCCTCTTTGTAATAGCTATACTGTTATGTTTGGGGATAGCCATATTGGATAATAAGTAAAACTTGACAACATCATACCTTTTTGGTATAATGTATTGGATTATGTGAATATTCGTTTAGGAGTGATTATAATGTTAATAGATCAAATCAAAGAAGACTCTCTTGTAGCTAGAAAGGCAAGAGAGACCGATAAAGCCACTGCGCTTACTACCCTATATTCAGAAGCATCTATGATCGGTAAGAACGATGCTAATAGAATCTCTACTGATGCCGAGGTCATTCAGACTGTGAAGAAGTTTATCAAAGGCATCGATGAGACCATTAAAGTGATGGAAAAGAAAAATGGAAATGAAAGCCTTACGGTAGAAATTGCCGAATGCGAGGCCGAGAAATTACTATTTTCCGTATATCTCCCTATACAACTCAGGGAAGATGAGCTGACTGTCATTATTAACGACATTATAGAGACTTCAGGATTTTCATCTATGAAAGATATGGGTAAAGTGATGGGTCTAATCAAAGAAAATTATGATGGTATGTTTGATGGTAAACTTGCTAGTAAAATAGTAAGGGAGAATCTAGCTTAATGTCCAGACTCTATATAGACTATAACCATCTTTGTATCCGTACTTTATTTGCTGATATGAGTCTTATTAATGACCCTAATCCAGATTTCAAATTACATAAGCATAGGGTAATGAATTCCCTGTTCTATAATATAAAGAAATTTAGGCCGACTGAAATAATTATAGCGGTGGACGGTAAGAATTACTGGCGAAAGAAAATCTTTGCTGATTATAAGGCTCATAGGAAAGATAAGCGCGACCAAGACGTTTTCCCTTGGGATAAATACTATGCTTATATGGATGAGTTCACGGCAGATATCAAGAAGTCTTTTCCGTTCAAAATCATTCGCATAAATTGGGTAGAAGCCGATGATATTATTGGTGTTCTTTCAAGAATGTTACCAGCTAATGGTAAAAGTGTTATCGTGACTTCTGATAAGGACTATGTTCAACTATTGAAGCATGATGGTGTCTCCCTATATGACCCTATGAAAAAAGAGTTCGTGGAGGAAGAAGACCCTCAGAGACAGCTTGATATCAAGATAATGATCGGTGATAAGTCTGATAATATCCCTAACATCAAGCCTCTTA